GTCACCTTGAGCACCTGTAGCACCTTGATCACCTTGAGCACCTGTAGCACCTTGATCACCTTGAGCACCTGCAGCACCTTGATCACCTTGAGCACCTGTAGCACCTTGATCACCTTGAGCACCTGTAGCACCTTGGTCACCTTGAGCACCTGTAGCACCTTGATCACCTTGAGCACCTGTAGCACCTTGATCACCTTGAGCACCTGCAGTACCTGAATTACCTGTTCCACCCTGTGGACCCTGTGGACCTTCAGGACCTTCAGGACCTTGTGGACCTTCCTCGCCTTCTAAAGAATCTATAAAAGCACTTTCATCACCTATATTACCCTGAGCTAACCATAGTTCATAAGCACTTTGACCTGCTGGACCTGGGTTAGGAGTAATAATGTTATCAAAAGGTCCTCCAGTTTGACCTGTTGTTCCGTCTTGACTTGTAGATGCAGAAACACCATCACCTGACATTGCATCATAGACACCATCACTAGTGTCTCCATCTACTGCGATTGGAGAGTCATACCCGGTAACAAGAAGTCTAAAATTTGAACCAGCAGCATGGATAGCATTAAAATACATTCTACTGTATGTTACGCCGTTTATTACCCACGCGAAGTTGATAGTATTACTATCTAAATTTCCAAAATTTGGATCTTTTCCATCAATTGTTGTCCATAGACCCCATGTTGTACCGTCCCATAACCAAATTTCTAATTTAGAATCAGAGTTTGGGTTAATTCTATTCGTTGGTATAAAAACACCTACACCTGTTTGAGTAGAGGATGCTTCAAATCCTTGAGAAGAATTAGTTGGTGGAGTATTCGCTTGTAAAACATCAGGCGCATAAGAACTGGGATGAAGTGTAAGGTTATTCTTGAGTTTAAACTCATGTTGAGTTACCGTACTTGGATTTAATTCCGCCATTTTTTCTTAATTATTATTTTCTATTTTTAGCGTTATTGCTAATTGAGCGTTATTGCTCTCATGAAAGTAAACAATATTAGGGCGATGTTTAAATTCATCACTATGTTATAAAATTTATTAGGGTAAAGTTTTAAAACACAGATTTGTTCCATTCTATTGAATGGTTTGTTTTAAAACTAATTAGGGTTAGTTTCTAACTATGTACTTAATTTTAGGGAATTAAATACAAAATTATATATCATTTTAATTCGTAAGCGTGCGCTTGCACGGGGAGTTTGTAATATTATTAGATTATAATATTAGTTAAAAGTTGTAGTCAGTTTTGTCTATGTTGTCTAGGATATAATCCATTGCATCCCTAGCGGTATCTACTATTTTAAATAGATCTAGATCTTTTTCTGAAATATTACCTTCTTCTTTTAACATTGTTTCTTTAATCCAATCTAACATAGGATCCCAATAGCCTTTACCGACTAATACAACAGGAACCTTTCTCATATGTCCAGTTTGAATTAGTGTTAATGTTTCAAATAATTCATCTAAGGTACCGAAGCCCCCAGGAAATGCCACAAATGCTTGTGAGTATTTAAGAAAGAATACCTTTCTAGTAAAGAAATATCTACAATCAACAAGTTCGTCAATATAATCATTTTCCTTTGCTTCAAAAGGAAGTTGAATTTTTAAACCAACACTTATTTGATCGGTTTCAAATGCACCGAAGTTTACAGCTTCCATAATACCAGGTCCACCGCCACTAATTACACCATAACCATTTTGTGTACAATGATATGCAAGCTCTGATGCTTGTTTATAATATTTGTGTAAACTGTCTGTGCGGGCTGAACCAAATATTGAGATACATGGTCCAATTTCTGATAGTTGATCGAAGCCTTTTATAAATTCGCCTTGAATTCTTAGCACTTGCCAAGCATCTTCAGCTTTTTTGTTTTTAGACCATTTTTTACTATTCATATCTTATATATCAAGGGTAGGCTATGAAACGCCCGTTTATTTTTACTTAAGAGATAATATAATATTCATATATTATTATTTAACATGTTCTATACTATATTCTACATTAAATCTATCTAGTATATTAGTTGAAATATTTATACCCGATTGAGTATATGTTTTAAATTCTACATCATTTGCCTTTAAAATGTAGTAAGGTTTTTGATAATCATCCTTTTCCAAGCTCATTAAAAATGCCTCTTTCTTTTTTTAATTCTTCAATAGCTATTCTATAAGCCTCACTAGTGTCTACTTTGTCTTTAGCAATATAATATGCAGCATATTGTTCTATAAGAGTTTTGCTAATGCCAGCAGTCTTTGCTTCTTTTAAAATAATATCTACGTAAATATAATCTAACTCGTTCATTTTTAATTATTTTTTTTGAGTACGTAATAACCTTTATTTTCTTCTAAAATATTAGCGTTAATATATTTATTTAAAATTTCTAGAGTCTGCTCTCTATTTAATTTAATAATATGACTTTCTATATAATTAATTTTTAAAGGTGCTCTAAATTTAAGTAAATCTTCTTTATTTATCATTTATCTTTTTTTCAGTGTTTAAGTATTTTATCCATTCAATAGATTTTTTACAAAGTTCATATTCTTCATAGTTTTCCATTTTATCTAGATTGTGTTCTAATGCATCTAAAAAATTATCTCTTTTAATTGCCATTATAAAATCATCCTTTGCGTGTATTGCATATATGAATTCATCTTTGTTATTTTCTAGAGCCCATATAGTTTTTTTAACTAGTAAGGTTCCCATCTCTTTCTCTCTTACTTTCATTTCAAGAAGAAGTGCTTCTTCATCTACTCCTTCAAATTCTATTACTTCATCTTTCATTTATACGTATTAAAAATTTTCATGTGGATGCCAATTGTAACCGTCGACTTCCTGTTTTAAAAGTTCATATGTTTCTTGCCAATCTTTAACTTGATTAATCTTATGGAACCCTCCTTCTAATACTTTAGCTAGATCATAATCGTTTCCGCCTGGTAATGTCTTATCTCCATAAAATTTAATTACTGGATTGCCATCAAATCTTTTTAAGATCCATTCTTTGGCTTGACTTTTATTGGCTCCTCTTGGGTGGATGTCAATTGAGATTTGACCACCAACTGAAGCCTCTAATTCTGGAAAGCTTTTATTTATTATTTTAGCAAACTCAAGTCTTTCTCCATATCCATCATCCCATTTTCCATATTTATCTCTTTGTTCTTGTGTGCAATCTCTACCAACAACTGAAAAATTAACTAAGCCAATTCTTCTTTCAATATGATTAGAAGTTTGAGTTCTCCATTTACTAATCTTTAAAAAAGATTCTAATAATTCAATAAGATCTTCGTTTGGCTCCCAATTGTTTCTATAAACTTCTTCTCCTTTTACAAAGATATGGTTACCACAACTTTGTAAACAACCTGCTGCAGCATGCCAAACTTCTTTACCAACCTGTTCAATTGTTTTATCTTTATCAGAGCCGGTTACTAAATAAACATAATTGTATTGACAAAACTTTATAAAAAAACTTTGAAATTCTGGATCCATTTTTAATCTTGATGGACTTAGTGTTCCATCTACGTCAAATGCATATACTGTTCTCATACATATTATATATCGTGATTAAAAAAAGTTTAATAAATACAATATGAATTATTTTACCATTAAAGTCGAGGCTGAAGAAATTTATGTTGAAAAGAAAAGTAAATTTATAGCTTATACATTTCCAATTAAAAGTGAAAATATATTTAAAGAGGCTTTAGCTGATCTTAAGGAAATTCATCCTAAAGCAAACCATCATTGTTGGGCTTATATTTTTGGAGACAATAGTGAAATTAGAAAGTGTTCAGATGATGGAGAACCTTCAGGCGCTGCTGGACTTCCAATACTTGGCCAACTTAAAAGCAAAAAACTTACTTACAGTGCATGTGTAGTTGTTAGATATTTTGGAGGAATTAAACTTGGAAAAGGCGGTATGATTAAGGCATATAAAGAGGCAGCTAGTCAATCGATAGAATGTACCGAGATTAGTGAAAAGGAAGTTTGTATTGATTATAGGGTAGAGGTTAAGTACGCTCACGTCAATAGAATAATGCAGCTCGTTAAACGTAATAACATTAATATAAACTTTCAAGATATATCAGAAACCTCTATCTTTAGAATAGAGGTTCCTTTAAATATTGTTGAATACGTTGATAGTGTTTTAGAAAGTTTTGTAATAGAATTTTCTAGAGAATTACCTAACTAATTGTATTTGTTTTCCAATCATAAGACCAACGTTTAAATCTATCATTGACTAAATCATCTAGTAGCCTATTATAATTATCTAACATTTTTTCATTTTCTATTGTATACCTAGAAATTATCTTTCTCATTCTATTCATATAGTCTTCGTCGCTGTTATGATTAGCTATTACGTTTTTAATTGCATCAACTGCACCGTCTGCATCAAACCCTTCATAGTAATATCCTAAGTCTTTACATAAATGTGCATTATGAACTAATGGCCAACCTAACCAACATACATCAAAATATAAATAGTTAAGTGGATTTTCTATTTGCCAACTAAGAACCATGTCTACATACTTTTCTAAAACCATATGAGTTTGAAACCTATCTTCAGCCGTTAATATTTTTTTATTAAATAAATCAGTGCCATGTATTAGCTTTTTAAATGTATAATTATCTTTAATTCTAGAAGCTCCAATTAACATGACCTGTTCTAATTCTCCTTTTTCATATTTTACAAATCTTTCTAAAATAACAATAGGGTAAATACAATTTTTCATAATAGAAATATTAGGTTCCATTACTGCAACCTTTTTTATATCTCTTTTTGTGTAATTACCATAATTATTAGATTTAGCATATTCTTCTAGGGCTATTGGGTTCCATACAAATGGAATTACAGTAGCCTTATTACAATCTCTTCTATGCTGATAAAAATATAGATTAGTATTTTCCATTTGAGGAATTGACCATATTTGATCGGGACTAACTAAATTAGCTTCTCTTTCAGGTTTTTTACTTCCATCTAAATGATCATATAATATTTTTTCACTATCTATTAAAAAGTGATTCCCACATTCATAATTAACTAATTTAACATTATTATTAAGTTTTTTCCAAACAGTGTACCAGGGTTTTTCAATACTTATACCTAATTGAATTAATACATCAAATCTAATTTTAAGAGAAGCTGCTATTTCAACACATCTTACTTCTTCTATATTTTCTATTATTTTAACTAATGATTCTACAGACTTTTCATTATCTTCAGTTTTATTAAATATTAACATTATGGAATGTCCGGCCTTTGAAAGAGTAGAAGCTAAATATATTGCATTTTGATTTATTCCATTTGACCAAATAGAACTATTCCTTAAATTTATAGTTATACCTATTATCATGATTAATGCTTTAAATCTATATAAAGTTTATATGTCATTCCACTCTCAGACAATTGTTCTTCTCCATCTGCGTCAGGAGATGATAATGTAAAATTAATCTTATTTATATAAGAACCTGGATTTTCAACGTCTTCAATAGAAGTAAAATATTCCATTTCAACTGCATATAAATCATTTGCTAACAGTGTCACGTTTTGCATTTGCTGTTCAGTAGTAAGGGTCCATGTGTAATTATTTCCAACAGTAGATGCATTGGCAGCTGTGCTTATATCTTCAATAATAAATGTATTATCATGTTTTTCCTTTGCATCATCATGTGTACTATATTTTACACCAAATGGTTTAATACTATGATCCCATATTATATATGATTTTCCACCTGACATGTCTAATAACTCTTCAATTTCTCCAGCAGCGTCGCTTCCTCCTATTTTATCATAAGTTCCACTTGCACCATCTGGTATAGAAATTACTTTAATTTCAGCATCTGTAACATCACATTGGAAAGCAATACTCATCATCATTCCTACTCCTCCACTTGAACTAGTATGATTTCCATAATAGTCTATAAAGGGTATATCTGTAAAACCCTCGTATCCTGCTCTTTCAGTATTTATTTCCATTATCTTTCTCCAACCTGTTCCATAATATTGAGGATTGCTATTACGTGAAAAATAACCCCATACTTCTAGGTTTTCTTCACTATATATTCTAATACCATTATCTCTAATATAATCATCTCCTACTAGTTCTACATGTGGACAAATTCCAACTCTTCTATTTGTACCATTTGCTACCATGTTTTGAGAGCTTCCACTATGCGCATATGCTGAAAGATCTCTTTCATCTGACTTTAATATGATATTTTCACCGTCTCCTACTTTAAATGAGTGTAGTTTTGGAACACTTATACCATCTGATCCAGATATTGCATCTCCTTCAGAATCAAATCTTCCATTATCTTCTCTTCCTAGGTGTAAGTTATTTCCACTAAATTCATTTAAATAGTTTTGTACTATTAAATCTGCTTGTCCTATTTTCATTTTTTTAATTTTTTTATTTATTTATCTTAATTTATAATATAATTTCCAATTAGTCTCTTGGTTTTGATCCTCTATCATTGTAGAACTTATAGCTGTTACGTAATCACTACCATTTAATATTTCAGATATTACGCCTTCCATTGATTTAAATCCATCTGCTATAAAAAATGCACTTTTAATTCTTTTAGTTTCTGGAATAGTATATGTAATTTCGTCACCTGGTGCATATCCGCTTAAATCTATATCCACTTCAAAAATAGACATTTTTTTATCAACAGGTTCTATTCCTTCACTACCTTCATAACCAGTTCTTGTAAAAATTTCATTATTAATTAGTTTAGAACCTTTAAGACTAATCATTCTATAATCATTAACGTCTCCATCAAATTTATAATCTAATATTAAATTACTACCGGTTTTTAAATCAGTTGTTGAATTGTTAGGATGCTTTGCAATATAAATATCGTGAACTTCACCGTTTGTTAAATCCTGTCCCGTTAAATTTGATTTTATATAATAAGATACAAGATAGCCATCCGTTCCACTAGGGTTATTATCTGACCATGTTAAAGTTACATAACCCTTATATTCAGGGTCAGTCACATCAACTTCGTCTAATTCAGTCCACCCTTGAGCACCTGTAAACAGTCCCCATACACTAAAATCTTTATCACTAAAAATGGTAATTGCATCATCCTTTGTATTATCACCTGCTGTGCCATCTACCCTAGGCGCAATCCCTGTTAAATTATTAATAGGATTAGTGTTATTTATTACTGTTCCACTTTCACTAGATGAAAGTGTGAATTTTTCAATATCGCCTGTATTATTAAATTGATTAGTAATGCTTGATATTATTGTTAATATTGATTGAGGTATATTCCAAATCATTTTTAATTTATTTTATTTTTATATTTCACCACCGTCTATGATTAACCAGCCCTTTTCTCTAATGGTATTATAATGTGTAGTAGAAGAAGAACTTCTTTGAGTTTGTCCCATATCTATTCTTCCATAATACGGTCCTCCGAGATATCCAGTGTTATTAGTTTCTGCAACTTCATAACCTGTTAATGCATCTGTCAAACTTAAATCTGGCAATTCACTTGCTAATTTTGTTAAAAGCATGTCATATTGTTGGTAGAATAAATCAGAATGATCAGTTGCTACGAAGTTTTTCATCCAACCTTCAATTTCTAAATTACCTCCATCGGCCCAATAATTAGTATATGGAAATGGTGAAAAGTTTAACATGTTGGTTACGTCTTCAGTCCCATCAGTATATACCCTGTCTACTCCTTGTATACTTGCATACATTTCATTTAAAGTCCCTATATAATTTAAACCAATATTTGAAAAATCCCAACCTGTAAAGTTTGTATTAATGTTACTTTTAAAGAACATTCTATTTAAACTAATTGCATTAGTTATATCCCAATTAGAAGGATATGTAGTACCAGAATATGGTGTATTATCACAGCCTTCAAAACAGCTTCTAAATTCTGTCACATTGCTAGTATTCCAATCTTTAACTTTGTATAAATTAAATATTTTACAATCCATAAAGGTTTCTTTAAGACTTGTAAGTGTTGTAGTTGTCCATTGTATATCATTTGATGGCGAAAATACTTCGCATCCTTTAAAGGTTCCTTCTAAATTACTTACAGTCCATTGTGGTAAATCACTTCCAGCATTATTAAAGACACTACATCCGCTAAACATTTCCATTAGATTTAATGTATTATTGTTTGCCCAATTATTAAGATTTTGATTAAATAATTCACAGTCTTTAAACATGGATTGAAAACTAGTGCAATTACTAACGTTCCATTGACTTAGATCTTGGTTAAAGGATTTACAACCATCAAATGTACTATACATTGAATTAACATCACTAACATCCCATGAACTAATGTCTTGATTAAATAATTCACATCCTTTAAATACCTTGTTAAATTGAATACTGTTATTGTTGGCAAGTATTTCAACTGGCCAATTACCAATATCTCCATTAAATAATTCACAACCTTCAAACGTACTAACCATTGACGTTATTTTAAGGTTATTATCGCTCCAATATGATGTCCAATTATTAAAATTAATTGGAATGTATTTTTTACAATTCTTAAAAGTCTTATTTAAACTAACACTACCATACGAGTATTTATTAAAAATATCCGATAAATCCCAGCTTGTAATTGAATTATTTTCATTTCTTAGTAAAAGACAATCTTCAAAGTTTATTTCGCCTGCATTTTCAAAATAATAACCAGGTTCTATATTACTTTGCCATTTTCCATTATTATTAAATATTATATTTCCTTCTGGATCTGAATAACTATCCGCTCCAAAATATAAAGGTTGATCCTCTGCAGTAATATCCATAAATACGCAGCCCTTAAAATTTGGTGTTCTTTTCCATCTATGAGTTCCCCATTGAGTTAAGTTTCTTATTTTAGACGCGTTTAACACATCTTGATTTGTACTAGTCAGTGGATCAGGTATTCCTCCATAAGAAGAAGGATTAGATCCAAATTCAAGAGCTTGTGGATTTCCACCTATTGATATTTTATAATATCCTGAACTCGCATATGTATGGGAATATGTTTTTCCACTCATTGGTTGCCAATAGCCTGTTCCATTAGGGTGTATTTCTAATCCATCATATGCTTCCACTGTTCCATCTCCCCAATCTATTGTAAAATCAATTTTAAATAACTCCCAATCTCCATTAAACCTGTTATTTGGATCTACCTCGTCTCTAAGTTGTACTGCAGCTTCGTGAGTTTCTCCACCATGGGCTCTTCCGAAAAAATGATCATCATGTCCAGATGATCTAAAATAAAAATCGCTACTAAGTCCATGTGCGCTTCCATCATTGCTTCCATCTCCTACATAAATTTCAAATTCTAAATTTTCTACGTTTTTACCAACACTATACCATGTTACAATACTATTACTAGAATCTTGATTATCATAAGTATTAGGAACAGTAAACATGATAGTTGTTTGTTCATTATCAACATCTTTGTCTAATGTTGCATCTATTTTTATAACATCATTCATTAAAATCGCAATATAATCTACTATACCATGAACTACAACTTCTATATTTTCTTCAGGAGATAATGCAGTATTATCATGTCTTATTGCTCTATATCCATATTCATTTGTAGTTGTTTGTGTAGAGTATGCTTTACCAACCGTTCCCATTTTAATAGAGTTACTACTAAAACTTAAAAAGTTTGAGTCATGGGCACCGTCTTTAAAGTTACTATCATGGTTTATTGCAGAAGTTAGCTTTATTATTACAATTTCTTGTGAAGTTGTTCCTATGAAGTAAACATGGGTTGGTTTTCCATATAGTTGATGTTCTAACCATGGTATTTGAACACCCATCTGTGCGTCTGATTGATCTATTGATATATCATGTTGGTTATCTTCTTGTACATAAACAACAGAAGATCCACTATTATCAGCATACTTAAATTTTATTTGAAAAGATTCACTCGATTGAATCCAAAACCCAGTTTCACCAGTTGATGGAGATATTCCACCATCAGTTGGGCTTTCAGGTGCATCGTTTTCATCTGTTACTATAACTTTATAGGAGTCATCTGCTACAAAATTAATAGGATCATTGGTTAATATGTTCTGAGGCATAATTGTACTATATTATTTTTAAAATATTTTATTAATTATATATCTAAAATGTTTTAAGAATGAGGGATTTTATGTTTAAAAAGCATATTCTTATAATATAATACTAATATATAATCTATGGAAATTTATTTAATTCTAATTTCATGCATGTCACTACTTTCAGGGTTTTACATAGGTAGAAAATATGAAAAAAACCATCTTGCTAAAATGGCAGATAAAAATCTTAGGAAGAGTATTGAAAAAATAAATTACATTACTGAAAAAATAAAAATTCACCAAGAAGATCAAGTAATATTAAGTGACGAAAGAAACTTAGAAATTCTACAACATACTTTAAACAAAGCGTTGTCTGATGAAGACTACGAGGCCGCAGCTGAAATAAGAGATGTTATTAATAATATTAAAAATAGAAAAAGTCAATAGTCTATTTTTCTTAAAAATAAATAATCACTTTTAGGGGCAGCTGATTCAATAGATTTAAAAACCTTAGGCGAAAATCTTTCCCATTCTAAATATGTTAAACTTCTATTAATAAAATTTTCTTTAAAGTTATTATCATAATATCTTATTACATTTGCATGATACCATTCATCTGGAATTGGAAGATGCTTAAAATTTTCAGTATGATCATGGTCTACTATTATTTGAGCATGTTTTCTACTTAATATTATCCATTGTTCATTTTTTAATATTCTACTCTCTTCTAAGCCTAATTGTTTACGCTTTACTATTTTATTATTTTGCATTTCCTCATATCCTCTAGGACTGCCTATTAAATTTATCCATGATTTACCTATATTAAATATATTTTTATATGATTTATTAAAATCAAAAATAGGTATACAACTCTCTGAACAAAATACAAAGTATTTATTAGTCTCATCTTGTAATGCATTTTTTAATAAAGCATTCATCACATGAACTAAGCCCATAGTTCCCCAACCTGTTTTAAATCTTTCAGGTATTTGAGCATCTATTAAATACTGATTTTTAAGTCTATCTTGATATTTTGAATGGGCGTATAAAGTCGCTCTATCTTTTCCTTCATCTAAAAAATCATGCCATTGTTGAGGTCTATGTATATCTTCTGTTGTTAAAAATAAGAACGCTACTTTATCCTTTTTATTTTTTTCAAAATCAATAGACCATTTAAATGGCTCTATATTTTTAGGAGTATATTGTTTTTGTTTTTTAATCATGTTCTCACATGTAAAAGACCAACCTATCACTACTGTTTTAGGGAGTGCCACGTCTATTTTATCATATAGGTTATCATTAATAAAGTAAACGTTTTCATATTTACTAAAATCAAGTCTATCCCATAAGTCTATGAAATTAGAATATATTGATCCATTCCCTGGCTTTTCAATGTGGTTTACGTTAGTTGAAAGTTTTTCAAATCTTTTTTCTTTTAAACCATAATATAAAGCCACTACATCATATTCCTTTTTATCTTCTTTTAAGAAAATAGATAGATCAGTTTTATTATCAAATATAGATAGAAAAACTAGATTTTTATTTTTCATTATTTCTTACTTTTATTCTTGTTAGGAAATGGCATGTTTGGAATTTCACAATTTAAAAATGGGCAAAGTACTTCCCATCCTTCTCCTTTGCATATGTTCATTACTAATAAATCATTAGGCCTATCTTTAAAATATTCCTTAACTTCCTTATATTTATTTTCTTTAGCTTTTATTTGTTCTTTGATATGGGCATCTCTGTCAGTTAACCATTTACGTTCTAAATATCTTGTTTTAATATTATTAACATTATGTATTGGAGATTCATGCATTTCTTTACTTCTAATCCAATCATTATTATTTCTTTCTAATATTATAAATTTACTATTAGGGTATCGCTGGTCAAGCAGCCTGTAGTCACAATCATGCCATGGCCCATCTTGAAAGGCAGTTGCAGAATCTATATGTGGAAATAATATTTCTATTCCTTCATTTTCCCACCTGTCATATAAATTAGATCTCCACCCTATTTCTTTAATTCCTAAAATTTTATAAGCAACCCCTAATGATGTTGTGCCCGTTTTAGGAAGACCTATCTCGAATATTTTATTTATTTTCCCACCATTCATATTGTTTGGATTTTATAAATTTTTTCATCTTTTCTTTTGGCCATATGTTTTTAAAATATGAATTTTCATCTTCAATTGAAGAATCAAAAACTAAATTATAATCTAATAATATTTCTCTACGTCTTTCCCATTTTATAGGATTCTTTATTTTTTCATTTATAGAATAATATAAAAACCTATCAACAGGGGCAACTATTGAATTTTTGTTATTCCAATCCCATTCATCTATTTTAATGTATTCATATTTAATAAAGGCCTTTGTAATTACTTCAGCTGGCTTAATGTTTTCAAATACAGTACTATCATGTGTATTTTTTATTAATTTTTTTGCAGCCTTGTAATTTAACCAATAACATTCCGTTCCTCCAAATCCTATTCTACTTGATAACTGAATTAGGTCGTAATTTATATATTGTTCTATTTTAAAGTTTCTTAAAAATGAATTTAAACTTTTTTTACTTATATCATCTTCTAAAATTAAAACACTTTCCCATTTATTATTAACAATTTCTTTCCACATTTCATAATGGCTCAAGTAACACCCAACTGCTCCATAAAATGAAGAGAAATAAAGTGTATGTGCGAATCCTACTGGATTTAATTCTAAACCATAATCTTTATAGATCATTGGATTTTCTACACTATTGATAGCAGGAAACCTTTCAATGTTTTTAAGATCTTTTATTTTTCCAAGATTATTCCATCGTTCTATCTTAGAATCTAAATTTAAAAAATATATTTTATTAATCATTTTTAATAAACTCTAATATCTTATTATATTGCAAATCACATTCTTCAACATAATTACATTCATACTTTTTATTTGGGTCTATGTCTTTTAAAAACTTATTTATGTTATTTTCACAATCAGTTATTCTTTTTAAATAGTCTACATATTTTGTTGGAATATCTTCAGCACTATTTTTAGGATTAAATGACGTGTACATGCTTCTTGCTTGATCCTCTATGTTTCTATTTAATTTAATATATTTTATTTCCTTAAATGGTAATGTTTCTAAATGTTTTAACCAATTTAGGTTTTGATAATATTGCCATCTAATTTCTTTAAAACCTACAATGGGTTCGTCTACTTTAAAAAAATCTACTATTAATTTATTTAAAACATTTAAAGTATCTTCTAAAATTTCGTGATTATTATAGAACTCATTACCTATCCATTTTTGACCTCTATTTATTTGTGAATTTAATTGTTCTTCTTCAATTGAAGATAGACCAGTCTTTAATCTCATATTAGGTTGATTAATAAACCTTGTCTTATACATACTAAACCAATTTGCAGATTTTATTAAATCTAATAATGCACCATAATTTTCACCATATATATTAATACCCTCGTTCTTATTTAATCTATTAATTAGATTAGTACTTCCACATCTTCCTGCTGATATTAATATTAAGAGTGTCTTCATAAATTATATATCTAAAACAAAAATAGGGGCCGAAGCCCCTATAATAAGTTTTACTTTAATTACTTAATTACTCAGAGTCTAATTCTTCATCTTCTTCTGGTAATTCAACACCATTAGCTTCTAGTTCAGTTTTCCATGCATCTTCAGAATTATATTGTACTAATTCAAATATTGAGGTAGTTACTTGTTCTGGGGATGTCATTCCATACGCTTTTATTTCTGATCCATCCTTTGCGATAAACCAAACTGTAGTTGCGGGATATTTGATCTCGTTCATTTTATTTTCTATTTATTTTTAGTTATTATTATATATCAGACTTACAATTACAAGTCTGATATATTTTTATTATTTTTTATTATCTGCAACTTTGAATTGCTCCAAATGCACCTCTTTTTAAATTAAAGGTTTGTCTAGTACTTGAACCGTTTAATTGGAATGGATAATATCCATCAGCGCTTCTACTAAAATCAATCGCAGTAGTTAATGCAGCATCAGAGTATACAGTTTCTGGCATTGATTCACTAATTTCTTCGGCAACATAAAATGCGTTAGAAAGAGCTTCTGCAGAACATGCACCTTCATGACCTCTATCTGCATTTCCATAATTATATTGTACTGAAGAAGTACATTCTCCTGCTTCTTCAACTGCTCCATCACCTGAAGTAAATACATACCCGTATTCTCCTTCGGTTTTAAGAATTTTGTAGTAACCTTCTGCCATATAATTTGATTCTCCTCCAGTAGAACTATTATATATTTCATCTCCTTCAACTGGGTAAGAACCACTTCCATAAAAGTAACCTTTAGTTTCAGGTATATCTAAGCTACATGCAGTTGCACTAGTTGATTCACCTTCTCCTCCATCGTAGAAGAATTCTTTTAGCACAAATCCACCGTCTGTAATTGTCCAGCCAGCATTAAGTAAAGACTGTCTTTTTAATTCAGCATCCCCGTGTGACGTGTATTTAGAATTACCAAAATCAACAGTTACACCAGATTTAACTGATTGGTTTCCCCAAGATATTAATGTTTTATCATAATTTGTAGTTGACATTGTAAACGGTATAGTTCCATATTCCTGACCTCCCATAAATAAACCTTGGTTTCCAGTTATTCCAGTTACATCCCATCCACTTAAATCTTGATCAAATGGATTTGATAAAGAATTAACTGCTCTACCAGCAACGAATAAATTATTAAATGATGTACATTTTGAAGAAATATTCCATGTAGAAATGTTATAATTTCTAAATTGACCTTGTGGAGGTGTTCCTCTAAAAGTACTACCACCAAAATTATTAATATTAGAAGCGTTAGTCATGTCCCATGCAGTATAAGAACTTCCTCCATACCAATCTTCGTTAATTGTCTTAGTAGCAAATGCATCAAGATCTGTTAATCGGTAAGGACCTGCACCAATTCTCATGTAGTGACCACCACAAAATTGATAAAAATTAAGGTTTTTCTCTACATTGTCTGATAATTTCCAATTACTTGGGAAATTAGCATTAAATTGTTCAACATCATCACCTACACTAAGAGACATATTACTAAAATCTTCTAAATTACTTACATTCCATCTAAGAATATCATTTACCATTTTAGTATTAGCATCCCAAGTTCCACCTCCATAAAAATGTTGGAAGTTAGTTACATTATCAGTTATAAAGTTTTCGATACCTGTTTTTGTTTTACCATGATTCCAGAACATGTAAGACATATTAGTAGCAGATGATGTATCCCATTTTTCCATATCAATATTTAATTGTACAGACCAACTACCTCTAACTGATCCTGAGTAACCTCCCATAAAGTACATAAAGTTTGTAACATTACTTACATCCCAGTTACCACATTTTAAAAGGTTCTCAGCTTCACTTTCTTTTGTTGCGATTGGATCAGGGTTTCTAAACATATATGACATGTTAGTAATAGTACTAACATCCCAATGTTCTAAGTTATCATTTGTATCTTCAAACCAACCTGTACCTATATCTGTTTTATAATTAGTAGAACCAAACATACTATATAAGCTTGTTACATTTGATAAATCCGGTGCATTTCCTGTACCAGCAGGTGCTTCAATTCTCCATTGCATAGCTCCCGAAGAAGTGGAAGCAAACCATGTGTTATTTTCCCACTCAATATCACCCCATTGTAAGATTGATTTTTTATACCAATCATTCCATACTGTGTTAAATCCTGTAAATTGATCTATCTCTATAGTATAAGTAACATCTGTTTCACTTGACGCATATGCGTGAGTAGTTTGAGAAGTTACTGTTTCTGTAGTTCCATCACCCCAATTTATTCTTGCATTATTTGCAGGAATTGTAAAGTTTGTAGAACCTGCAGGAATTATAACAGACATTTTAAATTTTCTAGGCGCAGCTCCTCCGTCAGTGATTGTCCAACCTTTACTAGCCAATGATGTTTTAGCAGCTTCAGCAGCTCCACCTGGTGTGTATTGTGATTTTCCAAAGTTTGCTGAAATACCAGTATACCCTGCAGTGTTCCATGCAATTAACATTGCATCATAATTTTCAGTACTAAATTTAGCAGTGTTCATATTGTTATAATTAAATAAACCTAAATTTTTATTAGTTAATGCACTAAGATCCCATCCGGAAATATCTCTATCCCACTGTTGAGGAATTCCATAACCACTGTATGAGTAAAAGAAGTCTTGCATATCAGTTATATTACGAGTGTCCCACGTTGTATTGTTAATATTTAAAGCAGATGTGGATGCTCTATAGAACATGCTTCTAATACTAGTTACTTGTGAAGTATTCCATGCCTCATAACTGGTTCCATTTTCTAATGTAACTGTTTTTTTAGCAAGATCTTCCATTGGTATTCCACCTCTAAAGAACATGTTTTGCATGCTTACAGGTGCGTCTGTGTTAATTTGCCAGTTACTAATATCTAATGTGCCTGCACCTACGTTACCATATGAAGAAAAGCCATAAAAGCTTGTAACTTTACTAACGTCCCATGCGACATATTCATTTGCTTGACCTAAGTTAACTACTTTAGTTTTAACAGTATCTCCGCCGACAGCAGAACTTGCAAACATTGAACTCATAGAAGTTACATTGCTTGTATTCCAATTTCTAACTAAGTCTCCTGGAGATCTTTGTGAGAATGTAGATGCCATGTTTGTAACTTGACTAGTGTCCCATTTATCTATTCCGAATTGTGCAACTCCAGTATAACAATTAGCAAATAAAGAACTCATACTTCTTACTGGTGTTAAATCTATATTTTCCCAAGCAGTTGTTGCTGCAGCGGAAAGTGTAAAGTTAGATTTACCAAAACCTGAGAAGTTTTGAGTTAATGTAGGAACATCGGTTGCAGTTACGTTTGCAGTAACTTCACCCCATAATGTGTTAGTATTCCATACATAACTTCCCCATTGTTCTATACTAATAAGCTTGTATGAATCTCCTGAACTTGTAAGTGATCTATTATTTGATTGCCAGTATTCAGTTCCTTTAAATTTAAATGAAACTTGATAATCTCCTGCGACTGCATATGTGTGAGTAGGTCTACTTCCACTAAATGTTTGTACAGCACTACCATCTCCCCAATTAATATCAACATTAGTTAAGACATTGAACCATGTTTTAAGAGTTAATGATCCGTTTCCGGTTCCACTAACACCTACTCTAAATGTTCCTAGCCATGGTGTTATAGATGATTTGGTTGGATCATTTGGAAAGTCATCAGCGTTATCACCTACACCATCACTATCTGAATCTATTGTTTCTGTTGCATCATTTGGAAATACATCAGCGTTATCACCTACACCATCACCATCTGAATCTATTGTTTCTGTTGCATCATTTGGAAATGCATCAGTTCCATCACCTACGCTATCTCCATCTCTATCACCCCATTCTGTTGCATCATTTGGAAATGCATCAGTTCCATCAGGAACACCATCTCCATCAGTATCTCTTTTAAGACCTGAACTTGCACTTACTATATTACGAATTGAGTCAACTAAATAACCAGTTAACCCAGTTGCTTCAATATATCGATTTATAATTTCTAATAAATCAAATTCTTCTTGGCTCCCAGGTTGAGCATATGCTCTACCCGTTTTATAATCAACAATGTTCCAGTTTCTAAGTTGTCCATTTTCATCATTAACTCTAATGTGGTTACCTATTACAAATTTATAACTTGGCTTAAATAAAGAAGCATGTACAGAATCAGAGTCTTGTCCTATTAATGCAGGGTAAAATGAATCAAATTTTTCATCACTAAACCATTCAGATAAAGCTTGATTATTATATCTAATATTTTTGCTATTCACCATAAACTCATCACTATTAATAAGTAATTCACTTTCATTAAATGAATGCAATGCAGCGCTATGAGTTTCACCAGTAATATATGTTGCTCTAGCAAATCCAGTTCCCCAAACTACTAACTGATTAGTAGTTTTTTCACTTTCAACTATTTTACCGTTTTCTCTTTTAATTTCATATATTTTACCACCTCTTGAAATTTCAGATTTTATGTCTGCCATATTTGCATCAGAATATCTAGTAGAACCTGTTTTAGAAACAGCTGTAGTATTACCCTTTGCATCGGTAACATTACCTGTTGTTTGATAATTACCATCTACTATACTAATTCTAAAATTCATAGTATTATTAGCTTCATTAATAAAATCTGTTTTACTAGGAGTAAGTCCTAATCTTTTTTTATCATAAACTTTATTAGATCCTGCCTTTCTTCTCATGGCACTTTCATTATAATGCATAAATATTTCTTCATAACTAATACCAGAGGATAACTCTTTTATACCTTTGAATGGCACTTCAGAAACTGCAGCTACTACCGTTGCGGCAGCTAGTTTCCAATCAGCTTTACTTGATAAATTCTTTGCAGTTGAAGTTAATTTAGAATCTATTTCCTCAATAGCCTTTGCATTTATTAAATATAATAAATCATTTTTTGAAGTATCTGATGCATTGGTACCTATTGTTCCTAAATTACTATCAGAACCTGCAGTTGCTAAATAACTATTTGCATTTTGTGTAAGTTTATTTTTAGCAGCACTTGAAATAATATCAGTAGTTGCCTTTCTTAATTGTACAGCTGCTTTTCTTTTTTCTTTTAAAGTGGCGTTATCACTAGTACCTCCATTTGTAAATCCTTCTTCTAATTCAGTAATAGCCTTATTTGTTTTTAACATTTCAGCATATAATGTAGTATCATCTGAGTCTGAATTTTGAAGACCTACCATACCTACTTTAAGATATGCATTAAGTTGTTGACGTGTTACACTACTATCTAAATCGTATAATGTTTTTCCTGCATCGATAAAAGCATCTACTGCAGTATCTTTATTCATATTGTGATTTTTCATTAAATCAACAATAAGAGTACTTTGTGCATTTACAATTCCACCTAATGTTGCATTTGTTTTAAAAGGAGCCCTTGTTGTAGTAAGATCACTTGAATTAACAACTTCTTCATTACTTGGATCATGTACTGTTTCATTAGTTATAGAATTAGTACCTCCTGTTGCAATAATATCTCCAGTAACTGGCTCAGGAAATGTGTATTTTCCATTAGCATCAGTATATACTGTTAGTATTTCTCCACCTTTACCTCTTGCTGATACCTTTGCACCTTCCATTAAAGAACCTTCAACAAATCCTGTAACTACTTCAGCCTGTATTCTAGAAAAATAATGTTCAAATTTTTCAACTTCAAAATCTCCACCATCACTTCCTGCTGGGAATGTAATAGGAACAACAAATGTAGTTTGATCAGTTCCAGTATTATAAGTTATTTCACTAGGTTTAATTTCTAAACCATTTAATAAAAAGTGACTTCCAGCTTGAGCGTCACCAGAAACAACTCTGGTTAATTCATCACCTATTGCTATTTTATTTCCATTTACAGTCGCGTATGTTAAATCTTCTATTTCAAAATATTGAGATGAAATAGGACCCCACATTTTATTATCAAACATATCACCAAGTGTCATATTATCTACCCAAACATCCTCATCGGTATTTAATATTAAAACATCTTTTTCCATTGTATAATTACTTGGAGATGAATCTATTAATAGAGCTCCTGTAACGGACATACACATAAGATTAATTGAATCTAAACCTTCATTACTACTAATTGTTTCTAATTCGCTAAGATTTGCAAATGTCACTGGAAGTAAATCCTCAGCACCATATACTATTTGTCCTGTAGGTGGATTGTTATAACTCCATGATAAGTTGTGAGATCCACCTGTACCGTCCCATTCTTCTAAAGAATTTGCAGTTACTCTACCATTTCTATACTGAAAATACATTCTAGTAGATTGAGCACCTACTTCATCATCCATTATCCATGGAATTGTTGCATTTTGATTAGGTAATATGTATGTATATTGTTGCCAATATCCTATTGTTCCTTCTGATGGATCTGTATATCCTTCAGAACCTTCGCCAATAGAAGATACTGCTTCATCTGGATTATAGTTATCTCCAAAGTATAACCATACTGCTATTCCTCTATCTCCTGTATTATTAACAAATACACCTGAATCTCCTTCAGTATAATGTATACCTGCTTGATCATATACTCCATTATTTTCCCAGAAAAATTGAGTAGGTGCACCTAGTCCAAAACAATATTTTCCATTGCTTCCAACTGTAGTACCTTGCTTTGTACCACTATCAAAATTTCCACCATTCTCATTTATAAAGACTAAAGAGCTTTTATCCAGTACAGTCAAAGGTATATAATTAACCCCTGAACTTAAATAGTTATTATTTTCCATTTGTTTATTTTTGTTTTTTTACGTAAAATTTAATTTGTTTTCACACCCTATTGCGAGTGTTAAATTATATATTTAAATACATTTTAGAATGGTGTGTTTTTAAATAAAAAAATATAATATGTTATTTAGCATATTATTAAATACTTCGCCCACAGGTCTAAGAGCACCGTACTTCCAAATAAATAGACTTATAAAACTAATCAAGGGACTCATAGAAAACACGACAAGATTAAACAAAGATCTTAAAGTCCCCTAGAAAAAAAAATGAAATAGGAAAAAATATTATTATGACACTATAATAAAATATTAGCTTAATACCTATTCAACCTCAGCCCATGAATCATAATCCTCTCATACACAATATACTAGTCGGTGTAATTGATTCAGCTGAGGTTAAAACATATTTAATAATATGAATAATGAAAATAATTTTATCACATATTTAATAACAACAATCACTAGGTCGTGGGGAGATCAATCCCTAGATAATACAGATAACCCTAGTGACACCCAATCAGAAGAAGATACTGAACAATAAGGTCATGTATACTACATTCAACCTGATCATTATTATCCTTTGCCTCCTCGGCGTACTTGGCTTTGGCTTCTATCTCTTCGCACACCTCGCAGAACTTGAATCGAGAGTACATTTCTTAGAACGCGATAAATACATTAGAGATAACTTCAACGGTGACATAGAAGCTTGGAAGGAGGCCACCATTAAATCAAAAAGAAAGAAGAGTAGTGGAGACGCCTGAAAGAATAGCCGTTATAATATTATTAATCTGTTTAGGATTCCTAATTAGAACAATCAGTAAATGGGACTAGAATTCCCCGGAGAAATTTTCGGCCAGAGGAACATTATTATTTTTTCAATAATCTAGACTAGACACTAGTATGCCATAAATACTTAAACCAACTATAAGGCTTGCGTTGTTCTAAATAGTCTGAATAGTCCGAGTCATCATGGGAATAAGCTTCTCTTTCAAAACTTATATTCATATATGCATTAGATCCATAGAAGGGTAAACGTATTAAATATTCAAGTACATACCATATATAGAATGGAACTACTAACATTTCTCGTTGTTGTCTAATATGAATCATCTCGTGTCTTACAAGTCTTTCAGAAAATCTAAGGCCTGAAACTAATATCAATGGCCAAAGACTCATACCACTCACATTCCAAAAACGACACCATTTCTCCGCCGCCCCTCCTCTTAGTACAATTCCATTTTTAATCATCATTTATTATATAAGGCTTAAACAGAAAGTTTCACTACTCTATGAATAGCCCGCTTTTCTAATTCTCTGGCCTGGATATACATTGGCGCAAAGAGGACATACTTTATACTACTCCTACTAATTATAAGAAAAGCCTAGAGGTTGAGGGACCATGCCCCTAGAGGCTGACAGCCCCCTGAGGCCCATAAATCGCGCCACCGAGAGAAGCCCCCTAGGTCGAAAGACTCACCAGCCACATGGCTGTAGGGCTCTAGCCGCCATATGAGTCTAACACACTGAGGCGCTGAGGTCACTGATTCGCACACAGTCGGTATGAGGGCTTGTAGTCATCACATGCCTGAGATGTGTGTATGCTTATATTAATAATCTGGCTGGTTAACGGTACGAGGGCTTGTTATTATAAGCCTATCTAGTCTCTGTTGTTTGTGTCTTACTAGTCTATATAGGTGTTTATTATTTTTTTATTGGGGTGGGGGCGCCACGGCATTGTTAATAACTATTTGAAAATAAGTGCCTCTAGATTTTTTTATGTCACCGAGAATAGTTATATTTATATTATAATTAAAACTTAAACATGACTACATTAAAACAAGACCTCGAACAAGCAATGAATGACAACTTAATCTTTAGTTGTAACCAATCACCCACGTTGAGTGGTAAGATTAAATATGTTGTAGATGGCTATGCCATTGTTGAGGTTGTTGCTAACCCTAGTGACTATATGGCCGATTATAACCAAATGTATGCTGACAAGGTGGGTACAGTATTTATGCTACCTGTACAACATGCACATAACGCTATATACTTTTAATTGTTAATAACTATTGAAAAAAAGTGCCTCAGGATTTTCACGGGTCAAAGATTATAGTTATATTAGTATTATAATTAAAACTTAAACAAAATGAATAAATTAAATTTACACGAAGACGATAAAAAAATGATTAAAGATGGCTTTGCCTTTATTACTATGTTAGCCATTGCTGGTTATTTAACTGTACAAGTAATATTAATAGCCGCCTAAGCTGAAACAAAAGACTAATAAACAATATAATAATTAAATAAGATCATATATGCAAACAACCACTCTATCTCCCGAATTAATCCTCAACAAAAAGACTGAGGCCCTCAACAATCAATCTCTCAGAAAAGAATGTAACCTACATAATATTAACCTCATCGACGAGAACAATATTCAAATACATGGTCACCTTGTTGGTATGACCCAACAGGCTTATAAATCATTTATTAAAGTCCTAGGACTTCCCTCAACATTTACAAAGAGAATTGAATCCCTATTTAATAAAGAATCAAAGACTGAATTTATTAATGTCTTATCTAAAGCCGTAGAACTTGGCGGTGATGCAATTGTTAATGTACATGTTAATCCTACTAATAAGAATGTAGTTGGATTCAGTAAGGGTTCAACATTAATCTCTAATGACGTATTCTTTAATTTCACAGATAAGATTATTGGTGAACATGGCTTTACCATAACTGACATCTTTAATGATCCCTATACTGGCGGTACTTCTATTAATGCTGTACTAGATAATCAAGTTGAAATTCGAGGTTTATCTAACGAAGCATTTAATGCAGGTCTAGCATTTAAAAACGATCCTATTAATGGTATTATGGTTAGCCCTCACGTAAAAAGACTATGGTGTGCTAATGGTTGTACAACTGAAATGGCTAATGAAACCTATAAACTGAATGATCTAACAGGTGACTCAGTAGAGAAATTCATGAAACACTTACATGAAATGCGTCAAAATGGCTTTATTCCAACTGGATATGCAGATACTGTAAGAGAGGCTAATAATACTACAGCATCTATTCAAGAACTTAAATGGGCTCATAACAAGATTGAACAACATATTGGTGCAAAAGCCGACTCGATATTACAAATGGCTAAAAACGAAGATGCATACAAGAAAATGGGCTTTGATATTAGAACAATGGATGCAGATACTAAGAAACTTGCAAAAAGCAATCAAAGTATCTGGAGTATAGCCAATGCAATGACATGGGTAGCAACAAATGCCGATGATAATATGGACACTAATATGCAAGACTCAGATAGAACTGACTTACAGGTTCAAGCTGGTAACCTATTAGCCAAGAAATGGGATCATAAAAATCCATTTAACAATCCATTCGGAGATTTAAACATGGATGATCAAATTGGTCTAGCACTTAACTAAACAGACTAATCCTAGTTAATACGACGTTTTAATTATATAAGTGTTGAGGTTACTAGGGCCTCAACCTTCTTTATTATGATAGACATGGTAGAAGCAATTGCAATTATAGTATTTTTTGGTCTCGGTTATCTATTATACCTTTGGGAAACACGCCATGATTAATGATATATTGACCGCGGTCATTGGATTCATCATCTTATGGCTAATTATAAGACTAGGTGAATGGATTTGGCCTGATAAACAGTAAATTGTTCATAACTATTTGAAAATAAGTGCCTAAATATTTTTTTATGTCATAGATTATAGTTATATTAGTATTATAATTAAAAACGTAACAATATATGTACACTGTAAAAATAGTAAAAAACAAATTAGCAATCCTAACCTCAACCACGTTATCTGAAACAATAACCATTAAATCAAATGATAAAAGATTTGATAAATGTGTAGCCGCTGCCAAAGCAAAAAGACTAGTTAATATAACTACATCTGGACGTTTCACGTCATCAAAAGATTATCATGGTGCTTATGAAAATAATCCAACAACTAAATCTACTAAGAAGAAATTGAATGTCTCTAAGTTAATAACTACCATGGCCGATCTTAATATAGATGCGGATGCATTGGAACCATTAAAGACAGGGACTGTGTTTGACAAGTTTATGTCTAATGAAGGTGGATTCTTGCCAGGAACAAATGTAATGGCTGCAGGAGCCCCAGGTGTTGGTAAAACTACATTACTACTTGAATTACTATATGGCGTACAACAAACTGGAAAGAAAGTCCTTTTTATTAGTGCTGAGATGAGTGAAATGGATATGGCTAGATATATGAAAAGATTCCCTAACTGGTCGAAGCTTCCAATCTTATTCTTAAATAACTTTACAGACCAATGTCCAAAGACTGTAGTTGAATCTGTGATTAATGAAGGTTGGGACCTCATCCTAACGGATAGTTATACTGAAGTTAATGACACTGTCAAAGAAGCCTGTAACCTAACTAGAGGTAAAGTAGAAAAATGGTTTTTAGACTTAATGGTTGACAATAATAAAGGCCTCAACAAATCGAAGATCCACACTACATTCGTAACCATATTACAATTAAGTAAAGGCGGTCAATTTGTTGGTAGTAATAAACTGAAACACATGACCTCGGCCATGATGGATATTAACTGGGAGGGTAGTGAAAACAGTGGTACTAGATATATGGAGTTTAGTAAGAATAGATGTGGTAATGTAGGTCAAAAGCTTATGTATACTATTAGTGGTCAGGGACTAGCACTAGATGGTGATAGATTCCATAAGGATCTAGAATACAAAGAGTTATTACAGGCTGAAGTAGACCAATCTGACTTCACATGGGATGAAATATTCTCTAAGGCTACTGACACATCTGACGAAACTGTTAGCCAACCCCAAGAAGTATAATCAAAGCATAGACAAGCCCTCGTGGCGGCAACCAGCCATGGGGGTAATATAAGTATACTGCAGGGCATGCAGGCGATCGGTGGCCGGGCTGTGGGCGTCGGTACACAGGAGTTTAAGGATCTATGGCCAACAAGGGCTGTTCCATGTACCTCATATATCTCAATACCCGTGTGCGCGTTGATATTGGCGCTGTCTAGGCCTAGTGGGCTTAAGTATACTCTGATGATACTTTATTAATTGATTAAGAGATTCTGAGGGCTTGGTTGCCTTATTGTATTTGGAATGGCCTATATGTTTACCTTGTATATTAAAGCCCTAGAAGCCTAGTTGGTTATCTGACTAGTATTTGTTTTATACGGTTTATGTGTTGGCTAACAGAAATTTTTTCCAATTTTTTTCCTGAGTCTATTAGTTGTTATAGTATAATATAAGGGTGTAAGGGAATATGGTGGGGGATTACTTTGAGTCTATTAGTTCTTTTATTCTTTTATTAACTGGATCTACTAGATGTCTTATATGTCTATCTAGATATTATAGTAATTTGTGGTGGGTGGCGCGCCTCTATTCGAAGACTCTAATGTAGTCTATTGCCATTTGTTGTGGCAGTTGTGTTTGTCCATTTGGGCTGCCTGGCCAGTTGCCTCCTACTGCTATGTTTATAATAAAGAAATGTGGCAATTGGAATGCTGGAATTTGGCTTATATCTTGTTGGTGATATTGTTGATTGTCTATATACCAACGAATTTGTTGTTGGTCCCAAACTATTGAAAATACGTGAAATTCTTGATGTAATGGAGTTGGCCATGTTTTATTACCTCCATAACTGGCATAGCCATTATCATACCAATGTAGAGTACCAAAAACTTGTCTGTCTCCTAGTTGTCCTCCTATCATTTCCATTACGTCTATTTCTCCACAATAGGGCCAACCTACTTGTCTAAAATTTTGACCTAACATCCAAAAGGCTGGCCATATACCTTGACTATATGGTAGCTTGATTCTTGCATCTATTCTACCATACTGAAATTGTTGTTTGTTTTCTGTTATTATACGTGATGATGTATATTGTCTTCCTCCGTAGTTTTCTTGTTTTGCTGTGATTATTAAATAACCATTATCTAGTCTTGTATTTTCTTCTCTATAATATTGTAATTCATTGTTGCCCCACCCATTGCTGCCTGTGCCTATCTCGAATGTCCAGTCATCACCAATCACAGAATCATTAAATTCATCACTCCACACATTTTGTAAGCCAGGATAGGCTTGTGGTGATTGATAGCCAATGTCTACTATTTGACCAAAACTTAAATTTACGCTGTCAAGTTGTTCAATATATGAAGTTGCATTTAAATGTGCTCTAACCCGAATCTTTTGCCAACCTGTATCGCTATAAGTATACATAGCAAATCCATCAACTGATTGCACTGTAGTCTCTTCATTGTTTTCAAAAAATGTTGTTGTAAAATAGTTTTCATTAGTGGCTGAGGCCTCAACCGTTACAAGCCTACTATTTTGTTCATTTTGAATTGTAAAGTTTAAATTGGTTGGTGGATTTAAGTAATAACAGGAGCCATTATCCTTTTTTGCGTTAGAATTATAATTTGCTGCATTTGGATCAGTGCAACCTTTTTCACAACTATTTAAAAATAATACGAGGCATATTAATATTAATCTAATCATTAATATATTTAACCCTATTTTTCTAATAGTCTTTAATAAATGTGAGAATGTCTTCTATAAACATTTCTTGGCCTTCTTCGAAGATCTTTACATGTTTCATTATTCTAATTCTTGATATTACTTATCTCTTTTCTTTTTATTAGGCCAATAGCCCTTTCCATACCACGTGCAAATTTCTTCATGGGCTTTAATATCTCTTTGAGCTATAAAATCAAAATGAAATGGAATATCTTTTGAATCAAACCACATTGCATTATGATCATCTGCATGATTATAAATACAACCAAAGCCTAGTGGTAATACATGTACGCTACCATTTTTTAAACTAATACCCTTAGGATAGTTAAAAACATAATCCATTAACTCCTTTCCAACAGGGTGGGGATTAGGACTACCCGTTTTAATACAATAACATCTTTCTATTAACTCTCCCTTAGCTATAGGTTTGTCAGTGAAAACTCCATAGCCTTTCTCATCACTCCATTTTATATATAAATTATTTGGTACTTTTATCATTTTTCTTTTTAAGTGTTTTATTTATTGTTTACCAAACATCAAACTCTACTTCTAGAACTATATTGCCATCTTGGTCTCTGTATTCAACGTTGCCTATATTGTAACCAAGATCTAATATGATTCTATTTGATTTTTTAGCTTCTTCTGCATCTTCCTCTATTCCATTCATATCCCAAAAGGTGGCTATAAATGATTCTAAGATGTCTTCTTCTAATGTGCCTGTTGATTCTACATGGTGAAAACCCATGTCCTTTGTATTAAGAAATTTAAAATATGCTTTACTCATTATTTGGTGTTAGTTAACCCTGTCTTTGTTTATATCTAGGGTTAGATTTATTAATTATAAATAGTCTGCCTTTACGCCTTACTAGTTTATCTTCTGGGTGGCGTTTCTTAACTGATGCTCTTGTTTTCATATGGCTAACACATGATGTTCTCCGTCTTTGTTGATAATAACCTTTTCACGATCATATGATGGGCCGCCGATACACCAAACTTCTGTGCCTTGTAGTTCAAAGTTCCAGTGTGTATCTAAGAACTGTAATACCTTTTCTTTTTGTTTACCTTTTATCTTAGACTTAAACTTGAGTTCATCAAATTTTCTGAGGGCTCTCTTCTTAGCAAGTTTATCTTGTAAGTTCTCTGCTGTAAATTGTTCATATGTTTTCATAGTTTTAAGTGTTTCATTTGTAATTTTTCCAATTCTTTTCTGCTTCTAGCGCCTCTAGTTCAAATGGATGGTTTGAGTATTTATAGCCATCATTATATAGTTTTTTAAATTCCTTTTGATCTTGAATAGTATGTGTATGTTCATGTAATAAAGATCTGATAATTTGTTCAGATGTATTAGTCACTTCTGAGTAAATATAAATTATGTCTTCATCTGGATCATATTGTGCATTTGGATTACCTTGTTCTAGTTTTAAGTCATCAACTGCAACCGCGCCTAATCTATCCCATATGTTTTCATATACCTCAACTGGCTTTACTTCTCCTCCAAGGTCTTTAACTATCTGTGGATAAACCCTTTTAATAATTTTTTCTATCTTTGACTGAGATAAGGCTTCATTAATAAATTCTTCATATGTTTTCATATATTATTTATCTAACGTTGATATAAAAAAATGTTATTTTTTGTTTTATTTAATTCTGCAATTTTTGCTAATATTGGTACAGAATGAGGATATGGGTTATTAAATCTATACCAATGATAAACATAAACACTATCTATAATCGCTAATGGTATATTCTTAGCGTTTAACCTATGTCTTAAATCATTATCAACACCTAAAAACTTACCTTCTAAAAACCCACCTATCTTTTTCCAAGTTTTTTTAGATATTAAAATAAAAACTCCACTAAATCCCCTTTGTAAAGTGTTTTCAGTCACCATAAATATACTGTCCTTATACCTTTCTTTTATTTCATTCCCTACTTTTCTTTGATATTCAATGTCATTATTATAAGTATCTATACCTCCTACTAATTGATACATGTTTGCAACTCTGTTAGTTCTACATCCAAATGCTCCAATTTCTGGATTCTTAGCTATAGCATCTTCTAATTGAGTATACCATAAAGGCGTTGTGAAACATGCGTCATGGTCTAAAAAACATGCCCAATCATCTTCCCCTATTAATTTCATAAAATTATTATATGCCCATCCTAGATTCATTGGATGTTCTTTATCAGCGTATGGTATATAGGTGTGTATCATATCATTTATCTATAAAATCAGCAACCTTTATCCAATAGTTATATTTATTATTATCTGGACTTTGTTGCTGTATGTGTTTTAACGCTACCTTTGCACAATCAGTAGTAACACTTAATGGTATCATCATACCTTCTCCGCACTTGTGCATTTCTTTTAATATTTCTTGGGCCTTTTCCTTTGGTTCTTTCATTAACTTATTTCTCCTTTTTCTTCTACTAACTCTATTGCGTCTTCATCTTCTTTTTTCATTTGACAGGTAGCGCAACATCCATCTGCCCCATGTGTAATTTGTAAAGGCTGAAACATTGCTACAAGCATAGCCATTATTAAGCCCATAAAATTTGCTATTCTTTTCATAATTTATTACTATAATGTGTATATAATCCCCACATACAGTAACCTAAAACTACAAATAATAATATTTCTGGCATTATTGCCGTTGTTATTATACCCGCAATAATGAGTACTATCCACATTAAGGCTATTTCTTCTCTATTTTTCATATTCTAAAATTTGACTTGTTTTCATATTTACCCAATCCTCGTCCTTTTCAGGATTTCTAACATGCAGTAATTCATGAACTATTGATTCTTCACAAAGGTCTATGTCATGGTAAATAGTGCCCTCCTTTTTATCAAAGTCTCTTTCAATAGCAACAAAGTAAGTTTCACCACTATATTCTATTTGTTCTGGTAAGATTCTTTCTGTTTTTATTTGCCAATCGCCGATTCCAAATCTTAATTGCCACTTTTTTATTAGGAGTTCCATCTATAATTATATGATGGAATGTAGATTTGTTTAATCTTCTATACAATCATTCATGCGTAAAATCAATTGATCTCGCATCCAATTAATTTCTTTTAAGGCCTTTTCAGAGAGGCCATTTCTACTCATTAAGGTATTTTCTAATTTATCAAGCTCTTTCTTATTGTGTCGATAAATATGTGACATACCTTTTTTTACATTTCCGAATTTAACTTGCCTATGCATTTTTTATTTTATTAATTTACCATAGCCACTCTTTATTAAAGATTCTGCTAATTTATTTTTTTGTTCTTCGTCTATCCAACCATTATCATATGCTATCTTTTCAATACATGCCACACCTACTCCTTGTCTATCTTCAATAGTTTGTACAAAATTACTGGCTTGCATTAAAGATTCAAAAGTACCAGTGTCTAACCAAGCTACTCCAGTACCAAGAGTCTTAACATTCAATTTACCCATTTCTAAATAAGCTTTATTAACATCTGTTATTTCATACTCTCCTCTCGCACTTGGCCTTAATGTCTTTGCAATTTCAATAACACTGTTATCGTAAAAATACAAACCTGGAACTGCATAGTTAGATTTTGGCTCTTCTGGCTTTTCTTCTATTGAAAGCACCTTTCCAGTCTCATCAAAGTCTACAACGCCATATCTCTCTGGATCACTGACTCTATATGCAAATACATATCCTCCTTCTGGATCCTTAGACTCTGCAAGAATCTTATTAATTTCACCGCCATAAAAGATATTATCACCTAAGATTAATGCAACTTTATCATTGCCTATAAATTCTGCACCGATCACAAACGCCTGCGCTAATCCATTTGGAATTTCTTGAATTTCATAACTAAACTCACAACCAAATTGACTACCATCTCCAAATAGGTTTTTAAATAAATGGCTATCATGTGGAGTTGTTATAAATAATACCTCTCTAATACCTGCACTCATTAATGTAGCTAATGGATAATAAATCATCGGCTTATTATAAACTGGCATAAGTTGTTTACTGACTGCCAAGGTTAGAGGGTGAAGTCTTGTACCGCTACCACCTGCTAAAATAATTCCTTTCATCTAATTGTATTGTTTTTTATAATAATTAACATAGTCTCCAGATGTGACGCTATCTAACCATTCAGTATTTTCTAAATACCAATCAACTGTTTTTTCAAGTCCTTCTTCAAATTGAATAGAAGGTACCCAACCTAAATCTACTTCTAATTTACTTGCATCTATTGCATATCTTAAATCGTGACCTGCTCTATCTTTTACAAATTTAATTAATTTTTTAGAAGTCCTCTCACCATTACCTAATTTCTTATCCATTATATCACATAAACTATGCACTAAATCTATATTAGTCCATTCATTATGTCCTCCAATATTATAAGTTTCTCCAATTGCACCTTTATGATAAATTAAATCTATAGCAGCAGCATGATCTTCAACCCATAACCAATCTCTAATGTTTTCACCTTTACCATAAACTGGTAAATCTTTTCCATTCTTAATATTATTAATCATTAATGGCAATAATTTTTCAGGAAATTGATAGCTGCCATAATTATTACTACAGTTTGAAATTTTAATAGGTAAATCAAATGTATGATAATATGCTCTAACAATATGGTCTGAGCTTGCCTTTGATGCAGAGTATGGACTTCTTGGATCATATGTAGTTTCTTCAGTAAACATTCCAACATCTCCTAAACTTCCATAAACCTCATCGGTAGAAACGTGATAAAAAATTCTATCTTTTTTATCTTGCCAATTATTTTTACATTCATTTAATAGGTTTAATGTACCTATAACATTTGTCATTATAAATTCATTTGGATTTGTAATACTTCTATCAACATGTGATTCTGCTGCTAAATGAATTACTCCATCAAAATCATAAGTAGTAAATATTTCACTTAACGCGTCAGCATCTACGATATCTGCTTTAATAAATGTGTAATTAAGTTTATCTTCAACGTCCTTTAAGTTGTTTAAATTACCAGCATATGTTAATTTATCTAAGTTAACAATGTGATAGTTTGGATAGTTATTAATCATCCTTCTTACAAGATGGGATCCAATAAAACCAGCACCTCCTGTAATTAATATTGTTTTATTCATGGATTCCATCTAGAATTATTCTTTGCAAACCATTCTTTAAATGAATTCCAAGAACGTTTAAGATTTAATGCACGATCTAGGTCTTTTTCAAATACTCTATATTCGAAAAATGGATTATTTAAAGGAGCACATTCTTGCTTACCCTTCATTACTATACCTAAACCTTCGTCTGTATTAATAGTACAAACTGCTAAATCTGGCGTTGAAGTCCTAAGCCTATACATTGCTTTCCATGTAGTGCCATTCCATCCACTATTATGTTGATCTTCTATAACTCTTTCCCATTTATTGCTATATTGAAAAGGATTACAATCATGCATAACAATAACTCCTCCATCTGCTAAATGATTTAAAGAATTCATTACATCTCGCCAAACCTGATCTGCTAAATGTAAACCATCTATAAATATTAAATCCCATTTATGATCTTTTTTAAACTCTTTAAATTCTCCATCTTCTAATTTTTTAAAAAAAACATCAGACTCAAATTTATGTGTAGCTTGATTCCTAGTGTCTGTATTGTGCTGATAGTATTTTTCAATATCGTACCCTGGATCTACTGAGTTTTTTGTTTTTACCTTTATGTGATTATAGTTCATCGCAGGGTATTGTAACCCTATTTCTAAATAATTCTGCGCTTTTATTTTTTCTGCTAAAGAATTTAAAATTACAGTTCTGTGCATTCTCATCATACTACTTATATGTTTTTAAAAAGATTTGTTTTATTATATATTAAAATAAAAAGGGCCACTAAGGGGCCCTTTAATTCTGTTTTAATTATTTTACATTTCTGTAAGATTAAACTTATACTTTTTACCAGTATTTCTATTAATTAAAAATAAATCGTCGCTTCCTTCTTGAATTGACCAGTGACCTGAAGTTCCATCAACCTCATTTTGTCTACCTTCGTTATTTAAATTAATATCACCTACTAATAAATTAGGAGTTTTAATCTGATCTCCTTCAGCCTTAATCCAAGTGTCTCCAATGTACATTGAATTATCAGATAAGAAAAGGTGTCTGATTTTATATTCAGCACTTCCTAAATCATATTGTTCATTTGCGTCTGGTATAATAGATGCAGTCATTGTACCTCCCATGTCAGAAGAATCACCTTTATCTCCTTTTTGTCCTTGATTTGCAGCAGTACCATCAAGTCCAGCTTCTCCTTTTTCACCTTTAGCACCATCAAATCCTGTACCATCTTGTCCAGCTTGACCTGTTAAACCTGGGATACCCATTGCACCTTGATCTCCTTTATCTCCTTTAGCTCCATCAACTCCAATAACGCCAGCTTCGCCAGCTTCGCCTTTATCTCCTTTTTCACCTTGTATACCAGTTAAATTAATATTCCAATCAGTTGATTCTGAATCTGATGTACTTTGATAAAGGTTATCAAAAGACATTACACCAGTAGAACTATCATATGAAGTTACTCTTGCAATATCAAAACTATCCGGTCTTGCAACCATAGATATTAAAACATATTCACCTCCTTGATATGATAAGCCAGTATCTACTGTTACTGTACCTAAATCTGCAGTTGGACTTCTATCATCACCGAGAGAGTGTGGACCATCAAATGATGTCATATAACTAGCATCTTCACCTTTTTGACCTTGCAGACCTGTTAAATTAATATTCCAATCCGTGCTTTCTGAATCCGATGTACTTTGATAAAGGTTATCAAAAGACATTACACCAGTAGAACTATCATATGAAGTTACTCTTGCAATATCAAAACTATCTGGTCTTGCAACCATAGATATTAAAATATAATCACCACTTTGATATGATAAATCAGTATCTACTGTTACTGTACCTAAATCTGCAGTTGGACTTCTATCATCACCGAGAGAGTGTGGACCATCAAATGATGTTGCATAACCACCTGCTTCACCTTTATCACCTTTATCTCCTTTTTCTCCTAGCTTTCCAATTTGCCCAACGCTTCCTTGGTTAATTTGTCCATTAAATGATAAAAGATCAGCTGATCCTTCACCTATACCATCACTAGGGTCTGAATCAACAATTATATTTCCTGCAACACCTGTAATTCTAATTTCTAATTTAGGAGTTGGTGTTAGAGATTGAAAGTAATATCCATCTACACCATCTGTCCAACCTAATACAATAGCTGATTTTTGATTAACTTCTCCAAATTCAACATATATTCCATTTTCTAGTTTCCATATCATAAAATGACTTTCTTCTAAAGTCACTGAGATACCGCTTTGTTCTGCTGATTTATGTACACCAAAAGTTTGATCTGCGGGTGGATTATCATTAATAATAGTGACATCTTTTCCATATGCAAACCTATTTGGTTTGTTTAAAGGGTTTTGTAATTCCATAATAAAATTGTTTTTCTTTTATATATCAACTACCAATACCACAATCTACCGTTGTCTCCAGTAAATGCTAATATTTTCCAACTTAATTCCTTAGGTGTTAAGTTATTTTTCCAAAGCCAATATTGAATTAGTCTTTCACAGCTTCTATCAGTTTCTTTAGTGTTTTCTAAAACAAAATTCCAAAAGTCTACAAATTCTTCAAGTCTATTAATACCAAATGCAAAACAAAAGCTAGGAGTCCAATTCATTTCCCAAGGTTCTTGACCAGGTATCATTAAGTCTTTATAGGCCCAGTGTTCTTTATCTGGATTAGGAGCATTCCATATTTTTTTAAAATAAACATCACTTTTGTTTATTAAATTAGTTTTACAATTCTCAGTTAAATTATATCTGCCTGAGAGCTTTACTATATAATCGTATTTTTTTAATTTATCTTTATAATTTTTTAAAAATATAGAATATAACAATGCTTCACAGTATGACTTATTTTCATGAGTATTTAAAATAACTGTTTTTTGTGCATCTACCTCTGCAAGTCTTATACATTCTAGATCTTTAGCTTTCCATAAATGTTCATATTGAAATAATAATTCACCCGCAGCTTCAGTATCTAAAGATGCATCAACTATGTATACTTTAGCATTTGGATAAATTGCATAAATAGAATTAATAGCAAATGTTGTGTGTGAATATCTTTCTCTGTCTGAAAAATAACTTCGGTTTTTAGTATAATCAAATCTACCTGAATTTGGTATTAAAACTGAACCTATAATAAAAACTGGCTTCATTTTGTTTGTTTTTTCTTAAAATTTACCCTGTCTTTTTTAGTGATATAGCCTTTACTCTGTGAAATAAATTCAAAAGGAAGTTCTAAATGATCAATTTGCATCTTACTTTTTTGATGCCTTTTCCATATCCATTTCTTCATTGGTGCACTTCTTTTAAAGTCATTTATTCTTTCAATGTTTTCATGAAATTGTTCTTTGTATTTAACAAATTCAGTCTTAGCGTGTTTATCATTCCACCCTATTCTATCTTCGCTTAAAGATATATCATGGTTATTCCTCATCATAAAAACTACTAATGTTTTTTTATTTATAATTTTATGTAACTTATGAGATAATGCAGGCGCTTGAATTACCTTAGGTTTATTTTCAATAAAACTTAACATTTTTTCAAATCTTGCAATACCGTGTTTAAATTCATCAACATGTTCATATTCTAATTCAAAGGCTACTTCCTTTGCAACATATGTTGTTCCAGAACGTTGAGGCCCACTAACTATAATATAGTTATAATACTTGCAACAGTCTATAAAATGTTTCCAATTTTTAAGCTTAATCACTAATCTATTTTTGATAAATTAAATTTAAACTTTTCACCAGTATTTCTATTAATAAGAAATAAATCATTTGCACCTTCTTGAATTGACCAATGGCCTGATGTTCCATCAACTTCATTTTGCCTACCTTCGTTATTTAAATTAATATCACCAGTTGAAAGATTTTGAGTAAATATATCTTGAATTCTAAAGTTAACATTACCTAAATTGTATTGAACATCTGCAGTAGGTATTAAATTGCCATTATCGTCTTCAAGAAATGTTGAAGAAATACTTGGACCCGAAGGACCTTGTGGACCCGAAGGACCAGGTGTTGAAATTATAGAAGTACCAGCAGGATCAGCGTTTCCATTTTGAAAAAGGGTATTTTCATTATCGATGCCATCGCTTGGATCTCCATCTACTACAATACTACCGGTTAAACCAACAATTCTTAATTCTTGTGCAACTACAGGATTAATAGCTTCAAAAAATACTTTATCATAATTTGTTAACCAAGGAAGCGTTAAACTTCTTTGATCAGTTGTACTTTGTCCATAATCAATCCAATTGCCTTGGCTTAAATCATAAAACCAAATCTTGTATATTTTTCCAATAGTATGTGCTAAAAGGCCTGTTTGAAAACCTGATTTGTCTATACCCTGTGCAGGAGTTGTTGGCATATTGTCTCCTATGATATTAGTATCTTCATCGTATATAAATCTATTTACAGCATTTAAGGGCTTTTCTAATTCCATTTTAATTTTTTTTTTTTATAATTTAATTATATATTAGAATTTTGTTTAATAAATGAGACTGTAATATATCTACGACCTGAATAAATTGGCCTTGCACCATGTCTATGTGTAATTTGACCGGGATGAATTGTTGCAGTTCCTACTCTCTCTGGATTTGACAATAAACTATATTTAGGAAAGTAAGTTCCACCTCCATCAAACTCATCATTTAACTTTACAACAAGACTTAAATGGCTGTGATCATGGTGTAATGCTAAATGTGACTGTGCATCTGGTAAATACTTAACTAAAAAGTTTTCGTTATTTAATCTATCCCAACCTTTACCTTCAAGCTTCCAAATATGAATTGACATTGGTCTAATAATTTCATTTAAAACCTTGTCGTATATTTTATTCATGCCAATGTCTTGTAAAAGAACATCAGTTGTTGGATAGAATTTATGCCTTGCATGTGTCCAGTTGTTTAGTTCTTCTGTCATTGCAATAATTTCATCACAGAAGGTTTTAGTAAACAGGGGAAACTCGTACACTTCATCTCCAATGTGATCTACTATCAAATCCCATTCACCTCGTTGAATAATAGGATCTAAGTATCTTTGTTTCCATGTATCCCAATTAGAATCATCTAATATTTTATATTTTTTAAAAGGTTTACTATTTTCAGTTTGTGAAGTTTTTTTGTTTGAAGTTTGTGTAATATGTTCTCGTTTATGTGCATAAAAATTTAAAGTTGGCTTAAACAAGTCTGCTACATCTTTTCTAGGATGTTTAATATAAGTTGCTGGTAAAAACTCATCCACTGGCATTATATTATTTAAGAAGTCATATTTTAATATTTTTTCTAAGCCACTTCTTGTCAAACAATATGACTGCATATTGTAACTGTACCCTGTTTTAAGCCAATTCCTTCCTACCTCTTCTTCAACTTCATTTGGATTTACTTTGCTTCTGCCTAAATAAAAACCATCTACATTTTCTGGTAAATCACTTAAATCTAAATGTTCTAATGAATGTATTGGGTTAAAATCTTCTTCTAAAAACATGCAAAGTTCATGTCCTTCTTCATATGCTTGCTTCCACATAAGATAATGGCCTATTGCACAACCTATTTCTCCTTCTTTAATATCTCTATTCCACCAATTATTAGGGTGATCTTTTAATTTCCATGTTGAAAAAGGCTTCCACTTAATATCGGTGCTTGTTCCATTCACGCCTACTATAATTTCCCACTTAAACTTGTATTGAATATTAAGACTGTTTAATTTATTTTTAAGCTTTTCGTTTTTAGAGTTTAAATTTAAAACGAAAGCCTTATTTATTTTATTTACCTTGCTTTTTATTTTATCTGTATACATATCCTTTTTCTCCAACGTTTGCAAAAATACCCATTTCTTTAACTTCTACCACGTCTTTTTTAAGTTTATCATATAAAAAATGTTCAAGGTCTGCATATTTTCTATTATTAAAACTTTCTTTAATTTCTTTTTCTATTTCTATAAAGGCTTTTCTAGTTTTATTTAATAAATATTCATCAAAGCTCCAACAAAAGCATCTATATAGTCTATCTATTGAAAGTGTTATTTGATTACTTTCCACACTTTCTAAAAAAACATATTTATTTTTTTTATCATGCTGCTTTACACTAAAGTTAGGAGATAATACATATCTTCCAGATAGTTTAAAGATTCTATCATAACCTAATAGGCTATTTTTAGTAATAATATCTTTAAAAATATAACTTTCCGTTCTATTTTTTACATATATTAATTTTAAATCTTTTTTAAGATCTTTAGAAACACCTGCTTTTATCATATTTGCTGAATATATTACAGCTTCAACCATAAAATTTTTTATATTTTTATCATCTAAAAAAGTCTTCAGTATTACGTTTTCAGGTAATGATTTTAATAAATAGTCACTTATTTTTTTAAAGCTAGCGTCTATTAACCATATTTCAGCATTATTAAAATTTGCATTAATGCTATTTATAGTAGATATTGTTTCAGAAAATCTTGCAATTTCATTATTTCCCCATACAGTATGAATCGATGATGTAATTAAGAATAAAACCTTTGAATCCTTACTTAATTTTTTTTTAAATACTGCCATTTTAAGTTATATTGTAATTTTTTAGTTTGTTTTAAAATTTATAATTAAATAATTCTATTTCTTTTTTATATATTCTTGAAACAATATCAATAGATTCTTGATTTTTATAATATTCTTGATATGGAAGTCTATCCATTTTTTTATAATGTTGTAAATTTATAGAATTTTTCTTAATATTAAGTTTTTTTAAAATATTTAAAAGGTCTTCTTCTAAGTTTTCAAATCTAATATACTCAAATTCATATTTTTTATTAATTGACCAAATGTCTATGTTTGATTTTAATTTATTTTGCCATTTTATATTTAATAAAAATTCATTAAAAGATTCTTTAATATTATTTTGACTTTTTTTCCATTCATACATAGAAACTGCCAAATCATATGGATTTCTTACATTACATATTTTTAAGTAATTATTAAATAAATCTTCACCGATATCTTTCTTTAATTCAAACGATGGTTTATGGTTATACCATTTTTTAGAAACGATATGCATTTTATTACCTCTTGACCCTACTATTCCATATTTATTTTCAGATTCTTTTTCATCTAAGTTTAAAATATTTTTGTTAGATTTTACTAATCTAGTAAAATTATTAATTTTATTTGGATTTATACAATATTTTTGTAAAAATATTTCGACCGAAGTACTTGCTGTCTTTTTACTTTTTAAATAAATAAATTTATGTAGATGTGAAACTAACAACTTAAAACTTATAATTAAACCTTTTTATTTCTTCTGCATATATCCTTGAAACAATATCAATAGATTCTTGGTCTAAATAATAATCTCTATATGATTTATTTTCAGGTTTAGTTTTTAGTAAATGCGGTAATTTAGTATGTTCTATTTTTATTTTTTTACAAACATGTTTCCAATCTTCTTCTAAGTTTTCAAATTTACCTATAAAATCCATTTTATCCATATCGGCTATGACTGCCTGAGGAGCCCAATGTATATTATAGAATCTATTATCTTCTTTTTCTAAAATAATTAAAAACTCCTTTAAAGTTAAATTATTATTTTCAAAAAATAATCCTTTTTGTTTTAAAGAAGGAGATGGTCTATTTTTCCATCTTTTTTGTATTTTATTTCTATAACAACTGGCTATTCTATCCCATGGGTTTCTAACAAATGTGAATTTAAAATAACTATCGTTAACGTCTATTGACTCTAACCTTTGTCTAAGTTTTATGTCTTCGTTTATTGAAGATTTTAAATTTTCTTTAATGCTACTACTTGCAACCTTAGGCATTCTAAACCAAGCAAACTTTTTTGTCTTAGAAGTAGAAACTAATAGAGGTAAATTTTCGTTTTGTTGACTAAAAACCATGTATTATTTAATGAATTTATTATTATTTATCTGTTAAATAATTTATCTAATATTTTTAATTTAATCGTGTCAATTATTGTAAAGCTAACTGGATTCCATAATTCTCTATCATTTAGTCTATCATATACTCTATATAAAGGTCTATATAGATATAAAAAATCCCAATGATCTATTGCGAATCTTTTAACCGTTGTTTTATTTGGCAATCTAAAGAAAAAGGCCAATAAAGAATAATCATAATAATTTACACTAAAATTAAATAGTTTAAATCCCCAAGATTCTTGATTATTGTGTAAATCAATTTGTAGTAAGTCAAAACTAAGATTCCACTTATGGGTTTTCCAACTTATTTTTTCTAAAATACTATTTATTATACCCATCTATTACTTTTTTAATCTTTGCACATTTCTCATATTCTTCTTGTTCTTCAAAATGTTCTAATAATTCTTCTAAGTTTTCTTTTTGAATATCGGTTGGATCAAATGGATAAACTATAAAATCTTGATTTTCACTAGCGTAATTAACTTCAATGTTTGAAGTGTTGTTTGAAGTATAAATTGCAGTATGTTCTAACAAGTATTCTTCAAATGTTTTACCACTGGTAACTATATTGTACATAACATCCATAGATGCGCACCAGTCATAAATAAAATCTTCATCTTTAAAATCAGGATAATCATCAAATATGTCCATTATATAATTGAATTAACAAATTGTTCAACCGTCTCATTACTTGAATTAAAGTCTTCTAAAAGTTTTTTTAAACCTTTTCTAGAAAATGTTAATAAATAACCTCCATCGTCATCTAATTTATAAGGAGCTTTATATGCCGTATCCTTAGTTTGTCTTAATTCATTTAAGGTTCTTTTCTTTGGCTTTAATTCTATTTTATCTTGTTTCATATTAATTATATGAAAGTTTATTCCTTTGTTTCAATCTTTTCCCACTTTCCATCTGTACTAAGTCTAAAACTACCATAATGTTTTTGTTTCCATAAATCTGGTTCAATTAAACTTAGAAAATAAATATCGTCTCTCTCATATAGATGATATACTTCACCCATAATAGGTTCAAAGTTACATTCTGCATTATATACCAATGTAGTCCATTCATACTCATTCATTAAATTATCATACTCTGCCTTAATTTCGTCCATCTTTGATTTAAAGTATTTAGACGCCTTAATTGAATTTGAATTATCGTGAATTACTGGTTTAAATGCAGGTGCACTAAGCGAAGTTGGATATGCCTTTTTCTTGGCGTCATATTCACCTGTTTCTTCGTTATAGACTATGTGGTCAGGCTTCTTCTTCATATATTATAGCAACATCACATTCTTCTTTACCATATCTTGAAGGTACTTGACTGGCTCTAATTTTACCATCTTTGATATGATCATATACCCAATCTTCAAAACCTAATTCATTAAACCTAAGTTTAATGTCTTCATTATAAAATGATACAATTGAAGATACTCTTCTTTGAATATCGCCTCTAGAAATATCATGTGTATTTCTTTCTAACTCATTATTGTATATTATTTGAATATAACCTAATTTTGGAATTCTACAAAATTTAGTTTTTAAAAATGATCTAACTATTAATTCATAGTCATCTGCAACTGTTAAATTTCTATTATGCCCTCCAATTTCAAAATAGGTAGACCTTCTCCATGCTCTAATGTGATTAGCAACGCCCACAATGTGTCTTATTGTTTTAGGGTTGACGCCCGTTTGTTGAGCAACATTTAATGTAGTGTTATTCCATTTTTCTTGTTTATAATCACCATAGCCCATAGCCCAATCTCCGAATTTTTTACCATATTTTTGAGAATATCCATTTTCAGTCATCTCAGCCCAATCTGTATAAAAAAAACCACATTCAGGATGTTTTAGTGCAGCCTTATGTAAGTCCATTGCACAGTTTTCTGTTAATATATCATCATGGTCTAATTCTGCTAATAGATAGCCCTTTGCCATAGTACATGCTCTCCATTTAACTTCTCCAATACAGCCTCCACTTTTTTCGCGAAAATCATAAACCTTTACTCTTGGATCTAGTTTAGCAAGTTGTTCTGCTATTTTTAAAGTATGTCCTTCATCAGTTGAATCGTTTACTAAAACCCATTCCCAATTTTTGTATGTTTGATTTTTTAAAGTTTCATATGTTTTATAAAGTTTTTTACCAGTGTTATAAATTGGAGTAGTAAACGATATCGTTTTAGGATCTTCTAAATTATTTTTTGACATCATTCTATTCATAGCATTGTTGTATGCTATCCAGCCAATTGGCTGTTTTCCAAATTTAGGGTGTTTTTTATCTCTTATTGCAAGTTTTTTCTTAAATTCATAAGGAAGTTTAAGTAAATTATCATATTTAAATTTTTCTAAATTTTCTAATTCAGTTATAATAAGATCAGGTTTAAATTCTATAATTTCTTTATTAATATTGTCAGTGTCCTTTAGGTATTTTTTTTCTAACTTATTTCCTCCTCCTTTAGATTTCCAGTCCGAAGTCAATTCAGGAGTATCTTTTCCAACATATATTATTTTAGGAAGCTTAGCACTACTTGGTTTTTTTAAGAATTTTAAATTAGCAATGTTTTCGTTTATCCAATTTACGTTTGTTTGATTTTCTTTATAGTATTTTTCTATTAATATTCCACCTTGTGAATTATCTTTTCCAAATTTATAATTTTTAAAAACTTTGTTATGAAATAAAACTTGACTTAAATCTACTTTTCCAAATTTTGTATTTTCAGGTTTAGCAAATCTATATTCTTGTTTACTAAAATCCTTTTTATCTAAAAATTGATTAAATATAAGTAAATGAGTATTTGGGTTTTTTAATTGTCTTTTTTCTAAAACGTCATAAAAATTATCACCTATTATATTCTCATCTCTTAAAAAATATATCCAACCTTCTTCTATTTTATTTACTATTTTATTCCATTCAACCTGATCTATTGATTTCATAAAATAAAAAAAAGTATTTTTAGATTGTAACTTATTTAAAAGCTCAGCATCTATGTCTTTTAAATTAGACGTATTAAATAGAATATGCCAATCAACGTTTACTTCTTTTTTAAAAATATTTTCCTTAATTACTAATAAATTTTTAGTAATATTGCATGGGGTTATTATATTAAATTTCATTTTTAGATTCTATGTTTTCATTAAATAAACTTGACTTTGCAATTTCCTCAATCTCATCTAAGAATATCTTATCTGTCCACTCATGTCCACCTGCTAGTTTCGCAGTACATCTCCAACATGTCACTGATACAGTATCTTTACCTACATTGACTGGGGTGCTACAATATTTACAATTTATTTTTTTTGATGCATTGTTATTTGCCATTCTTTGTTCTTTTTGAATTAATAATTGATTTATAAACTACTATTGGAAATGCTATTGGAAACATTATAATTGCAATTAATATGCCTAATATTCCTATAAAAAAATTCTTAATCTTTTTCATTTCCTTTATGTTTGGTTTTTCTAGTATACTTTTTTTTATTTTTATAGACATTAGGCCTCATTGCATCATAAATTTCTTTTATAGTCACGCTGATATGTTGTAAGCCTTTTCTGTCTTTCATGTATATTATATGTAAAAAACTAAAAAAGTTTATAAACAATTCTATATCTACTGATATATATTATAACAAAAAAAATTAATAAAAGATGATGTATACAGGCGCTTATATTATAGAGGATTTTTATATTGATCCTGAGGGTATTAGAAAATTTGCACTAAATCAAGAATTTGGAGTAACTGGTAATTTTCCAGGCGGTAGAACTAAAAGTTTTGCACATTGGGATGGACCTAAAAATATAATTCAAAAATATATTGAACCATTTCATGGTAAAATATTAAAATGGAAAGAAAGAACGCCTTATAATGGTGCCTTCCAATATACTACTTCTAAAAATAGAAGCTGGATCCATTCAGATGGAAATACATCATGGGCAGCTGTTTGTTATTTAACGCCAGATGCACCTATTACTGCGGGTACTGGTTTATTTAGACATAAAGAAACTGGTCTAGAATGGTGGCCAAAAAAAGATAAAGAATTACAAAAAATAGTAAGTCGCGATTCTCAAGATATGACTAAATGGGAAATGACTACAATGATTGGAAATAAATTTAATAGACTTATTTTATATAGAGGAAATATGTTCCATAGTTCATTAGACTATTTTGGAAGTAATAAAGAGAATGGTAGATTATTTCAAACATTCTTTTTTAATTCAGAACGTTAATATGTTCTGTGGTAACCATGACCGGCTACCCTAAACGTTCTTCTCCATGTACTTTTATCACTATAACTTTTATGAGGTTGAGTGTATTTAAGCTTTTTAGCAATTCTATTGGCCTTTGGATTTTTCATATTAAGCTGCTTTACTCTTTTATATGGAGTGCAACTTAAAGTAAAAATAAATAGAAAAACAAATAGTCTCACTTTTTTAACTTAGGACTCCAATTCTTACGCAGTCTATGTAATTGTCTAAATGCAGCTTTTTCATAATCATACATTTCAGCCCATGTTTGCGGAAAGAATCTTAAATAAATTTGAGTAATAAAAACCAATACCCAACCTGATAGGAAAGGATAACCAAATTCTGGTTGATCAAATCCCAGTGCTAATAAAATTCCACTACAGCCAAAAAGCCCAAACATAAGATAGGCTAATAGGTGTTGATTAAATATTGAATTAGAACGATCATGTAAAACCGGTCTATATAAGTTAATAATAACTCTTCTAATTTTCATAGCCCATTTACTATAAGGCTTTAATAAAATTTCTTCTAATGATTTTTTCATTTTAATTATTTTTATTTTATATATTTAACAATTAAACGTTTTCTTAATATATTCCTCCTTTTGTTTTTGACTAAGTAATAAATTGTTCCAAATTATTGGAAGTTCTAATTGACTAGATCTATGTATATTTACATATTTTAACATATTTTTTTTCATAGTTTCAACATGTTCTTTAAAAGGATAATTTGATTGTATGTTATCGTCTAAGGTTGCTTCACTAATGTAAAAATCACTTGAAGGAGTTACAAAATATCTTATTTTTCTTTCTTGATGTAATTTAAGCAATTGAATGGAGTATAAATGATCTTCTCCGTTTGGTAAATCTTCATCCATTCTTTCCGTGGCGCTTAATTTACTTTGTAACATTATTCTATCAAAGTTACTAGGATGGCCATGATCTACCCAATGCCCTTTACCTGGTCCATGTTTTTTCCTTTCAAATAATGAAACTCCCCATACACATCCCCAATACTGATTTTGATCACCTACTGTAAAATGATGCCCTCCTCTTTTTGTTTTAGCTACTACATCAAGAGTAAACTGTCCTAGCACGTCTAAATTTGGATAATGTTCAATATGTTGAGCCATTGATTTTGTAAAAGTTGGATATAACCAATCATCTCCGTCTATTTGACAAAGAAAATCTGAATCGCTTTTTAAGAATAGATCTCTACATGAATTTTTACCTTTACCTGGTTTTCCATTACTTTCTGTTCTAATAATTTTAAAAGGAAAATTAGTATTTAAAACTTCTTCATAAAAACTATCATTTAGTGTATTTACAACAATAACTGGTTCTATTTCTACAAGCTTTGAAGGTTCTAATTCTAAAACTGATTTTATTAGTCTTCTTAACCTGTCAATCCTATGATTTGTAAGTAGGCATAATAATATCTTATGTTTATTTACACATTTCATTATATTCACTTTCCCAATTTTTTGTAATAAACTCATTAAAGCTAACTTTTATCTGATCGTTTAAAAATAAAAAACCAAAAAATCTAGAATTAATTAAATATTGAGGTGTTTTTCTTTTTCTTAAATTATCACTAAATATTGCATATTCATATCTATTACTATTATCATCATATGTTATATGCTTTAATAAATTATTATTTATAAAATATGTACAGTGTAACACGTCTACTTGAATAGCTCCTTTAATATCCTTTCTCCATATTTGAAAATACTCATCATTTTTTTTAAAATATCCTGATTCATTAACAACATTATGGTAGTTTGAATAAAAATCGTTTTTAGTAAGTTTTAACATTGGACCTACAACCCCTAAATTTTTAAAATTATAAAGATATTCAATAGCGTCATTAACTATAAAATTATCACAATCTGCTATAAAATAATGTGCGTTTTTTTCAATTGCAAAATTAATAGATTCTTGTCTTATTTTAGATAAAATTTTAAATCTTTCTGCATTCCATTGATGTTCATTAAATTGTTTTAATTTTTCAGAAATAGATTCTGAGTTATAATAAACTGATGCATATTTTTGACTATGTTTTTTAATAAAGTTTTCTAATATTTCTTGAGTATTATCTTTATTATCATTTGTTTTAATATAAAGATGTATTCTTTTTTTATCAAGTGTTTGATTTAATATACATTTTAAATAAAAATCTAGACAATATCCTTTATCTTTAGCTAGAATTGCGACTACTATGTTTTCCATTTTTATATTATAATTTTGCGGTCTAGACGAGATTCGAATTCGCGACCCTCTGCGTGACAGGCAGATATTCTAACCAACTGAACTACCAGACCGTTTGAGCGAAAGAAGAGATTCGAACTCTCGACCCTCTGCTTGGTAAACAGATGCTCTACCAACTGAGCTACTTTCGCTTATAAAAAAGTTACCAGACAGGGATTCGAACCCCGACTGACTGGACCAAAACCAGCCGTACTACCATTATACTATCTGGTAATAACTTTCTAACTTATATATCTCTTACAAAAAGAACTTTGTACTCCGTAGGAGAATCGAACTCCTATTTTATGGATGAAAACCATATGTCCTAACCGTTAGACGAACGGAGCAAATTTATTGATTATTATATAACTCTAATAATTATTGTTTATTTTCTTTTAAATATCTTTTTGTATATTTTTTAGCTAATTCTACTGCTTCTAATTCTTTAGGATTTGCTGACTTAAAATACTTATATCTTTTAATACTATCTATAATTTCTTCAGTGTCTTGTAAAAAATGAATCCATTCGTGAATAGTTGTATCAATAATATCTTCTACCTTTTCATGGATTAACGGATAGACTATAATTTCATTATCGGTATAATCATATTCTCCATAACATCTCTTTTGTCTTTTCCAATCTATCCAGACCTTTGGTAATTTTTCATTAGACGATAAATTATTCATGCACCAATTGGCGACATCAAAAACTAAACTCTCAATGTCTTTTCTTCTTTTCCACCTTAATGAAGTATTTTTATGCCACTCTTTCTGCATCTAACTTAAATTTAGGATGGTACCATATCATCCTACTATTTTTGTCTTTTTCTCTAGCCATTTCAGGATTGCCATAACATTTCATAAAAGGACCAATATCTACCTTTGCACCAAATGGATTTTCCCAATCTTTAATTGCTCCACCTCCTCTTTGATATGCCTCTAATGGTATTTTATTACAAAGTTCTGTTATTTCATTAAAATATAGTGATAACGCCTGCCTTGCTATTAAGAATGGATTTAAGTTTGGAATTCTATAAATAATTTCAGCTCTTAAATAATTACCAATACCATTAAAATATTTTTGATTCATTAAAACTTCACAAATTGGCTTATTAAAAGCAGGCCTTCCTAAATTATCTCTGAGATTATCACAAAATTGACTAAACTCAGTAGTTGGATCTGGCCCTCTATCTTCTGACCAATAACTATTTGGCCACCATTTACCAAATCTCCTTACATCTACGAATGACAGAGACGTGCCATCATGGGCCTCAAATATTAAATGACTGTGTTTATGTTCTTTTCCTGTTTCAGTTAATCTAAAGTGACCAGACATGCCCATAGACATTCTGATAGGGTACTGATTCATATACAAAATTAGTTCTTTACCTCGACTCTGTGCAGTTATACCATAATCTTCTCTTGGTATTATAAATTTATCCCATTTATGAACTGGATTCTTTTTAGGATTTTTAAATGATTTTCCTTTTGCTACTTCGTTAATATAATCTGCTGTAAGTCTAAGTTCGGCTAATTCTGGCATCTGTTTGTTTTAAACTTATATCACCAAGTAAAGAAATGTTTCAACCATGCGAAGAGTCCATTAAGTTGTAAAACTGCAAGATTCCATTGCTTCTTTTGTGCAGTTTGAACTAATACACATGCAAATCCTAAGATGTATAATGTAGGCTCAACAGTCCATTGTGCTGCAATTAAAAAGCCAGCACCCATATAACCTATTCGAGTTGCAAGCCTTTCTGCGGGTGAAAGGTGTCTATTTGCAACCATTATTTTTAATAGTCTTCTTTTCATTCTTTTCAGATTTAAACGCGTATTTATATAGATGCTCTTCTTCTATTGAAATATCTCTAATAAACTTTATCCCTTTTATTTTTCTTTTCTTCATAAGCTGGGAACCTGCCCCAATTACCATGGCCATCATAATCAATGTTGTCATTAATTTCATTAGCGCCATTTTCTCTTTCTTGTATCTTGTGTTGAGTGTTTATCATCCTTACTAGGAAAAACATATATGTTCCAAAAATAATAAACCCTACTGTAAATATTACTATCTCCATAATTTATTTCTTAGTGTTAAAAAAATTAGCTAATCCTAATATTGAAGGTACCCAAATACCAACAAACATACCTTCATCTTTTAAGCCACTAAACCATAATGATACTGAAAATAAAAAGCTTAAAAAAGCTAAGATGATTGGGTAATAATTTTCTAAAAATTTCATAATTTTAAATTTAGTTGTTTAATATTTATACTCGATAATATTGGAATGTTTAAACTTTAGAGACTTTGTTTAAACATTTTTAACTTGTGATACCTTTGCCTAAAACAAGAGGAGCATCTTCTCTATTAATATTAATCTTAAAGTGACTATCGAATTCTCTAATAATTAATTTTTTATTTGTGTAGTTTGTGTAGTTTTTCCAAACATAGGCTTGCACCTTGTCATAAAGTTCTGGGTTTTCTTTTTGTACGTCCATTTTTAAGAGATATTTTTATTATAATATATCTTTTAAACTCTTAAGAATTATCCTTTATTTATTACCCTTCTTATATTGTACAATAAGATCAAGCGCTGTGCTTTCAAATTGGGTTAATAATAGCTCTGTATTTGCAATTACACAATGTCCGCCAATGCCATCTGTAGGTGGATATAAATTTGGTCTTACAACTCCTGGCATATCTAATTCAATATATCCAGAATTGTAAGTTTCTGTCCATTTATTAATCACGTCAAAATCAATATTGTGCTTATCACACATTTTCTTCATTTCTCCGTGCCATGCAATACATAAGCCGTAATATGTAGTACTTGTTAATTTAGCTAATTCTGTGGCATCTGAGTTTTCTACCTCAATCCATTTTATACCTAATTGACTATAATGTTCTTTTGCTATTTCTAAATCTTTTAAGTTGTTATAGCCGATAAATTTATAGAATGTTTCTATACCTTGTTTTAGATTTGGATGAATACCTCTTACTGGTGAATGGACACATGGTCCATTTAATTCTTTAGTAGTTCCAACAGGAACAGTAGAATGTATTATTGTAATTTCAGGTTGATATTCGTTAATGTACGTATTTGTAATTTCTACAAATTTTACTGAATAGGGTAAGCATATATTTAAGATTCTAACCTTTGATTTTATAGTGTCTAGTTTTAAATCTTTAATCATAGGTTCTATGTTTTTGGCTTGATATACTCTAGCTAATGATGAACCTATTTCACCATTTCCAATTATTGCAACGTCCTGCATAATATTATAATTATTTTTAATATATTATATATTTCTTAATCTTAAGAATTATCCTTTATTTTTAAAAATAAAATTGTTAATATTCTTTTCATAGATAAATTTTACTATTTCTCCAATGACGAAAAGAATTTTCTATCTCTTCATCAACTTTTGCTTCTATATTATTTATCACTTTTTCTTGTTTAGGCCTTAGCGCATCCATGACCCTCTTAAGTTTTTGATATTGTAGGCTTGAAATTTCAAAATCTTTCTTTGCTTTTTCAAGAGTCGAATTAACTCGATCCCAATCTTCTAACTCTACCCACAACATGCATTTTTCACCAACCTTATTAAAATTAGCTTCACTACCTATCTGGGTTAATGAACATCCCTTGTCTATTTTTGTCTTGTATTTTGGCTGTGAGCCACTTCTCATACCTCGTAAGGTACCGAAACCTACACGTTGTGATAGTTTATTAATCTTAGCTGCATCCTCTTGAGGCATGATTTGGATAGTGTTGCCTGTTTTGTGATAGACAATATCAACACAACCATAACGTTCTACATCTGAACAATCAACACAAACTTTATAGCCAAGATCTACTCTGCCTTGTGGTATTTCTTTTTTACAACTCTTACAGTTCATATTAAAATTTAATTACAATACCTAAAGTAAAAGCACTTAATCCAACTACTTGTAAAAGTTGATTAGGGCCAATTCCAATTCCAGGACCTTCAAATTTATGATAACTATTCATTTCTCTCTGATGTAAAATAAGACCAGTTGTAAACATCCCTAAACCCATACATGTTAAAGCGACTTTATTCTTTGACGCTTCAGTTCCTTTAGCAAATGTAGGCATTGATAATAAAACTGCAATTGCTATTATAATTATTTTTTTCATATTTTAAGCTTTAATTTATAGTACTAATATAAACAAAAAAAGCGACCCGTGAAAATCCAGGACCGCTTTTTTCAAAAGTTATTAACAATTTTATTTTTTTTCTAATACTTCGTCGTTGCTTTTATTTATTCTATGAGCATTTTTATGTTCACTCCATAAATACCCACACAACGTTCCGCATACGAATGATAATAATATTAATACCTCTAATGTGTATTTTATTTCTTCAGAAAGTTGCATCGTCTCGAACATATTTTTTAATTTCAAGAGTTATATATCATTACTTATTTTTGTTTTTCTTTTTTCTAACTTTTCCTTTCTTTTTATTTCTTATTGCAATTTTTCTAAGCACTTTAAACTTTCCATGCTTATACAATTCACTAATAGTAGGCCATGTCCATAATAAAATAATTGCAATAATAAATATCCAATCTAATAATCTCATAATTTTTAATATTGTTGAGGTGTCCTATAACTTGACCGGCAGCCTTGTGAACGAGAAAGGATTCGAACCTTTGACCGATAGCTTAGAAGGCTATTGCTCTATCCAACTGAGCTACTCGTCCTCTGTAATAGGACACCTCGGGGTTTGTGCTTCCTTGGTCTATATTATATGAAAGTAAGTCGGTTTGTTTACAAATCCCAAAATGTTTTTCTTTTCTTAGAAAACTTTTCTTTAATTTTTAAGATTATTTTAATTAACAGTTCCCTCAACCTTTATAACTACTTTTAAGTGAGACAGTATGATTAAATGAAAGCTCTTCATCTTCTACTCTTATATAATATCCATTTCTCATAAATTGTACAGGATAATCTTTTGTTAATCTAACAAATGGTTCACCATAGGCCATTGTTGAAGTTTTCTTATAGCCATTAAAATTGTGTATTAATATTTCATCACACTCATTCATGTTTACCCAATGAATTGTACCTTTTACCTTTCGGTCTAGTTCCATACCTGAAAAACTCTTTGGATCATATTCAGCAATTACCTCAACTATGTTTCCAGCTTCATCCTTTACACAATCAACTGCCTTTACTACGAAGAGTCCTTTCAGTCTAACTTCTCCACCAATCTTAAGTCTATGGTATTTTCGGTTGGCTTCTTCTCTAAAATCAGCACGTTCAATCCAAAATTCATTAGTATAATTAAGTAGTCTGCTACCATCATTTGAATTACCAGGATTATTTTCTATAATTACCTTACCAAATTCATGTAAGTTTTTTATTGTTAATTTAAGTGGATCTAGGACAACCATTTGTCTCATTGATTTTTCATTCAGTTCTTCTCTCAAACATTCCTCAAGCAAGTGTCTTTCAATTTCTGATTCACGTTTGGTTATACCAACCTTAGCACAAAAATTCTTGATCGAATCTGGCGTAAAGCCTCTACGTCTTAAGCCACTTAATGTTGGCATTCTTGGATCATCCCAACCATCAACAATTCCTTCATCTACTAATTCTTTTAAATGTCTCTTGCTTAATTTAACACCTTCAATATTAAGTCTTGAAAATTCTATTTGTCTTGGATGTGGTTGCTTTAATTCTAATGCATTTAATAGCCACTCATAAAAAGGTCTATGCTCCTTAAATTCTAATGTACAAAGTGAATGACTTATTTTTTCATACCAATCTGAAAGAGGATGTGCAAAATCATACATTGGATAGGCTTTCCATGTATTTCCAGTATTATGATGAGTTGCATCTATTCTTCTATAAATAACTGGGTCTCTCATTAAGATATTTTGGTGCTGCATATCTATTTTAGCACGTAATACACTATCGCCTTCGCCTTTACGCATTTTATTAAAGAGGTCTAAATTCTCTTGAATAGATCTTGTTCTATATGAACTGTCTTGGCCTCCATTCTCAAGGTCACCTTTCATTTCTCTAATCTCTTCAGATGTAGAATCATCCATATATGCTTTATCAGCCATGATTAAATTTTCAGCACATTCATTTAGGAATGTAAAATAATCGGACGTGTAAAGTGGTTTGCCATATTCAAAGCCAAGCCATTTAATGTCTGCTTCTATTGCATTTGTAAATATTGAATCTTCTGCTAATGGATTTGTATCGTCGAATCTTAAGTTGCAACCTACCTTGTATTTTTCTGCAAGGCCAAAGTTTAAACAAATTGCTTTGGCATGACCTAGGTGTAGGTAGCCATTCGGTTCTGGTGGAAAACGAAATTGAAGATTTTCTTTAGAGCCATCTTCAATTATTTCTTCTATAAAATTCATCCGTTTCTTTTTGGAGTTTGCTTCTTACTTTTTTTACCTCTATTGATTTTATTCTTATTACTTAAATCTTTATGATAAAGTCTTGTTAATTTCTTTTCGAATTCAGCATTAATGTCATCTCCTTTTTCGAAATGAACTACTTCTTTCTTTTCATTATAATAAGAAACTATTGAACTTCCCAATAAAGAATTAATAGAATAATATTTAGTTTGTTTTTTCCAGTCTTTCATTAGTTTAATTTACATAATATTCGATCCTTATTTATACAAGGATAGTGCCATATCTTTTTTTTGTTTCCATAATATTCAGCTTTAGATATTGTATAAGTTGGATTATCGTAGTTATATGCATCTAACCCTGTTTTTTCATAAGTTAGTTTTGTAACTTCTCCAACCTTGACATCTCCGTCAAAAAATTTAAATTCTAATTTATCTTTTAAATTATATTTATGCTTTTTCTTCTTCATCTTTTATTAATATTCTGGGAACATCTTTCATAAAAGGTCTTTTATAAACTGTTTTACCTCCATCTGGAGATTCGTATATCCAAGTTTCTTTCATTTTTTTATTCTTATTGTAATATCATGTGGAGCAGTTTCATCTCCTCCAAAATAAGGGTACAATACATATCTTTTATATTCCATAAAACAAGGTCTATTCATTTCTACACATGTTCCATCAACACACATATCGTACTTACTATCTATTATATTCATTGTCATATAAATTGTTTCATTTAAAGGAACACAACTTATTTTCTTATAACTAAATTCACCAAATGTTCTGCGATATGCAAATATTTCTAAACAATTTAATGCTGGACTCCATCTCCAACCAAATCTAATTGAACTTGTACTATGGTGATCTCCACAATCACTAACTCCCCATAGTTTATTAATATCCCATTGATTGTTAGGGTCTACTGTTTCATAAACGGCAGAACTATCAAAAATAACTTGTAAATTAAATGTAGTATCGTAAGTAGTTTGTCTTGCTGTTGTAGAACGATGTTTGCCTTCTTTAATTTTAAAAACTCTAAACCCATTGTCATCTATTTTCTTACATGAAAATAAAATTAATAATAATGAAAATACGTAAACTAATTGTTTCACTTTTTATCTTTTAATAAGTCTTCTCTACCTAATTGCTTGTATACTTCAAGTCTAGTCTTTTCCATTTTTTCAGCATACTTAGGATCATCCTTTCTGTTAAAAACGACTTGTTGAGTTAATGAACCACTGATTTTTTTAAGATCTTTATTTCTTGTTTTAATTAACCAAGCTGCAAGATCCTTTATACTTAAATCTTTAAATCTCCCTTCAGCGTCTGGTGCATCACTATGATGAAAGTCAGGAGCACCCTTAGGTTTTTTCTCAACTATGAATTCTTCAAAGAGTCTTAAATATTTCATAGCATTTTTCTTTTTAGTTTATTAACTTTAATGTCTAATTCTAACATTTCTTGTTTTGCTGCTAGTTTTTGTAAAGTTAAAACTAAAAGTTCTTGCTTTTTACCATCCTTTTCATCTCTAACTTTCCCTTTAATTTCATCCATCTTGATGTCAGTTTCTTTCCACTTGTCTTTAAGCTCTCTTATTTTAAGATTAAGTTCCGCCTTTGAACTTTCATTGATTTCAGTAAATGATTTAATATGTCTCATTATATTTCCTTTTTAATTTCGGCGTCTAACTTTTTAATTTCTTTAAAGTCTTTCTTTTTCATCTTTTGAAGAACTCTTTTAATTTCACTATCTGCTATTTTCATAATAGCTTCAGTAGATTTTGCTCTAGACTCAAGTTTTACCTTTGATACATACTTTCTTAGAGTTTCATTTTCTGCTCCAATATCATCCATTGCAGTTATAATTTCTTGCTCTTCATTCTTTAACTGCTCCTTTTTTAAATTATCTATATCCTTTGATTTATTATCTCTAGAAGAATTTCTTCTATTTGAACTATCGTAAGAATAAGAATCTTCTTCATCTTCTAATTCTCTTTCAAATTCTTCAACTGCATTATCTTCAATATTTAATTTTGCAATTTCTACTCTAATCTTAAATAGTCTTTCTGAATATTTTCTCAATGCTCTCTTTTTTCTAGGATTTAAGAATAGTCCTTTAATCCAGCCAAAAATACCTTCATTTAAAAGTTCTTCTAGTTCTTCTCTAGATACCTTTTCTTCTAAAATAAAATATGTTTCTTCTACTAATTCTCTATCTTGTATAAATTCTTCAAAAAGCTTCATATATTATATATCAATTTATTTTAAATGTTTTATAATATCATTATGTAAAGACTTGTCTACCATAGATTTCCAATCTTCATTTCCTTCTTTAATAGATGCTCTAATCTTAGTAGCTGAAATAAACATTGCTCCGGAATCTTTAGGTGGCATATACTCATTAATCTCATATCCTACTCCTCTTCCATAATTTACAGACTCTATATCTGGTATAATTATTACATCGACATCGTCGCCTTTTGCTGCATGATATTTTTTAATCATATCTACAGTTTGTTCAGTTGTAAATGGATTTTTTTCATCTGGTTCTATGTCTCTAACCATGATTAAAGCAGGCACTCCTTTTTTTAGTTTTTGATTAATTAATTCAATATGCCCAAAATGGTAAGGTTGGTATCTTCCAACGAATATTGCATATTTTTTATCTACGTTCTTAGTTGGCTCTCCTCCGTGATTTTCTTTATTCCACATTGTTTTTTTATGTTTTTAATTAATTTAAAATCTTTAAAATAAATATTCTCTATTATTTCTATAGAACTATTAGACAATATTGTGTTTTTATTTTTAGTGATATTATATTTGTTTATTTCTATTTTTTTATTTATTTTTTTAGAAATTTCTAAAATTGGTTTTTCAAATCCATCATCGTATAAATAAATCTCATTTATAGACGTTTTTCCTAATTTATTAAATATCCAGTCATATTGAGGTTTAAAATGTATTTGATTTAATATTATTTCCTTTGAGTTTAATAATATATCCTGAGTCCATTCTTCAGGGTTAAATTTATAATTATTTGGAATTATTAAATTTGACTCTATTCTATCATGTTCACAATTCCCTCCATTTGATAAATAATTAAAGGCAGATAAAAACCTATCAATTGGATTTCTTACAAATGTAAATGTCCAATTTTCTTTTACTATATTACATTCCCATGGATATTTATAATTAACATCTCTAAGATCATGTCCTTTGATTTTTAAGTTATTTTCATAAAAATAAGCTGCCCATGAATAACTCCCAGTTTTTGGCATTGCAAAAAATAATATATTTTTTTCCATTAATTAATATTTACTTCTTTAATTGTAGATAACAATTGATGTTTGTCTAAATCATCTATTAAGAATTCTACAGAATCCTCTATGCTTAAATTATCTAATCTTAATTCTGCATTCAATGGCTCTTCATAGGGAGCATCAATGCCTGTAAATCCTTTAATTTCACCAGCTCTTGCTTTTTTATAAAGTCCTTTAGGATCTCTACTTTCACAAACATCTAATGGAGTATCTACAAATACCTCAACAAAATCTTCACCTATAACTTCTCTAGCAAGATCTCTATCTTCTCTATAGGGTGAAATAAATGCAGTTAATACAATTGTTCCTGAATCTGCAAAAAGTTTCGCAACTTCACTTATTCTTCTAATATTTTCCTTTCTATCTTCTGGTGAAAAACCTAGATCTCCATTTAGACCCATTCTAATATTATCACCATCTAAGATATATGTTTTTAAATTTCTACCATTTAGTACTTCATCAAGTGCGTTTGCAATTGTTGACTTACCACTACCTGAAAGTCCAGTAAACCAAAGCACTCTACCTGGATGTCCTGTTACTTTTTCTCTTTGTTCTCTACTTATTGTAAAGTTATGTTTAGTCAAGTTTGTTGCCATTTCTATCTTTTTTACTATTTATTCCAAAATTACACGTGTACCATGTTCGTTCATGTACATAATATAATAACATTTTTGTAAAAAGTTCAGCTCCTCCTATTGAAAAGCCTACCTTTATATCTCCACTAATAAACCAACTTAAAGCAATAGTATCAATAGTACCTAATGCTCTCCAAGTTAATGTTTTTAGTATGTGTCTCTTTCTTGCTACCTGTTTATTTGACATTTTTAAAATTCTATTTCTAACGAAAGTGGTGAAGTACCTTTAATCAATCTGTGGTATTCTTCTTTTTTTATTTTAATTACAGAATCTATCTCTAATTTTTGAGGAAGTTTATTATCAAACTGAAACTTCCAGTCGTTTTTATTAAGCACTCTTATTATTCTATCTTGAGGATCTTGATGCCATTTAAAGAGATGGTCATCTGCTGTAGGATCAAAATGTCTAATTATAATATTTTTAGATACAAACTCTTCTGTAAAAGGTCTGCGTTGATCTTCCATCTGACTAACAACCTCTTCATTAGTCATCTCATTACACTTACAAGATTTACATTTACAAGGCTTCTTTACCATGGATTGTCTGATTTAAGTCCCAATTGCTTACCGAATAAGGTTGGTCCATAACATGCCCAAAAACCTGCTTTTTCTGGATTCATCTTTGCCATCTTATCACAGCCGTGTCTTGCCCAAAAATTAGCAGCTCTACCCGCATCATCATTTTTTACCGTAGTAGTTGGATCTCCCCATTCTAATTTCTTTGCAATAATAGTTCCATCTTCTTCTGTACGTCCACTGTTTCTATAAACAATAAACTTTTTATTACCGCCTCTTTTTGGAGAGTCAAGTTTTACATTTTCTCTTTTACCTTTATGTTTATATACAGCTTTCTTACCAACTTCTAGATTTTTTGCCATCCAACCACTTGGGCCTTTAAGAATTACATTACCTTTATCCCAATATTGTTTAACTTCTTCAAACAATTCACAATATGCATCACTGCCTAATCTAAAGAACGAATTAGTCAGGTCTAGACCTTCTTCTACGTGCATTTTAAGTGCCTCTGAGACATTATTATAATCTTTGAATGATTTTACGAATTTCATAATTTTTATTTACTTAACGTTTATATTACAGCTCTGCCTTCCATATCTTCCCAGTCTCTGTCGTTTCTAACATTGTTGTTTTTAATATCAGTTGCAAATAACATTGTAGGATTTATATTTAAACTGCCTGCAACTTCTATTAATGCTCTAACATCTTTTGGAAAACAATGTCCTCCATATCCAAAATCTCCATCTGGCCCTGGAACAGCCCAATGAGAATCTCCTAATCTTTTATCGTATCTTGCGTATTCTACTACTTTATCATAGTCAATTTCTAAACCTTTACAAATTTCATACATTTCATTTGCGAAAGAAACTTTAGTTGCTAAAAAACAATTAGTTACATATTTAACCATTTCAGCATAGGTAGAATCTGTTTTTACAATAGTCGCGTTTGGAAAAGGCTTTGCAAAAAGAGGTTTAAGTTCTGTTGTAGCTTCTCTAACTCCACCTAAAATAATTCTTGTTTGATTTTCAAAATCTTGTACGGCATTTGCCTCTGTTAAAAATTCAGGATTGAAAGTGACTGTTAGATTTTTCATTTTTTCATTCCATTTTCTTGTAGTACCTGGAGCAACTGTAGATTTTACAATGGCTATTCTAGTTTTAGCAAATTCGTCTAATTCAACTAACACATCTTCAACTATTCCAACATGACATGTTCCGTCTTTAGCCATAGGGGTTGGTAAACATACAAAAACTATTTCACAGCTCATTACTTCTTCTTTAGTAGAATTACTCTTAGAAGCATCTAAATCAAATGTTAAAACATTATAGTATTTTTTAAATTTTTGATAAACTGCGTTGCCAACAAACCCTTGACCTATAATGCCTATATTCATTTTTTTTGTTTAATTATTTTTTATTAATTTTACCCAATCGTCTACTTTCCAATTAGGCTTCCAACCTAATTTTTCTTCAGTATCAGATGGAAATTCCTCACTTGTGAATCTTTCACCTCTACGTTCTGGAATAATTTCCCATTCTCCGTACATTTCAGCAAGGTCTATAATGCTCACATTAATTCCACTTCTTAAATGCCATTCATAATTATCATCTCTAAGGGCAGTAATTGAAAGTCCACTAACAATATCTTCAACATGTGTAAAATCTCTACTTTGAGTTCCTGGAGTTACAACTGTGCATTTTTTACCATTTTTCCATTGTCTTTCAAATATACCAACTACTGTTGCATAATCTCCTGTCATTATTTGACCTGGCCCATAAACATTAAAGAAATAACATATTTCATATTTTAAATTAAACCACTCTCCATAGTTTTTAATTAGTTCTACCATTTTAGACTTCATCCAAGAATATGGTGAAAGGTTTTCATCTTTGCCATCATTGCCAAATTTAGAAGATGAAGCTGAATAAATTAATTTAGCAGCCCATTTTCTACACAATTGTAAAATAGTAGGAGTGCCTGAAAGAATAGATTTATGTACAAAATCTACATCGTTAAAAGATTGAACTATTCTACTATATTCTCCAAAATGAAAAACAGTGTCGAAATATTCTTCTTCTTTCAAATCTTGAAAAATCATGTCAGCGTTCCAAGTATTACCATGAATATAAGTAACTCCTTCAACGTGGTTTTCCTTTTTTCCAGTAAAATAATTATCTAATGCTGTAATATTAGCAGATGGATATTTTTTTATCAAATGTTTTATTAAATTACTACCTATAAAACCGGCACCTCCAGTTACTAAAATATTTTTCATATTGATTATATATTTATTTTAAAATAAATACTTTGTTACATAAAATATTTATTTACTAAATTTATTAATTCTTTATAAGAAGAGGTAGATTTAACGATAGCCCCTGAAAATTCAGGGTACCAGGCTTCAAAACTATTGTGAGTAATTTCCTCTCCTTTTACAGCATATACTAGATTAATACCTCCGGTCAAACTAGCTAAAATTGAGTTACCTCCTTGTACAGAAATTTGTTTAGAACATTTAGATCCTAAAACTAACTGCAATTGGTTAAAGGGTATAGATTGCTGTGATGCAAAAATATTTAAATCTATAATATTTGGAAATTCTTCTTTAATTAAATCAAAGTCATTTAAGTCATAAACTTGTGAATTATCATCAGGAATATGGTTTGATTGGGGACGATTATATATTATATTATATTTAGGTGTTAATAATTTAAATAATATTCTTAAAGTATCTAAATCTAAATAATTTACAGGCGGCCCTGTCCATTCAGTATTGTATTTATTATTTATGATAATATATTCTTTTTTAAAATGGAATTTATTGTATTTAGAAAAATATTCTGTATAAGGAGGCATTAGCCATTGGTCTTTATTTAAAACATCAAAATGTATTCCCTTTAGAGGAACGTTTGCTGGCATAAGGCAATATCTTTTATCATATTTTTCTTCTATACTATCTTTAGGTAAAAAATAATAAAATGGAAGCATTCCCTGGGATGTAATTACTTTTACATTTACACCTTTAACATGTAAATAATACACATAAGGTGTTACCATAATTATTTCATACCCGAATTCACACCCGGTACTTCCGTTTCCAGAATCAATAATAATTGTCTGTTCCATTATAAGAATATTTTAATTTTAATTAAGGCTGAGTCTATTATTTGATGCATATCATAATATTTATATTCAGCAAGTCTACCTCCAAAATAAATATTTTTTTCAGAATCTGCTAATTCTTTATATTTATTATATATATCATTATTTTCTTTATCATTTACAGGATAGTATGGATCCGTTGTTTTTGCAGAATATGGGGTAGGATATTCATGTGTAATATAAGTAAAATCACAATCAACGGGATCAAAGTGCTTATGTTCAATAATTCTAGTAAAAGGTATTTCTTCTTCAGTATAATTCATCATTGCACATCCTTGATAATTATTAGTCTCTACTCTTTTATGTTCGAATCTAGTTGTTTTATATTCCAATTCTCCAAATTTATAATCGTAAAATTTATCAATAGGGCCCGTGTATATTACCTTTTCATGATTTGGTAATTCAGATTTAAAGTAGTCTGTTTCTAATTTTACATCGATGCCTTCTAATAATTTTTCAAATATTTGAGTGTAGCCTCCAATTGGAATACCTTGATATTTGTCATTAAAATAATTATTATCATATGTAAATCTTACAGGTAGTCTTTTTATAATTTCTTTAGGTAATTCAGTTGGATCTTTTCTCCACTGCTTTGCAGTATATCCTTTAATTAGCTTTTCATAAACATCTCTACCAACTAACTTTATGGCCTGTTCTTCTAAATTTTTAGGCTCATCTATTTCCTTACCTTGTTCTTCTATAATAGCTTTAGCTTCTTCAGGATGCGTAATTCCCCACAGTTTTGAAAAAGTCCACATACTAAATGGAAGTGAATATATTTCTCCTTTATAGTTGGCAACTGCCCTTAAACTAAAATCATTAAATTTTACAAATTGATTTATCCATTCCCAAACTTCTTCATTTGATGTATGAAAAATATGCGGGCCATATTCGTGAACGTGTATTCCATCTCTATTACTTGTGTAACAATTTCCACCTAAATGATCTCTAGAATCTATTACACAAACTGATTTTCCTTGTTTATTAAGCTCATATGCACAAATAGAACCGAAAAAACCTGCACCTACTATTAAATAATCGTATTTCATAATTTATAGTTCTTTATCGTGTCCACCGTCTCTAACTTTTTTAGCTATATCTGAGTCAGCTCCGCCCCATGTGCCGTCTTGCTTTGTCAAGAATGAGTTAACTCTTGCATAACCCCACTGAGCTTGTGTTGCTCCCGGTCTGTGACCACTTTTCCAAGCAGCTAAGCCTCTTTTCATAATAATTCTAAGTAAGCCAACTGGAACACCTGATTCTTTTGCTTTATTCTTAATACCTGTTTCCATGCCATCATCGCCCATTGGACTTTGATCGTTAGTTTGATCTTTCTTTTCATTAACAAAACTTTCTAATGTCTGTAATTTTTTCATGTTGCTTTCTTTTGATTCATATTGTTGTACCATTTCATAATGATTTTTAATAAATTTTAAAAAGTTTTCATATGTATCGGGTTGAGTTTTTGGAGTATCGAATGTTTTAAACTTTTCATGTTTAAACACCATTTTTACAAAGTCCTTAACGTCTTTTGCTCTTCTTGCAATACCTGTTAGTTTTGAAGTAAAGTTTTCATCTAATTTAAAAGATTCATGAAGTTCAGATGATTCAGTGATTTTTCCACCTTTTACATAATAATATGTTGGCATCTTATCCCAATCTTTACCATCGGTTTTTACCCCTGTATATGTTTGGTTGCCATCTTGCTTCCATGCTCCTCCTCCGCTTCTAAATTTAATCATTGTTGGAGTCTCTTCATACCATGTCCATTCTCCATCAGATTGTTGTGCAACATATTTTGCCCATGATGGGATGTCTCTGTGTTTTGTAATTTCTTTAGGCAATTCTTTCTTTTCATTAACGGATTCTGCCATGGCCTCAATATCCCACTGAATTCTTTGTAGTGGATCATCTCCTCTATTATTTCTTTTTACCCAGTCAATAAGTCCAAGCTCGTTGTTTGCATTTTGTGCCATATCAGCCGCATGTTTCCAACCATCATTTGACGCAACATCTTCGATCCACTGATCATATTTTCTTTGATTCCATTTTACTTTAGGTCTTGCTGATTTATGTGGGCCATCTCCTAATGTAGAAGTAGCAGCATCATAAGAACCTGGAAGGAATACTCCAACTTCTTTACCATTGCCATATTTAATAGTTTTTCTATATCTTCTTAATTCATACTCAGCATCTTCAATCTTTTCTCTACCTGTCATTCCACCTAGTCTATAACCATATGCTAGTTTCATTTTTTCAAGTTCATCAGCATCTGTTTGAAAATGCATGTCTTTAACTTCAATGTCAGTATAATCTCTGCTTCTGCCATATCTACGATCTAACATTTTATCATAGTCTTCATTAATAGACTCAACAAGTTTAACATCTTCAGCTGGATAATAATCTTCTGTACTACCATCAAATCTAATTAATTGATGCTTTTTACCTTTAATCTTTTTATCTTTACCTTTAACTAATTCACCAGTGCCATAAAGTTCTCCATCTTTATAAACATGAACTAATTCAACAGCTTCATCTACACTAACTCCTCTCTTCTTTAAAATCTTTTCAATTTCTTGATAGGCTTGCTTATATTTAGATTTTGGATGTTCAAACCCTCTTTGATAATTAGCATAACCGTCAAGTGCAGCATCATACATATCTTTTAACTCCTCATCTGACATTTTATTATTAAATACAAACGGTCCTACAAATGCTTCACTTAAAAATTCATCAATTGTCTTTAGTTTAGTATTTAATTTTGTGTTTTTAATATCTTCTATTCTCTGTGTTTCTTTTGTAGCTTTCATATCATCTATAAAAGAGTCTAATTCTTGTAGATTTTTCATTTCGTTCTTTTTGAATTTTTTGTGATATGCTGTAGTGAATTTTGACTTTTTAACTTTACCTTCTTTTCTGGCTTTTTTATCTCCTGGCATTTCTTTATAGGCACTTGGATCATCATCATCCATTGCACCTTGCTTTTTCATTTGGTCTTCTTTCTCTTCCTCGTCTTTATCACTAAGACCAGTCATGTAACCATCAGGGCCAGGTTTTTTTTCTAAAAATATGTCAAATTCTTTTAATTTTTTCATAATATTAATATATATCACTTTATTGGTGTACTAAAAAACTAGCACTATGTACCTGTTCTATATATTCTAGTTTATTTTTATTAAACCAATCAACGACAATCTCTTTCATCTTAATTGAATTACCTGTGATTATTTCTGCATTTTTAATATTTTTCCAGAAAAGTGCCTCTGCTAATACTGCTTCTACCTCACCATGTCTAATCCCATGCAAGTCTATCTTTGTCATTTTCCTCATACCAATTTGACTTATTAACATTATATAGATAGTCTATCCATTTGTTTATTAATGATTCTGCTGTAAACCTTTCACCATGTTTTCTACAATCGTGTGGAGAAATTGTGTCTATTTTATTTATGGCCTCTACAAAGTCTGCAAAATACTGACATCTAAATCCAGTTTTACCATTTATTACATTATCAGTATAGCCTCCCCAATCGGTTGTAATAATAGGTGTGCCTGAAAGTGCAGCCTCAGTGGCTGTTAAACCAAAGGGCTCTACGTAATATGTTGGGGTGATCATTGCCTTGGCGTTTGCAACATATTTCTTTCTACTTTCTAAATCTAAATAACCTACAAATTCAACATTATTTAATTCTATCTTTGGTGGTTTACCTTGGCCTGCAAGTATAAATCTTTTATTTGGAAAATGTGCAGCTAAATCAAAGAATATTGGTAGGCCTTTATCAATATTTAATCTTGACATAAAAAGGAAATAGTCTTCCTTTTCTTCTTTAAATTCAAAGTCATTAATACTATTTGATATTGGGGCAATTACGGTATCATTCCAAATGTTTTTTGCAAAATCCTTTTCTCTGCCGTAATGATAGTGTCTCCAACTATGTGAAGTAAACACACTCCAATCAGCACCATTAGGCCACATCAGATGTCCAATATGTGCATCTATTATTTTTACTCCTCTTGCTTTTAAGTCTCCTAGGTGTTTTATATATGTACTCCACATGACTAAAAGTATATCGCCTTCTTTACAGTTTTCTAAGAGTAACTCCTTTGTCTTATTTATAAATTCTAATTCGTTTTCTGGATTGTCGCGCCAAACACCTAAATCTCTTCTAGTACTTTCTGAAGATTTTTCAAATGCTTTAAAACGGGCTACGTTGTATTTTTTAAAGCATTCTACGGTAGACTCTTCGAAGCCATAATATTTTACATGAAAACCCTTTCGGTATAATTGAGTTGTTAAGTGATAGGCTGCTCTTGCAAATGCATCTCCTGTAACTTCATTACATGATGGATTTCGATGTGTGCCTATAATGTGAATGTTATTCATATTCCCTATGAATTATATAGATTTATTATAAATTGTTTCTATATCTTATCGTAAAATTCACTAAAAATCAAAGTATACTTGTCATACGTCATGTCTTTAAGGAATTTACATTTTTCAAACTCGTCTAAATCTTCAAAATGTTTTACCATTTCAACGTTTATTATTTTTTCAAAATCATCTAGTAACAATAGTTGATAAAAATCAAACGGTAAATAAACTAGATCTATAATTCCACTTGTAAAAAGAAGATCGTCAACTGTAATTTGCTGTGAAAGAACTTTATAACCGTTTTCCATTGCGCGGTTTATCATTTCCTGTTCATTTATTGGATCTATGTCAAATTCAAACTCTTCCATCTTATCTTTCTCCTGATGATGGTATATAATTTGCAATGATGTACCAACTTGAAATTGTAGAAGTAGAATCATCATCACCATTTCCTCCACTTATTGTTAAATTTACTCTTTGAAAAATATAACCATGATTAGCGAATAATGTAATATTTGATGAGCCATCAATTCCTAAAGTTGAACTAATAGTTATTTTTTCAACTAAATTTTTAACATGGACAATGTCTCCGTCATTGGAACCATTGTCTGGTAGCTTAAAATTAACTATAGATCTATCAGTATTATTAATTAAACTTAATTTATCTACAGATAAAGTATCTCCATCATTATTCTGTGTATAATAATCAGTTGAAAACGAAGATCCTGGACCTGTAACTCCTATTTCACCTTTATCTCCTTTAGGACCTGATGTTGTTGAATCATTGCCATCAGTACCTTTTTGACCTTTAGGACCTGATGTTGTTGAATCATTACCATTAGTGCCTTTTTGACCTTTAGGACCTGATGGACCAACTGGACCTACATTACCTTGTTTTCCAGTTCCACCACCTGGACCTGTAGCTCCTATTTCACCTTTATCTCCTTTAGGACCTGATGTTGTTGAATCATTACCATTAGTACCTTTATCTCCTTTAGGACCTGAAACTGTTGAATCAGCACCTTCATTCCCTTTAGGACCTGATGGACCTGAAACTGTTGAATCATTTCCAGCATCACCTTTAGGACCTGATGGACCAGCAATCTTTGAACCTGGACCTGTAGCTCCTATTTCACCTTTATCTCCTTTAGGACCTGAAACTGTTGAATCAGCACCTTCATTCCCTTTAGGACCTGAAACTGTTGAATCATTTCCAGCATCACCTTTAGGACCTGTAACCCCTGCTTCACCTTTATTACCCTTAGGACCTGAAGTACCTGTATTACCTTTAGGACCTGAAACTGTTGAATCGTTACCAATATCACCTTTATCTCCTTTAGGACCTGAAACTGTTGAATCGTTACCATCATCACCTTTATCTCCTTTAGGACCTGAAACTGTTGAATCGTTACCATCATCACCTTTATCTCCTTTAGGACCTGTAGGGCCTGATGCACTTGGCCTATTAGCAGAATTATCTGGAGCTGGTTCTCCTTTCTCACCTTTAGGACCACTAAAACCTATTTCACCTTTTTGTCCTTGATTTGTACCATCAGCACCTGTTACCCATACAAGTGTCCAATAATATTGATCTCCATCTTTTGCTAATTTTAATAGTTGACCTTCTTGTCCTGAAAAATCTTCTACATTTAAATAATTAGAAGGATTTTGACCATTTGGATAAATTCTGTAATTTGCAAGAGAACCTGTTAGTAGTTTATAATTATAGTCAGCTTCAACGTGTTTTAGGCCTCTACCTATTTCTTCTGGATATATTGGAAGCCATGCACCTTTTTCACCTCTATGTCTTAGATTTTTAAAAGAATCTGAATCTGCTGCACCGTAATTATCTAATGACTTACTCACCTTTTACCTTGTTTTTTTATAAAGAGATAATAAGTTCCAATATTCATCGTTTCTAACTATTTCAATATATTCACATTCAATATAACCGAATTCAATATATGGGAAACATGTGTAATTTTCAAAAAGATCATTTAAGCCTTTAAGTTGTAATTTTAATTCATTTAATTTCTTAAACGTTTTTTGATTAATTTGATTTGGTTTTTGTGTTTGCCAACCTGTTTCTAGATTATTTAAAAATATAATATCTGTTCCTTTTTTAAAGCTAAAACTTAAAACGTTAAAAACATTTTCATTTTTTGTGTAACATTTGCAATTGTCAACAGGTTCAGTATATTTAAACATTTGATTTATAAACGCCCTGAGTTCATTTATATTATCGAACCTAGGTACAGTCTTCTTACCATAGTGTGAGGTTTTATTAAGAAGAATAGAGTCTATTTTTCCATTATTCTCTTCAACTATTTTCAGAGCATTATAAATATATGTTAATGAAAGTCTGTCTGTTATCATTTTATAAATTATTTGTTACGAGAAAGGCTAAAATACCAAGTATTGTAGTTATCATTAGCCAAAATGCTTTACTAATATTTGCTTTCCATTTTATTAATTCCTTATGTTCAGTTAATAAATCAATACCTAAATCTCCTCTCTCTTCAATCTTTTCTCTAAACTCAGTATTCTTAATAGTTTCTACAACTACACCTGTTCTTGGATTTAAAAGTTCTTTTTTTAAACTTGAAATTTGTTCTTTCATTTCAGTTTGATTATCCATTACTTGTTTAATAGATTTCTCTAAATAAATTCTGTTAGGATCCTCAAACTTTTCCTTTAACTGTGAAAATGCTTGTATTAATTCTCTTACTAATTCTGAATTAGATTTTTCTTGACTATTTGACATAATATGTAATAAGTTCTTTTTACTATATATTTAAAGAACTTTTATAATATGTCAAATATATTATAAATTTAATAGATTCTTATTTGCCGCCTTTGCCGCCATCCCCTGGATCAGTAGGATCTGGATCAGTAGGATCTGGATCAATAGGATCTGGATCAATAGGATCTATTTGAGATGTGATAAAATGAAGTGCATGCATCGTTTTAATTAAGAATAATTATATGTTGAACTGGCCATGTATGTAGAGCCATCATAAAATAAAACTACAGAATCTATTAATCCAGAACCATTTGATGGTTTATATGCATTTCCACCTGGCCAAATAATATCTGAAGCACCTATACTCCATGTTACGCCAGTACTCAGTGGTTCATCTGCAGTTATTAATTTTAAAAAGTAAGTTGCGCCTTCTTGTGGATTCTGTAAAGTTATAGTTGTATTACCGCCTAATAATTGTATTTCTGCAGAATTACCATTGTTTAAATCCACTGTAGTCGAGCCCGTTGACATACTTGACCAAGTCTGACCTTCAATGTATGCATTACCTCCGACCTGTAGAGTCTGAGTCGGCGTAGTTTGATTTATACCAACTTTTGTATTTGCAATGTCTATATAAACTAAATCTGATGTAACTGGATCATTATTTATATCTCCGACAAATATTTTACCAGTATTTAAATTTGGTGTATCATTTGTTCTACCGGCTCCTCCTATTTTAATAGAGCCATTTGCGTCTACTCTTTCTACTTTTGCAATATTTTGAATTAAATGATCCTCGCCTGATGGCCTTACATTAGTTAATACACCTGGAGTTGCACTTACATAAAGAGTATCTCCTAAACTATAACCCGCACTCAATGTATTAAGTCCACTAATTGTTCCAAATGTAACTACTTCAACTGATGCGCCCAAAGATACAGTACTAAGTGCACAACCAAATGCTGGCATTTTACTAGCGTCATTAGCATCTGCCTTCATTACAATTGGAGTATTTCCACTAACTCCACTAATATAAACAACATTACCTGCTCCTAAAGCCTCTCCTGCCTTTGCATTAAATCTAATAGCTCCTCTAAGATCTCCAATAAATTCATCACTTACTTCAATCTTTCCAATTACTTCTAAAGCTTCTGATGGATCACTTGTACCAATACCAACATCTCCTCCACTATAATAAATATCTCCGGCAGCAACGCCTGCTTGCCAATAATTAGTTCCATCTGGACCTGAAGGGCCAGTTGGACCACTTGGACCTTTACTTCCACTTGGGCCTGAAGGACCACTTGGACCTTCACCTCCACCTGGACCACTTGGGCCAGTTGGACCTGGGTTACCTGGGCTACCTTTTCCTGCTATACCTTGAGGACCTGATGGACCGCTTGGACCTGAAACTGTTGAATCAGCACCTGATGGACCACTTGGACCTGAAACTGTTGAATCAGCACCTGATGGACCACTTGGACCTGAAACTGTTGAATCAGCACCTGATGGACCACTTGGGCCTAAAGGACCTGAAGGGCCGGTTGGACCTGGGTTACCTGGGTTACCTTTTCCTGCTATACCTTGAGGACCTGATGGACCACTTGGACCTGAAATTGTTGAATCATTACCTTGAGGACCTGATGGGCCACTTGGGCCTGTAGGACCACCACCTTGTCCACCTTGGCCTAATGTCCAATACCAACCTTCTGTACCATCATATTTTAATGTTAGTACTTTATCATCGTCTCCTGTAAAATCTTCGACTTGTGCTCCAGTAGAACCTGGAGAAACTGCAGATGGATAAATTCTGTAATTTGCAACTGTACCTGTGAGAACTTTATAGTTATAATTAGCCTCAATGTGTTTTAGAGCTCTACCTACCTCATCTGGATATATAGGTTTCCAATAACCTTCAGCCTCTCTGTGAATGTTATCTGCAAATGCATCTGAATCTGCTGCTGTATAATTATCTAAAAGTTTACTCACTATTTAATCTTTTTTTATAATCTATATATTCCTTTATTTTAGGTCTATTAATTTATTACCTGTCTTTTTAATAATAAGATCGTCACTCTTTAACATAGAAGCAAGAGCTCTACCAAAATCTTTTTCTGCAACTGAAGTTGAATGTATATAACTCCATTCTTTTGCATTTGCATTTGCCCATTGCATCCAAACTTTTTTAAGTTCTACAAAGAATTTAGAGGAGTCTGAAATATTTTCTAATTGTTTTTTAATTTGACCTCTCTTCTTATAAGCCCATTTTTTAAAATCTAAATAAGCAAGTTCATTGGGTGTATCTTGAAACTGAGGCCTTGCTTCATTTACAAAGCTTTCAAATGTCTTTATTGTTTTCATTTTATTCCTAAATCTTTGTGTAAAACTTCCATAAATGGCATAAAGTTTTGTTGACCATATTCATCTCTAAGTATTTGACCTACTGCCAGTGCAAAATCTTCATAAGACATTGAGTCGTCTATTTTAATCATTGCTTTATCAATATACTTTGCAAGTTCTTCTGACTTCTTTGACTCATCCATTGAGTCTCCATTAATCCATTCTTCAAAGGTTCTCATATCTTTCATTATTTACCTGCTTTTTTTAAAGTTACTTCGATCATTTTCTTAGCAGTTGCCCAATAACCTGGACCTCTAAAGTCTCCGCCAATTTCGTAACAGTCTTTTTTTACACCTTCGATAAAATCAACAACTTCTTTTTCAAAGTCATATTCCCATGTATTCCATCTGTCATCTTCTTCATCGGAAATAGTTGCAGAATACATATGCTTATATTTTGCTTCGTTTACTTTATCTTTTAATTCTTTAAATTTTAATGTTTTCATAATTAAGCACCTCCCTTTAGGTTGTTATTTTTTAAACGCCAATACTGGCATATGTTATCATATCTTCTATAGCTTTTAAAGCTTTCTTTTTTGCAGCATCAAATTCTTTTGAATATCTGCTTGCAGATCCACCTTTGTTTGATCTACGTATTTCGTCTCTTAGCTTTAATAAACCTGCTTCTTCTTTACTTGTTTTAAGTTTAGGCGCAGCTTCATTTATAAAACTTTCTAATGTTTCTAAATTTTTCATAATATATTTTTTTGATTCGCCTTTAGTGACCTTAATCTTTTCTTCTAGTTTTTCAGCACTAGCCTCTTCAATATACTCTCCAAGTTCTGGATCGTCCCATCCATCAGGAGATGCTAAAACTGATTGTAGATCTTCTCTTGAACCTGTTAGCTCAACTTCTGGCCAACCACTTGGTCCACTAGGATCTAAAACTTTCATTGTAACTTTATGTTTCTTTAAAAGTTTTTTAAGTATCTTTGATTTAGGATCCATTGCATCCATAACTACAGTAGCTTCATTTATAAAACTTTCTAATGTTTCTAAATTTTTCATAGTATTTTCTTTCGCTTCGTTAAATTGTTTTGCATATTTTTTATAAGTAGATGGTGAAGTAAATGCATCAATTGCGTCAATCATACCACTGTGTTGTTGGCCATCTAAATATTCATCAGCCAATTTTCTACCCCATTTGCTATTTAAAAAGTTATATGCTCCTTCTTCTGTAAATTTATAATTACCCATTAAATAATTTACTGCATCTTCAATTGCTATTTCTACTTGGTCTTCATCGTGTGAAGCTGACATAGTTCCCCAAAAGCCATATGCTGTATTTACCATATCTATGTCAATTGCTTCACTAACATATTCTTTCATGAAACTTTTTATTTTTGATTTTGGAGCTTTTCCTAAAATAATGTCTCTTAATTCATACTTATTAATAACTCCTTGTCTTATTGCATTTGCTACTAATTTAATATCAAGATTATGGTTTGATAAAAATTCTTCAGTTGTTCCTGTTCCTACATTAGATGCAAGTCTATGTAATGAATATGCATCATCAGATAAAGACTCATTAATTTTATATTTTCTAAGAAGTGCATGATAAGTTTTTTCTTCTGAGCTTGTCATTTGATGTATTGTACCATCTTCTTTTCTTTTTAAGATTTTATCTAAATGTCTTTTATTTAAATCTCCACCTTGTTCAGCGTCTATTGCATCTTCTAAACTTGCAACTTCAATCTTTTCATTCATAGACTCTTTAAGAGTAGACACGAACTTAAATAATATTTTACCTTCTTCTCTACCTCTTAAATCAATTAAAAGCTCTTCAGAAGCTGGACCCATGTTTTCCCAACGTTTATCAGATTTTTGAATCTTTCCTAATTTAGGTTCTTTTTGAAAAACATAAATCATTTGTAATTTATCTCCTCTTTTTACACCAACAGCATCACCCTCTCTTTTTGAAAAGTAAATATCGCCGTCATTACCAGGCTTAGAAAAATCAGTAGATTGGTGTCTAGTTTCTCTGTATTTCTCATCTATAGATTCAGTAGAAAGTTCTTCATCATCATCTTCATCATCATCATCCTTTTCAACTTCAATATCATAGTCTCCGTCGATTTCTATTTTAATTTCATCTTCGGTTTGTAGAGTTGCATTTTTATCTAATTGTTGAATGTGATCGTCAACTACTTTTTGTGCAGCTGTTTTTTCGTCATTTAGTTTTTTAAGCTCCTGTAGTTTCTCTTCTTGCTTTTCAGTTTTACCAGCATCTCTTGCAGCTGCCCACTCTTTAACTACTTTTTTAAGATCATTTGTGATTTGTGCAACATCATTAAGTGCTTTATCTAATTGCTTACGAGTAACTTTCTTTTCTGCTAACATTTGCAAACTTTCCATACATTGCATTTGCCATTGAGTACCTAAATAATAAGCAGTGTATTCTTCCTTTGTTAAACCATGGATCTGTGCATTCATTTCTACATAGTCTTCCCACTCACTAGAATGTTGAATGGCTAAGCCATTGACCAAAGTAACCATTTCTAAAGTTAATAAAGTTTCCATTAATTATTATAATTTTTTCTATTTAATTATATATCTTTATTATATTTATTCCTGAGGTATTCTTGATGTGCTTCTCTTTTCATACCATTTATAAAAAACCAGCTGCAGTTAAGATCAAACCATTTTTCTATTTTTTTTAAAAATTTCATGAGTAATTATTATAGTAAGAGTATCTTATTGAAAGTAATTTTTTAGCAATATTAAACTCTTTGATTTTATTTAATTTTAAACCATATTCTTTAGCGATTGCTATTAATACTGGCTCTACTTCTAAGATTGTCATTTTTCCTATCATACTAGTTATATGAAAAAACTACCTTTTGTTTTTTTCTTTATAACCCCATGGATGAATAAAAAGTCCATTATATTTTTTTATCCATGATAATTGCTCTCCTCCTTTAGTTGTTTTAATTAAACGTGTTATTCTACTTTTTTGTTCTAATTGTTTATTAAATGATTTTGTTAGTATTTTTACAAATAGATCTTGTGGTGTATATTGATCTAAAACTATTACCATAAAATTATACCTGAATCTTTGGCTAATTCTTTACCATATATGTTACTTTTCCAAAGAATTGGTTTTACATACTTTATTAGTTTACTAATATCTTTTAATTCATCTAATGTTTCAGGCTCTTCATAATGATAAAATATTGCACGATCTGTATAACCTACTGTTTTATTTGTAAGCTGCTCTTTAATAATGTTAAAACTCTCAATGTAGTTACTAAGATTTATATAGAGTCTTTCATTATGTAATAGCCAAGGTGAAAACTCTAATTCAAGATATTTTGCATCCACCTTCATTAAGTAAGAGAGCATACTATATTTTTTAAATTCAAAATCTATCGGTGTATCTGTAAAGAAATGGAATTCTATTACATCCATTATTTAGGCTCTCTGAGAAAAGTGTCTCTATATTTAAAGTTTCTGTTTCTACCACTATTTGGTTTAAAACCAAAGCTTTTGTAGAATTTTTTAAGTCTACCAAGATTACTACCAAACTCATCAACTGGAGTAACTCCAACCGTCTTTCCTTCTCGGTCAGCATGAGTGACTAACATATTCATTATATCACTACCAAGCCCCTCGTTTCTAAATTGCGGTTTAATTATTATCTGATCTAAATAAATACTGTCTGTGTCCTCGAATATCCACAGTGAGTTAATCTTATCGCCATATAACATATCAATCTCTTTCATTAAAGGAGACTTCTTCTGAAACTCATCATATGACTTTATATTTCTCATAACAACTCTCTAAACTTCTCTGCTTCTATTTCTCTAATCTTTTGTGCAACTTCAGGACCTTTAACGCCAAAGTCTTTCATTACAGTTTTACCATCAGTTGATGGCTTATATTTTAGGAAGGCTTTAACCATCCTTATATTTAATCTGTTTAAACGACTCCAATCTAAAATTATTCTTTTATCAATGTTCGTTGTTTTAAATTTCTTATAGAGTTCAAATATTTCTTCTGGTTTAATATCCAGTAAATTCTTTAAAAATACAACTGTGTCAATTTCCTCATTTGAAAATGTAAGCTTATTTAATCTCTTCTTAATTGTGTCAACTTCATTATCTCCAAAAAGTGTTGCAATTTGAATCATCCAATTTTTATTATCGATAAATGTTTTATTAATATTAATATCTGGAAACATTACTCCCCATAGTTTAAACTCCTCAGCCATTTCTAAATATTTTTTAGTTGACTTTGCCGAAACTACTGACTTTTTAAATTCATCTCTAATTCTTTCTGGACTTACTCCTTCAAGACTATTATCTTTTATAATTGCTTCTGCTGTGTTTTTTTCTAAACGGCTTCCTGTGCGGCCCGCAAATCTTAAGGCTCTCAGTTTTCTTAGGGGATCTTCATCAAACCTCTCTTGTGCCCTGCCTACCGTCCTGATGGTGCTGCTCTGAATGTCAGCAATTCCACCCACAAGATCTACAACTTCCTCTCTATCTATATCATAGAAGAGTGCGTTGATTGTCAAGTCCCTTCGCAACACGTCGGCGTCAATTGTAGAATATTTGACTGCGTCAGGTCTTCTACCCTTTCCGATGTCTTCTCTGAACGTAGCTATCTCCATGCCTTCCCTAAAAGCGGGAGTCTTCACAATAACAACGCCGAACTGTTGGCCAACCTCACCTATTGTATCGTAGCCTCCGGACTTAATTATGGCTACTACTTCGTTTGGCAACGCATCTGTTGCTAAATCGAAGTCTTTCGGTGTTGTTCCAAGAAGAGCGTCCCTAACTGCTCCTCCCACTATATACAATTCCTTTTCATTTTTCTTGAAAAGTGCATGTAATTTTTTAACGTCTTTTGGGACGTTTAATTTAAGCTTTTGTTGAGCCTCTTGAATGAGACTAAATTCTTCATATAGTTTTAATCTTCTCATCCTCTAGACTTAAATGCTTTAATTGTTGATATATTTATCATTGGAAATTCTTTTTCCAGAGACTTTACTAACCTTAAATTATTGTCATCATCGTCATAAAATTGTAGGTCGTTAAATCCTTGTTGTATAATTTCTCTAAATGCTTCTTTCTTTTTTTCTGCAATATCTCCTTTAAATCCATGTACTGGATCATTGACTGCAAATATCAAATCACTATCAACTGGAGTTTTTAAATGATCTTTTAACCAAGTGTAAATCATTTTTTTATCATCTCTTGCTGTGACAATTCCTATTGCTATTCTCATTTTATATGCCTTCTTTAGTATTTTAAAATAATAATTAATAAGCTTACCTGCTTTCATTATTTCAAGACTCTTAAATTCTTCGAAACTTAGGATTTGATGTGGTTTTTTTTGAAAAGTATTAAACTCTTCTGGAGTAATAGAAAACGTTTCGCCAGTCATTTTATTCTTTACTTGAATTTTGGCTGGCGTAACAACGATAGTATCGTCTAAGTCAAAGACTAGGATCTTTCCCATCTTATAGGGCTTCGCTTCATATAACTCTGTTGGACTCATAACAGATTATATATCTTTATTACTTTTTAGTGAGTGCGAGAAATGTATAAGCGTTACAATAAATAATTGACATAAGAATAATAGTTGCATAAACTATTGAGTTTTCTATCTCTCCTTTAAGCGCCACTGTAAAAATACCTAGAAAGAAAAGTTTAACACCTAGACTTCCATAGGCTAAGCCCATACCGATTTGTTTAAATCTTTTTGAAAGTTGAATAATAATTCTTGTAATTAAGACTAAAAATATTGAGGCTAAAAGGCCATAAACTATTGAATTTATCATAATGCTATTTGTATTTATTAGCATCTATATATCACCTCTTTGCAAAAAGTTTATGTTCTCTGAGAATTAATTTATTTTTGTTTAATCTTTTCTAAAAAATGATTAAGTTTATCTAAATTCATAGTAGTGTTTAGTGGAAAATGAGCAGGGGCTTCAGCTGCTTCAACGTCTTCTCTAATTCTCTTTGCATATTCATAAACGCTCTTTGTTGGAGTGCCAATATTCCATAAGCCCGTTTCACCAGCTTCTATTAGTTTTTTCCACTGATCTACTAATATTTCAACATCATCAAAATTTCCAACTTGGTTAGACCAAGCTTTTGGATATGGGAATGGTGAAATTCTATGGCTGCCTCTAACTATTAAATGGTTTTCATAATTAGTTTGAATCCAATAGTCTGCTAATAATTTAGACTGAGCATACCATGTTTTATCTGCGATTGCTTCATCGATTTCGCTTGCATTTTCAACAGAACCTGCATATACATAATCAGTTGAATAATGTACGTATTTTATATTTTTATCTTTACACAATTCTATAAGCTGCTTGACTGCTGCATAATTAGCTTGCATCATTGCTTCTCTATTATCAGAATAAGTATCTGTATTTGCTGCACAATTTATTAAATGCGTGCAATTATCTGGAATTAATTTTAAAACACTTAAAATATCATTAATGTCTATTCCATCTTTTTTTCTAGAAATATACTGCCAACCTGTTTGTTTAATTAACTCTTTACCTAAGAGCCCATCTCCTATTATTAGTTTCATTTTTTACTTGGTAATTCTTTTTCAATGTCAAGCTTCCATAATAAATGATTAGGGACTATGAACTTTCTTTGATGTGGAAGTACATAAAATGTGGTTTTCCAAACACTTTGACGTACAATTCTTGCTTCTTTAACTCCTTTAATATAAACAATATCATCTACATCAAAATCATGACCCCATAAGAACTGTAAGCCTGTAAAAAAGTTTTGAATAGTATCTTTGAATGCAAAGCCAAGAAAAGCAGAAAGGGCAAAAAGCCCCCATTCTCCAATATACTTTAAAATAAAGTCTTCCATTAATCTTCTCCTTGTATTTTTCTAAGCTCTTCTTTTAATTCAAAGAGTCTCCATTCATAATCAAAAAGTTCTTCTCTTGGAATTCTACCTGCTTTAAATGCTCGCTTTGCAGCGCAATATTCTCTATCTAATTTTCTAATGCTTTTTTGTAAGTCTTGAACTAGTGGGCTTAAAACATGTTCCTCTTCTAAATAATTAGAATTTACACTTGCATGTTTACCAGGCTCGGTTACTATTAAGTTAAATTCTGAGAATAACTGTAAAAATCTTTCTATTTTTTTCATAATTTAAAAATTAGTGATTTATTTATTATATATTTGATATTTTTCATAGTCTTTATAAACAGGGTCTATATTTGGAAAATAGTATTCGTATACAAATAATCCATTATCTAAAATTATAGTTTTATAAAAGCCTTCTGGTACGACTGCCCCTGTATTTAATTGCTTACTTCCTTCTCCAAATGCAACTTTAACTTGAACCGTAACTTTATATTTAGAAGCCCATTCTCTTTCAACTTCTTCTAATTCTCTCCAAACCCCTTGATTTAGTGTATAATATTGTAAAGCACAATTTAAATAATTAAAAGTTTCTTTAATCATTGGATATGTGCAATTTTGACTAGCTGCCGGTACTAGATGTCCTCTATCCCATGGATTTTTATAATAGTCACCATTATCTGATGTATGGATTTCTTTATCTCTAAAAAATTTAATGCCTTTTCTAGATTCTCCATAATCACATCGGTGTATTTTATACTCTATAAAAAGAGGCTGTTCAAAGACCTCACTATAAAATCCCCAATAATACTCCTTTTCAAATTTAACCTTTTTAGATTTTTGCGAGAATAAAAATAGTGGTATTATTAATAGTAATACTAAACTAAGCTTTTTCATTATACTTTACCATTTCTAAAGCTCTTGCAACTAACACTGCATCATTAACTGTTAATATTCCATGTTTCTGTGCTATCGTAGCAGTTTGTGCTAATACACCAACTGCTTGATTAACTGTCATTTCCTGAGCTTGTTTAAAAACTGATGATGTTTCTATATCTTTTTCTTTTGTATTTTCTTTTGCCATTATAATTAATTATTTAGATATTATATTACTTAAAATATAAAAGTTTATTATAGTCTTAAAATTAGTTCAACTATTTCAGATTGAGGAAATATATCAGATTTATCTTTTCTGAAATTAGTATGTGATAATACTCCTTTTATTTTTCCAGCACTTGCCTCTAAATTTAATTCAAATGGATTTATACCTTTACTTAATATGTACTTCATTCCATTTGTTAAATCAATATCATGTGTCTTTGAAAGGTATCTTAATAAAGCCTCTAATGACTTTACTTGTTCATCTGAATATTTATGAAAAGCTTGATAGCCTCTAAATTTATCTTTAAGTAAACGTACTTGTGATTTATCTACTTCTTCACCAAACCATGTAAACCACTTTCCGTCTCTTTCGGTTAAACCTCCTGCACTACATAGTTCAATACTTATTGAATGTTTTTTTACAAACATGTTTGCCCCTGTACCAATATGCCATCCATAAAATTCATCATCAATTGCTCTAAGAATTTTACCATCATGTTCATTGTTTTTACCATCTACTGATATTCCTCCAATGACGTAATTAGTTCCAACTCTACCTCTGTTATCATTTGCCCAATGATCTATTGTTTTATATGGATTTTCTCTGCCGGCCGTATGATGGAGAATTATATAATATTTACTAGTTGATTCATTTACATATTGTCCTTCTGGTAAAAAATAATCTTCTATCCAATTTCCATATGACTGTCTATCACTATCGAGTGAATGTTCAATTGGGTTAAAATTTAGTTTTTTCCATGTCATAGGACCAACTATTCCATCTACTGTTAACTTATTTCTTTTTTGAAATGACTGGACAGTATGTTGAGTCTGTTTTCCAAAAATGCCATCAACTGGATTTATACTTAATATCTCTTGTAAGATTCCAACAAATTCTCCAGTACTTCCTAATTTTAATACCATTATTCTTTTTTATTTTTTAAAAAACCATTTCTTTGATCTATTTCATTTTTCTTAGTAGCGTTATCTAATAAATCTTCTTTAGTTTCTTCTTTTAATAAATCTTTTTTAGTTTCTTCTTTTTTAGTTTCTTTATTTAAAAAACCATTTTTGTTTGATTCTTCTTTAGTCTCTTTTAAAAGTCCTTCACTTCCTTGAAAGGTTTTTTCTATTTCCTCAGCTTGTTCTATTGAATCTTCTAAATATTCTTTATTTTTTTCTAAAGATAATAAATGTTCAGTTTCATCTATTTCATCTTTCCAAGCTTCTTCTTCTTCCGTTAAGTTTTCTTTATATCTTTCATCAGCTTGTTTTAATTCTTTATTTGGTGAATCTTCATCATAGTCCTCGTCATACCATGGTGGGCCTTCACTTCCCCATTCATCTTCTTTATGTTCTTCTCCTGGTAAAGGTGAATTCACATCTAAAATGTTTTCTTCATCTTCATGTAGAATTTCATCAACGTGTTCTGAAAATGCCTTATCTTCAATCCATTCCTTTTGTTTTTTCTTAAGTCTTTCAAATGCAAAGTTAGCTGCAATTACCAATGCAATTGCAAGTGGATCAAATACAAATATTATAATTAATAAAAGCACATTAATAATTTTATCCATTGGAACTCCTGTAACACTTGCTAAATATTTTAATGGGCCAAGTTCACCTGCACTACCGTCTCCTATTTTTGCTTCAACTATTTCAGCTTCAAAATTAAATAGTTTTTCATTTAATACATCTACTTTTTCGTTAATAACATCTTGTCGGCCTATAGCCTGATCAAGTTGTTTTTCTAAAGCTTTTCTTGTTCTACTTGAAGTTGATGTAATAATTTGACCTGTTTCTTTATCTCTCCATTGAACTTTATTATTTGAAAGTCCTTTTCTTAATTCTGTAACTGCCTCATCAATATTAGATTTTTCTTCGGTATAAACATCTAATTGACCTTGTACATTATCTCTCTTAGTTTCTATTAAAGTAATTTGTGCATCTCTATTACCTTCTTTATTTGCAGTTTCTTGATATGCCGCACTTAAAAATCCATAAATACCCATTGATGTTATTAATACTAAAACAAAACATGCTATTGTTAAATAATACTTAAGCATTTTTGGAATTGTATTTCTATATTGATATAATAATGATGCGATAACTAGTTTAGCAACTTCAAGACTACCTGCCATTATGATAACCGCAAGACTTGCACCTGCAAAAAGTTTACTTAAACCACTGACTGAATAAAACGCCGCAGAGGCACTTACGGATAGTGCAGTTAATGCTATTAAAAAAGGAAATAACTTTTCAGATAAATTTTTAAACATGTCTTTAAGTTTTTTTATAGGATTATATATCCTCTTAATATCCGAACTTGTTCTTGAAAGCCTTTCTTGTTTCCATAAAGCTTTTATAATTATCCATTAGGTCTTCTTGATCCAATGTAAAACACTGTGGCATATCATCCTCTTCATTGGCTATCCATATTTCAGCTCCATCAGCTTTAATACCTGTTCTATCCCAATAGGCTACCCAATATGCTGCAGTTTGTCTAAAATAATCTCTAACCCATTCAATTCTTTTAGGTCTTCTACTATTTTTATAGTCTATGATTTGTACGCTGCCATCTTTCATTCTTGATACATTATCAAGCGTACCTGCATATTCACCACCTTTAAGAGTCCAAAGAAACCTTTCAGCATCCAATACCTCATCTATTCTTGAAAAGAATCTACTTTGATTATAAAAGAATTTATCAAACATTTTCCATGCTTCTTCTAAATATAATTCACCATTCTCTAATTTTACTATTTCGTTAATTTCTTCATCGGTCTTACAAACTTCAGTAAGCTGTTCTTTCATTTCTTCTGGAGTACCTGCAAATCCTTTATATAATTCTATTTGACGGTGCATAATTGTACCTCTATTCATGGATAGCTGACTAATTCTATTTGCCTCTTTTTCACCAACTCTTTTTTTCCATTTTTCAAGGCCACTCTTATCTGACATCTCTCCCATAACCGTAGTTACAGAAGGTAGTGTTGCAATTACCTTATTATCCTTTGTGACTTGATAAAACCTTTTGCCATCTTTGTGGACTCTTTTTACTTCTTCCATTATAATAATTTATTGATAAAATCAAATAAGTTTCCAAATACTTCATTGATTATAAAAATTCTTGCTATTAAATAAACAATAAATGCATAGATTAGAGTATATAATATACTACCGATAATTGCAAATACATTTAATCGATCAAGAACTGGCCAAAATATAACAAGATATGCTCCACTGCCTTTAATTTCTTGCATCTGTGGATAGACAACGTTTGATAATTTAAGTTCATTTAAGATACCTCCGAATTGGCCAAGTTGTTTTAATACAAAGGCTTGTTGTATTTCCTCAGCAGCACCTAAAACTTCATCTGGCATATTCACAACACCATAAACTCTACCGATCCAATCGACTCTTAAATCACGTTCTTCGAGTTTTTTTCTGTTTCGCTTAGTAGTAGTTTGAAAAATAAACCAAATTCTAAATTCTAGAATAAAGTTATACCAATAACTAAAGGGTTGATATAACCAATATAAAATACTTGTTAGTTTCATAATTTTTATTTAGAGCCTTTGGAGGGACTCGAACCCACGACCTGCTGATTACAAATCAGCTGCTCTAGCCAGCTGAGCTACAAAGGCAAAAACATAATAGACAGGAAACAAAGTTATCTAGAGGTGCCTAGAAGGTCATGTAACCTGTCTACTAATTTTGTAATTTAACCGTTAGCTTTATTAGTTTCAGAAACGTGTACTCTTACGTCTTGTGCTAAAGCTTTAATAGCTTGCATTCCTTTTCTTACTCTAGTACCAGCAGCCTTGTTGCCTTTTTCATTGAACTTTGAAGCATCATCTTGAATACTATCTAAAGTTGTTTGTAATTGTTCTAATAATTCTGTCATAATTTATGTTTTATTTTTATTAATTTACTAATATTATATAAAGAAGTTTTTATTTGTTTCTTTTTTTAAGTTCTAATTCAAAAATTCTATTTCTTAATTCAGTGCTTGAAAACCCATGATCTCTTTTGTTGTAAAAGATTTCAATACCTCTTTTTTCACAAATGTCTTTTGCTGTAAATTCCTTGCCAAAATATTCTCCACCTATAATTCTTACATCAAGTTTAAATGAACTAAAAATATCAATTAAGTCTTTCTCAGTTTGATATGGTAATATTTTATCCACGTAACTACAACCTTCTAATTGAATAAACCTTTCTACTAAAGATTGAATTGGCTTATTTTTTGTACCTGGTCTGTCAATTGTTGGATCTGTTTGAAGAGCACATATTAGGTAGTCACATTGACTCTTGGCTTCTTCTAGCATTTTAATATGACCTGCATGTAAAAGGTCAAATGTTGAACATGTAATTCCTATTTTCATATTTTTACTTTTGAAAAAGTTTTATGTATTTGTTTAAGAAGGTTTTCTCTAACTTCTTTTGATTTTCCTGCAAGGTGATATATAAATGCCTCATATACAAATGGATCTTGTTTTAAAAGCTTTTTATTAAATTTAAAATTTTTTTTAAAAAATTCATCTGACACGTCTTTTATTTTACCTTCTTTCTCACTAATTAATTCGCGTCTTTCTATATATGGTTCGTATTTTTCACATATATGCATTCTATTAAATTTAGAATCTAAAACAATTCTTGGAATATTATTAATTATTATCAAATAGTTTGTAAGTAATTGTTGTGGCCATTGAGAAGTCAAACACAATTTAGCAATTGTATTTAGTAAATTATCATTACTAAACATATGTTTACACTCTTTAGTATATAAAATAACACCTGTATTAAATGTAGTGTCTCTTTCGTTTTTATAAATGGTCCACCTTTTTAAAAAATCCTTATATGCTTCTTTAAAGCCAACATACATTAATTGAGATTCAGAAGCAGCTGCCACATATCCACTTGGAACAAAATTAAATAAATTTGGACAATTTGGATTCACGTAACATGTGTCATCTAGCCATAATACTTTATCGTATTCTTTTAAATATTTTCTTATCCACAGTATCTTTTTTAAATACGATGTATTATTTCCTCTACCTACTTTTAGTTCTTTTAATTCTTTTGGAATTTCTATATCTTCTGCTACTATAAAATCTGCATTTGTTTTTTTAGCATATTCTTCCATTGAAAAGAACGCATATTTTTTAAAAGGTCTATCTCCAAGACTAGCGGTTAATATAAGATTTTTCATAATTAAGATAGTGGAGGTAGAGGGATTCGAACCCACGGCCTCCTGCGTGCAAGGCAGGCGCTCTAGCCAACTGAGCTATACCCCCATCTTTTTATTTTTCAGAATTTTCTGTCTCTAACATATTTGTTATAGACTTAACAAGTCCTTCAGCTAATTTATCTAGTGCTTCTTCTTCAGAATCTGCTTGATAAATTCTATAAAATCCATAAGAGTTGACTATTTGTGCAAGGTCTAAGCCTCTTTCATCATCTCCTTTTTTTATAGCAAGTAATTCCTTTTTATCGTCATCCATTGCTAAGTAAACTTTAACATCTTTATCTAATCCTTTAGATATTTTTTCTATTAAAATGTCTAAAATATGTGTTTGTTCTTCCATGTTTATTATATGTTATGTTTTAGATTTGTTTATATATCCTATTAATATTCCTCACCGTACAAACCATTCTTAATATCTTTTTCTTCCTGAGTTTCAAACTGATCCATCTCCCACATACAGTGACCATGTAGATCTTCTAGTTTTTGATCAGTTAACATATCAATTTTTTCTTTATCAATGTCTTCTCCAACTTGTTCATAGTAGTTGTAAATTTCTACAAGCATCAATGCTCTTTTATTTAAGTTTGCTAATAATTGGCTTGTCTTTCTATCGTTTGTTTGATTATTCATTTTATTTTTTTAAGATTTAAGATTATGATATTTTTTCTGCGATTAATGTTTTACCTCTACGGATTCTGTTTTTAACTGTTTGTAAATTGACCTTATGTTTTGCAGAAATGTCTTCATATTTCATACCTTTTAAAAGTCTATCTTCCATGATTTCTTTGTACATTGGCTTAAGATCTACAATTGCTTTAAGTGCACTTTCGTATTTTTGCATAAGCTCTTCGTCTTCTTCAATGTAGTCATTTTCAGTTTTTTGTTCGTATTCCATTAAGAGTCCATTTGCAGAACCATTAATAATACCATCATCACCTACTTGCACACCGAATTCTCTTAGTTGATCAAGTGATGATTTTTTGTTTCTTTCTTTAATATAACCTAGGGCTTCATTGAATGCGATCTTGTATAACCATGTTGTAATTTGCCATTCTGGTTTATATTGATCGATTTTAGTCCACAGTTTAATTAGCACATTTGATGTTAAGTCGCTTGCGATACTGTTGTCTTTTACTATTTTGTAGATATAAGTTTTAAGACCTGGCTTTACTCTATTGTAAATTGCATTATAATCTTTATGTGATCTTGTTGCTACGAAGTTTTCTGCTAATTCTCTGTAAGTGATTTTTGTTTTTGGCATATTTATTGTTTTTTACGTTTTTAATTTATAATACTAATATAACTATAATTTTTGACCCGTGAAATTTTTTGGGCACTTTTTTTCAAAAGTTATGAACAATTTAATGTTCTCTATCCCACTGTTCATTTTCGGCTGCGATTGAACACAGCATTAAGAACTCATCTTTAAGTTCTGCTAAAGACCATTCAGAATATTTAATTCCTCTAGGTCTAATCCCGTGTGCGTCTTTATAGGCGTCGCTCATTACCTGTAAAAATTCTTTTTTAGTCCAAGTGTCGATTATGTTTGTCATGTTTAAGTTTTAATTATAATACTAATATAACTATAATCTTTGACCCGTGAAAACTTTTAGGCACTTTTTTCCTAAAAGTTATTAACAATTATTTCTTAAAAATTTTTATTAAATCAAGGACGGTATTGCCCACGATAGAAATTAGTAGCACCATTCCGAGAAAGTGCCATATTGATTGAAATGTGAATTCGAAAAATGTCATCATGTTATTTCTTTTAATAAGTCCATCAGTGAATTAATATCCTGTGGCTTAAAGTTACATTGATCAGTGCTACAATTTATCATTCTCTTTTTTGGTACTGTTTTGTATTTACGAGTTGGATAGCCTATAACTCCATAATACTTTTTAGATTTTTTAGGCCATTCCTGCATAGGCCAGTAGTTTAAACATATCTTTAAAACGTCTATTGAAAAATATGGATCTAATATTTTTACATTTTTAGGTAAATTGCCCTTATTATAAAGATCTAGAATTGGCTGATCATTTTCTCCAATTATCATAAAAATCTTTTTACCTTTTAATAAAAGCAATGAATCATATGCTGTTTTAGGATCCCATGCAAAATTACCAAGATGATATACAACGTCTTCATTAGTTACAACCTCATTCCAATTTTTAATTAAATCAGAAGTCATTGAATCTACTGTGCTATAAGGGCGCTTCCATTTTCCAATAGCTGATTGGCGCCCTAATTGCATATTACCTGTTATAAATGTTTTACCCATTAGGCTACTGTGAATTTAATGTTGTATCTATTCCAAAGATCCATCATTAACTGAGCTTCTTTCGTGCCTGTTTGAGCATTCTTGATTCTTTGGTCTTTTGATGTATCAATAAAAAGATACATTACAAAATCATAATTTGTTGAATAAACAAGGCTTTGTCCGATTCCACTTCTTAAGCTATTTCCACTTTCGCCTCTTCTAAACTCAATTGCGATATTCATACCGTTCATTTCTAGTACCATATCTGGTCTATTTAATGTTCCCATAAATAATGTATGGTGTACGGTAGTATTAACATCGCCTTCCCATTTTAAGTTTCTTTTTACCTTTGCTTTTGCTTTTTCAGCAGTAGTGTCAGTATTTTCAACTAAATATTGAGTTAGTGATTGTACAAGATGAGGATAAACAAATTGTTTGATTTGATCTTCAGTCTTGTTTTTATAATCAATTGTATTAAATATATCGTCTTGTGTAATAGCTTCAGAAATTAATTCCATGAAGTCTAATCTTTTTTGACTCTTAGCCTTTTGTCTCATCTGCAGTTTCTAAAGTAGGTTCAACTTCTTCCGTATTTTCAATTGCAGTAATGTTAGTGTCAAGATCTCTTAATCTAACATGCATTTCTGAAATTTCTTTATTAGATTCAGTAAGTTCATTCATTGCATTAGTCACTGACTCACCTACCATTGTAAGCATCTTTACAAATTTTCTTGCGCTTTCAACGCCAGTTCCTTGTACATTTAAGAGTGCTTGATAGAGACCATTTAACTCATAAGCCTTAAGCTCTAGTGTTACTTTATAATCGTCACCTGCTGTTTCAAGTTCTTTTTTAATTCTACTTCTTTCTGCCTTTAACCTATCAAATAAAGTTACAACAATTGCTGCATTCTTAGTTTCCCAAGTATATCCTTTATTTAGGTGGTCTTGTATTGTTTTAATCATTGATACGTCTTCAACTTCTACGTTAAAAATCATAGCCGCATTTGCCTTTGCAAGTTCAGTAACTTTACCTTCAAGTTCTGTTCTTTCTGTTTTTAAATCTTCTAAATTCGTCATTGTTTGTTTGTTTTAAAATTACTATTTATATATCCTAAAATTCTGGATTGGTCACTCGTAGATCATAATCTTCGAATTCGTTAAATTGCTTCATATCCTCTATCTCTCTTGACATTGGATGGTAAGCTTTATCATCTCTCAAGATTAATCTAGTTAACCTTGTGGTAGGGTTAATGTCTAAATAAATTATTAAACATTCCTTTTTAATTTCTTCTGGTAATAACTTAAGACCATCTGGTGACATAATTAAAACATCACTTTTTTCATATTCTTCTCTTGTCATTCCATATTTCCAACCTTTAAAATCCATATACTCAAGCATATCACCTGATTCTACAATTTTCATAAAGGTCTCATCATCTGTATAATAATAATCTACACCTTCTGTTTCTGTTTCTCTTGGAGATCTTGTTGTGTGGCTTACAGCTCCTTTAAATCCTTTATCTGCCAGCCTTGCTCTAAAATAATCTTTACCTGCTGCTGCCTTGCCTACTAATATTATTTTCATGTATTATTTAATTACGAATGTTTGACTTATCTAAGTTCTCTAATCTTAATTTCCTAAGTTTTTCTCTTAGTCCTTGTATTTCTTTTAAATTGGAAGTATTAGTTTCACTCGCTAATAGGCTTTCCATTTCCTTTAAAATTTCTATTTCTATCTTGTTGTATTCAGCTTCTTCCATGTTTATTATATACTAAAAAAATTAATTGTTTAACTCTGATAAAGATTTATATTTAAAATTTCTTACAACATATTCTGAAGTAGGGTGATTGTTTACATCTACACCTGCATCAACATGTGCATTTATTTTTACATTCATTGATTTACCACGATATTCATCTAATAACTTTGGATCTTTAAGCTCTCTAACTAGTCTATCATTATAAAATATTTTAATCACATCTTCAGTCCATAAACATCCAAATTTATTAAAGTGTTTTGCTGGATTTTTCCAACCTAGCCAATGTGTCTTTGCTCCTAAATTATAATTATCGGGTTGCTTTCCACAGTGAAAATTAGTTTCAACTCTCCAAAAGCCAAATGGATTAAAAAGATTAAAATGAAAAAAGTGTTCTTTGTTTTTTGAATAAGCCTCAAAGACATCAATTTCAGGTGGCCAACTTTCAAATGGACTCATCCAAAATGCAGGCCATAGATTCTTACCTGTTGGTAACTTAGCTTCTATTTCAAAATATCCATAGCCAAAGCCATCAACGCTTGATACTAAACCTACTCCTATTGGAATTTCAAGCTCTGTTAATTCTGAATTATAATGAAGTGACTTGCCTTTAAATGTTTTTGGATTCATTTGAGTCTTTAAGATCATTTCGTCCTTTTCATTTATTTCTATTGCGCTTCTATCATAATAGCAATATGTTTTGTCAGGGTGATATGTTCCCCATTTTTCTCTTGGACGCCATTTATATCCGCCCCATTGTATATGTGCCATTTTATTTTATTTAAATTTATCCTTTACTCTTTCTGAAATTGGAATTGCATCTCCCATCTCATCAATTCTTACAAACTTTATATTTGTTTGTAAAATAATATTTTGTTTGCCATTATAAACATTATGGCTTCTGGCTTCTAAATATAAATCTATAGAAGTTGTTCCTATACTATCTATCTTAGCATACATTTTTAGTAGTTGACCTTCCTTTGCTGGCTTTGTGAAAACACATTTATCGATACATTTTGTTACCATTCTTGGAGTATCGCACATTTCTGCTGCATAGCTTGCTGCGGCTGCATCTAACCAAGCCAGAAGTTTCCCTCCAAACAAGTTTCCATGAAAGCCTAAATCTGATTTTTTTATTGGGTGTGTACTAACTAACTGCATTTACTATTTTTTGGCAACGTTCATATTCTTCTTCATTTTCATAATGTTTTAATATTACATCTCTATCTGTATGGTCAACCGGTAACCAAAACTCTTCGCCTAAATCATCATAGTCTATTTCACCCATGTATAATCTATAAGCATTATCATATGATTGATCTATATTCATTTTTCTTGTTCGTCTACGTCTAAAATTTCTGGCTTATCTAAACACTCATTAACTGCAGCATCTGACATATCTAAAACTTCTCTTAAATAATCTGCCACTTTTCTACAAGTTTCTTCTTGTGCATTCTTAATCATTGTCTCAAGTTGTCCATCTCTATAGTGATCTCTATAGAACTCTGCGTCTTCAAGCCAATTTATAAAAAGCCTAAGTCTATTTTCTAAATTTTTCATCCTCTTATTTCTTTAAGTTCTTTTTGTACTTTATTCCAATAATGCTGAGTCTTAATTAGCTTTCTGCCTTTTGGGCCGCCATTCCAACATTTTGCAATTGTTTCATCACTTGCTCCTCTGTGATGAAAGTCTCTCCAAATAACAAACATTTCAATAGATTTTGTTCTACTATATCTGTCTTTTCTTTTATAACGCTTCTTAGAACCTTGAATTTTTAGGATTCTATTAACTTCTCTAACCATAATTGGACGTATTTGTAAGACGCCAATTGATGGCTCTGCAAGATGCGTATCTCCTATGCATTTTGCATTTCCTCTGCTTTCTACGTTTATTAATGCATGTATTAGAGTAGAATCGACAATTAATTGTTTTTCTACTATCTTTTTTTCTATTACTAAATTACTATCATCTATGCAAAATTCTTCTTTAGGTTCTTCTTTCATTGAACCTGCTATAAATGCTAATGGTACTAATAGTGTTGAAAATTTAGGTACTGAAATTGTTTCAAAAATCATAATTTTTTATTTAATTTACTATGGTATTTTAATAATAATTCTCTTGCCTTGTGGTTTACTGTTCCTTTTTCTATTACTTGTTTAACTATTTTCTGGTGCAATTCATGGATTCTTGCTTCTACATAAAGCCTGTGTCTCATTCTTCTGCTTCGAAGTCTAATCGCCATATTCTGCGTCTTTAGCAGTTAAACCCTCATTTGCACAACATGATCCTAATATTTTTATTTCATCGTCTAATAAATTAATATGGTCTAATAATTTACTGTTGTCTATCTGTAAGTCTAAATATTGATCTACTAATAAAGCTTCCTTTTGCTTATGTTTATTTTCTGAATTTTTTATATTTTTTCTTAAAATTATAATACAAGATAAAAGAATTAAAATTATAAAAAATTGTACTAGTTTTAGCGCTTTTTTCATTTTGTTTTCTTTAAAAATCCCTGGCTTCTTCGTAGACTGCTTTAATTACTGGGAACCTTAGTGAATGTTCTCCTTCTTGATTTGTAGTTTCTTCGAAGTATTGCACAGTTATGGTTTTGTTTAATATTTTATTAGGATTTTCAAAAAAGTTTCTTTTTTGTTCAAGACTAAAGCCACTGCCAACTTGTACTCTATTGCCTTTATGTTCTATAACTACATTTTTAAGCATCATCTCATCTACTTCTTTACCATCTACAATTACTCTGTTAATTGCATTTTCAAGACCTACTACGACATATTCAGCATCAAACATTTTTTTAACCTTTAAAATGTCTTGGCTTCTCTTACCTTTATAAACATCGTCTTTTCTTAGCATCAAACCTTCCCAACCTTCTTTAGCTGCGATTGCCATTTGTTCCTTTACCATGTCCTCACCAGTAGTTAAATACTGTTGTAAATATTTAATATACTCTAGGTTTGGATTGCCTAGAATCATCTCAAGCGTCTGTAGTCTAAGATATAAGGGCTCTTTTGAAACTTTATTTGCAAAATCCTCTGCTGTAATTAAATCAAATGCTTGAAATAATGGCTTTTCAATTATGTGGTTCTTTCTTTTAATCTCTTTAATAATTGATTGAAAGTCCTCATTTCCATCTTCGTCTACCATGCATATTTCACCATCCATTACCATGTTTGTAAGTTCTAAACTTTCAAGTTCTTGTCTAACATTCTCTAATGTAAGAAATGATTTACCACTTCTTGAGTAGAGACTTACTTCTCCCCATTCATTAAAGATTGCAAGACATCTAACACCATCAAGTTTCCTGCTAAGGTACCAATCGTCTTCTATGAAATTTACTTTCTTTTTAGTTTTATCATCATACGCAGATGCCAATGCTACATCAAATGTTGGAACACAGCCTGGAATAATTTTATTAATCATCGAAGTCGTAGATCTTGTTTTAAGATTCCTATCAATAATATTATAAATAAGATCTGCGTATTCTTCATTGTTATTAATAAAACCATTAACTTCTGCAATTGCAGTATGGCCTGTAATTTCTCTATTGTTTAATCTATCTAATAAATTAAACAAATTATTGTCAGTGTGAGAGTTCATTAGGTCACTTCTCTTCTTTAGATTTTTTGAAGTAACATAATATTGTTTAAATGGTGAGTATACATACTTGAGCATTCTAGTGACCTCTAGATCATCCTTAAACTGTTCTAATACTTTTAACTTGTCTAAGTTTGAGTTTGATGAGTTACTTTGCTCTACAAAAGCTTTTATTTTTTCTAACATATTTTATCTTTGTTTTAATTATAATACTAATATAACTATAATCTTTGACCCGTGAAAACTTTTTAACACTTTTTTTCACTTTTTTTCCAGTGCCATGCACCTGAGCCTATATAATAATCTTTTACATATCCCATTGCTTCCATTTCATACTCAATGGGTGTGCCATTTCTTTTAGAAGCTGTCATTGCATAATAACTATTCAAGTCCACTTTCTTCTTTTATAATTTTTAAAAGTTGATGTAAGTTTATTGCCATAATCACCATGTTGGTAATTATAATTGGAATGCTTAAAATATAAAGCCCATATATTGTAAATAAAAAACATCCTATTGTATTAACGGTTCTTAATCTTTTTATATTTTCTATCGTAAATGAAAATATAATTAAAGCAGTTGCTGTATATCCTAAAATTTCTATCATTTCTTTATATTATATGAATAAAATTAATATTGTTTATTAAAAGTCGCCTGGAGCAACTTGCATACATGTTAGGTCGTTATTTCTCCACATTTTTACAACTTTATCTCTGTCATCAAAGACACAAACAATGTTGCTTTTATCTGGAAATAAATCATCTAACCAGTTTTGTTTAAGTTGATCGTCTGGCTTAAACATCCAATCTTTGCCAGTTGGTCTCATCTTAATTACATGAAAAGGTACTTTGTGTTTAACCAACCAACTCTTAGTAGTCAATTGAGTACCTTTACTTCTACCACTAAAGATAGCGATCATGTGACCAGACTCTGCAAGAATTTGAGCCATTTTTATCACAGCATGATTTGGCTGATCTAACTTTATATTTGCAGGATCGAAAAATATATCCCAATCTATTTTACCATTTGGCTTAGTTGCAAGCTTTCTTCTTGTATCTATATTCGCTAAAGTTCCATCTAAGTCGAATATTACCCATTTTTGATCTGTCATTTTTTTACGTTTTAAATTTATAATACTAATATAACTATAATCTTTGACCCGTGAAAATTTTTAGGCAACTTTTTTTAACATTTTTTTAGTTGCATAATTTACAAGTTTTTCCATTCTTTCTTCTCTTGTGCAAAGCATAATTCTATCTTTACCTGTATGATTATAAGTCTCTCCATTAAATGGACTTGTATAAGATTTTTCATAAGTTTCAGTTGGGTTTAGTTGCCAACAAGTATATTGAAACCTTTTGCCATTATAATGATTAGCATATATTATTTTTCTAACATATCCACTAGAATATTCTGCAACAGTTTCTCCGGTTCTTAATCTCCACATTGAAGTACCATTTTTCTTTTGAGTTTTACTTGTTATATTTTCAGCACCTAATGCTTCTAATATATCTTCATACCATTCTGCTTTAATTTTATTTTCCATTTTTTTCAAGTGTTAATTTGTGATTAATTAATTTTTTCATTGTCATGGCAGCTCTGTGCACCCAATATCTATTGTGCATCATTTTTGATTCTCCCATATAATCCATCTTGTCATCTAATTGATCTATTATTTTATTCCAATTCATATTATTTAAGTTTATTAAGTTTGTTAGTAAGAATACTAGTCATACCTTTATTTCCCATGTCCATGTTAAATAAAAGAAGATCTTTTATTTTTTTTATAAGCAGTGGCTTAAGAGTATTAACCATACCAATGTTTCCCATTTCTGTATGGAAACTTAGGCTTTTCTCTAATTTTTCTATATTATTCATTTTGTTTAAGTTTTAATTATAATACTAATATAACTATAATCTTTGACATAAAAAAATCTAGAGGCAACTTTTTTCAAAAAGTTATGAACAATTAAACGTTTAAAGTTTCCCAAAAGTCGTTATTTGCTTTTAATTCTGCTTCTTTATCAGTATAACCTAAGTCTAGATACTTTTGAAAAAACTTTTCCAAAAGATTATTATTTATTACATTACTCATCTTTGTGTTTTTTAAACAGTTCTTCCCATTCATCCATGGTATAGTTTAACATTCTTCTAATTCTTGTTCTTTCTGTTTCAGAGCCTCGTAGCCAACCCATTAAATAAGTTGCTGCGATTACTCCGATTATTGCAATTAAATCCGACATATTATTTGTTTATTTTATATGCGTAACTGGCATGGGTTTTTGTGTTCATATTTTTCCAAAGATCATAGTCAACCATTTTTTTCCAAGCATTGTGCATGTGAGTTACTTTTAAGTGGTTTAAGAATGCTTTATCAATTGAGTGAAATTTACCACCTTTAGTAGTTAATACATTAAACCAATGTTCAGTACCGTCATCGAATTTTTTCAAAACTTGTACATTATCTAAAAAAGCATAAGTTGATGAGATAAATTGTTCAGGCGTAGCTGTTTGGTTATTGATATTTAAAAATCCAGCTCTACATTTACAAGTATATCTGAATTTGTATTCAACTCCTTCTTCTAAATGATTTGAAACCGTAAATTTTAATTGTTTACCTTTATTGTCTTTTTGAGTAACAGTACCAGCAAATACAGTGTTGCTACTTACATGTTTTAAATTTTCTATTATTTCCATTTTGTTTAAGTTTTAATTATAATACTAATATAACTATAATCTTTGACTCGTGAAAATTTTAGAGCACTTTTTTTAAAAAGTTATGAACAATTTACCCATACCAGTATAATAGGTAAAGCGCAATAGATGCTGCTATCAGATATGCAGCCCATGTTAGTGTGTATTTGTTAATGTATTTTTTCATCTTAAAAATGTTAAGTTTACTTTACTTCCATTATCGATTTTGCCGTCATTGCAGCAGAACCACTAATTAAATTATCTTTACTTCTTACAGCCAATCCAATAATACTGTGGTCATCATCATATGAGATAACCTCTATACTTACACCTCTATCAATATTGTTAGACTCGTTAAATACAAATAATAACTGATAGACCTCATTAAACATTTTTTCCTTAATGCTATTATTAATTCTATCACCGCAGTTTACTCCAATTATAAATGATGGTTCATTAGTATCGGCGGAAAAGAATGGTAAATTCATGGCATGTCTATTTGCAACTCCTAGGATTTTTCCATCTGGTTTAAATTCATGAAGGACTTTTCCGTCTTTAGATACTAAACGTCCTCTCATTTCATCGACAACCTCGTGTTTTTTATATTTTTTAATAACTTTTTTAATTTCCTTTGCTAATAACAATGCGTTGCTTCCTTGTAATATTTTATATTGATCTGGTTTTTCAACATTAATATTTACATGTTGATTATAATCTGGTAAATTACCGCTATTTGCTATTTTTTCTATAAAGCCTAAATCTTTAGAATCTTTGGCCATGTCTAGGATTTCCTGAGCTCTTTGCATAATTCCTTTTTTCCCGAATGAGAATTTAGCTTCATTTACAAATTCTTCAAATAATTTAGTATATTTCATAATGTTGTTTTCTTTACTTTATTTATATATCTAAATATTAAGGGCTTAACAATGTTTGTTTTTAAATTCTTTTAGTGTAATTCCTTGTTCGTCTTTTTCAGAAACTAATATGTCTCCATTATAATGTAAAAATTCTAAATAAATATCACTATCGTTCCACTTTATACATTCTTCACTTTCCTTATTATATAAATTAGTACATTTATAACAAAATGTTGTATTATCTTCTAATGCTAAAAATGCATGTCCAAATCCAGGTGGAACCCAATATTGATTATTTGCTTCAGGTGTTAACATTACACTATCCCATTGACCAAAAGTCGCAGAATCTGGTCTAAGATCTACAGCATAATCAATGGCTGCACCGCTTGAAACTCTTACAAGTTTACCTTGAGCCCAATCTCCCATTTGCATATGAATGCCTCTAAAGACTCCTTTTTTAGAAATACTTTGATTGTCTTGTACAAATTGATATGGAATAATGTCTTTTAATTTTTCCTCATTATAAGTTTCTACAAATTCTCCTCTATCATCTTTAAATGTTTGAGGAACTATTTCAAATAAACCCTTTATATAAGATTCTTTTATCGTCATAGTCCTAATTCGTTCATTTCATCAATATCGATACCATGTGTATCAAACCACCATTCTTTATCTTTATCTTGGTGCTTTTCCTTAAGTCTAAGATACCTAAGTTTTGTTTTTTCTTGTCTTTCAACTTCCCTCTTAAAAAATGGATGATCCATATAACCATTATTATTGTATAAGATTCTAAGAAGTTTACGAAGTACATATCCTTGTTTCTGTGGACCTGGCTTATAACCAGAATCTGCTATCTTTAAAATAGTCTCTTCAAGTGTCTCGTTTGCACTCTTTACCTCAGTGCCATTAACTATAGCCTCAAGTCTTTCAAGTCCAAACCCGACATCTATAAATTTATCTGACGTATTTACTATATTACCTATTTCTATTCCTTTATGGTAAAACTCTGTACAATAACCTCCCATTTCTCCATCAGTCCAAATACATTCATCGTCTAATTTTAATGGAGTTTTATAAATATCATACATCCATTTCCAATTATCAAACTTATCAGAATGAATTGTTGCACAGTCTACTTGGATTTTAAGTTCTTCTTGTACAAATTCCATCCAAAATTCAACGGCTTGGTTAACTGTCATTTCTCCAAAACTAAAAAGACCTAACATGTTAAAGTATAAAAGATGGCTTCCATCTCCTATCTCGTCAATGTCTTGTAGTCTTAAACAGGATTGAACATTTGCAACTGTAGTATTATCTGGATTTTTAAAACGATCTTTAAACTGCTGCATGCCAGCTGGACAAAAAAGTGTCGTATCGTCATAAGGTCTTACATGATTATCCATTTGAAAAGCAATTCCTTTCTTTTCACAATATGTAATGTATTTTTGTAAAACGTTCATCTATCTTCCTCCTCTACTATAAGGCTTTTTATATTTTTTTGAATTTTTATTTTTTGAACTTGACTTAGCATGAACTCCTTTTCTTTTCTTGCTTATGCCGTCTATATTTCCATTTCCTGCTGCTTTTACTCTTGACATTTTTTTATTAATTTAAATATTTATACTACTTTAGTTGCTTTAATTTCTGTATTTTTAATATGCTCGTTTAGGGCCTTACCTTGTGATTCAGCCATAGAGAACTTTTCATAAGTTTTAATATCGACGTTATCATATTGATACGTTATCCCTGAATTAAATGTTACTAACATTATTTTATCTTTAAAATTATATTGTGAACATTTAATTGTACTTGATTCATAAAACGTAGTTTCTGTTGTTTTCATACTATTTATATATGAAAAAAGAAATTTGTTTAAAACGCGTTACTTTCTACTTGGAATGTAGCTTCACCTGACATTAAAATATTTTGTAGTCTTTTAATTTCAGCAAGAAGGGCAGATTGATCTGTGTTGTTAACAACAGTGCTTTGTGAATTCGATGTACTTCCTCCTCCTGAACTAAAACCTCCTCCGAAAAGAGTTTTAGCTCCAGATTTAATAGTGTCTATTGCTCCATCTATAAATGATTGATTACCTTCTCTTGCTTCTTCAACTGTTCCTCCAAAGTCTGCTATCATTAATGCAAGTTTTTCGACTGCTTCTATTAAATCATCACCGAGTGCTTCGATTGCATCTTCTCCTCCTTGTTCAGAAAGATACGCAAGAGCTTTAAACATATTTGAAGTTTCTACGATTGCTTCAATATCTAAACTATTTGTTGTTTCTCCTATCATTTGATAAGATTTTGCAACATGTCTTAAATCTTTTTTAATATCGCTTAAATCAATGTCTTCAAGATCTTCTATAAAGTCTAACATAGTTGGAAAACCTTCAACGTTTACTTCACCTAAAGTTACCATACTATTTGTAATATCCTTTATAGCCCTTCCTACAATAACGTGATTTCCAAATTTACCAGATTCTTCAACAAAGTCTGTTGCATCTCCTAAAAATAAAAGGCTCATTTTTGGCATGGAAATACTCATTGTTTTAATTGCATCTGCAGTTTTAGTAATAGTTGCTGGAACTGCTCCTATTTTTTCTATGAATGAAGATACATTATTTAATGCATCTGCTTCTTTGCCCATTGCTATCATTACATCTATACCTTCTTGTTCATCTTGAAATGCATCAAAAAACCATTCAATTCCATTTCCTACTGACTTAACGGCACTGCCATCTACCTTTGCAAGTTCTTGTAAGTTTTTTGCAAATTCTACTAAAAATTCATTTATTTTCTTAGGCACTTCTTCCATTCCTCCTTTTGCAAACTCAGACATTGATTGAACAATATCTCCAAGTATAGGTCCCATCTCCTGTGCAAGTGAAAGTCCTCTTGCAGCATCTCCTGCTGTTCTCCAATCTTTATAAGTCTTTCCTATGGCTGCAAATCCATCAACCAGCGTAGAGACTAATTTCATTATATTATCTCCTACCTTTTTTAGCATATCGCCTTTAGTTAAATCTATTATTTCTGTAATTTTTTCAGGTTTACTTGGATCTCCATATACATTAAATTTAAGAGCTGCCATATCTTTCATTCCGTTAGCAATTCCTCCAATTGCTCCTCCCATTCCACTAACTGCTCTAATACCTGCCGTAACTGGGTTTTCTTTTGTAAATCCAAGAAAGCCCATAACTCCTCCGGCACTTTTAGAAGGGTATTTTTTACCTATGTCTCCAAATGCGGTTGCGAGACTTGATACCATATCTGCTACATTTTCATTAATAGTTTTCATAGTACCACTATTCAATGTAATAATTTCTTTGACACTTCCATCTGGGTTATATGTTGGAAATTCTAATTTAGCCATTTTTGACATTCCATATGCAATACTACTAAGAGCGTTACCCATTCCCATTACACTTTGAATTCCTTGATAAACAAGTCCTCCACCTAAACCAAATAAACCAGCTCCACCATAATCTTCACCTATTTTACCAAATGTTTCAGCTAGTGTATTTGTAAGTGTGCTAAGTTGATCTGGAAAAGTATCATAGTCGATGCTTAACCCTTGAAATTTTTCAATTCCTTTACCTATTGAGACCATTGCTGCACCTGCTAATAGCATTGCACCTGCACCTCCTGCTATACCAATAGCTTGAAATGGATTCCACATAAATGAATAGCCAATTGCAGTCATTAGTACTTCTAAATTACTCATTGGTCTGCCTCCTCCAAATCCAAGTGTTGATTCAGTTACTCTTCCTGAATCTGCTACCATGTTTGCCCATGCATTTCCCTCAAATACTTTACTCATTAATTTAACGCCTATTGCTATGGCGATTAATGCTCCACCTGCCAGTATCATTGCTCCTGCACCTAATGCAATCATCGGCGCAATAAGACCAGCACCTGCCATCGCAAGACCAAGCCCTGCAACCGTAACTCCTACCTGTGCTAAAAATTCCCATGGACTATCTAAGCCTTCTATAGCAGATGAAAATATTTTAACCCCTATTGCTATTGCTATTATTGCTATTCCTGCAACTATCATTGCACCTGCTCCCATTGCAACACCTTCTGCATCCTTTCCTATGACAAACATTACAAGTCCTAATCCACCTAGTGTAATACCTAGTTGAAGTAAAAATTCCCATTTATCATCAATTCCTTGAAGAGCCATATTAAATAAGTACATAGAAAGTCCTAAGACTACTATTGCTAGTCCAGTAAGCATTAATGCATACGCACCGTCCATTATTTCGTCTTTAAATATGCCAATAATTCCAAAGGCTAATGCAAATCCAATTATAGTAAGTCCTACCGCTACTGATAGTTTTAAAAGCTCCATTTCTGAAGGATGCATTAATCTAAAAAGAGCTAATGAAACCCCTAATGATAATATTGCTAATCCTGTCATTGCAAGTGCTTTTGCCATTTTTTCCATGTCATCTGTAATTCCAAGTGCATCTAGTACTTTGAAGGCTAGCCCAAGTGTTGATATAACTATAAATGCTGCTATTACTCCTATTATTGCAAATGGAGAAATTAATGCAAAAACAAGAAGACTTCCTCCTAGTTTTAGCAAGCCCATTCCAATATCTCCCATAGCTACTAAAGCCTCTTGAGTCTGTTTATCTGCTAAAGGCTTTGCTGCAAATGACAGTGCCATTGTTATTATAAATAAACTAAGTGCAAATAATGGAGCCGCTAATACTCCTATCATTAGTAACGGCGTTGCTAGTAATAAATATCCTGCAAATTCAAAGATGGCTTTTCCAAGTCCTTTTATTGCTTCTAATCCTGAAGCAATTGCCTCCATCTTTTCCTTTGCTTCATCACCCCCGGTTTTCATACCGTCAATAACATCTGCTATTGCCCCAAATCCTTCGCCTATTGCTTTAAGTCCTTTTTCTCCTAAAAATTTCCATGCTAAAGCCTCTTTGATAGTTAGTCCACCAAAAAGAGATACTCTTTTGACCTCAGATTCTCTAGCATTTAATTGATTAATATTATCTGCAATGTCTTCTAAAAGATCATACATTGCACCTCCAGGTTGTACAGAATCTGCAATTTCCCTTTGTGCTTCGTAGCTTAATTTTTCAAATGGAGATTTAAAAGCGCTCAAATGTTTAACACTGTTTTTTCTTTATATATCTCAGATTTTTGGCATCTTAATGCTTGGCATCTTAGGAGATTTATATTGGTTCATATTAGGCATCTTCTGCTTATAATTACCATATTGTTCTTGCGCTTGTTCATTTTGTTCGCTTTCTGATTTGTTTTGTTTTTTCAAATGATCAGAAAGGTTTTGAACATAATAGAAATACTCATAATACTCGAGATTATCTATTTCGCTAGGCTGGAGATGTAAATGAAACCCCAGATAGAATTTAGTCTTAAAGAAGTTCTCCAGCGAGATCTGAAATAATGAAAAGACTTTTGATTCCACCTGGGAACTGAAGAGGGACACTAACGTCTTCTCCATCTACGTCTACTAACATTTCAGGCTCTGCACCTATTTTCATTTTCTCTGCAAGTCTATATGTTACCATGTATTTCTTTTCGTTCCATCCTTGGAATGCAACCTCAGAATTAAATATTTCTGTTTGATTAAATCCTCTCCAATCAAGTTGAATATATGGTAAGATTTGAATAAATGCTTGATCCCATCTTTTCTTTTTTTCTTGCTGTTCTTTAATATATTTTGTAACTTCTTCCATTACGCCAATGCATGGTGGCTTCATTAAGATTTCACCTGAACTTTTAGTTTGGATTCTAAAACATCTTGCAACTGCATCATAATACTTTTCAATTTCTGCTGGAATTTCAGTAGTAATAAAGTTTCTTGTGGCTAATTCAACATCTTTAGTTGTTCCATAACTATTTTCAGCCTTTAACATTAATTTATTTTCAGCTTCTGGAAATGATAAATCTCTAATTTGTAAAAGAATTGCTATTCTATCTTCTTCTAAAAGATCTTTATAAGAAAGTTTTTTATTAGGAGCTTCAATTCTCATACACGCTTTAACAATACCGTTTAATTTTTCTTCGATATCTAAAAGACTATTTTCATTCATTGTTGAAAAATGTCTAATTTCAGCAACCTTTGCTGATCTAATAGAAATTTTAGTATCTTGTGGATAGAAACGTCCTCTAGAAAAAAGAGTTTCCATATCAACTGAATGATAGCCTAAATGAAAGTTTGAACTTTCAGCATTTTGCTTTCCAAATTTAGACATATTTACTGAGCCTAATCCTTGTTTATTTATCGTATCCTCAATAGGATCAACTGTTTCTACATTTTCTTTATTTGTAGATTCTTGAGAAGTATTTTCAAATGCTCCTCCTTCTTGTTCTTTCTTATTTAAGAACTTATCAAAATCTTTATTGTCTTCACTCATGTTGATGTGTTTGTTAGATTATATAATTGTTTTTTATTTTGTTTCAGAATTTTTTTTAATTTCTTTCTGTATTAAATCTCTTACAAAAGCACTAACAGATTTAGGCCTTTGTTTTTCAGCCATTGCCTTACTTAATATAATGTGATTTAATTCTTCAAACTCAGGTTCTGTTAAAAGCACTTGAATTTTTTTAATTAATTTGTTTACTATGTAGTCTTCCTTTGACATATTATTATAATAATATAATATTTTTACCAAGCAAAAAATAGAGAAGACTTACATCTTCTCTAAATTTTAAACTCTAATTTTTTTTAAACTAATTCCTCAGCCCATGTGTTAACTCTCCAAGTAACATCTAATGCTTGAGCATCTGCAGTTTCATAATTTAATTCTGCATTTGGGTTAAGACCTGAAGTAATAAAACAATCTTCACATGTGATTTTTCTATAAATATCACCTGCTCTGTTAAATTGTACTATAACTAATGTTCCTACATAGTCTTTTTTAAGACCAACTTCACCAGTTTCTGGATTGTATGCTAATCTGTACCAATCTCTCATTGTTTTATATAGATACATTTGATTTGCATCGTTTAAGTTTAATGAAAAATTCACAGTAACATCTAAGAATGAATCAGCAGGAATACCAGAATAAGATCTAGTTGACCATTTAAATTTTTGATCTACAACTCCTAATTCTTTATGAAGTTCTAAACCACTAATTGAATTTACATGTTGAATTAACTGTTCTTGGCCACCAACGCCTGCTGGAGGAAGAATAGTTACCTCAAACATATTAGCTAATACTGGTTCGAAATTCTTACCCTTCTTACTAGTTTGATCGTTTGAATAATGTGGTAATGCCATTTTGTTTTTCTTTTATTTTTAATTATATATCTTTAAAATTTCTTTAAAAATTAAGAGGGTATATTTCAACCCTCTTAATAAAATTTATATTTTTTAGAAGTTACCTGTTGCGATTTCTCCAGTATTTAAGATTGTTGTTCTATGAACTATAATCTCTAAACCTTTAACCGGTTCAACAAATGTATCTAAGATACCCATGTTGTTATCGATAATTTCATTAGTATTATTTGTCTGATCCATTACGTTTTTATAAGCGTAAACACCTTGATCTGCAAGAACTGATTCCATAAATGAATCTGCAAGAGTTTTAATCTCTAATCTTGTTTGTGCAGTGTTAAATTCAAAAACATAATCTTTAAGAATATCTGCAATACCGTTTTCAATGTAAATTAATACTTCTCTAACGTGAGCAGAACTTAAAGCAGACTTAATAGTCTGTTGTGCAGTTTTATTACCTTTAATTACAAGACCAACTCCTCTTTCGAATACGATTGGGTTATAACCAAATGGTTCTAAGTTATCTCTATCTGATTTATCAAATGGATATTCAGCTCCAATTACATTAGTACCGCCAATAACTCCTCTTCTTGGACCTGCGACGATTGACCATGGTAATGAATCTGTAAATTTATCAATGTAGTTATTAGAAACATAAGCCGCTGGTGGAACAACTGTTACTTTACCGTTTTCTCTTACATTTAAACCAGGACCATAGTAGAATCCGTAATTAGCACCATCTCCAATTGAAGGTAAAGAATATGTACCAGTTGGATTCTGTGATAAATCACCTCCGTCTTTTACAAATCTTGTTTCAAAACTTCCAGTAAATGCATCTGTAAAGGATGGATCTGTAGATTTTTTAAATTCTTCAACAGTTGGAGCATTTAAAATACAAGAAACGTTTTGTCTCTCTTTTGCAATTTGTGTAAATTCAGCTTTATTTAATATACCACCTTCATAAGATCCAAAAGAATCAACAATATATCTTAAATCAATGACGTCTCTATCTACTAATGCAGCTTTAACACCTCCACTTGAGAATGCAGTTAAACAATTTTGAATTGTTTGATCATCAATTGTTGCTTTATTTAAATTAAATAAAGAATATTCAGTAGCAGAAGCTTCAAATGATTTAACAGCAAGATCAGTAGCTGGATCAAATGTAGCGTCAACTGGTTGTGAACAACTCACAGTATAAACACTTATTTCATTTGGAGAAACGCCTGTTGTTGTTTTAGAAATTCTTGTTACTCTAGCTAAAGTATCAGCAGCAGATGCTGGCATATAATCGCCTACAGATAATGTCAATGCATCGTTATTTGCTGACGTAAATGTAAATGATGAACCTGTTGCAGCAAATACAAAGTCAGTTCCAGAAAAATCAATTGATCTATCACCTGCACTTAAACTATATGAAAGTAAAGTATTAGCATCTGTCGCATCATATGCGTTACCTATTAAATCAGTATTTCCAGCTTCAACTGCAGCTTCATTAATTGCACAGAATAAACCTGTTCTTCTAGACTCTGCGTTTATTTGTTGTTCAACGTATAAACCATTACCTTCTAAATCTGTAAATCCTGGGATAATTGAACCAGTATATTGTGCTAATAAACTAACTTGTCTTTCATTTGCAAAATCTACTAATTTATCTTTTAATAAACCAGTTGAAGTAAAATAATCTCCATAAACTGGATCTAAATCCATTGCAGAAGCTTCGAATTTTCCTTGAAATACTAAAACATCTACCATGTAGTCTGAAATATAATCAAACTCGTTAATTCCATCTGGAATATTGTCTTCACCATACCACTCTCTTGCAATAACATTAAAAGAATTATCTAAATCCTGTGCTTGTCTTACAATAACTGTAATGTTTTTTTGACCGATGTTTACTAAATTTAAAGCTGTAAGAGATGTTTCTAAATCTCCTAATGTTTCTAAAACTGATTGATCAGATGGAAACATAAACTTATCAGTATTATGAAATTTTGCAAATTCATCTGTAGCTGAAACGTTTGCAGCTGCATCATCAGAACCATCTGTACTAATTTTAGCATAAGAAGCTACATCATTAGAATCAAAACTTGCTAAGTTCATAGCAAGGATTGGACCTCTTTTTAATGCTTCTAAACATGATCTGTGAAAGAACATTCCTTTCTTTTCTAATTTTTTGTCGATTCCACCAAAGATTAAAACAAAAGTTTCTGTATCTTCAACGAAAACCGGCGTGTTGTAAGGTCCCTTTCTTGAGTGACCCGCAACTAATCTTATTGTCTCAGCAGATATACTTGATACCTGGGACTTATCAAATTCTAAACGGTAAACTCCCGAAGATTTGAATTGTAATAATTGAGGACTAAGTGCCATAATTTTTATCTATTTTTTTTTAGTTTTTATAATCTATATATCTACCTAAATCTAGAGTATTCTATAATAAGTCGTAAATGTCAAAGTTAAGGTCTCCTTGTTCTTGACTGTCTTTATACAGTGTTAATTCCATATAGTCATGAATTTCTGGATCTATAATATCTAGTAATTCTTCTATTGAATCTGCATATGCCGTTGTGTTAAAAAATTCAGTTGCAATTATACTTGACATTGCAAGGTCATCATGTCCCATTTGTGCACCATATTTGCCACTTGGTAGTGTACCAAAAAGACTTATTTCATTTGCAGTTTCAAATTCAGTTATATTCATTCTATTAGTTTCAAACAACGATTTAAAATTTTGACAAAATATTGGCTTGTTATCATTTTTTATTTTAATACCATGTTTAACTCCTTTTGCATCATGTCTATGTTTAAATCTAAGCACCATCTCTTCATCAAAATCATTTCTTCTTGGAAATACTGTTTGTAAATATTTAAGTAATACAGAACCATATGTATTAAATTCTATAACCATCTTAACGTTTTCACTATATAAAAGATCTACGCTTATAATATATAAGCATTTTGCAAAATCTTCTATTACATGTTCATTTGATCTAAATGTGCCTACTTGATTAAGTTTAAAGAAGTCATACATTGCACCAGGCGTTGCCAGATTATCCATTTCCTTTTTTGTCATTGGATCAACTCTAAATATATTAATGATTGAGTAGTCACCCCCATTGCCTTCAGCAATATCGACTGAAAGTAGCCAATATTTGTCTTGGTCTCCTAATGTTTCGACATCAAATCCAGGATGCCAACTTAAAAAACCTTTAGTTTCTATTTGTGCATCTACAAATTCATCTATTTCATGAAATTGATAGTCTTTCATTTTACTTCTTAAATTCTTCATAGAACCTGGATCTAATAAAAGATTTGATGAACTTACAAATTCATTTCCATATTGTCTATTGAATGCTTCTATGCTTCCTAAGTTTCCAAGTTCTCTTTTATACCATGCATCATCTCTATCTGGATGTTGCCACCAATCTATTCTCATTGGAGCATATTCATTATCTCCTCGCTCAGCGGCACTATAAATCTTATAAAATTTGTTAAAGCCATTTGGCGTACTTGTAATAATAATCCTTGAAACCTTAGACGCTGAAAGTGTTGGATAAACGTTTTCGTAAAAAGTATCAACAATTGAAGGGTGAATGTGGGCAAACTCATCCAAGAACAAGAGGTGAATTGTAAAACCAATACCTGCCTTTGCAGTTGTACTTTGCCCTACAAGTCTACTTCCATTATCACACTTTACATTCATTACATCATACTTTGTAATTCCTGGCTTCATAAAGAAAGGTAAGTTTTCTATAACAACCTTTGCTTTATCTATAATTTCTTTTGTAGTATCTGATTTATTTGCAAGCAGTAATGTATTCTTGTCTGTAGAGAATGTTAAAAACCAGGCATTAAATATAGATGCCATAACAGTCTTACCCATTTGCCTACTTGCAAGACATATATTAAATCTATTTTCTTGAAAGGCTCTCAACATATCCTTTTGATAGTCTCTCAATTTTACTTGTTGAATACCCTCATCTGTAAGAACCACTGCGTATTTCTCTGCAAAATAAACAATATCTGCAGCACACCTTGCAAGTTCTTGAATTTCTTCATCTGTATATTCAAAAACAATATTACCTCTTCTTAAAAATTGTCTACCTTCATAAAATGGCATTTTAACCTGAGGCTTATAACCTTGGTCCATCGCAACTTCAAGGTCTTCTACTTTTTTAGTAGACCACACTAATCGGTCACTTGTAGCTTGATCAGTTTCTTTTGGTATCCAAAAATTATCACTCATTGTCTTCTGTCTCTGCGTCTTCTATATCAGCTTGTTGAATTCCAGCCTGGATTTGATTCATAAGGTCTTTAGTACCTCTTTGTATATTTGCACTTGAGTTATTACCACCGACTCTACTGTCTAACTCTTGGTCATCGTCTCTCTTTTTATAAAGTTCAATGTCTCTTGCAATTCTCTTTGTACTTTCTTCAGTTGCCATTAAATACATTGTCTGGCTCTTAATAATATCTAACATTGATTTCTGTAGTGTGGCAAGTACCTCGAACATTCTAGGTGCAAGTTCTCCACCTTCTATAGTTTCTAACAATGTAGTTAGGGCTCTCTCACCTGCATTTAATTGATAGACTAATGAACTCATTGTCATTTCGTCCATTTTCTTTTTAGCCATTAAATATTCATCCTTCTCTATAATGTCAGCTTCGAGATAAAATTGCATAAGACTTGTGATAGTTTTCTTAGCCTGCTTTTCAGCGCCAGCTTTCATATCACCATAATTAATTGCTGGAGTTGCATTATGAAATTTAGGAACTGGCAAATCGCTTGGATCTTGCTCTACGTCTATTTTTTCATCTGGGCCTAAAAGATCTTCTAACTCTTTTTTAATCTCGTCGGCTTGTTCTGAAATAGTTTTCTTTTTCTCTGACATTATCTATAGTTTTATAATCTATATATTCGATTATCTTGAACTACCATATTTTTGTAGCTGTAATGAAGGTATTGCATTATCAATTATTAAAGCACGTTGAGAGTCTCTTACAACATATTGCTGCAATACGTTCGTGTGTTGCTCCTCTTCAATTGTCTTATCAAACATTCTAATATTAGTTACATTAAATTTATTTCCTCTAAGACTCCAATTAACATCAGTTTCCCAAATATGAGGGGATAATGTTTCTAAATTACCAGCGAACCCTTGTTCTAAGTCAGTTTGGCCAGTTGGATCTGTATAATTATTTTGTTTGTCTAATACATAAATATATGCACTTACCTCTCCATATGTATTACTTAAATTAACTACAACCCCGTACCATTTATCTTTACTTAAAATTATATTGTGTAAAAATGAATACTCTTGTGCATTTATAATAATTTTAATGTACATATTTGATATACTTATAATTAAGCCCTTGTCTAGAATATTAGTACCATCTATTATTTCATGATTTTCACTATCTGTAAAATTAAAAGTATTTGTTGGGTTTACCCAAAACGTAAATGCCCTATTTTCATTCATTTTTAAATTAGACATAGCTTCATAAACAACAGCAGGTGCTTGAAATTCATCTGCTAATACAGTTGACATGTCATAATAATTTCTTGTAACAACAGTCCATCTATTTTTAAGATTAATATCGTTTAATGCAAGATCTTTATGTACAAATTTTCTAACTCCATCCTGTGCCCTATGGTGAGTACTTTGATATTGCAGAGGTTTTGTAACCTTTTCTTGCTCTTCTTTAATTTCTTCTCCAAATATTTCTTCAACTCCTTTTACTAAATCTGTAAGATCTTCTTCAAAACCTTCTTTATTTGTTGAAGTCCTATTTTCATATTTTTTCAACATTACTTTAAAATATGTAAGTTCTCTATTAAATTCATCTGCGAGACTTGTCATACTAACCTCGTACATTTTATTGTTAAAAGGAAAATATAAATAGTCTCTACTGCGTGGAATTTTATTCTCACTAAAATGTTTTCTGAATTCTTCACCTGTAATGTGGATTTCAAAGTCTTCAAATCCCATTCCAAATATATCAAAATTAGCCTGCTCTGTTGGAAACTCATTATTAGGTACCATTACCTTAATACTTGCCTTTTCAATTACGTCATATAACGAATATTCTTTTAAAATAACGTCTCTACTTCTTACGTTTGGCTCTACTCTATAATAAGTTACATTATGGCCATAGACGTTGTTTGCAAGATTTGAAAGACTCTTATAAAGATGTGCTGGTTTTTGTAAACCATAAGGATTATATAAATTAGCAGTATCGCATTCTACTATAATATTAGTGCATCCGTCTAATTCAAATGGTTCGCAGTCTACACATGTTTGTGGACATTCAACGACTGTTCCATCTTCATATTCTATTGTATATGTAATGCTTAAAAATATAAGATCATGTAGTGGTTGTATGTCTTCGACAGTTGATCTAATCTCTAACCAAAGAGGTTTACTTGGATCAAAATCTATATCTAATAATTCCCCTACTAAAGTTCCCTTTGTGAGTGGATGCCATTCAGCATGTTCTCCACCTTTTTCTATAATATCATTTTGGCTCCATCTAAATTCATAGCTAAAATAATTATATTGATCTGTCTTAACATAAAAGGTAACATCAGTGAGATCTACTTGTGAAGGTGTTTGTAAAACTAAAGTTTCAATATTAGGAGTATTATCTACTACAAACTCATAACCACCTGCCATTACGATGTCTCCATTGTTTAAGTCTAAATTTGTACCGAGACCAGTGACTGTGGAATTTCCTGTCTCAAATGTTAATTTACCAACTGTAAATTCATTTGAAAATGCAGTCTTAATATTCCAATCTAAAATTTTTTTAACCTTTAAATAAGGGTCTACTAATTTTGCAATTATCTTATCTCCGACTTCAGTTGCTATATAACCTGTAACCATATTTTATTTATCTGATTTTATAATTAATCCTCGTCTCCTGAAACACCTGTTTTTCTACTAAATTTTTCAACAGTAGTAAAACCAAGGCCTGCGCCTGCTAACCATAACATGCCTTCAAACATATATTCCTTTAATGGAATTTCAACAAAAATGTTTACAATAAATGCAGTTGAAATTAAAACAAAAGAAATTAATGTAATAAGTCTTTTAGACGATGGCTGACCATCGACGTCCATTAATATCTTTTCTAAATAAGATTTTTTATTTTCCATATAGCAAGGCTTCTTTTTGCTATATATCTTCCAAATAGTCAGTAATTATTAACGCTTCTGGATTGTCTTCATACCAATAATCAAATTCTTGTAAAATTCTATCGCAGACATTTTTTACATTTTGGTCATCAGTTACTCCTAGTTTTTCAAGTCTATCTGAAAGAGCTTTTAATTTTACTAAAGAATAATTAATATTTTTTATGCAACCTACTTCTTTTAAAACATAATTAACAAACTCCATGTCTTTTTCTTTAAAAAAATCAAAAGTTCTAAAACTACCTCTAATAGCCTTAAACTCAAAGTTTAAAGTTTTTTCACCTTTTGTATTTTCACTCAATCTAGTAAATCTACTATTTTTAGAATAAGATATTTGAAACCATCTTAAGTTAGGCATTTCTTCTAATATCTTTTTAAGAAAATAGACAGTGTTTGCCTTTTTATGTAAAACCTCATGAGGGATTAAAGGCAAATCATCTACTTCATTTCTAAAGTATTTATATAAAAGTCTAGCGATGTCTTCTCTTCTTACTAATATAGTATTTTGATGTTGTTTAATTTTACACTCGTTACATATTAATGTATAAAGTTTTCCATCTATTGAATTATATTTATATAAAGTAACTGCGATTACTTCTGGAAATAAATATCTAGGCATAAACTTTTATTTGATTTTCTAATTTCTTAAGATCAGAGTAAAATTGTTCTTTATTAAACTCCTTTAATTCTTCTACTTCTCTCTTACCAATTTCGTTTTTTTCCATATAAAATCTTAAAGCTTCATCAGATGGCTGATATTTTTCTTTAACATTTTTATTAGAACTCTTTGTTCTAGTATATATCCAACCTGGCACTTTATTAAAACGACTTGCAACCATTTGCCAAGAATCAATTACTTTACTTCCATTAATGCCATTAAAATTAAATAATTGTGCATTTGCTGGAAACTTAATTGACATAAAACGATTAATCATAAAATGATGTCTCTTTTTAGAAGATTCTTTTACATTTGCATAACTATCTCTCTTTGTAAACATGATTTTTACAAAGTCAAAAAGTTTAGTTTCATCTAACATATTAAAAAAGTTTAGTGTTTGTTTTCTTACCTACTAGTTTTAACTTCTTTTTCTCTTTTGTTTCAGGAATATTTGCAAAGGCATCATATTGCTTTGGTGTTTGACTAACCTTTAGCCAACCTGTACCTTCTAAGATTTTTTCTTTATTAGTCAATTGAGAAAGATCTGTACCTTCTAATACTTTTAATTCTGATTCTACACTTGAATATATTTCATTTTGAATTGCATCTGGAATAACTTTAGTATGCAACATCATTAGACTCATATTCTGTGAGATGTTATTTTTAATTTGTGCAATTGATGATTTACCTATAACTCTATAAACTACATCTGCGAGTTTTTCTATTTCATCTTTATTAAACAATTGATCGATAACAAATTGACTATTTTCTTTATTGTATTGTTGAAATATTTTATCTGCGAGTTTTTCTGTAATTGAATATGTTCTAAGTTTGCCGCCTTTCATTTCTTTCTGCCATAACACAACTGATGGGATATTATCTGACTTATCGCCAATCAATAGCTTATTGAACATAAATTCGTCGCAATTAACTTCTGTTAATTTAACTTTATTAGATTGAATCCAATCTTTAATTGCAATTTTATATTCTTCTCTAACACCTGAGTATGTAGATAGATTAAATAATAGGTCGTCTGTGTCAGTTGTTTCAGATGTGTCTAAGACATTAATAAAATCCTTGAAACAATATAGACTTTTCTGTACCGGGGAATACCACAGGGAATAAGAATCATTAGCCTTTGAATAGTTAACAAGCTGAATAAGATCTTTATCGCCTGTCCATATAATAGAATTGCGACCTCTGTTAATAAGTAAAGTTGACCAGCCAAATAATACATCGTCTGCTTCTGCACCTTCTATTTTATGTACAACTACGCCATGTTTTTGTAAGATGTTTTGAAATTCTTCATATACACCATAGACCGCATTCCAATCTATAGAACTATCTGCTTTTCTTGTGCCTTTATATTCTGCAGTTGGAAATAAATCTTTACGCCAGCTTCTTGCATCTACTGCAACAACGACCTTGTCTATGAAGCCGCGCATTTTTCTTACTTCTGATGCAAGATCAATTGCAAGTTTTCTCATTAGTGAAGCACGCGATGCTTCATCTTCTAACATTACACCATTCTTTGGTCTTGGTAAAACAAAGAGGCGACTATGTAAAAAATAGTTACCGTCAATAAGTAATGTATGTCCGCCTTTTCTCATCATAATTTAATTTTTTCTAATTATTTCTTGTATCTTATATACAAGTGAAAGCATTGTAATAACAGGATCAATAACATGTAACCTTTGTGCTTGATGCTTTGCTACTTCTACTACAATTTCAGGAATGTGATTTGCACTTTGTGCCTTTTCCTGTTGAATGTATTCGATGAAGTCTTCACCTAAGCTTTGTAACACATCATCTACTCTATTAGAATAATTGCTTACTAGTATTTTATAGTTACTAACAGGATTTGTTTCATTAAATATTAATTCAAATACGTCTTTATAGACTGAATTAAATCTCTTAACATCGTCTACCTTAATTTCTGTAGTTCCTTGTGCCTTAAATCCTTGTAACTTATTTAATGTACTTCTTAAATCTGGAAAATTTCTTCTTACAAATTCAAGTAGAGCAGCTTTATCGATTGACATTTCTTCTTTTGTGCAAATCTCATAAACTCTTCTCATGTATTTTTTAGTCAATTCAGCCTCTTCCTCTTTGTCAAAATCAAAGTTAATAACTTCAAATCTTGAAAGTATAGGATCTGGTAATTTATTAATGTAATTACAAGTGGCTATAAATCTACTATTTGATGCGAATGTTTCCATAGTCGCGCGCAATGCTTTAAAAAACTGATCACTAACACCATCTACCTCATCAAGTATTACAACCTTCATAGAACTTGGTCCATCCATGATTGAAACAGTTGAACAAAAATCTGTAATTCTTGTTCTAATAACATCTACTGATGTATCGGTTGATGCGTTAATATAAAGATATGGCATATTGAATTGATTAACAATAGCCTTTGCAGTAGAAGTTTTACCAGTACCTGGAGAACCAGCTAATAAAACGTTTTGAACTAAGCCATCTTTGAATTTGGCCATAACTCTTTCTGGTAAAATAAGTTCTGATAGATTACTAGGTCTGTATTTTTCTGTGAATAGTTGTTGAACTGCTTGCATTTATTTTTTGTTTAGTTATTATATGATTTATTAATGATTTGTTTCTTCACAAACGATGCATCCGTTGTTTTTACAAGCTCCACAATCTACTACCTTACCCGCTTTATTTGCATGGTTAATTATTTCATCCCAAATTTTTTGAGTTTCTGATTTATAAATTGGCTGCTTCCAGAAAGGAGCTAGCCATTTTGGATTGTTTACCATTTCTTGATTACATTCGAATTGTTTAGTCTTATTTAATTCACTGTAGTGTTTATTAAATAATTCTAAAGCTACTTTATCGATGGTTGTGTTTTTATTATGCATTATTATTAAGTTTTAATTATAATACTAATATAACTATAATCTTTGACTTGTGAAAACTTTTTAACACTTTTTTTCAAAAGTTATAAACAATTAGCAAAATATAATTTTAATTAAGTTGATATATAAACAAACAATAAATATTCATGAGTAATAAAAACGCAATATACGCATTTACAGTTGGAGAGTATGGAAGCTTAAAAGAACCTTTAGTTAAAACAGAAGGATGGGACTATATACTTTATACTGATAATAAAGAATTAAAGTCAGATATTTGGGATATTAGACCATTGTCTAAAGAATATGAATCTATTGATGATCCAAAAAGAATTGCAATGATGCATAGGCTTGAATTTTACAAATTATTTAAAGGATCTTTATATGAAAATATCGTATGTGTACATGGGGATGTTTTAATAAAAGATGATCTTAATAATTTCATGAAAGAATATGAATTAGATAATAATAATTACGATGTTGCATTCATGAAACACCCTCAAAGAGACTGTGTATATAAAGAAGCTAGTGTTGTAAGAGCTCTAAAATTAGATCATGCTGAAATAATTGATAAAGTTGTTAAAAAATATAATAAAGAGGATTATCCAAAAAATAATGGACTTTTTGCAACTGGGTTAATAGTAATGAGAAATAATAGCAATTGCATAAACATGTTTAAAACATGGTCTAATGAATATGTAAATGGTTCTAGAAGAGATCAATTAAGTGTTAATTACTCTTTATGGAAATGTATAAAAAATGGAAGTAATATTAATGTAAAGGTTATGCCATTTGATGCACTATCTAGTGGTAAATATATTAAACATTATTGGCACAATAATATGAAAGGAAGATCAATTAATCGTTGATCCCTTTTTAATAACTCTCATGAACTCTTTTTGTTCTTCTAATAAGAGTTTTTTGCAATATTTACGAAATTCAACACTGCTTTTAAGTATTCGACTATCTACCATCGGTGCCTCAAGCACATCGAGGTACTCAGGGTGTATAAAATTTTCTAGACTGAAATTATTAAACTTAGATTGAATGGGTTTCATACTGATTGCACAAGTCCATTCTACAGTATCATAAGATTCCACTAAGTCGTCCATTGGGACTGGCGTCTCTGTCGTACAGTCAAAATAAAGTTTATTTCTTTTTGTACTATTCTTAAGTTTGAGATTATTTGACTCTATTCTAATTATTTGTTCGAGGAATTGAACATCATTTGCCCATTCATTTAGGCTTCTATTTTCTATTAGAAATTGTCTGATACTCCTAGGAAGCCCATCGAGTTTTATACCATATCGATGGGCTTGTTTAGGATTGTTTGATTTTTGAATTTTCAAAAGATTCTACTTTTCTTTTCTTTCTTTTTTAGAAGGCTTTTCTTTTCTTGGCTTTTCTTCTTTAACCTTTTCTGGTTTATCAGTTATAACCTCAGACTGAGCAGCTCTATTAAGATTAGTTTTTTCTTCTTTTTCTTTAATAATAACTGGCTTCTCTGGTCTGTTTGTTTCAACAGTTGTTTGAGCAGCTCTGTTAGTATTAACTTTAACCTTTTCTGGTCTCATTGTTTCGTTAGAATTCTGTGCAGCTCTGTTAGTATTAACTTTAACCTTTTCTGGTCTCATTGTGTTAACTTCTCTAGAGTTAGTAGAATTCACAGCAGCTCTATTCGTTGAGTTACTGTTTGTAGGTCTAATAGATACTGGTGTAGTTTTTTCAGTCTTAACTTCCTTTTCAACTATAACAGAACTATTAGTTCCTTTTGTATATTTAATAGGTTTAGTGTTTTTAGTTCCTTTTTCTTGTGCAGAAATTGAAACAATTGCTAAAAACAGCATACCTGTGATTATTGATTTTTTCATATTTGTGTGTTTAATTTAACTATTATTATATGATAATTAAATAAATTGTTTCAAATATTTTTACCTTTTCAATATATACTCTTGTTTTTTATTTCCAAGACCATAATCTATTTTCTGGAGTATCATGAATTACAATAGTATCTTCCGTTATTTTAGTATCGTAAAAGCTTTTATAATTAAATAAAGAAACATCTGGCCCTAAACATTCAAACATTTTATCTGAAATTGCTCTTCCTCCCCATGCCCAATCTACATTTTTGTAAATAGATAAAACTTCTTTGATAATTCTAGAATCTTTAGAGGCTCCCATAACAGTACAGTCAATAAGTGCTCCTCTTTTCTCTTCTATGCTCTTAGGTCTTACTCCACCAAAAAATGAAGTATTTTCATTAATATTTTCAATAATATTATTAAATGATCTTATAGGATTTGCATCTACATCTACGTAAACTCCACCAAAATCTCTTAAGATTAATAATCTTGCTCTATCTGCGATATGTGCTGGTTTAAAATGAGTATCGACGTCTTTCCAATAACTTTGTAAAAATTTATCTTCTTTATAATGAATTTTAAATATATCATCATTTGTCCATAATTTATATTCCCAATCAGGGTGCAAATTATACATACGTTCCATAAATAATTTGCACTTTTCAGGAATTGGAGAATTGCCAATCCAAATTTGATGAATTTTCTTAGGTATCATTTTAGTCTTAAATAATAGGAGCTTGTCTTCCTGAACCATCAAATTGTGATTCATTATATCCTGATCCTGTATCTATTCCACCTGTTTCAACTTCTGGTTTGTGGAAAACAATAGCATTTCCTTCAGGGTCTTTAATAGTTTTCTTATCTGATCCTTCAGGACCTTCACCTTGTTTAAAACCTTGTTTAATCAATGCTTCCTTTTGATTTTTAAATTTTTCTTTAGCCATTTCTTCCTTACTTGGACCTTCTTTATCTTGAAGTTCTTTAGCAGCTTCTGCTTCATCTTTAAAGCCATCGGCTAAAGTTTGCATTTGTCTTTTTAAATCAGCTTTTTTATTTGGATCATCTTCAAGACCTGTCTTTCTTTTAATAGCAGATAGTTTACCTTTAATTCTTTCCATGTTTTTGATTTTTAAAGAATAAGTTGCTCCTGAATCTTTTTGATAATCATCTATAGAATCTTCTAATTCTGTAACATCTTTTCCTAAATCTTTAGCTTTAGCTTGAAGTCTTTTCTTTTTATCAGACGGTGCATTTGCTATAGCAAAATCAAGATCTACTTTATTAAGTCTTATTTTATTTGCCTTTTGTTGCATCTTTCTTACTCTAGGAGCAATAAACACAAAATCTTTTATTTTTCCAGCTTCGTCTTCGTTTAATTCATTTTCATTTAAAGTAGTTACATATTCTTCATATGAATTTAATGCTTCTTCAATATTATCTTCTAAATCTTTTAATTTTGTTAATATTGTATCAATATCTGATTTTATATCGGTTGTTTGAGTTGTTTGGATTTCACCTGGTTGGTTTTCAGTTAACCATTCGCTTATAGTTAAAACCTTCTCATTTAGGATTAATGTCTTTTTCATTTTAATTTATTTTATTTATAATCTTATAATCTATATATCATTAAAAAAATGTAAAAAAAAAGGGTTCTAATTTCTTAGAACCCTTAATTTATTATTTACTAATTAGTAATTATTAAGCTATGTTAATCATATCTAATGCCGCACTTGGCGTAGTAATTGTAAACTCAGCATATTGTGTTTCAGGGTGGAAACCTGCAGCAACTAATGCGAATCTTGATTTAACAGCAACTTTAGGAGCCATAGTTCCTTCAGCTATTGCTTGTACAGATTCTGCCATTAAGTAAGGCATGAATACAAGACCTGGACCATTACCATCACCTTTTCTACCAACTAATACTTGGTTATAAGACCAAGACCATTTTGGGTTAGTATAAACTTGAACACCTGCAACAGAACCTACTGGGTAAATAGCACCAGCAGCTTGAGTAGCTGTGTTAGCGAATGGATTAGGTACGAAACCAGCAACAGATTGAATTAATGTAGCAACTTGTGGTCCTACAACCGCGAAGTTACCTGCACCTCTTCTACCTCTGTTTGCAACTAAGTTAGCAGCAGCTAAAATACCAGTTAATACTTTTCTGTGTTCAGAACCTTCAGTTTGACCACCTGCAGCTGGTACAGTTAACGCAACATCTAAAGAAACTCCAGATGCAGTCATGTTAGCTTCCGCTAATGTTTTGATTTCGTCAATGATTAAATCATTAATAGTTTGTGTTAATTCGTTAGTTAAAACTGCCTCAACTTGAGCAACAGCATCAACACCGAATTGTTTTAAATCTTGAACTTGTTCTCTAGTAACTGCAGCAGCAACTTGGTAAGTTTTTGCTTCAATTGCTTTAGAGAATAAAGAAAGACCCATTAAATTATCAGCCGTAGATTCACCAGTAGCTCTATCAAATGGTTTACCATCTGCTTGACCTACAAATCCTGGGATATGATCGTTTAATGCCGCAACTAATTCTGCGTCAGCATATCTATCTGTAATTTTAGTAGACGAATCTACTGTTAATGCATCTACGATTTGTATGATGTTTTGACCATCGATTCTTGAAACACCTGCTAATACATCGTTACCTGCAGCTGTGTTAGCTGTTTTGATGTATAATGGAGCTTCAGCGTTGTCTAATCTACCACCTTCGTATACGAAGTCTAAGTAAGATAAAAGACCCATAGGACCAGCCATTGGTACAACTGGAACTAAATCTAAACCGATTGTTTGTGCTGCAACTTGCATCGCTAAAGGAAGTAAAGTTGGAGACTTGTCACCTGAACCATCTGCAGTACCTGCAGCTCCGATACCACCAAAATCAGATGGGAATGCTACTGCACCCATACCACCGATATTCATAGGACCTGGATTGTTTGAAAGTGACATGATGTTTGCGTCTTCATAAAGTTTGTGATTATGACAGTACTCAGACATCCATGCTAATTTTGAAGCTTCGTTGATACCAGTAGCGCTCTCGATAATTGGAGACCATGTTGCTCTGATTTCAGCTTCATTTATTAAATTTGCCATTTTATAAATTTCTATTTTTTGTTTGTTTAATTTCGACTTATTATTTCGGCTTTCTGCTTCTGTCACCAAATCGTCGATTGTTTATTATTTTTTAAATCTTTTTGCCATTGCTTCTGCAACACCATCTAAGTTATAAGGAAGTGTTTTAGTAGCAACCTCTTTCTTTTCAGTTACCATAGCAACTTTTTCCATTACTGGTGCAGTTTCTCTAAGGTCTCTTGTTTGCCAGAAGTTTCTTACTTGATATTCAGTCTCAACTTTGTGAGTTCTTGACTGTGCAAGTAATTGATTTTTCTTAGCTTCAGAAAGATTTTCCCATTTTGTTTTATATTCTGTTGGCATTGCTGAAAGAACTAACGGTTGATTGTTATTTTCTTCAGTAACAGTTATAGTGTTTTCAATAATTCTAACTATCTGAGATTCAGTTAAAAATCCTGCACCTTCTACTTCTGTTCTTACCACTGTTCTTGCATCTTCGTTTAATGCATTATATTTTTCAGCAGTAGATGAACCAACTAATTTAAAGAAATGTGGATCATTATTTTCTTTTGTCTTTGCAGATTCTAATAAAGATGTTAATTTACTAGATATTTCTGATTTATAAGATTCTAATGGATCATCAGCACCATCAGCACCTGAATTAGTAGGAGCTTTACTGTTCGCGTCTTTACCTTTAGCTTGTCTTTTTTCATCATTGTCAACTTCTTCTAGATCAGATTTTACATCTTCACCATCAACTCCTGCATCGCCGGTTTTATCTGCAACCGTGCCTTCTCCTGAATTATCACCAACTTTTTCAAGTTCGTTATCTTTATCAGCTGCATCAAATTCTTTAGCAGTAACATCATCAGCTTCAACTACTAGGTTTTCATTGATTGACTCTGCAATATAATTAGCATATTCGCTAACATTTTGTACGTTATCTTTTAAATAGTTAACATACTCTACTAATTTTTCATTAGTTTCTGTACCATCATTATAAGATTCAGCAATATAATTGCTATAGTCTTTTAATTTAGTTACTGATTCAGCAATATGTTCAGTATAAGAAATTCCTTGATCAGCCTTTTCAGCAATATGCTCAGCATATTGAATATTTTGATCAGTTTTTTCTGCTAAATATTCTGAATATTGAATATTTTGATCAGTTTTTTCTGCAACGTATTTAACATACTCTGTTAAATTGTTTATTGATTCAACAATATGATCATTGTGAGCAGTTACGGTTTTAATGTCTTCATTTGTAGTAGCAGATCCTTCAGTTGAAGTTTCTGATAATTCTGTAAGAGTAGACTTTAATCCTTTTATTTGCTCAGCCAAATACTTAGTGTAATTGTTGAAGTCATCTGTTTTTACAAATTCTTCCATTGTTTGCTCTTTTTTATTTTCGTTTGTTGTTTTATTATTTATCTCTTTTTTAAATACTTCATATATAAATAAGCTTTCATCGTTAGCAAAACCATAAGATTCATTAACTCTGTTTAATTGTGCATTCTCAAATCCTGGATCTGCAACTAAATCATAAGTAAATAATTGTTTGATTTTAACTTTACCGCCTTCTGAAACTTCTCCAGCAGCTCTAGAACTAATATGTAATGGTACACCAGCATCAACTAATGCTTTAGCTTGTTTACCAGCATCAGTATCTAATAATCTGATTTTACCCATTACTTTCTTGTTTTCTTGATCATACCTTAACTCTTCGACAACGTGTGATACGTTTTTAAGAGAAATGTCAAATTGTTGAGGATGGTCTAATTCACCAAGTAATTTAGAACCTCCGATTTTGTCTTGTAACGATTTAATTTGTGGAAGATATTCATCTTCAGTATAGATTCTGTTATTCTTATTTTTAACATCAATCTCACCAAAAACACCTTCTAAAACATAGTCCTTTGTTTCTCCTGTTTGCTCTAAAACACTAGAAGATTTTTCAACTATTAATAAATTATAATCGCTAGGCTTATTTATAAGTCTATCCATTTTGTTTTTTTCTTTTTTGTATATATCTTTAACTTAAAGTCTTTTTCTTAAACATCCATTCCAGTTAGTGGGTCTTCTTCATCTCCGCCTTCCTCTTCTTTTTCTTTTTCCTTCTCTTCTTCAGCTTGTTCTTTATAATAATCTTGATAGGCTGACATCATTTGTCCCATTGTTGCTGTATCAAATTTAGTAGAACCATATTTTTCATAGAAATAAGCCTTGAACGCATCTTCAGTATCTGCTGATATAATTTGTCCTAAAATTTCTTGAGCAGAAATAACTTTACCATCTGCTGTTTTTTGATCGCTGACCTCTACTTTACTATCATCACCTGCTTTAATAGATGTTAATTGAGCCTCAGTTATAAATTGATTAAATGTTTTAATTTTCATAGTTTATATATCATCTATTTTTATATTCCCATTCCCATTGGATCCTCTGGTTCCGGAGCTTCTGCATCTTGTTTTTCAGCCTTTTTCTTAGCTGCTGCATTTGCAGCAATATCATCTGGGCTCAGTTGTAAGTATCTATCAACTAAGAACTCCATATCAAAGTAGTATTCCTCTTCCATTGTTTCTTGATTAGTTGTCATTAAACTGTCTCTCATTGTAGAAACAAAATCAAGTCTTCTTTCCATGATTTCCATTTCTTTTAAAGCTGCAAAGTCATTATCTCTATTATATCTTAATGCAACCTGTGTTTTAAAACCTGGATCTTCTGCTAAATCTTTATATGCAATACACATTTGTAAATATAGTGGCTTAACCAATATTTCTTGGAAAGCTGATCTTAGTCTCTTTACAAACTTGCTAAATTTAATTTCATCTCTAATCATTCCATCAGCAGCAAGATTAAAATCTCCACCACCGTCTTCATATAAGAATCTAGAATAAGGTATTTTAGAAACATGTTTAAGTTTATCTGAAAAATATTTAAGTGCTTCTGTATCTGAAAGGTCTGGACCCGATGCATCTAATGTTTCAATCTCAGGGCTGTCACCGTCTTTACTTGGTAACCAATATTCTTTATTAAATTGTAGCATAGGTTTACCATCGGTTGTCATAGAACCAGACTCCCAATCAAAATCAACTACTTCTTTATATGAATTCATTAATTGTGCAAGTGATTGTTTTGCTCTTGTTTTAGATTTACCACCGACTGGTATAACAAATTTCATTCTATAAGAACTATTAGTCACTGCCCAAATAATTCTAGTATGTTCCATAATTCTTAATAAGTTAAAAGATCTAATAAGTCTTTCAACATAGCTGACTCTACCTGCTGTTGTTATAGAAGAATAAGAAAGGTAAATGATTTGAGAATCATATAAGGTTCTTTCTTTTACTGGATCATCTTTAAATTGTACCCATACTTTTTTACCATCTTCTTTATTATAACCCGGAACTAATGTAATTGGATCAAGTTCTTTAAAACCAATAATTTCCTTTTGATCAGGTGAATAAATAATTTCAAATGCTAAATAACCATCAATTAACCATTTTCTAAAATAGTACCAAGCAGATTGATCTGAGTTAAATCCAAATGCATGGTATATTTGTCTAAAATATCTGTTTAAATCTTTTTGAATTCCATCTGCAACTTCAACTCCTAAGATTTCAGGAGAAGCAAAAAAGTTTTTATTATCATATACGATAGTTTCGTCACATAGTATATCTAAAATATCTTCAATCTCATCGTTTACTGAAAAACTTCTAAGTTCATCTCTTTTTACTTCATATTGTTGATCGAAAAAAGGAATGTTTTTTCGCATTGTAGTATCGGCCATTGACAAGGCAGCAAATGCTGCATACATATCATCATTATCTAATCCCATTGGATTCATTTGGCCATAACCAAACTTATCTTCTAATGGACCAACCGCCTGAGACTGTCTAAGTATCATATCATCATATCTCATACCGAATGATGAAAGTAACTTTAATGTATTGTTTAACCTAAAAGGTCTCTTATTACTTAATGGACCATTTCTTGGATCCTTATCTGCAAAACCTGCCATAATTTCTTATATCGTTTATAAATTTATATATTCAATTTTTTTTATTTGTTTCTAAATTCATTTACTAGTTGAATATATGTTGTTCCATTTAAATCCGCAAAGTCACAAAGTGCTACCTTTGCCCAATTTTCATAACTGACCACTGCCTGTCCAACCTTTCTACCTGGTATGTATTGTCTAATTGCAAATTTATAAGTTGCTAAAAAACCCTTTGCTTCTTCCCATGTTATTGAAAGCTGACTTTGACGGCGCGCATCGTTCTTTCTTCCTCCTATTGATTCTCTTTTAATTTCATTTTCAAAAGTACTATATACTCTATCTAATAAAGTTTCTTTAACATCACTTGGTAAGAGGTTAACGTTTATGCCAACATCATTATTTCCATCAGGATCAAGTGCTAATACGACTGGGTTTGCATCATACCATGGTAATTCTTTAGCGTATTTTGGTGTATATCTAAAAATATATACCTTTCCTGGCTGAAACCTACCACCTATTGGCTGTACACTTTTTTCAGCTGATGTTTTTTTACCAGTTTGATACCAATTTTCTGCAGCTCTTTTAGCTCTAGTCTTACTCTTTGCTTCTTTAATTAATTCCTTTATGTCTTCTCTAACCTTTCCCATTATTTAAGACTTTTTTCTGTCATTACAACAAATCTAAATCCTCTTGACTTAGACCATTCCTGCGCATATTTATATTTATCTCTATTTTTAACATACTGTTCTGCGAGGAATTTATAATTTTTTAATGCCTGTTTTGAATTTTTAGTAGGTGGTTCAGGCTTTACTATATGACTTTCAGGCTTAATCTCAATGAGACTTTCTTCAAAGCCTGTTTCTTTCTTTACCTTTATATAAAAATCTGGAAAATATGAATGTTCCTTTTTATCCATTGAACTCCAGTATTTTATTTCAACTGGCTCGCTTGACCATAATACAATGTCCTCTCTATTATCGCACATCTTCATAAACTTAAGTTCCCATGAACTTCTGTATATTATAGGTGGATTGCCAGCATATTTTTTAGGATATAGTGGATTGTAGTAGCCTTGATTAAAGCCTGAGTTCTTTGTTGGTCTTACGTTTTTTATTGACATTATTAGATATTAAACATTCCGCCTCCGCCATCTTCTCTTGAGTTTGCAGAATTTATTCTATCCATTGAGATAGTTCCCTTTGTTTTATTTGGATGAAGCTTATTCCAACCTTTAGCATAACCTCTTTTTGCAATTTCAGTAAAGTATGCAAATGCGTTTGTATATTTAGGGTTAAAGTTTCTCCAATATTTTAATAAATCTAATAGAGCGAATTGCAAACAATCTTTTCTATCATCTTCATTTACATAAGTTAATCTATTAATTGCTTTTTCAGCAAGTAACTGTAACATTTTCTCTGCATCTCTTGTTAATCTATCATCATCTAACGATTGTACAATTTGTGCATATAAGTCTTTATTGTTTAAATAATTCTTTTTTCTTGGCATCTTTTAAATTTATAGATATTATATAAAAAAAAGATCAATTGTTTCCAATTGATCTTTTCTACTGTATTTGAGTTAAATGAGAGATTTGTAGTTTAACGTCAAATTTTATTTAATTTTTTATACTGTTTCGCCGTCAGCTAATTCAACATCTCTTTTATTTACTTTAATTGGTTTTTCATCAGCAAATACTGTAATTGATTCATCTTGACCAGATGTTGTATAAGCTTCAGCGTCAATTTGAACCTCCGTACCTTCTGCATATTCTTCAGTTTTGTATTTAAGAGTTCCTGGTACATAGCCATCTTGTCTAGTTACTAATTCTTCTTCAATCTCAGCTTCATTAGTAGCTTCATCCATAGATGCTTCTAATTCTTCTTGATCTTCTTCGGATTTTTTAGGTTCTGATAAATCATTTAAATTAGCTTCAATATCAGCTGCAGCATCTTCTGCTATTTGTAATAATTCTTCAAATGATTTTCTATCTTCTTTAACTACTTCTTTAGCACCTTCTTCGCCTTCATCGCTTGGTGCAGAATCATCTGCTTCTTCCTTTGTATCGGGCGTTGTAATATCCTTTGTGTCTTTTTTAATATCTTCAGCTTCAACTCCAGCCTCATCTCCGGCTTCTTCGTTAGTAGTTTCTTCAGTTGTAGCTTTAGTTTCAGTTTCTTCAGTTGTAGCTTCAGTTTCAGTTTCTTCAGTTGTAGCTTCAGTTTCTTCAGTTGTAGCTTCAGTTTCAGTTTCTTTAGTTGTAGCTTCAGTTTCACAAACACATCCGTCTGTTCCACATTTTCCACAACTTTCTTCTACTTTTTCAGTACCGTTTTTAATAGCTTCAACCTCTTCTTCTAATCTTTTAATTTCACTGTTAATTAATGTATCAGCTTCTTTAACTTCTTGAATTGATTTATCAGCCTCAGCAATAACTCCTCTTTGATCTTTTAAGAACGCTATCATTTGCTCTAGAACACTGATTTTATTTAATTTTTCAGCAGCCTGTTTTCTTGCACCTTCTAAAAGTTCTTGAGTCATATCAGTTATTTCATAACCTGTTTGCTCTTTAACATAATCAAATGCAGCATTTGCATCTAATTTACCAAACTTATAAATCTTATTTGCTTCATTCATTCTATAAACGTAGAAGTCTTCGTTTAATTTCATAACATAACATTTAACCTGTCCTTCTTCGATTTTTTGAGCAAAATCAAGAGATACGAAGTTATTGATGTTTTTTGCAGCATATTCAAAAAGTTGAATTTTTGCTTTGTTTGTATAATTTACAATACCTGCTGCTAATAAATGATTTGTTAAACTTTCAGCTAAAACTTCGCTATTGTTAACGAAAAAATTGTTTGATTCTCTTACGAATCTAATTCTATTAATTCCATTAAACCATGTTAAACCTTCATTAGTTAATGTAAAATTGTTTAATGCTAAAACAAGACTTCTAAACTCACCAGGAGCTGTAGTAATTTCTGCTTCAGTAATTGTATTTTCACCAACTAAAAATGCTTTACCATCTAATGCAATATAACTATCTCCTGCTTCAGTAACGAATACAGGTGATATAATTTGTTTTGTAACTTGTGCCATTTTTAATATTTTTATTTATTTTATATATTAATTATATATCTAAACCCTCATCTAAAGATTCGTTAAGTTGTTTTTCATCTGAATAAGCGTGAGTTATCTTAAACATTCTATTTCCAGCATGTCTCTCTGTGTCAAAATCTATTGCTGGCATAAATGAATTTACCTCAATACTGAATGTTATTTTATAATTGCCTTTATCGTCAAAACTATATTCAATTGGGCTTTCTTTACCATAATCGTCTGGCATTGCATAATAGGCTGCCATTCTATATAGTCCTTCTTCTAAATGCCCGACTTCTACATTATATTGATTAGATTTATATAATTTCTTTACTAATTGTTCAGTACATTTAAAGATGTCTAAGAGACTACTTAAGAGTATTTCAATATCAATTGAAAATGTCATAGGAATTAGTTCAAACTCTGCCCTATACCCCTCTAAAACACCTTGATCATTCATCTTACTGTACTCTCCAACATTTCTCTTATTTACAAGCTTTGATGGATCAACTGTCATTGATGTAAGATTAACAACTCCTCTTGGAATTGCATCATAATTTCCATCTGCTCCAACTGGATTTGGACTACATTCAAAGCCATTAGCTGTTGAAAAAAGAAAATTATCTTTTAAAAAATCAGCATCTCCAGTAATTGAATAATAAAAGGGGACATCTATTTCTGATCGAGTATCATTATCAAGTTGTCTATAAAAACTAACCTTTTTATTTAAGTCAGCTAAAAGACCCACTATAAGGTGTCTGATAACACTATCGTCTCTATTGAATTTTAAATTATATGTTGCCATTTATTATATATCATTCTATTTTTTCAATAGTAAACTTTGAAAATCCATTCTCTCTATGAATCTGTATTTTCTGATCAAAGATCTCATGAGGTAATTCCGTATGATTAATCACAAATGTATTTAGTCCGTTTTCTTTAATTACTTCATTAAGAATTTTAAGTACGTTATAGACTCCATCTTGATCTACAGAACTTAATAACTCATCTAAGAACATAAGATTAAGTTGTGGAAACCTTAGTTTTAGTATTTTAATAATAGCAATAATAACTATAAAGTCAGCCTTCTTTCTTTCACCTGTTGAAAGTGTTAGAGGATTTATATCTTCCCCTAAATGATTAATAATACAATCGAACTTTTCATTAAATCTAATATGAAATGGAAGGTGCATTGTTTGAGCCATCATTGCGATATTAGCATTTAAGCCTGGTAATATAGTTTGTACTGCAAGGTTTTTTACACCATCATCTCCTAAGACTTCTTCTAAGATTGTCATAAATGCATCTTGCTGTGCTATCTCTTCTCTCTTACCTGATTTGCTTTCTTCTGACTTTTCAAACTCTTCAATAATTTGTTTTAAATGTTGAAATTGAGTTGAGTCTTGAGTTGATTCCTTTATTTTAATTAAAGCTTCTTTAATATCTTTAATAGAGTACCTTAAGTTATTAATTCTAGTTTCAACTTGTTTTTTCTTACTTCTTAATTCACTTACTTTTCCTTCAGCTATTGTAATTTCTTCTTTTAATTTACCTGAATTTTTAGAGTTATTTTTAATCTGTGTTTTAAATTCATCTCCTTTTTTCTGGTGCCAATCAGTATCTAACTTTGTTTCACATGAACCACAAAAACCGGATTCGTATAATTCAATTTTTTTCTGTAGGTATTGATTCTCTCGTTCAAGGTCTCGCTGCTGAATACCCATACTACTTGCTTCATCTCTTACTCCTTCAATTTTACCATCGATATGGCTTCTCGCCTCGTTTAATTTCTTAACATTATCTCCATGTTCTAATAGTTCATCTTTTAAGGCTTCAACCTTTGCTTTATCTTTCTTATGAGACTCTTCAACTAAGTTATTTAGTTTAAGTCTTACTGAAGAAATTGATTCCATAATCTGATTAAGTTCAGAATCATAAGAATCTATTTCCATTTTAATTTGCTTGCGTTCTTCTTTAACATTCCTGAACATATCGTTTAAAACTGAAAAACCAAACATCTTATCAATGATTTGTTTTTTATCACTTGAATTCATAGTCAGAAAAGACTTAAAATCATTAATACTTAAAATAATAATATTCTTAAACACATGATATGGTATTCCAAAAATTTCATCTTCTAAATATTCTTGTACAGATTTTTTACCTGCTTTATCAAACTCTACTCCATTGATTAATACTTTAAACTTATTTGGCATAAGACCTCTTTCTATCTCAACTGACATGTCTTTACATTGTAAGTTTATTTTAACCCATAATTCTTTGTTGATTCTATTTGGCAAATCAGCGAGTTTTACACCTTCAACCTTTCCATATAGTGCATATATAATACTATTAGCTATTGTGGTTTTGCCATGTCCGTTTTTACCTAATGTTAAATATAACTGTGCTTGGTCTTCAAACTCAATTGTTTGAACTTGATTACCATAACTTGCAAAATTCTTAAATTCTATACTATTAATTCTCATTGTCTAAGTCGTAATTATTTACACAACCGTTATAAAGTTGGTTTAATTTGTCTTTAATCTGTTTTTTTAACTTGTTATCAAATGTAGAAGAATCTATGTATTTTTCACAAAGTCCCATAACACTATAGTTCTTTTGCATTTCTTCTATCTCATCTAAGTCATATAAATCTTTGTCTATAAAATTATCTTCTTGATAAATATTTGGCTCAATTCTTCTTCCAATCTTTTGCACTCTGTTAATTAAATTAGACAATGCAGATGATGTTGCTATTTCAGAAGGAACATAAAGATCTACAAAATTATTTTTAATTTGTGCCTTAAAATTCTCAAGTGGCATATCATATAACATCTTAATATTATACCTAAGAAAGTGAGGAGATATTGTATTTTCAAAGAAAGTTTCTTGCATATCCTTTAAATCTACAAGATCAAATCCTTTAGTGTTATTCATATCAGATCTTGTTAGTTGATATGGTACACCAACCATTAAGAGTTTATCCTTTTCTTGTCTATAATGAATGTGGCCGCTATATACTCTCGTGTATTTTGAATAGATATTACTTTCATTTCCATGCTGATTCTTTACCTTTGCGTTTAAGTAAATACCTCTAACTTCAGAATGGCAAAATACAATCTTACTCATTGGATAGTCTGCTAATGTCTCTGCCTCATGTGCTGAATCTCTTCTCCATGGCATTAGTAGTATTTTTCTATCATTCCAAACATACTCAACAGGGTCTGTATAAACTTGTACATTTGGGATCCATTTAAGAGTATCTATTGAAGTAATTTCATTTGTCTTCTTAGCCCAAATATCATGATTGCCACAAATTACATGGACCGGCAATATCTCACCTAGCCTCTCGAATAGATCCATGGCATAGTTTAAAACTTTGATGTTTATACTCTGGCGGTTGTCAAACGTATCTCCTACCTGTACCAAAACATCACCTGGTTTTACATATTTCTTTAATGTGGGAATAAACTGCTGTTCAAAAAAATCTTTTTGAATTTGTAGCCATTCCATAGAATTAGACCTAACTCCAAAGTGAAGATCGCCTAATACCCACACCCTTTTTACGGGTTTACTTAAAACACTTGTCTTAATCATTTAAAAAAGTTTGTTAATATTTTTTCTTGAAAGAACTCCTGTTTTTTTATCTAATTCCATAATTAGATCTTCTTTATAAACATTTGATAATGAGTTATAAAATTTATTTGGAGGTATATTAAAATAATTACATAACTCAGAAAATAAATCTATTCTTGAGTATTTTTTAATTAACTCATCTACCATAAATCCATAAACTTCATTGATGTCTATTTTCTTAAGACGAGTTACACTTGTAAATTCATTTATTACGTTGAATTTTTTAAATCTTGAATTTTCAATTAAATCATGTATATCCCTGGCTAATATTTCGTAGTGTATATTTTCTTCTTCTGAAAGATTACCTCTTACTGCTGGATCTAAATCAAAGTTAATAGATCCCTTTCCCTCCGTGTCTGGAGCTTCAAAATTATTGTCAAATATTTTATCTTGCTTATTTCTCATATCTATATTGCGTGTAAATTACTCATTGTTATTTCTTCAGTTTCCATTAATCTCATATATGAGTAGTTAATATCTAACTTGCATTTTGTTCCCTTGCCTTCACCATCTCTGATTTTAAGGACTTTTAATCTGTATTCATTTGCTGCTCTCATAATATCATCTTGAATAATTCCAAGCATAACATCAGCAGTATGAGAAAGACCTGCAGATTCTGCAATATCGGTCATTGTAATATCTGAAGAGTTGTAACCACTTCTTGTAATTTGAGTTGCTGTAACGATTAGCCAATTATTTCTAATACCCATTGCTCTAAGATCTTCTGCAATTTGCTTAATCTTCATATAAGTATTTTCAGTGTTTTGATTTCTATAATTTGCTAAGATGTTAATATAATCTATAACAACTGCACCTAACTTAATTCCTTTTTCTTCTTCAATTTGTGCAAGATAGGCTTCAATGTCAAGCACAGTAGCTTGAGATGTTGGGAATTGTCTAACATGTAGACTACCTGGAGGAGTAAATCCATTTCCTACTGTTTCTAATTTTCTTTTAATAAAATCTTTATTCTTACCTTTTTCATTATAGTCACTAATGTTAATACCTAAAAGGTTTGCTCCGATTCTTTTAACAAATTTATGTGCTGCCATTTCAGCGGTAATGACGGCGGTGTTGGTTCCCATCTTAACGAATTGAGCTGCGTCATTTGCTAAGAAAATGGATTTACCAATATTCTGTTCACCCGCATAAACTACTAAATTACCGCCTTTGTCATATCCTCCGCCTAATACTCTATCTAAAAAGTTATATCCTGTACTAATTTTATCAGTCTCTTTTTGATCATGTGATTCTGCATCGAAAAAATCAAGACCAAGATCACTGTTAAATGTAAGATTATTTCTTTCATTTATTAATGTCTTAACCTTTGTAATTATATGATCAGTATTTTCAGGAGTTACAGTTGTTGTTTTAATAAACTCAATAGTGTCAATAAGAGTTGTATCGAAGTTTCTCCATTTAATCCATGATTCTGCAGTAGATGTTAGCCACTCTTCATCATATTGATCTAAGTCTACTTCAAATATTAAATTAATTATACTATCACTAATTTTATCTTTAGCCGTTTTTGCATTTTTAACAAGAAGTCTTAACTGTTCCTTTGAAGGAGTTTCATTAAACTTCATAAAAAACTTAAGAGCAAGAGTTGAAAGTATATCAATCTCTTCAGATGAATAAAAACTTGTCTTAATTGCCTGTAAATATTTAGGTTTTTCTAATGAAAACCTAAAAAACATTTTTTCATAATCTTGGCTAAATTCCATACTAGTTTAATTAAACGGGTTGTTTATTATTTTATAGGACTCTTTACCTTTTGTTTCATTTACCGGTTCAATATAACCTTCTTTAACTAATTCTGCTAAAGCTTTATCCACTCTTTCTGGATCTGCGTTTTTTAAATGATATTTCATACTTGCATGTTTTGTGAAATTGTGGTTAGTATCTCCAATGTGTCTTTTTATTTTTTCATATAAAATGTCAAATCCATCTGGGTAAGAAGGCAATGTGTCGTGTATTCCTAAAATATATTTAATAGGAAGTTTATCTTCATTTATTTGTAAACTCATTCTGCAGTCTCTTCTAATATTGCATCAACGTCAACGTCTTCTGACATTGCACTATAATTAAACAGTGGCTGAATGTGCTCATTGATTTTTTCAAGTACTTCTTTTGTAAATACCTTTTCAGTAAAGAAGTCTTTATTTGAGACTGGATTATCTAAGTGCTTACATATCCAAGTTCTTGAAGTTGCCTTAAGTTCAGGTTTTCCATTTTTATCAAAGCTTCCTCTATCAACTCCACAAACATCCCATGAAACATATTGTTCAAGACCTACGTAAGGATTCATTCCTTGAGTAAAGTGTAAATGAAATTTAATTGGAGTTGGCTTTGCAAATCTGTTTTTGTTTGGTTTCGCCGTAACTATAATTCCTGTTTTCTCAGTACCTTCTTTAAGTTGTGCTTTATTTAAGAATAAAACAATTGATGCTGCATATTCAGGACCTGTACCTCCACCTGCTATTTGTTGTGCAATAAAGCCTTGCGTCATATAAGTGTGGTTAGTAAATAAGAAAGGTATTTTAAGATCTGCCAATGGAGTCATAATAATTCTAAAAATAGATTTAAGAATTTTGGCTCTTGTCATATCAGCCTTTTCACTACCACTGACTGCATCATTGATTTCTTTTTGAGTTGCCAAGTTTCCAGCACTATCAAGAATAATCATAACCTTAGGTACTGTACCACCTGTTCTTTTTACTTCTTGCATTTTAGTTGTGATCGTTGTGATTGAATGTCTAAAATCTTGTACAGTATTGACCGGTTGATAATTAACCTTAGCTAAATCAATTCCAAACTTTGTCATTAATTGTTTATCAACAGCAGCTTCACTATCATAAAAAATAACATTGTAACCCATGTCAATTGCACGTTTTACACTATTTAATATGAGGAAAGTTTTACCTGTTCCAGAAGGGCCAGCTAATGCACAAGTTCTACTGTTTGGCCATCCACCAAATAAACTACCACTTACACATGCATTTAAATGATAATTACCTGTGTCAATATATTCTGTAACTTCACTAAAATCACTATTTTCCATTACACTACCTAATGGATTTATATTTGCTAATTCAGCGTTAATATCACTGAAATTAAATTCAACTTTCTTTTTTGCCATTTTATTTGTTTATTTTTTCGAATAACTTAGATTCTTTTTCTCTAATATTGTTTAATTCTTTTATTAAGACTTCAGCCTTTTGTTTAATATTACTCATCTCATTTTTTAAAGTATTAAATTCTTTTTGAATTGCAACATACTCTTGTAATATGGTTTGTTCTTCTTTAGAAAGGTTCATAGTCTTTAATTCTTTTTTGTTTAGCTGCTTCATTTATTTTTTCTGAGAAATGTTCTCTAAAATGAATTGCAACCTTTTTTCCTAATTCAGTATAGTTTGGGTTTTCAGCCACTAATTCGCAAACGTAGTCTTCTATATTCATGTGTTTATTTTAAAATAATGCCGAAGCATATATTAGGTTTGTATCTAATTCTTGTAAGCCTATTGCTTTAAGAACTCTGTTAATTGGATCAATCATGCATTTTCCAAATTGAGTATCGTAGTCAATTTCAGGTGCTATCTCATATGGATGCCCTCCTGGTAAATATGCGAATGTATCACAAATAGGGTGCTTTGTATTATAGATCCTAAGTTTTTCACCATTTGCTATCATCTTATACTTATTCTTGTATTTAGAATTATTATTTAAGAGATAGTTATAAAAACCTGCAGCCTTTACATTTGGTGGACACTTAAGTCCAATTTGAAATTCTTTATTATCGTCAATAATATACTGTTGGATATTATTAGTTCTTCTATTAAAAGAAATATCGTCTATATTTACAAGCTTAAATTCAGTTTTACATTGCTTTAAGAATTGTACCATTTCTTGTAATTCAACTGGACCTGGCTTTGTTCCCTTTGTGAACAATAACTTAAGTGCTTCTACTAATTTTTGTCTTGCAAATAATGGAGTAGAACTTTGAATAGTATCGTAGCCAATTGTCTTAATCTTTTTAAGAGAAGGGTGTCTATCTTTTACAGAAAGCTTATCTTCCCATGCAATATCTTGAATATACTTTTTCTTTTTCATCCAAATACCTGAGTATGCAATAGATTCTAGTTCAAATACTAAGAAATTATCAGTATTATGAACAACTGCATATTTTTTCATCGCTAAAGAAATAAATTCCTTAATTCTACGGTTGTAAACTTCTAATGTAAATGTTGTAACATCCATTTTTTTAGACTCATCTAACCATTCTACAGAATCATACATTTCACCAAATTGCACGTAGTTAGAATCTGTATCTATGTAAATAACAGATGGCCTATGTAACTTGCCTTTTACCTTAATTCCAAGTTCTTCATGTAACTTAGTGTCTTTATGCCAAAAATCATTAAAGTATTTATTTAATACTGTTTCTGAATAAATAATAGCATTTTGACCTTGAAGAGTAATTGATTCTGCAATGTTAATATCAAAAAAATGAAACCACTTATTACCGAATGCACCATAGATACTATTTAACGAAAGTTTCACGGCCTGTTCGTAGGCCGTGAACTTATTACTCATGATGTCATAATCAGCAGCAAGTGCTTCTAATTCTTCTATAGATAAATTATCTATGTTTTCTTCTACAGCTTCAGTTACTTCCATCTACGCTGTTTGGCAAGTTGATATTGTTAATAAAGTATCTGACTCATTAGAATCAAAAACAACTTTGCTTGCAGAAACGTGTACGTTGTACTCTTCCTTGTCTAATAATGTTAAGTATTTTTTGTAAAGTGTTGCGCCGCCATTTCCTTCTGGTGATTGACTAACCAATACATTAAATGTCTTACCTTTAACTTCAACACCTTTTCCATTTGATTTAATATCGAATGTCTCATCTTTTTCAAGATTAAAAAGAGATTTAAGTTTATTGATAGTGTGGTTATCAATTCCAAATTGAAAAGAATCTGGCGCTTTTGCAAATATTGCATCGATTTGATCTGGTGTAAGATCTTTAAAGCCTAGAGATGGCTCTGAACATGCTAGAGTAATTTCCAACTCATCATTGTAAATTCTAAAAGTAGAAGCTACTAAGTCTTGTTCATTCTCTATGAATTCAATCTCGCAGCGAATTGCATCGTGCTCAAATTGTTTAAATGCTTCTATAATTCTACCTGCATCGAAGAATGCAACCTTTAATTCTTTACCTAATTGAGGTACTTCGGCCGTTTGAAAAATACTTTCAAATGGGACTGAATGGTGTTTTACAGCGTCTCTTTGTGGTAAGTAAGCTGTTGAGATAACTTGACCATCTTTAATTTTGAAATAGATAAAAGAGTCTATTAACTTTAGTCTATTAACAAAACTTGTAAATGCATGCTGGTCTATGCGATCGATTTGTAATTTCATCTTGAATAATTTAGTTTATTTACAGATTTATATGTAATAAACTAATATTGTTTCAATAAAAATTAAGCTTTATTAGAGGATGTCTTTGCTGCTGCCTTTGCATCATCTGCATCATTATCTTCAATAGTACCTAAAACTACTTCAAGAGCTGCGATTGCAGCAAGTACATAAGCTGCATTAAACACTGCAGTAATAAATGGAGCAGCTGGTGGAAAGAACAGTGTAGTAATTACGCTTGTAGTCAGGGTTTTTATAGTATCTTTCATTATTATTTCAAGAGCGAGACCTATGAATGTAGCAACTGCTAAAAACTTATAAGGTCCTGGAGCTCCCATTACTTTAGTTGCCATTTTAGATAAATTTCCTAATAATCCTCCTGTTACCTCAGCTCCTTTTTCTTTAAGCGTTTTTAGAATACTAAAAGGTGGAAACTTATTGACAAATTTTGCAATAGTAGAAATAAATGGAATTTTAGCTGCTTTTTTATCTCCAGCTTCGTTTAATTGTTGTTCTATTTCATTAAGATCCATTTCACCTGCATCAATTGCTGCTGAAAATGTATTATATAACGAATGTTCCATAAATAAATCCATGCTTCTGTATCCCATAGATTCACTTGTATCTTTATCTTTCTTTGATTTATCAGTATCTTCTTTTGCACCTTTTATAATTGCGTCAGCAGTTTCCTTAGCAACGTCTTTAGTACACCATTTTATAACGTGTTTTCCTACCTTTTTACCATTTTGAACATCGTCTTTTAAAGATTTAAGTTTGTTTTTCATTGCATCTTTGTCATTAGTCTTTCCAGAATCTAATTCATTTTTAAAAGCTGCTATCATTTTTGACTTTGCGCTATTTGCTAATTTTTTACCAGCTTCAAATGCTTTTTTAGCAACTGCTTTAATATTTTCTACAATCTTTTTAATAATATTGGCTATTTTACCTCCAATTGCTAACACCCCTTGTTGAATAGCACTTAAAGCTTTTTTACCTTTATCTTTTACAACTTGATATGCATCTGTTGCTTTATCTTTTAGCCTTTGTATTAAATTTAATTCTAAAAGTAAACTTTCATAAAGTTCTGACTCATTTAACATTTCTATTTTTTCTAAAGAAAGATTATCAAAAAGACCCTCATTTATTAAATTAGCGGCTTCGACTAATTCATCTTCATTAAGAAATTGTGGAAAAGCCTTTGTATAAAAGTTTCTTCTTGATATGGAAACTTCTTTTTCTGTTAAAAATTCGTTATATTGTAAAATCATAATATTTCTATATATCATTGTTTTTTATAAAAAGAGGGAGCGTAGCGAACGATCTCCCTCTTAAACCCGTAATTAAACGGTCCTAAAGCGTGGCCACCGAAGCGCCACACATTTTAGCCATCGCATGATACGCAATCTTCGCTAGTTGCACTTGAGGCAATATCACCTCTTAATACGCTTTCAGTTCTCATATAATAGAGAGTCTTAATACCTTGTTTGTAGGCTTCTAAATGAACTAAATTAATAAACTTTGGACTTGCTGTATTTGGAAACGCAAGATTAAGACTACAAGATTGATCGATATATTGTTGTCTAACTCCAGCCTGCTTAACTAGTTCAAGTTGATTAATTTCTTTAAATGTTTTAAATACTTCTTTTGCTTCAACCCATTTAGTTTGTTCCATTTTATCTAAACTTTCCCATTCTAGTTTTTCAATAACTTTACCTCCCCACATGTTATGCTCTACCATGTAGTTGTCAATAAAATCTAGACCGTAAACCGAACCATTATCTTCAAGAATCTTGTTCCAAACTGCATTTGTATTTTTACCAATTTTTTCTAGGAAACTTACAAGTGAAACATTTTTACGAATAAATGTACCTTTAGAAGTTTGTTCAGTAAATACATTAGCGGCCCATGGCTCAATACCTGGGCTAACATTGCCACTTAATTTAGAATTAGTTACCGTAGGTGCAACTGCTCTTAAATGTGTATTTCTCATGCCTGTACCAACACACCATAGTGGTTCTCCATATTCTACTGCAAGTTCTCTACTTGCTGCTTCGCTCTCTAATTTAATTTGAGAAAATATCTTTCTTGTTTCAAACTGTGCTGTAAGACCTTCGAATGGAATACCTCTTTCTTGTAGATATGTATGCCAACCTAAGACGCCAAGACCAAGTGCTCTACCTTTTTCAGCAGAACGAACTGCATTTTCAAAGCCTTGTCTGTATTTTGCCTTTTGAATAAATTCTTCCATAACACCATCAAGAAACCACGTTGCGGTTCTAATTAAATCAGTGTTTTTCCACTCGTCATATTTTGTAAGGTTTAATGAACTTAAACAACAAACAAAACTGTGATTCTCATCAGTATGTAATGTAATTTCACTACAAATATTTGTCATGTAAACTTTTAAACCATTCTTTGTATATGCTTCAGGATTTGCTCTATTAACATTTCCTTTATACATAATATATGGCTCTCCAGTTGCTTTACGTTTTTTAATAAGTGCAGTCCATCTCTTTCTTGCTTCTTTATCTCCTTCTTGTACCTTTTGCATAAAGCCATCACTAACAATTACGCATTGGTGCATATTTAAACATTGTCTATTTATATCTCCCTTTGGTTCTCTAATTTCTAACCAATCCCAAAAATCATCATGTTCAATATCTATATTAACAGAGGCTGCTCCTCTTCTTACTGCTCCTTGATTTGTAGCGAGAATTGTAGAGTCATATATTTTACAAAATGGTACAACACCATCTGAAGTTCCATTGTCTGTAATTTCAGTTCCTGCAGGTCTAATTTGATTTACGCCAATTCCAACTCCTCCACCATTCTTTGCAAGTAACATCATTTCAAGATTCTTTTTACCAATATCATGAATACTATCTGCAACATCAATTCCAAAACAAGAAATTGGCAATCCTCTTTCTGTACCAGTGTTTGAAAGTACTGGAGACGCTAAATTTAACCAACCCTTCCAAATATAATCAAAGAACTTACTAGCCATATCAGATCTTCTAAGTCTTCTTGCAATAGTGGTTGCTACTCTCCAATAAGCATCCTTTGGTGTTTCTCCTTCTAAACAATATCCTTTAGAAATTGTCTTTAAATAAATTTCAGTGTGGCCCCAAACTGGATAGTCAGTACCTTTTATCCATCCTAGTTTTTGGGCTATTTTATCAGCCTTAGGTGAATCTTCTTGTTCTACAAATAATTCCATAATTTATATATTTAAAAAATTGACTCCTCGTCCCAGACCTCATCTTCACCTGCTTTAGAATATGCAGTTGGTCTAATTGCAAAAAAGTCGCTATGTTCTACTCCTCCTGTTAAATGATAAAACCAATCAAGTTCTTTTGCTGATTCTGTATCAAATTCAAAATGTTGGTTATAACCTAATTCAATAAGTTTTTCATTTGTTCTTCTTAAAATAAAGTTTTTAAGATCGTTTGCTTTAAGATTTTCAAGATTTCCCATTTCAAATATCTTATCAATAAATGCATGTTCCATTTCTACCATAATCTCAGCAGCTCTTATTACATCGTTTTTAACTTCTTCTCTAAGTTCAGGATATTCATCACACATGTGTCTAAATAATTTACAACCCATTTTTGAATGTAATGATTCGTCTCTAACTGACCATTTCATTTGTTGACCAATTCCCTTTAATAAGTTTCTCATTTGAAAAGAATATAAGACTGCAAATGAACTATAAAGGCTTACGCCTTCTGCAAATGCTGAAAATGTTGCTAAACTTCTTGCAACTTCTCTTCTTGCTGCTGGATTCTTTTGTAAATCCTCATGTGTATAATCATTTTCTACTCCTGAAAGATGTTCAAACTTATCTGCCATTGATGGCTCATGTAGGAATGCAGCAAAATCTTCAAGACCTAAAGTTTCATTTAAATAAGAATAGGCTGTGGCGTGAATAGTTTCTTGGCTACCAAAAATCATGGCCATTTGTTTGATCTCATGTTTTGGAAACCAATGAGTAACCATTGTAGTCCAATAATCACTAACAGCACATTCAGTTTGAGCAAAGCCTAAAAGAATATTACCAACAAGATTTCTTTCATGTGGCATTAAGTTTTCTTTCCAATCTTTTATATCACTCTGCATTGGAATTTCAGTATGTAACCAAAACGCTTGAGCCTGTGGAAGCCAACCTTCTGTATAATATTCTGGATATTCAAATGGCTTGTATTCTATTCTTTCTTTGAAAATATTCATATTTATTTAATATATTTTAAATTTTACATTCCTGGTTATTACATTAATAACCTGTTAAAAAACAAAAGATGATCTAATTTTGATCATCTGATTGGGTGTAGTTGTTGATGGATTATATATCTTCAACCTCCCAAAAGTTGACTACTTTAGCTGACTAATTTTTTTTCGAATTAATCTTGCCTTCTCAAAATATTCAAATGATTTTGCCTTATATTCCTTACGTTGACTATACAGGTCGGTGAGGATTCTTTTCAAGACAGAATCTTCTGTTGTATAGACTGCGCCATTTTCACAAACAATATAATCTTTATTTTTTCTTTTTTCTTCTATCTCATGTTTTTGTACAGTTTCAACAAAAGAATCAGGAGAAATATTAAATTGTCGCATAATTGAAGGGTATAGAGAAGCAAAGTCAAATGCACTTACTCCACTATAAAAACCAACGATTGGTTCTTTAACAAAAGCGCCGGCATAACTACCGTCTTTTCTATTGTCATCTCTTCTTTCAGTTGCAATAATTTTATTTTGTTCTTTAAGCTTTCTTGCCATTAATGCTTCTGTCATAGCAACTGGGCTTGCTGCTTTATAAAGTGGCATTTGCGTAATATTTGCAAGAGTTAAAAGAACATCCATTGCTTTAATCTTCTGATCTATATAATATACCAAACATGAATCGACAATGTTATAATAAATATATTTTCTAAAATCTTTTTCATACAATTCCTGTAAGCCGCCATTGTATTTAATCTTTTTAAGACCTACAATTTGACCTGAAACATAATCAAGGGTATTTGATTCTTTAACCTTTACAGAACGATCATACTTATCATACAATTGCATATAATCAAGTATTCCCATATGAAGTGGTCTGCCATCCATTCTATCAACTGCACCTGTTTTTGCAGATTCACTAATATCAATTTGTAGTCTCTTACATCGGTTAACAATATATTGCCAATCATAATTAATAAAGTTCCAACCTGTCATCATTGGAAACTTAGGCATAAACTTATGAATAAAGTTATAAACCATATCATATTCATTCTTAAACTTATAATATGATAGACTCCAATCACTATCCAATGATTTAAAATATTTGTTAGTATCATCTTGCATACCTGTCATATCATCCAAATCTTTTAAGCCTAAAACTATAGCCTTTCTTTCTGGTGTAATGATAGAGAATGACAGGATACGTGTCTTAGCCTCTTCTGGTTTAGGGAAGCCATCTACAATCTCTGTTTCAATGTCTACGAAATATGTTCTTGGTTTATTATATGCAAGTATTTCTTTTTTATCAGCTTCTGGAAGTTGATCTATAAAATAGATCAAAGAAAATTTATTATATTGTCTTGCATTTGATAATTTAACAGGTCGACCATCCCAATTTTGTGCGCTTTCATGTCTGTAACGATCTTTGTCATGTGTTACATACCAATTTTGAAATTGACCAACTGGGTATCTTTTAAAGGCTACTTCACCTTCTGTGTTATAATAGCTTACAATTACTTCTTTATCTCGTTGTTCAATATCTAATAGCATTAATATCCTCTTTCTTGTCTGTTAATATTCTCTTTTTGTTTTGCCATATAAAGGTTGACAATATCCTCACTAGTCATTCCAATTGCAAGTGCAAAGTTCATATAGAAATGAAGGCCATCGATCCATTCATAAAATAATTCTAACCTATCAGCTTCTGATAAATCTGCAACTGTCATTGTTTCTGCTTTCTTATTATCCTGTTTCCAATATTTCCAAGCAGCTGAACCAATTCCATCATTAATACCGCCTAAGGCATCAAACATTTCATTAAGCTCATCTGACATTGCATGTTTATTTACCATCCACATTTCTGCAATTTCTTTAAGAGTTAAGTTTTCATAATTTAAACCTAATCTACTTTGCAATTCTCTTTGTTTATTGTAAATCATGCCGAAAGTATCTTTACCTTCTGAGTAGTGGTCTTTAACCTCTAAATCTGCACATTGATTATCTTCGTTTGCCATTTCTTTTGTTCTTTATATTTTTATTAAAACAACGCAGTTTGTTTACTAATTCCAGTGGTAGGTTGTGAACTAATTGAAAGATTTTCTCCAACTGTTTCTACTATCTCTTTTATTTTTACATCAAATACATCTTTTGTCCACATATAACTAAGTACAGTTTCTGAAAGTTGATTTGCATAATCTTCTAATTCTGTATTACTTAATGATTCTACTTTAACTTTAGGAAGACCTAATGCTTCTGTATCTTTTTCACTTGAAAGTAATACTGACCTTTGTATTGCAGCATAAACCCATCTAATTCTAAACCAGCCACTTCCTGCATGAGGATATTCAGGACATAAAATACTCCAATACTTTCCACAAGCTTCAAAAACATCAGTTTCAGTTTTTAACTGCTTTGCCTCTTTAATACTCTTTGCACCGAAATAATCTACAGGCCATGATAATTTATTTCTATTTACCCATGGCTTATGATTTACAAGAGAAGCCAACATATGTTTTCTTTCTTTAATTTGAGAAGTATATGTTGTTGAAATATTCCAATTCTCTAGGACATAAGGAGTAAGGTCTATATTATAAATATTTTTACTACCAATAATATCTCTAACAAGTTGTTTATTACCCCAATCGAATGCCGGTATAATGGCGTCATATTTTGCATCTACCATGTCTTGTATAACCTGTCTTGCAACATCTTTATTAAAGTGTTGATTATCAACTCCACCATAAAAGTGTCTCCCGTCACTCCATTTCTTTGCTATAGTCTTTTCGTAAGTTTCATCATCTAACATTGATTTAAATGATTTCATAGTACCGTCAATTTTCCAATCTTCATGAAAAACTAAAACATTATCACATTCATTAATTGCATATAATGCGTTAAAGATTTCACCTGAATAATTGTTAGAACCAAATTGACCAAGGCCTACAATAGCAAGTCCATATTCTGAAAGATCATCTCCCCATTTAACTTTCTTTCTGTCTACTGTGTAACCTTGTTTTCTTAATGAATTACAGATAATACTACTATCATCTATTCTTTTAACTCTTGCTCTTTTCCAAGCGTCATCGTCTGTTTGTTTGGCCGTACAGCCTGTAAATAATATTTTCATTCTTTTTCGTTTAAGTAATTGTCTAATCCTTGAATATACGCAACTGCATCTAGGAGGTTATCTCTTTTATGATTGTAACTTTCTCTTGAAAATTTAAGAGCTATTAGGGCCATGTACATTTCTCTGCCTGTAACTTCTAAGCCAGTCATGCCATTGAAAATAGATGCTGCTCTATCCATACCCTCGCTGAAAGGGCCATATTGTCTTTCTTTTTCTTCGCTTCTGTGATTGATAATTTGATCTGCTTCTTCTAGTATACTTTTCATATAGTTATTTTAAAACTTATATACTAAAAAAGGAGATTGTTTCATACAATCTCCTTTAAATTACTAATTAGTTATTAACTTTTTAATGATACCTTCCTAATATTAAACTACAAAAGGTGTTGTTTTAATGTCAAACTTTTTAATGTCATTAACGTTTATCATAATTGATAAATGAGTAGGGGTACTGTAACCATCGTATTGACAAACTACCTTTGCTCCATTTAATGTACCTGTAACATAGTCTGCTCCTGAATCTAATTCATGGTCTTTCTTGTTTTTAATCTTAGTGATTAAATCATTATAAATGTCTGTTAATTCTTTTCCAGAAGAATGATTAGCCCAATGGTCTCCTCCAACTATTTCAACTATTTGGTCTGTTCCAAGAAAGTCTGTTATAAATTTAAAGTTTGCATCTATATCTTCCTCTTCAAAATCACCGGAGGCCATGTCATAATGGATTTGTTTAAATTTTTTAGCCATTTTTTTAAGTTCTGCTGGCGTTGTAGCCATCATATCGTTTTCATTGATAAACTCTTCGAATAATTTTATATTTTTCATAACTTTGTTTTTTTAATTTTAATATTTAATTTCTTCAATTCTTAAGTTCATTTCAGGAGTAAACATGTCAGTTTTTTCTAATTTATCCTTTGCTACTTTTGCAGATTTCATATCTGGTCTAAATACAAATGGTAAATCTTTATTAGCTTCGTCATAATCAAACACTATCATGTATTTTGAAACAGAAAATGTCGTTACTCCAACTTTAGCTTTTACCTGTGCTTGGCCTGTAAAGCCATTAATTTTTTTTTCTAGTTCAGTTAATTCAAATATTTTATTTGAGTCAATATCTTCGTTTATAAATTCTTCGAATAATTTTACGTTTTTCATTGTTACTTTAATTTTTTTAAACTTCTGCAACCTTTAAGTCTCTTTCACCATAAGATGCCATCATCCATTGCTTTGATCTTTCATCCCATAAATAAACGTATTCTGCTCCACCATCATCTTCTACATCTGATAAATAATTTGCAATTGTTGCAACATTACCAGTTGATTGAGAATCTCTATCATCTTTATAAAAGTTAATTTTCTTAGGATTTACTTCAAGACCTGAACCACTTCCTTGTGAAAGTACATAATCTACATTTTTTCCACCTTTATAACCTTTTCTTAAAATAGGTAATACGTTTTCTGGATAACCATCATAATGCATATAAACTGAAGTTATATTTCCTTTTTTATCAATTTTTCCAAATTGAGAACGAGTACCTTCGTTTATTTCTTGAGACTCATTAATAAAGTCGTTAAAATTCTTAATATTGTTCATCTTGTTATTTTATTTTTAATATTATATTATATATCAGATTAAAATATAATTGTTTTTGACTTTGGGTACATTGCACATTTATGATATATTTTCATAATTCTACTTGCTAAATCACTTGGACATTCTAATGCATTCAATTGAAGTTTATCATATAAATAACCATCAAATAAACCATATAATTTGTTTTCAATAGATCTTCTTAATTTTTTATCTATTTGTTCATCGTAATTTATTAAATCATTAATTAAGTTCATGATTTCTTTTCTAGTTTCTGAATTCATTGATTCATGTCTGTTAAAATTTGTATAGCTCATCTAGTTTAAGTTTTAATTATAATACTAATATAACTATAATCTTTGACCCGTGAAAATTTTGAGGCAACTTTTTTACTAAAGTTATTAACAAAAAAACCCAAGATCTGCGAGAACTTGGGTTTTAATTATAAATACTAACTTATTCTTATGCTAGGTTTTTAAAATCCTTTGCATATTGTTTCAACATTCTTTCGTTATAGTATTCATCTAATTTGTCTAAGAATGCTTCATGACTATAATCTTGACCTGGAATTAAATATTCTGCCATATACTTTCCATGTGGTGAGTTTAAAAATCCAATTGCTTCCTTTTCACTCATACCTTTATCTTGTAAAACTTTTAGTGCAACATCATATGCGTTTTGAATGTCTCTATTATTAATTTCTGCCATTTCTTCAAGAAATGCAATATAGCCTAAATCTTTTCTAGCATCTTTAATTTTAGCTTCATTTATAAATCCACTAAATGTAGTATGTACCATTTCTTCTTTTCTATTTTTAAGATATTCTTCTCTTTCTTTCTTCTTTTTCTTTTGCTCTTTCTTAGCATCTCCTTTACCAGCTGGCACATCTCCACTTCCTACTTCTCCACCTTGTGGAAAGGCAGGATTTCCCATACCTCCAATATTTGCTGGTGTAACGTTTTCGTTCATTACCAAGCTAAGTTTCTTTTCTTAAGTTTAGCTAATTTATCTTTAATTCTCTTTGCGTATTCCTCAGATTCTTTTTGAGAATATCTAGCTTCCCATTCAAATTCTCTAGAATCTTTACCATATTTAGCTTCAGCCTCTTCAATTGTTGCCATATAACCTGACCATCTTTCATAGTCTGAAATTAAACCATTTATAAAATTACTAATGTCATTTAATTTATAAGCTCTACCGTCCTTTCCTACACCTGCAATAAGTTCTCCGTACTTATTTTTTTCTTGATTTTTTAAACCATCTTTCATAACCTTAGTTGCATCATCAATTGCATCTTCTACTAATTTATCTATTGGTAATTCACTTGCTCTCTTTTGTAGAATTTCTCTATATCTTGCTATGTTTGCATCTTTAAATTCCTTATCAGATTTAAATGCTAATGCACCTTCTTTAGCTTTTACTCTGTCTTCAATTTTTCCTTTAGTATTTGGAAGAGCGTTAGTATTAATTACAAATGCAGCGTCTGCAACATCAATTACTCTTTTTACATTATAAATACCGGATGCGTCCCAGCCTCTATACTCTTTATTAATTCCAATATCATAAGATGATTTTCTAGGATCTGTAGTTAAAGACATTGTCATTTTTCTCTTAATATAATCTCTTTTAACATATGCAACGTCTTTTCCCATACCTAATGCAAGTATTGTATTTGCTGGAATTTTACCAGCAGAATTATATGTAGATTTTGAAGTATCAGCATAAGGGTTGTCTTTTTCTTGAGTTGTATAATAAACAACTAAACCTTCTGCTTTTTTACCTAATTTAGGATCAATATCTATTATTTGATCATCTGTTATTTTGTCTAATTCTATTTTACTAAAGCCATAAATTGCTTTTAAAATTGCCTTACTACCTCTTTTCATAGTAAGAAGTCCTCTAAGTTTAGAACTCTTTAATGCTTCATTAAGTTCTAAAGATTCATTAACAAATTCACTGAAACTTTCGTATATTTTTGATTCTTTCATTGTTTTTGCCTTTGTTTTTAAATCTTTTAATTCATTTTTCAGTTTATTGTCTTTAGCATATCTTTCAATACCCCAATTAAATGCTGCACTAAATAATTTATCAAATGGAAGATCGCTAAATTTTCTACCATAACTTGATTGATCTAGCCACTCTAAAAATGATTGGGCCATTTCTTTAGAAAGTTTAATACCTTCAACTGAGTTACTTTCTCCATTTACAACTGATTTTAATAACTTTTTTGCACTTACTCTGGCTTCAGTAACTACTGATTCATTACTGTTTTTAGCTGCCATTTTCATAGCAGCTGCAACACTACTAATTGCACTTGATAATGATTTATCATTTAGCTTACCTAAAACATTACCTTCAAAATCTTCTAATTCATTATTTCCTCCAATATTAATACCATATGAAGGACCATAAGGTCCAGAATCTTTTTGCTTTACCATAGCTAATAAAGCACTATAAGTATCAAACCTCATTTTTTTATTTCCTTTATCTACAGTATAAGATCCTTGAAATTCGTTTTTATATTGTTTACTAGCCATGTTTAATAGCTGCTTAGCCATTTTAGGATTCATATCTTCCATATCTAAATCCTGTACGTTATTTTCATTAATTGATTTATTAATGAATTCATTAAAATTATTATGTATCATATTTTCTTCTATATTATTAATCGCTGATTCTAAAATATCAGAAGAATCAAATTCATATTCTTCTAACTTATTTATTAGTTCTTTGTCATTCTTAGCCTCGAAGTCATAATCATACTCTCCACTAACAACTACATAATATCCTCTACCTTTTTTATAAATCTCAGCATTAGAACCTTGTCCATCTGATGTAGATCCTATATGATCTTTTGAGTCATATGTTCCTTCAGTAACTGCAGATTCTAAAATATCAAATATGTGAAAACCTCCACCTGACATTTTATCTGACCATTCAACATGTTTAAGTTCTACTTCTGGATGAACCTTCTTGATAGAATCAATTACCGTTTCTGGGCTAATTTTATAACCGTACTTAATTTCAAGTCTTTTCTTATTAAGTTTAGTAATTTTCGGCTTAGTTCTACCTGTATAATCTATTGCTAATTGATATGTAACATCTGACTTATTTAAACCTTCATCTATAGATTCAGTAACTAAGCTATTTAATATTTTTGTTCCATATTTAGAAAGACTTACGCCATCTTCTTCTATTTTGAAAAATCTTTTATTACCTCTTGTCCATTTTGATGGAGCAGAAGAGTGTTGACTAACTATATTATTAAATTCTTCAACTGTTATTTTGCCATCCTTTAATGCTTCGATAATTGCATTTCTAACTCTAGCTGAATTGCCTACAGTTTGGGAAGGGTGTGATTCAGTATATCTTCTTTTAAGAGTTATATTTCTTTCGTTTAAAAATTCTTCGAATGTTGCCATTTTTTTTCTTTATTTTTTGTCCTATCTATTATATATCAAATTTTTACTTTAACTTTAATCGTATTTTGAGTGACTTCTGATATTTTTAATTCTTTAGCATTATCAGGTAATTTTTCCTTATAATAAATACCTTGTATCTTTTTCTTTTCAGATTTTCCTGTAGTTCTAATAAATACAAACTTTTCATCTATATCTCCAAACCCTTTTGCCACTTCTTCTTCGATTTGCCTATAAGTTTTTACATTCGTATTAACATCTTGACTTAAAATCTTATTAATTTCTGAAATTGTTTTTGCGTCACCAATATTACCTATTACATTCCCTTGAAACTTTACGATTATTTCACCTTTTGTACCTTGTTTAAGTTTAAAATCTCTATCAGCTGCTGCTGGTATTGCATCTAGGTCTTCAAAATATTTAAGTAGTGCTGAATATTCTCCTTTTGCTGCACTTATTGCTGCAGCTTGACCAGCCTTTGTAGTAGGGTCTAATTCAGTAATAGAATCCCTAACTGCTAAATATAAATTTCTAATATCCGCAATAGCCTGTGCTCTAATTGCAGCGTGCCTTGCGCCTGTTCTCCAACCTTTTAAAAAACCATCATTTGTTCTTGTAACCTCTTTTAATTCTGCTATTCCAGCACTTAAAAATTTACCCGACTTTGGATCGAATAAGTTTAAGTCTACATCTGCACTACCTCCTCCTATTACTAAGTTTTCAACAAGGTATGCCATTAATATTTCACCTGAACCAATACCTGTTCTTTTTAAATTAAATATTGTATTTGCTGCATCAATATCTTCACTCATTAATGTAAAAACTTCTTGCATTGTAGAATCATCTATTTCTGTTAAAGTTAATCTCTTTGAAAAAGGAGATTTTCCTTTAAAATAATCTTTGTTAATAAGGTCAAACATTTGTTGCTTTGCCTTTAAATTATTTAAACTTCCTAGTGATTGATACTTACCTATATTTCCTTCTACTAAAAGATCTTCTCTTTTAATAGCTTTATTTAATAATATTTGAAAATCTGTTCTTATACTCATCTTATTTGCTTTTAAATTCTGAAAATGTTAAAACTTGTTCTTGTAGTTCAACACTTTCTTCCATTGTTTGTTTTAATAATTTATACATTTTGTGCATAGATTTTGGAGTCATGGACTTATATGTCTTTTCGTCTCCATCTAATAAAGCGTTTCTTACCTTTGTTGCACTAATGTTATCGTCTGTCCTTGGAATTTCTTCTAATCTGAAGCTATCTTCAACTCCTAATTCTCCTCTATATTTTGGGTTATTAACTTGATAGCCATATGTTTTCATTCTATCACTACCTGTTCCCCATAATACAGGTTCATACTTAGGTCTCATAGCATTAAACATTTTGTCAATTGCTGCGGTATCTATAACATACACTGTCTCAATAGGATATTCCTTCATCACCTGTTTTATCATATTTACCTGCATTGTTTCATCAAATGGTCTTTTAAAACTGTCTTCTTTCTTTTTCTTTTTAGCTTTAACTAAAAATATAACAGTTGGAAGTCCATTTTGTTTATGCAAATGTTCAACGACTTTAACATGTCCTAATGTGAATGGCTGAAACCTACCAACAAACATATTAACTTCTTTAGCTCCTCTTTCAGGATGGTTTACTTTTAAACCTTCGTTAATTGGATTTGTTTGTCCCTTAAGTGTATCGTTAATTTTAAATGTTTTAAAATCCATTACACTATCTTCCTCTACTTTTTCGTAAATTCTTGCTTCAATCTTTTCTATAATACCGTTTAAACTATTAAATGCATCTCCTGCTAAAACTCCATTTTCTTTCTGTCTCTTCTTTCTAAAAGTACCTAATGTTATTTTTAATAATTCTGCGACTTCTCTTGATTCATTAACAAGCCTAATAGTTTCTTGATTTGTTATCATTTTTGGATTTAAATCAAATGCTTCATTGTTTGCAAACTCTGCGCTATCAAAATTCATGCCAATAAAGCTTGCTCCATTATCTTTTATAAATGAATTAAAACCTGCTGTCATTAATTCTAAATATCTCTCATCAACTTCTTTACTTTCAAGTTGTATTTCACTAAAATCAAACGCATTAAAATATTCAATAAGTTTTACTACGGTAATTTGATACGCATCCGAACTCTTTCTTTCTTCTTGTTCTTTAATTTCTTTTAATGGACTCTGTAGTTTAAAGTTCTTTAATGATTTGCCCTCTACAAAACTTACAACTAATCCATCAATGTCTTTATGAATATCATTGTTTAACATTGACTTATGAATTGACTCGTTAAATGTTGTAAATGCTCTATAAGAAAAACCAAAATCTTGTAATTCTATTTTTGCTTGCTCTCCTTGTAAGCTCAGTATATTAACTAACTTTTCCTTTTGGTGATCTGAAAGGATGCCTTCATAAACAACCTCAGGCGATTGAACTTCTAAAAGATTAGCCCATTTTTCTAAAATCTTAGGATCTCTAATTACTTTTTTAATCTGGGTTCTGTCTTCATTTAATACTTGAATATGTGTTAATATAAGACTATTTTTTGGAAGTGTATCATATTCAATGTCTACTGTCTTTTCACTAACCATATAATCAAATCCAAATTTCCAATCACTTGGCATCTGTTGAATAGTCTCGTCTAATAATGCTTTAAAATGGCCTATACCTTTTTCATAGTAAGAAACAATTGTTCTATCTATTTTATTAAGAGCCTGCTTATTACCTGATTTATAAAATTCTAAGAGTCTATCTTCTCTTCTTACATGAAGACTACTTGCTTGAATCTTTTCAGTAACTAAACATTTCTGTGCTAAGAGATTATTAAAATCCTCTTTTTCAACTGACTCATAATATGTTCTTAAATCCTGTAATGCCATTTCTTATAATTTTATGATATTTTCTTTAACTCGTTAAATACTATATTGTGTTCTTGTAAATATGTATCGGTATTAACATAAAGTTCTCCTAACATTTTTTCATTATCAGGATCAGTTACATCAGTTATTGTTAATAAAGTGATGTTTACCTTTTCACCTGCTCTACCTGCCCAACCTAATTGAGTATCGTTTAACCAATATTGTGAATTATGGAACTTATATGTTGGTAAATCTGGTTTATTACCATTTGGTTGAACTGTAAATGCTTGATAATGTACAAACATTTTATTACCCTTCCATGTTTGAATTCTACGATCAGCGTCTTTAACCGTTTTAGCAGTTCTAGGCATTAAACTTTTAAAAAGCTTCATATCTACTTTATCTCTATTAGACAATACCTCGGGTTTAAAATTATTCATTGTTGATTCATTTAAGAATTCTTCAAATAGTTTAACCTTTTTCATAATATTTCTTTTATTTTCATTAGTTGGTTTTACTTTATTACCGACGTCTGGAGCCTCTCCGTGTTTTTTAATATATTTGGCCTTTGCTTCATCACTGTATTCTTCCCACCAATTTTCAGGCTCTGGTTTAGATTTATCATCTATATTTTTATTAGACTCTGCTTTTTTAAGAATGCTTTTCCAGTTTTTCATATTTTTACTTGCTGCCTTTTGGCTAGCTTTCCACATTTCAGGGTGTTTTCCTTCAGCTGCATATCCTGGGTAATTATGTTCTCTACCTGCTTCTCTATCTGCAAGTGTACCTCTTTTATACCAATCATCTTTGCCGTCTTTAGTAAGACCAAATTCTTTTGGATTTGATTTCATTTTTTCAAGCTGATCTTTCTGACCAGTCTTTGTATATAGTAATTCTAATGCGCTGTTTTTAGCAGTATCTGGATCTGTTTCTGTAATTCCTATTCCTGGTACTGCATTTCCTGTTCCTGTTCCTTCCCAATTTCCTTTAAATTCATAAGGAGGTCCAAATGGCTTACCATCTTTATCAGTTACTATCCTATCAGATTTTCCATAAGGCGTCGCTACTTCAATTTTTCCATCTTCTCTTGTAAAATATGCTACATGAAAATCTTTTGTAATTTCACGCATTTTGTCTTGAACTGTTTTATCGTTTATTTTTCCATCCTTAATATATTTACTAGGATCTTTCATAACTGCTTCTCTACATTCTTTGGCTTTTTCTTTATCTACATAAAACTTTTCAAATACTTTCATTGATCTTTCTAACTTTTCATCAACTGATAATCCTTCAGCATTTGGATCTTCATCTGGCCAAGTTGATGCCATGTCGTCGGCAGTATGTGACGTTCTATTTGCTCCTCCTCCTGAATTAGAGCCAACGTGTGTAATGTTGTCTTTGCCAAAGTTTTTTATAGTGTCAGTTAAGAATTCACCTCCTGAAAATGTCCAATCACTTGTGGAAACCACTGTAGGTATATTTGTAAATTTATTCTTATCTTCTATTTTACTTTCTAAATAATTAGTCTTCGATTGATAACCTCTTTCTCTATCTTCATCTGTCCATTCATCAGTTGGCCAATAATTACTTTGTTGTTCTAATGGAATTTTTCTATTTCCATCTTCGTCTTTAGGTGTATCTACAAAAAAATCCAATATTGCCTTAGCTGGAGCCTGTTGTCCTCCATCATTTCTTCTAATATCCATGTGAATACCTTTTGGATTTTTTACCTTTGCTAAAATTTCTTCTCTATAATATTCTGCTAACACATCTCCTTGTGGGCCTGTATATCCTAAACCTACTGTCTTAATTTCATAAACATCTCCAGGTAATTTTTTAATAACTATTGGGAAATGTTTTTTACTTAATTCTTTATAACGTGCTCTCTCCTTATCGGTTAACTTTTTTGACATGTCACCTGCTTTCGCATCTAACTTCTCATATTCCTTATCTTCGTTTTCTAAAATAAATTGATTATAATTAATTATCATAGTATATTTATCTTCCGTATTTTATGATGCCCATAAGCTGATTAATTGCAGCAAATGTGCCGGTAAGTTTCATAATCTTACCTTTATATTTAAAGACTATTCCCTCAGTTGGTACAATACCTTCGATACCTCCAATACTTTCTAATCTTTCTAATTCAGCTTCGATTTTAGCAACTTGCTTTAAGTCACCGTTAAGTTTAACGTCAGCTGCTGCCTTTCTAATTTTAGCATGTAAGTTTTTCTTTTCTAAATCAGGATTTGCAGCAACAAAATTACTTGCATTTAATAATACATCTTTTCCTAACTCTAAAAATAAGTTTTCAAATGGTAAAATATTCTGCTTATACTTTTTACCTTTTATCTTATCAAACTCTTTGATTTTTTTCATTTGTTCGGGAGTAGCAATCTTTTTCATAGCAACCATATTCATAGTTTGCTTGTCATTGTATGCCCATCTTAAAAATAAACCTTCTTTTAAATCACTTGAAATATCTGCAAAATCTTTTTCAATTTCTCTTCTCCACCATGCTTCATGATACATTTTAACTTCGTCACCGTCTGATAAATTAAACTCATCTCTTAAGTCATTTAATTTACTGTGATAATAACTTTGTCTCTTTTCAAAATCTATGTTTTTCTGAAGTTTAAGTATTTGTGGAGGAATAATTGTAAATGTCTTTTGTACATCTGCCTCTATACCTTTAAGAAGTCTTGCAAGTTTTGCACCTGTTTGCTGTGACATGTTAACTATATTACCTTTGCCATCAGTTTCTGCCATGCCGTGAAATTGAATAACATCTCTGTCATAATTAATCACATTAGGGTTCTTAGAATAAATTAACTCCATATTAAGAAAGTTTTGTCCATTGTTAAATTCTTGGTGATCGCTTAAACTTAATAATGCAGCTTCTAAATCTGTTGCAGCATAGATAAAAGTATCTTCTACTAGTTTTGATGCATGGCCCGTGAACATTTTAATAACTCCATCTAAAGATACAGGTGCCATTAGTTGCCCTTTGTTTCTTGAGAAAAGAACTTGACCATCCTTTACTGTAACAAAGAAGTTTTGACCATCTGTTTTTTCAGTAGGTCCTTCTTCAAAATGTATTTCACCTTGTAATGAATTTGTAACAATGGTTTTAAAATCTTGGAAAGTTAAATCATTATAGTCAAAGGGATGAGGCATGTGGCCTGCAGCTCCTCCTTCTAAAATCAAATTACCCTCTACTATCTGAGCCTTTTCGACTAGAAATTGTTCGTAAGTTAATAACATGTCTATATTTTATTTTTATCCTAAAGATGATTGTAACATTCCTACAGCAGCTCCATAGTCTCCATCAGCTTTCTTTAACATTCCTTCAGCAGCTTCTTTAGCTTTAGCCTCGTCAAAATCATCACCGAATGCTTCTTTATACATTGTCATAGCCATCTCCATAAAATCTTCATCAGACTTAACTTCAGCTTCTTCAACTTTAGATTCTTCTAGTACATCTGCCTTTACGATTAAGTAATAAGGACCTCTACTAGAACCTACTACTCTACCTTGATCGGAATTAATAACCGTTGAATCAGGTACAGATATAACATTTGATTTATTTTCATCAATCCATTTAGCTCTAGTAGTGGAGCTATTAAAAGATATTAATGGATTACCATCTACTGTTTTTTGTGTATTTACATATTTAGCTCTAGCTTCGGTAACTGTTGATTCTTCTACTTTGTAAGTTTCTCCGCCTACTTTAAATTCTTCTTTATCTTCTTCTTTTGCTTTTTTAACAGCTGCTCCAAATGCATTACCTTCAGTTTCTACCTCATCAGTTTCTCCAACTAATTTAGCAAAAAATTCAGTTCTTTGTTCTTCAGCTATTTCAGCAACAGTGGTTACTTCATACTCAGCTAATAAGTCAGCAAATCTTTGAGCTTCAGTTGTTCTCTTTGTAGACGCTTCTTCTTTTATCTTAGTGTCTATTGCTGCTTTTCTAGTTTCAGAAAATGTAGCAAATGATTGAATTTGTGTTTCCATTTTTATTATGTTTTTTTATTACTATATTATAATTATATATCACCTTAAATATCACTCAAATTGAAATTTCTTTACACTGTACTCAAACTGTTGTTCTTTGTATATTGATTGTCTTGCTTTAGAGTGTTTCATTAAATAATTACTCCATTCTGTAGTGGCCAAATCATCTACAAAGTCTATAATAAGAACACTACTTTTAGAGTGATGTTGTCTTAATCCTCTACCAATTGATTGTCTAATAATAACCTCAGACTTAAAACTTTCTGTAAAAAAGATATTGTGAATTTTTTTAATTGATATACCTGTAGAGAATGTACCATAACTTGCAACGATTGCAACCTCATCTCCAGCTTCCATCTTTTTCTTATACTCTTCTCTAATATCCTTGTCTGTGCCGCCATCTACATAATAGACCGCTTTATTACTTTCTTGTCTAAGTTTTTCATAAACCTTTTTTCCATGTTCAATCCTATGAAAAAGTACAAGACTATTTCTTGGTATTTTACCAATAACCTTACATATAAAATTTAATCTTGGTTCTGAATTAATTATGTAGTTTTGTTCTAATTGAAATAAGTCCTTGTTTTCATATCTGTTTTGAGCCATTTCTGTAAAGGCATTCTTAGCACTTTCAGGTGCATAATCCATTTCAATTACTTTAACCTTACAATTTGCTATATACCCCTCTTGTTGTAAGAAACTAGCACTCACCTCACTGATTAGTGGACCTGTATAAGCCATCAATGTTAAACGATCTAATGTGCCGTCTTTAGGAATTGTACCTGAAAGACCATATCTATATTCTGCGTTTACACATTTCTGTAAGATTGTTTTAATAGATTGGCTTTTCATTTTGTGACACTCATCAATTATAACAGCATCAAACTGATCAAAATATTCTTGCTTCTTTTTAACGAGAGATTGATATGTACCTATCACTACATTTCTACCATCTCTAATCTTTTTACCACTAAATATTTGTTGAATTTTTATATTAACCCTATTTGCATAATTATAGTCTGAAAAATCTTCAGTTGCTTGAACAACCAATGAAACATTAGGTACAATGAATAAAATCTTCTTTGCCTTTTCTTGTTCTAATAAATAAGCAACTGTAAGGAAACTAATTAATGTCTTTCCTGCAGACGTAGCAAGTTCACTAAGACACTTTCTAAACTTAAGGATATTATACGCAGCTTCTATTTGATAGTCCCTAGGAGTTATCTCTGAACCTTCAAAGAAGGCCAAAGCCCACTTCTCAAAATAAGATGCTGTAACATTCTTATCAAACAGCTCTTTAACGCCATTAATATTAAGTTCAAATCTATATTCTTTACAAACATTATAAACATATCTCCATAAACCTGCCGGAATCCACTTATTATCTTTAAAATATGAAATGTACCCATCCCATATTCCTTTTTTTACTAGAGGATTAAATCTCCAGCTGTCGATTCTTTTAGTTAGTGATATGTTTAGTTGTTCAAGTTCAAGCTCAGATGCTTCATCAACTCTTAAATATTGTTTATTCTCTGTGAGAGTAAGCTCCATTCATTCAACATAATTTTTAAACGAGATCTTTAATTGCAAGTCTATTACGTACTGCAAATCCCATATTATCGAGAGTCTTTATTGATTCTCTATAAAATTCAACTTGATTTTCTAACTGAGATAAAATCATTTTATCATCTGCTAATTCAGCTTCTAAAAATTGTGCTTTTATTTTATCAGTTAATTTATAATCATAGTTGTAATATCTTATCCAAGCCTCTTTCCATTTAATGTCGACTTGTTTTTTCTGCTCTTTTGTTTTAAGCTGTACATACATTAACTGTTCTACCATTAATTGTCTTGTATGTAAAATATCACCGATAACAATTTCCATTCCACTTAATGTCTTAATACCATGTGCAAGTGCAGTTATCTTTTTAGTCCATCTTTCTCTCTGTACTCCTAACTTTTCATCTAACTTTAATATCTTACTTGCCTTTGTGTCTTTTTGTTGTTCCATTAAAATAGTCCTTTCTTATTACTTTTACTTTTTATAAACGTCGATGTAGTCAATTTCTTTTTAAATTTAGGTTGACTCATCTTAATACCTTTACCTTCAAAATCTTCTTTGTTAAATTTAAAATCTAACATTTTCTTTAAATTTTTAAACCTGTTTTTATCTCTATAAAACTTGTCTAATTCCTCATCCATATCTATATCAAACATATCTCATATCAAGTTTATCGTTAGTAAAATAATCATCTAACTCTGACAGAGATAACTTTATTTTTTCATTATAACAAACCTTTACAAGGTCGTTTAAATCTTTTATAGTATATTTATCCATTTTTTTATCCTTTAGATATTTAGTCCACATAAATACCTTTTTACCTGATTTAAGTTTTTCAATGGATTTTTTGAGGCCGGCTTCATCATTATCTAACATATATCGACTACTATCAATATAGTCTAATTTAGTAGTATCTCTTCCAACTGTACATAATGCAATTGAGTTTCTCATAAACATTGCATCTAATGGGCCTTCGAATATTGTAACTGGATTTTGGAAATTAACCTTTAATGCTCCAAACAATGTAGACACGTTATTAAATTGTTGGCGAGTCATCTCGTCCATTTCAATAGGTTTATTGAGTATGGCTTCATGTATTTTACTTAGATCATATGTTAAGTATCTAGATCCATGCCCTTTCATTCTTCTACACTGTGCACCTATAATTTTATTATTATTGGATTTATTTAAAATCCAAAGTCTTTGATCTCTTGGATTAAATAAAAAGCTATCTAGTTTTTTGTGTAAGAGCCTTTCCTTTAATTTAAACCATATCCAATCCCCGATTTGAATAGGCTTTGCTCCAGTTGCTTTTGAAAAGTCTTCTATTTCAATTGAAAGCTCTAATATTTTTTCATATACAAATGGTGTAAATTTTTCAGAAGTGTCTTTAACCTGTGTATTTGTCTTAATATAATCTATTAGAGTAATAGCGTCCATTTTATCTGGCAGTTGAATACCGAAATCTTTTAAGAAAGAATAAAAGTTAGTGTGGTAGTCACAGTTAAAACAATAATAACCTAAGTTATTCCAAAAGACGTTGCCTCTTTTAGCATTTTCATCTTTGTGAGAATCACCGCAATAGGGACATGCCAGGTTTAATCTACCTGACATGTCCTTTATCATTTGCTTATTGCGATTAGAGTGGGTTTTTACAACTACTTCTTTGACTAGTGTTTTTACCTTCTCTCTTAGTTCTAATGTTAATTCTATATTAGAGTTCGAGATCATTCAGAAAAGATTCTAAATCATCGCCACCTGCTGGTGTTGCTTCCTTTTCAGCTTTAGGAGTTGAAGTAGCCTTTTCAGCTTTAGGAGTTGAAGTAGCCTTTTCAGCTTTAGGTACCGGAGTGCTTGTTTCAAACTGATTAGTTACAGCATCTATTGCTTCACCAGGGTTTAAATACATTTTAAGAACGCTATTTACGAAATTTCTTGTGTCTTCATCCCATGGTCTGTATTCAAACTGCTTCATTGAAGGGGCTCCTTCTAATTCAGTTTTAATAGCATCCATATCTTCTTTAGTTCTTTCTGCTGCTTTACCTTTAACAGTGACCGCAGATGTTGAAGATGAGAATTTAGAAGTGTCGTAGTTATTATAATCGTTTTGTCTTGTAATTACTAATTCAAAGTTTTTACCTTCAAATAAATCAAATACTTGAGTTGGCTCACCAAAATTAGGCTTTAATTCCGCATCGATTTTTTCTTTGATTTTGTAACCGAATTTAAATATTTTATAAGTACCTTCTAATTCAGGTTGTTGAGGGTCTTTGATAATTTTTACAAGAGCTACATAAGATTCTCTTCTTTTTAATTTATCAGACGCCTTTCTATCAACTGCGCTTTCTGATTTTCTTAATCTAAAAAATGCATCAGAAACTGGACAGTGTTCACCAATTGTAGTTGGAGAATCAATCAACTTAGAATCGCCGTTTGGACCTGTTAGCCAGTTTACGTATTTTTTAATTAATGAATTTCTTGGGTTTTCAATATTAGGAACGAATCTAATTAATGCTTTATACGTTCCGTCTTTGCCATCATCGGCAGAAGGCTTATACATCATGTTTCCAGTTGTATTTACCTCTTGTTCATGTGTGTTGATGTCTTCGACACCAATGCTAAAAATGTTAAAATCTTCCATAACTTTAATTTACTTTTAATCTTTAATTTTACTTTAATTTACCGTTTATACTTTAAACTTATAATATTATATAGTCAACTTTAAAATAGTTTCATAATATGAACCTTGTTTGCGCGTCTAACCGACTTAGTTTGTGCTATTGCACCTCGTTTGCTTCAGACAGGGTCCGATAATTAGTGTTCAAATATGAACTTAGTTTATCGTTTTCCATATACAATATTATATATCTCTATTTAGAATAGTTTCAACTAAATTAGCCTAAAAACTTTTTTTAATTTTTTTTTATATTTTCTGAAACAAAAGAGAGAACGGGCTATATAACTTAAGTATTTAAGCCTCAGGGAAGATTAGGTTCTAAGGTTCTCATTAAGGAGTTTAAGTAGAAAGCGTCTACAAGGTCATCAAAGGGCTTTGGGATAGATTTACCGAATTCAACGGTTTTAGCGAACTTCCAGAATTTTGTCTCCTCGAGAAATTTTTCACCAGTAGAATTATTTATAAAAACTTCCCATAAAGCTAGCTTATTCATATTACCTTTACCTGCATGTTTTTTAATTGTTGAAGGAGCTATTGTTAAAATATCTTCAGGCTTAAAGTATTTGAGAAGTTTAATCTTAAGAATAGATGCAGCCGCTGCCATATCAATAATATTATTAGTCCCAGCAGAACTACCATAAGATACCCCTTCAAATGCTATCTTAAATGAGTCTTCTTTATCTATATGTTTTGTAATTAGTTCGATAATATTATTTGACATAATATCATAACGTTTAATCTTAGCAAGTTCAATACTAGAATAATCAACATGAGTTTCCCAATCCGGCTGAAAAACAAGAGTAACACCCTCCATTAAAGCTAAGTCTTCCTGTGTCTTAATAGCCTTTTTTGTACCTGATCTTTTTAAATAAGAAATAAAATGATATTGATTAGTATTGTCATTAAATAAACAAATACCAGGAGAGTTTAAAGAAAAATCAATTGTAATAAAATTCATATTAAAACCTTTTACCGATTGAAGCTCCGATTGCAGTTCCAACGAGTCGTGAAGTTAATAAATCATATAGAATACCTTTTTGTACACCTAATACTTTAGCTACCATTTTTCCAATAGATTTTCCTAAAGCAAATCCAGCAAGACCACCTACAATGGAACCTAAAAGACCTTCATTAGTCATTTCATTATTAAATCTATCAACATCTAAGTCTCCATTTTTATCTCTGTATTCGTTTAAAAATTCATCAACTGCTTTATCTACTTTTTCTTCTAGTTCAGGAGTCCATTCTTGTTGAAGTCCTTCTGTTAAAAGTTGCATTTCCTTTTCAGTAACTCTGTTTTCTTCTAAATATTCTATAAATGTTTTCATAAGTTATATATCTTTTAATCTATGTCCATTTTAATTTCAAACTTATTATAATAAAAGTTTAAATCAAATGTATTAAATTCTGAAACGTTTTCAGCCATGTTTAATGTTAACTCACTTATTTGATTTAATATAGGTTGTTCAAATGTAATACTTGCTATTCCTAATCCTTCTGCATCTAAGACTCTAAGTTTTAAATCATCTAAATGTTTTTGTTTAGTCGTAGGTGCATAATAATGTAATAAAATGTCATTCATCATCCAGTAGTTAATATAACCATCCATTAGCTGCATTGTAACTGTAAATTGTCTAGTAATAGTATTTTGTGTTGGAATTTTACCTCTAAAATAACGAGTAGTTCCATCATTATCTGATTGGCTTACAGGGTCGAAGGTAACTCCTGGTAAATTAATACCTTGAATACCATAATTAATAAAATCAATAGGCTCTTCAAAAAGATTTCCAGGTATTTTATTTAAATAAGGTTTATACTTTTTTACGATTTCTTTAGGTATAAAATTCTTATTAAATCTAAAATCAAATAAATTATTTCTACTATTTAAAATCATACTATTGTATATTTACCTTTAAACACCATAGTTTCAGTACTTCCGTTATCGATTGAAATATAATATTTTTTATCTTTTAGACCACCTTTACCTTGTAATTTACTAGCATTTGCTTTATCTATCTTAAATAGGACTTCTCCATTGCTTAAATCAACATCTTTAAAACTTGTAACATTGTTAAAATAAATGCCATCTGAAAAATTAAGTTTTATATTTTTTAAATTAGTAAAAGATATTGCCTTTCTTTCACCATTGTCGATTTTAGAAATACTAAATTTAACATACATATCAAATGGTGATATTTCTAAACCACTTTGATTATTAATAGAAGTAATTTGACCATCATCTATTGTTACATTTCCTACATTAACTACAACATTTAATCTCTCAATAAATGCAGGTGCATACTTTACTTGAGCTTTAGGTAAACTAGAATTAATCACCTGTGCAACATTCCTTGAAGCTTGTAAATCCGGAAGAGTATTATATACTCTAGTTAAGTTAGCACTTGATGCTATATTTACTTGCATCATTCTCTTACCATATTTAGGCGCGTTGTTACCGATTAAACTTCCTCTCTTTACAATTTGAGTATTGTCTGTTTGATTGTAAATTCTCATAGTCACATCAATCATAAAACTTGCAGCGTTATTTGCATTTTGTATAATTGGTCTAAATTGAATTGGCTCTTCAAAATCTTGAGTTTGCGTAATTGAAGTTGAATATGTTTCAATATAACTTGTGCCTATTTGTTCATTTACTATAATATCATAAATAACGCTAATGTCATCTGAGCTTGTCGATATTCTATTTATTATATAGGACTCAAAGTCTGCTGCACTATTATCTTTCTCTCCATATATTTTAAAGTAGTCTCCATCAGTTGCCTCTTCTACAACTACTGTAAAATCTTGGAATTCATCTTCTTTAGCAATTGTGAAATTAGTTTCGTCTCCTGTGTAAATGTAGTCAGTCCCATTAGTATCTTCTAAAACATCAACTAATTTTAAAGAAACTTCATAATTTGAAGTAGGGTCTAAGTCACTAGAGCCAGAACCATTGTCATAAAATAAATTGTTAAAATCTACAAACTGATCTTTTAATGTTGGTAGTTTAACTTCTATAAAATTACTATAAAGAGTTTCACTTAATATAAAGGGTCTTGGATTTTTAATTTCAAAACTTGAAGTATTTAAATAAACTATTTGAGTTAAAAAGTTTTGAACTCCTGATGTTCTATTAGTTTTTACTTCGAATAAAAAACCCTCATAACCTCTTGCTGCAAAACTAAAACCACTTCTTAAATGAAGTCTAACTTTATCATATTTTATTTTAGTAATATTATTTGTAGCGTTTGTTTGACTTGCTAATAATTCAGTAGAATCAGTACCGGTCCATTCTACACTATCTATAAATCCTTCAGTACTATCTAAAAGAGCATATTTATTTTCATTAACATTTACAGCATGGTATCTTTCGATACTTCCCGAGCCAGTTATGATACTATTACCAGTTTCTTCATCCGGTGTAGCAAATAATGGGTTTGCAACATTTCCAACTGTAACTTTGCCACCTATGAAATTAGTTAAAGAATATTCAAAATTTCCTGTATTTGCTGGAATGTATGTGAATATGTTTCCACTTAATCCACTAGCATTATTCGTTCCAGTAATTGCAAAGTTAGCAGCAATAGTAAGAGCACTTAAATTAAACTTATATGTTTTTCCAACTTCTAATAACAGAGTTCTTGCAGCAAATCCTTCAATTGATATATAAGCTCCATCTTCAGTAACATCGAAATTCACAACATCGCTGCCTAGTTCATTTATAAGATGTCTAGTTAATGCAGGATTTGATTCATCGGTACTTAGTATTTTCATCTCACTACCATTATCATCAACGTCTATCTCATAAGGAGTGGTATCTGCTTGATCGTGATAGATAAACTCTAAAAGTATATCATTATCTATTTTGTAATATCTTGAACTTTCTGCCATAATTTATTTATCTCTTTTAAAATTGAACAACTTTGGAGTATATGTTAAAAATAAACCAAGTTGAGGTCCATGATAAACTCTATTGTCTTTTGTAAAAGTTAAGCCATAGCCAACTCCTAGACCTAATTTAACTCTACTTTTATATTCTTCCTTTGCTTTATTTATCTCATCTTCAATGAGACTAATTCCTTCAATACTATTAAATGTTAAGCCCGGATATTTTGTAGCAATATTAATTTTTTTAATGCCATCAATTTCCTCAACACTTGAGTATAGTTTAATTCCTTGTTCATAACTAAAACTATTCAATGCACCTGTTAATTTATTATCTTTTTCGAACAGACTAATCTTACTATTCCATTTTCTCCAATTGCCATCTCCATAAACTGTAGAATCATTAAAATATAAAACTGAATCACTTTCTATAAAAGCGTAAACTGTATCAACTTCTTTAATATTAATTTCTGCACTTAACAATTGATTTACCTTTTTAAGTTTTTTAATATCTCCTAGTGCATTTTCGTATTTTGCATATAAGTCATTCGCGTCATTTGTTAATTCTTCTGCAGTAAACTCATATGCTGTAATTTCGCTAACTAAGAAGTCATTTTCATTTTTATAATATTTTATACTATCTTGACTAGCGATAATATTTTGACCCGCTCTTTCTACTTTAACCTCTAAGCCTTTATTAATAGCCTTTATTTTAGAAGTCCTATTACATTGATGCATTAGTAAAATAATAAGCAATAAAATAGTTGCTATAAAATGAATTGGCTTTATTTCTAAACTTTTAAACATTTATTTTTTTATTTTATTAACCACCTAATTTACCATCACCATCATTGATACTAGTACCGCTTGTATATTCTCTATTGTATGAATTCCAAATAGTAGGCATGGTAAATGAAAATGAAATGTCAATACTTTGATCCGATGTCGTTGAAGCATTTCTACTTAAATCTTTAGGAGACAATGGTATAGGAGTTATAGGATTTTGACCATTTACTGTTCTTACACCATTTTTATAAAAATGAATAGTATTAGAATTAGGATAAATTACTCCTACAAATCCAAAATAAACATCAACAGATGTACCTGGGCCTATCGCTAGGTTTAGATCACTACCGAATTGTGTAGAGATAGCAATATTTGCATATACAGGAGAAGTTCCACTATTTAAATATGGAAAAGTCTCATCAAATCTTAATACAAAATAATTATTATTAAAGCTACCATCAATATCATATAGTGACCATAAGGTATGAGATCTACACGTAAACCTTCCATTTACACTAATTGAATTTCCAATTTTTACATACGATACAACGCTACTACTTCCACCAGAACCTGTAGGCAATGAGTCAAATGTGCTACCAGTGGGTTCACTGCTTAGAGTTCCACTTGCTGCATCTGATCTTTTATTTGCAGTAATAGGATCTACTAAATTATCTTCAAAGAAATAATCGCTAAGAGTTCTTTTATCGTCAGTTGATCCATTATTCGGAGCAGGATAAAAGCCTGCAGTTGTAGAGCCTATAGCAGGCCCACCGGTTGCTGCTGCACCTCCTTTAAATCTAATACCATCACCTGAACTTACTTCAGTAGGATCAATAGCCCCATCAGTATCGCCATCATGGTCTCCATCACTATCACTAAAAAATAATGATTTGTCAGCTGTAATTAATTCCTTTTCTATTTTAAGTTTAGATGCAGATTCTACTTGTAGATCATTAAAACCAGAAGCACTAGATACGTTAATTACGTTAGTATTCGCAGTTGTAATATTAGTCGCATTTGAAACATCAATATCTAATACAGGTGAATTAATATCAACATTAGTTGTCGCATTTATTCGAAAAATAGGAGTATTTAATCTTATTAAGCTTTTCGCCGCCAAATAAATAGAATCCGTACCGGCAGCATTTCCAATTAAAACATCATTATCATTTAAAGCCTTAATATTAACTTCTCCATCATTTGCTGTAATAGCAATATCTAAATTGTCTCCACCTCCATTTGCTATTATATTAACCGCAGAAGCATCTAAGTTTAAATCCTCATTAGAATTTATATCAATGTTGCTGTCTCCTGACGTGTTGTCAATTAATATGTCTCCATCCTGACCATCGATCGTCACTCCTTGATTTCCTTCTATCTGTATTGCAGATCCATTAGACAATATTTCAATAAGTCCACTTCCTTCAAAATTTAAAGTAGAACCTAATAATGTAATATTATTTCCAGGGTTTATTGTCATATTAACAGTTTCCCCTTGAACAGCAGCAGCGCTTCCTACTATTTTTAAAGTAGTACCATTACCGTTAGAATATTCACTTCTAATATTGTAAATTGCAGCATTGCTATTATCTACCTTTAGCTCAATATGGTTTGGAGCATCATCTGCCTTTAACAACATACTTAATAATGCGGTTGGAGAATATGAAGGAGCAGTAGAGACACTTGTGTCGTCTCCTAATATAATTCTAGAAGTTAATGCTTGATTAGGTATAGTTCCAGACTGATTAAAAGGTCTTAGTATATTAAACAATGGAGCTACGGATGAATTAACATCACTGTCCCATATATTTAAAGAAACACCTTGTTCTCCTTTTTGTCCACCGTCACCTTTATCACCTTTATCACCTCCGTCTCCTTTTTGTCCTACGTTTCCGGTAGTTCCTTGAACTCCTTTAGGACCAATTGGCCCTCCACCATTTGCTAAAACTTGATCAAAGTTGTAATTTGTCTTTTCAACCTTGATATTATCTGAGTCAGCATCGAATAATTCTTTTATATTTATTGCCATTTTATGACTTTATTTTTATTAAAGGTCTAATCTTATAAGAGTAGCCTATTCTTTTATTATATATTAATCTAAAATTGAGAGGGTTTACAGGGTCTAATTTATAAGTAAAATTACCATCTGAGATATATCCATTTACATTTAAATTAGAGGGATCAGAAATAATATCAATTGTAGTTATTTGTTTTTTCCCTTCATATACCGCTAATCTAATAGAATCTATTGAAAATGCAGGTATTATATTTTCAGCAACATATCCATTAATATCATCACTTAACGTGTCAATTCTACCAAAACTATTTTCAACCTCTACCAATCTGTTCATTGTATAACTTAAACCTAAACTGCTTAGTTTTTTAACAACGGCCTCCCTCATATAAAAATCCATTATTACTTCTCTTTCAGTTTCTATATAATTAATATCATTTTGAGATTCACCTAATAATTTAATATTGTTTAACTCCTCAATAGCCTCATATCTTCCATGTGTAAAGTTAAATACTTCATATTCTTTATTTAACTTTATAGCGCTTGAACTCATATAACTTTTTTCTTCAACTATATTTTTAGTTCCTGGAATATATTGAATACCTCCTCCACTGGTTGATCTAATGTAGTAAGTATCTTCCCATCTTGACATGAAAACATTTTTGTTTTTCTTTTCAATAGCAATTTCATTTATTAAATTATATTTAGGTAATAAATCATCTGATTCTGAAAGTTTTATAACTCCACTAGTATCTATGTCGTTTACTTTATGGAAAAAATGATTTTTAATACTTCCCCATTGGCTGTCATGTAAAGGTGATTTAACTTCACCTATGTTAAATAATACACCACACCCATTTAGTTTTTTATATAATTCTATTGCAAGTTTATTTTCATCAGCATTACCAATGTTATAATTATAGACATATCCAATTGGAGTTCTATATACATCGCTCCAATCATATCCGTCACCTGGTTCAATTTTATGCATAGAAAAAGGTTCACTAAATGTAATAATAGGTTTAGTATTTATGGTATATTTTCCATTTTGTCTAGTTAAAAGAGCAAAATATTCGTTTCTAGATTTTATACTATATCCAATAGATTCATTTGTTAATCCAAATGCTTTAGGTTTATTAATGTCTATTTCAGGATATAAGTTAGAAGTTTTAACTATTTCAACACCGTCTTGCATTTCTAAAGAAAATGTATTTTCAATAATACTTCCATCAACATTAACTGTTAAATATTCAGCATTGTTAGTAGTATTTAAAACATTTGCAACATTTCCAGCAGATAATAAATTTAATAAAGATGAATGTGCAAAAATACCTCCACCTCTATATGAATAGCTTGCAGACTTATATTGATTTAATGTATAAAATTGAGTAGGTTGAGGAACACCATTTATTGTCATTTCCCCAGTAACTGAAATTTTATTATCATTTATTACATTGTCTATGTTTAGTTCATATGTTATTCCAGCAACTTCAACTTCTAAAATACCATAAGAACCAGTTATAGGATCTTTAAGTATTTGTGAAGTAAATGAAGGAACACTACTACTGTTGTGAGTAATTCCATCTATTACAGTGCTTTGACCTTGACTTAAATTAACTGAACTTAAATCTAATGCACCCGAAACTATGCTATTTGAATAGTTATAAAGATCTTGTAACTTATGATCTAGTTCATATAATAATTTTCTATTTAAACATCTAAAGTTATCATCTGATAAATTTAAATCTAAAATTAAAACAACAAATTTAAATTTTTTATTTTGAATTATTCTAAGTTTTAATTCATTTGGAGAATTTACATCAAAGGATGTTTTTAAAACGGTTGAAAATCTATAACCATTAAATTCACTATTTTTAATAAATTCTTTAGTTATGTTATTTTCAATTTTTTTTCTAGTTTTAGGTATAAATCTAATACCTTTAAATATTGTTGAGGCAAACGATTCACCTCCTCCATCTTCTATTATTGTATACTTTTTAAAAGTTCTAGATTTTCCAAATGAAGTTTGAGCAAATGTTTCATCAGAACCAACCATTGCCCCAGTCCCTACAAAATATGTTTTAAAATAATCAAAATTTATATCTTTAAAATGATCTAAACTAAATTCAATATTGGGTGAAGGTTTTAAATAACTAAAAGTATTATCGACATCAAAATACTCTAAGTATGTAGGGTATTCGTCTATATAGAACCATTCGTGTGTCATTTTAGTTTCGTCTCTATCTAAACTTTCTAGAGAAGCAGCAAAATTAGTTTCACCAAATGCTTCATTTAAATTTAGAAAGTATGGGTTTTCTCTAACGTTTAAGCTATCCTTTAGAGACCATTTATTAATATATGGAACTACTCTGGAGATTGTAGCAAATTCCGTTGTATTATTTTCTTGTAGTCTTTCAAATTCACTAGATATTCTAGTCATTGTGTTTCCTTCAGGTAAACTGTTTTCATCTTCTAATATGTTTATTAAATTAGAAAAATAAGTATTAGAATCTTCCTTTAACCTTTCAACATCAGCATATGCATCTAAAGGCATTTCTCCATTAGGCCCAGTAGGTTCATCAATTGCATTTGAAAATGGGTAAAGTATGTCATCTTCTAAATCTAATTCTTTTAAATCAGAATTAGATTCATCATAAAAATCAAAATCCATATCATGAATATCATATGCACTAAACATTCCCCATTCAATTTTAAAGTCTTTATAAACATTAACAATATTTTCTATACCATTGTTTTTATCTTTAAGAATTACTCTTTTAAAATTAGAATTTATCTCTCTTGGATCATCTACTATGTCTAATACCTCATTAAATCTATTTTCAATATCTAATAAATATTCACCTATACTGATTTCATCTTCATCATCTTCATTAATATAAATTGAAGAATTTACATTACTTCCTCCTTTTAAATACCAAACTTCATTATTTAATAAAAAGTTAGAAGTTATGTTTTTATTAGAGGATTCCTCATTTATTTCTATGAAATTAGAAGAAGATAAATTTTTAACAAAAATTCCTAATTCTCTATTATAACCGTCAACGTCTGAATAAATTATAATTTCATTTTCTAAAACAATAGAACTAAATAAAGTATAATTATTAATTAGTGAACTTATTGAATCTGCAACATTCTTTAAAGTACCTTGATTTGAGAATCTATTATTTTCAAATCTACCTTTATCAACGTTGTTATCGGCTATAAATGTATTTTCTACAACATTAATATGAGTGTATGTTTTTTTAACATCTAATATTGTTAAGTTGTTATTTAAACAAAAAATACTATGGTTTTCTTCAAAATTATATTGCTTTTCTACAAGTTCTATAAAGTATTTATTGCCACGTTGAATTAAAGAAGGTTCATACTTTTCAAAAGTATTACCTACACTGATAGGCCAATTGTTTACTAAATCTAGAAGAGTGTCATATTCAGTTGCGCCTGAAGGTCTTGTATAACCAAATCCAGTATTATCATTTAATGTTACTGACCCTGTATTTTCATTAACTACAATCTTTATTGTGAATCTTTGTTTTTTTAATTTTAAAAGTCTAAACTCATCTCCATTTAATGGGTTATCTATTATTTTAATTTTAATAAAATCAGAAGCTGCACTTGTATTAACAATAATCTCTATGTTTTTATTAGTCTTTTTAATTCCTGTAAATAAACTATAATCAGTATTATTAGTATCTGCTCTTAATTCATAATTTTTACGATTCCAATATACTCCATTTTTAATATTATGATAATTTGAAAAACTTTTAATCCAACCTAACATTGGCATATTTTGATAAAACACATTATGAGGTAACATATAAGTTCCGGAACCAACATCGCTTAAATCCATTTCACTGATTAGTGTGTCTTTTTTAAATGTAAATAAATCGTTTTTAATATTATCAACGGATCCTCCTCCTAATTTATGTTCATCTACATAAATTCCAAAATACCTATTTATAGAAAACTCTTCAGCTTCTTCATCATCAAATAAAAATTCTAAATTAACTAAGTTTGCACATGCTAAATTATTTCTAGAAAAACCTTCAGTTATAAAATCATTATATTCTATAATAGGTTTATCTGTTTTAATAGTATCTTTATAGTGAAATTCTCCTTTACTAGTGAAGCCACCTTTTTCTAAATCTATACCATTATAAAAAGTTTGTTCATCTTTATTAAATGAAACAGTTAATGGAGAGTCTGGAAAACTATCATCATTTACATAATTTCTAATATATTTACCTATAGCAGAGTCATTAGAAAGATCAATTGTCTTTATTAATGTTGCATTTTTAAGCATTTCATTAATTCTATCTAAATTTTCAGAATTAGAATAATTCTTTGTGTTTATCGGATCTTTAACCCTATAGATTAAAAACTTAGAAGGTACTTTTTTATCTAGCCAAATTGGAGCTAACATTGCAAATTCACTATCATATAGTTTATTATAATTTATAGAAGTACCATAATTATAAGTTTCTTCTAATTGTTTTTCATAACTATCTAATACTGAAAAATCTGAATTATCTCTTTTTACTTTATAAACTAAATCATTTGGTGTAGAATCTTTATTCCAAAATTTAGCAACATCATATGAATATGATCCAGTTTCTTTAACTAAATATTTTTTATAATTAGAAGCAGCAAGTTGATCAGTCGCATTAAAACTTTCTAAATACATTTGATCATTTTCAACTATTAACTTTATATTAGTGCTTATTTTAGGATTTGTTCTAAGTAATGGTTTTGAAATGTTGTCATATCTTCCATTATTTTCTATATCTGTTCTAATTTTAAAAGGAGTTAAACTACTATAAGGATCGCTTCCATCAGACGTTCCATTTAAGTTTTCTAAAGATTCAGCTACCTGTTGTATTAAATTAGGATTAATTTGTGCTACTTGTTGATTAGGATCTGTTGGAAAATCATCTGCATTATCACCTACACCATCTCCATCAGAATCTAAAGTTTCAGTTGAATCATTTGGAAATGCATCAGCGTTATTACCTACGCCGTCTCCATCAGAATCTAAAGTTTCAGTTGAATCATTTGGAAATGCATCAGTGTTATCTCCTACACCGTCTCCATCTGAATCTAAAGTTTCAGTTGAATTATTTGGAAATGCATCAGCGTTATCTCCTACACCATCTCCATCTGAATCAGTGTCTTCGTTAGGATCTGTTGGAAATGAATCAGTGTTATCTCCTACACCATCTCCATCAGAATCTAAAGTTTCAGTTGAATCATTTGGAAATGCATCGGTGTTATCTCCTACACCGTCCCCGTCAGTATCAGTATCTTCGTTAGGATCTGTTGGAAAGTCATCAGCGTTATCACCTACACCGTCCCCATCAGTATCAGTATCTTCGTTAGGATCTGTTGGAAAGTCATCGGCGTTATCACCTACACCATCTTCATCTGAATCTGTGTCTTCGTTAGGATCTGTTGGAAAGTCATCAGCGTTATCACCTACACCATCCCCATCTGTATCAGCAGTTTCAGTTGGATCGTTTGGAAAAGCATCTTTATTATCAGCTACTCCATCCCCATCAGCGTCTCCACCGCTATCTCCACCATCTCCTATTGGGGTTCCACCGGCACCCGAATCAGTGTCGTTAAAATCAGTTGGGCCGTCTCCAGAACCTGAGTCAGTGTCATCTCCACCTAATATTGGGTCATCTCCACCTTCAAACATATTTGTGTTTTTATTTTTAGTTTAATATTACTTAAGATTATATATCTCTATTAGTTTTATTAACTAACTGCTTTAGTAAGAGTAACTGTTTTAGTATTGTTTAAGTTATATCCTTGTGGCTTATATTTAGCAAACACTTCTAAATCAAAAGAAAATTGATTTTCATTAGAATCAAATATATCTAAACCAATTGTTTTAGAATATGTTAAATTAGAAACAGGATTTGTATTCTTACCTGCAACCCTACCAGTTGAAGTATCAACTCCTCCACTTGCAGTAACTCCAAAATAATCAGTCATTCTATATTGGAAAACAAGATCAACTGTAATATTAGGGGATTTTGCAACTTGGGAATTAACCTGCTTACTATCTACTTTACCTATTGTCTTTTTTCCAAATTTATTATCTCCATCAACTACTAAACTTCCGATTCTAGCAGGTGACATAAATAAATATGCTCCACAAGATTTACCTCCTAATAAAAATTGATCATTATCACTAAACGACATTTTCATAGTTCTCTGATAAAATTGACTGTTATCGTACCTGTAAGGTGTCTGTAGATTAGAATAATTATCATCAGTTGATAATGTTGCAAATTGAGAGATGTTGTTCCAGGTAGCCTGATAGGTTGTACCTGTAAATACAGTAGGGTGATCAACATGTACATAAATAGAGTCATCATAATCTCCACTTGTTAAACTTGATAATTGAATTACCTCAGCGTTTACACCTTTCCATATGAAGTCATTTGTTGAAGTACCGTCAGTACCTGTAGCAGCCTTTCCAAAATATTCAAATCTATTAGTACCGTTTGTCAAACTAGTATCATCTCCTGTTAAATAATCTAGAGGCAATGTTGAATATAATGGATTTTCACCAGTAACATCCATATATCTACCATATATAAATTGACCTTTACGCTGCGCAGATTGCATAGCAGCTTTATTGTTAAATATTTCAGCGTTAGCTTCTATAGTAGTCATATTCTGATATTGAATAGGAACTAAATCATATTTTCCTTCAACTGTGTAATATGTATCGTTTTCAATTCTTGAAGCAAGAGCAGGTGTACCTGTGCTATAATCATGCGTACCCATTTCAAAAGTAACTTCGTCTCCCGAAGAAGAAGATGGATAAACTGCATCATTTCTATTTCCTATTATTCTTGCAGTTAATTCTAAGTCAGTTGCTTTACTATTTTCTAATAATAATTTAAAAGTCTTAGTTACAATTGTTCCTTTCTTAATATTTAAGTCAGCTACCTCATCTACATAATATCCTGCAAATAATTTAGTAGTAGTGTTTGCCTCAACCTGGGTTGTTCTACCTTCCTCATCTACTATAGTTGCCAATAACTCACCTTCGGCATTTTCTAATTGTTCCTTAAGACTATCTATTTCCTTTTGAAGATCTATTAATTTATCTAATAAACTAATTGGAGTTTGTTCAGAAGATAAAAAACCTGAAGCGATATTACCGGCTCCATGTGTAAAATATTTTTCATTTGCAATAAAACTATCAGCAATATGTGTGTAAACTCCTTTAGAATCTAATTCATCAACAAGTTTTACATAAGTAGTTTCTTTGCTATTTTCCTCAACAAGGTTAATTACATCAGAAGTATCTAACATACCTTGTGGAAATTCTATTAATATAGGTTCACTCCAATCTGAAGTTACAGGAGTTGATGGAAAACCAGCTTCTGAATATGCCTTTATTCTAATTTCAATATTTTCACCTAAATTAATAGGAAGATCTAGTTGATTAAAATTAACTTCTTGTCCATCTTCTATACTTTCAGTTGTCCAAATATATTTACCCGTAGTCACATCCTTTAATCTCTTTCTAGTTGGAGTATCTAGTTGATTCCAGTTTGAAAAACTTGCAGTTGTAGTTTTATTATCTTGTGTAAATGGTATTTGTTCAATGTTACTTGTTTTACCACTTGCAGAAACATATCTATATTGAATACTAAATTTAACAATTTCTTGTGGAAGCGTATCCGCATTTGTTTTTGCTTCAGGCACTTTCCAAAAACCTCTAACTCTAAATTTAGGCTTAATATCTTTTACATTCTGATCTGTGCTAATGCTTTGGATTTGATTAACAACTGAAGAATATAATTTAGCTTCACTACTTCTTTTTTCAATAAGAGTGTTTAGAGTATTTTTATCTTTATTTTTTTGTATTTGTGAACTATATTTCTTAGTAGCAATTTCACTTCTCTTACTAGAAATAGTGTCATCTAATTTCTTTAAATTTTCACTAACTGTTATTTTATCAGTGTTTAATTTTTTAATATTATCTAATGCGTCATTTTCAGTTAAGTGTGTATTAATCTGTACAACTTGAAAATTATCTACATTTAATTCAACTGGATCTGGTACAATACCAACATTTGCTGGTGGAATAAAGTCTTCTTTTAAGGCTTTAATAAATTGACCAAAGTCAGAAACGCTATCTCTATAGAAAGCAGATAATGTTTGAGTTCCTCCAGCTTCGTTCTCAATTGTTAAATCATTAGAATAAAAACCAACACCGGGTGACCAGTTTTCTGCAATGATTTTAGAATCAGGATCAATTGCTTTAAAGAATACAACTTGTCTCTCATCAAATCCCACATTAATGCTTAGATCTACTTTGTTTTCTAAAGATTTATAAATTCTAAGTTGACTAGTTCCAATTTTAATACTGTCAAAACCTTCAATTAATCTTAGTTCAAGTTGACTAGTACCGTTATATACATTTTCAATTCTATACCTCGTATTGTTGTTGCCGCTATTTACAAGTAGCTCATCACCAACTGATAAAAATTCAGTATCATTTAAAGATTTATCTCCATCAGTATAAGTTAATTTATTTAAAGTATATAGTTTAACTGTTTTTATAACTGGAGTTCCGTCTACTACAAATTCTCTTTCTGCATTTTCAACTGCTAATACATCAAAATCACCATAGTATTGAGTTGATTTAAAAGGAAGGTCTCTAACCTGTTCATCAATAGTTGCATTTGCCCCACTACTTATTAAGTCTTCTACAAATGTTTGATAATTAATCTCATCAACATTATTATAAGTGTCATCAAAATAAGCTGCAGCAAATTCATCGTTTGCTTGAAAAATATATCTTTTTACTAAAACTCTTTCAGTATCTACTACAATTTGATTACTAACATCAAATTTAACAGTTAATAATGGATTTAAATAATCTTCAAAAAAGTCATTATCTGTAGTTACGAATTGTGTAGGTAATGCAATTGAAGTTAAATCACTTGCAGGAGTTTTAAGTTTTCTTGCAATAATCTTTTTAAAGCTACCGTCAGGCATCTGTACAGTTGCATCTGCAGTTCCAACACCACTCAATGCTTTAATATTATTTTCTAATCTTTTTATTTCTCTATCAATAAACCCAAACGAAGGTATTTGATAAGTTTTAATTGTAGTTACGCCGTCATCATCTGGCGTACCGAATAAGTCTACTGAAACTGTAATAGCATCCTTTTCACTAGTCATTGCCTCATTAATACGCTCAAAAGTTTCTAACGCATTGGCATTCATCTGTGTGAATTGCTTGATTATTCCTGAAAATGAGTTTTGTGTGTCCATCTATTATCTTATAACATCTATTTCAAATTCAAACATCGCAGCGTTTATACAAACTATTTCGAAATATGGATTGTTTCCAACTTGTGTGTTTGATATACTTCCAATTAGTTTATCATATCCAGCTTTCCAATTAGTATAAACGTTAATGTTATTCCCGCTTAAATTTAAGTTTTCAAAAACAATCTTATAACTTTGGCCATCTTTCCAATTTATAAGTTTGTCATCTATGTATATATTAATATTATTATCTGCGCCTTGATCCATTGTTTTACCAACTAACCTAAGTTGATTTGAAAATTCTTTTAGTCTAGCCCATATTCCAAAACCTGTTGCATTTGATGGGTTAAACTGATTAGTATCTTTAATTTCATTATAAACACTTAATGTATTTTCATTCCATAAGAATGGCTTTCCAAATACATATGTTTTTAAATCGTTTTTAATTTTAATTTTATTAGGAACTGTTTTGTCAACTAATATGCCAGGACCATTAAATAAAATATCAGTATTATATTGTACTTCAGATGGAATTGTACCATCAATAAGTTGATTAATTCTTCCATTGGCACTTGTAATTAATTCTAATAAACTGTTGCTATCTGCAAGGTTTGCACTTGCATTTTGAAAATCTGTTTCTAATGAACTTATTCTGCTTAGCATTTCAGCACTTGAGTCCATCGACATTACTAAGTTTTCTAAGTCATCAACTCTGCCTTTAATTCTAGTATATCTTGCATTCGCATCTGATAATAATTTGGCAGCATTCTCTAGGGCACTTGTCGTATCCATAAATAAATCCATTGAGAATGTTGTAAAGTCATTAATGTTAACTTCAACACCAACATTATCAAGAGATGAATTAAATTTAATATTTAATTTAAGACCGAATGCATTTCCATTTAAGCCAGTAATTTCATTTGGCTTATATTTAATAAGTTCAGGAATATAAGAACTGTTTGCTGCACCAGGATTATCTTGAGGATTATCCAATATTAATACACCATAGAGATTAGTTTCTCTATTTGCAGATACTGAATCACTATATAAATCATAATAAACAAGAACTGCGTTAAACCTAAAGTCTCCTCCTTGCTTAGCATAATCTTGTAAACTATTTATGTCTGAATTATTAGCAACTGCATTATAATTAGCAATGTTCCAATCAATTTCAAAATTAGAAGTAGTATTAGAATCAACATCATAATAAGGAGTTACGCCTGCAACATCCACTAAAGTTTCTAAATCCATATTAGGATCAGGGTGTGTTTGACTTGCTCTACCGCTAATTTCAGCTTCTGTGTAAGTCTTGTTACCAGAGGCATTATAAAGAGAATTGTTAAATAATACTGCTGGAGTATATCCTACGCTTGAGGGAACATTAATATATACCTCGTGGTATGCATTACCTTTATATTGTATATCATTACCTACATCGATACTGCCTAAATATTTAACTACTCTATCATAGTCAGTTCCAGTGCCTGACGCATTTTGTTCTTCAGTATAAAAGCCAGGATTTACAGACTCATTAGAATCAGCGGTTCTAAATCTAATAGCACCTATAGTGTTTAACCATTTAAAAAATATTTTTTCTGCATCTGAACCATATAAAGTACTGTCAAAATCATCATCTTGTAAAAGCTCTTCTTCTAAGTTAAGTGCATAGTTTTGAAAGGTGTTAGCAAAATCATGACCTGCATCTCCTTTTAAAACGTATGATAGACCAGAATAATCTAACATATTCGTAAAATCCATTGTATTTTTACCGGAAACTGCAGTTTCAAAATTAGGAATATCTAAAAGAGCATATTTACTAAACTCAAATTTAATATCTGGGTTATTAAAAGCTCTTGTCAAATCTCTAGTCCCACTTGCAAAAGCGTACATTGTTCCTCCTTGGATTTGAGGTATTCTAACTAATGATGTAGCCATTTATTCTTATAATTTTTTTACGCAATCGTTGCACCAAAAGAACCAATAACGTACCATGAAGTACCATCTGATCTTAAAGTAAGTGTTCCATTTTGCACTATTGCAATACTTGCTGCACCTGCAACATTAGTAGCTTCAATATCACCAGTTGATGTTGCAATTAATGTAATTTCTTTACCTGCTATTGTACTTGTTGGTAACGCTAGTGGAATTGATCCATCCGCTACATCTACAAAATAACTAGAATGTTGAAGATTAACAGGCATTGATGTAAGCCCGTCTGAAGAACTTTTCCTAATACTACTCTTTGTAATACCTGCATCGATATTAATTTCATTATTAAACGTACTAGCAACTCCAAAGGTAGCTGAACTAGCATTTACTGCTGTTCCTCCATCAATTGCAATTTGACTAGTCGAAATAGTAACCCCTGAAAGAGTTAAAGCTGTTGGATCTAAATATCCCTTTAAGCTTGTTATTTCATCTTCAATTGAAGTAAAGTTATCATTAAGTGTAATTCTCGATGATGAAAGCGAATCTGTTCCTAAAATTTCTGTAACCGCCATTTTATTTTATTTTTTTATTTTACTATTATCATGTTTCTAATGGTTTTATTTCTATTACCATTTGTATCTTCTATTTCAGCTGAAATTTTATAGTTTCCAGCGTCCTTAAAGATATATGTCATCCACATATTATCATAATATATATCATGTTCTTCTTGACTACTATCTTTATATATTCTCCAAACTGGCTTTTTAATACCAGGCATTTGTGTTTTATCTAAAGCAAATGTAACATGGGTTGATCTTTCCACCTCTGCACTTCCGTTAATAATTCTTACAGTATCAAATGTAGGATTGTACCTAACATATTTTGTTTTACCATAAATTGTTCCATTAGTTAATGTCACCTCTTCAAAATCATATTTAAAAGAATAATCTTTTCCTACACATATTAAGAATTTAAATATGTCATTGGTATCATCATTATCAGTATCTTCAAATACTGGGTTATAATTAAACTTACTAATAATAGAATCTGTAGATGCATTTAATTCATCAGCAATTGCTTGCCAACCTGAAAGATCTGAGTTATTAGTAGGAGTTGTAGTAACTAGTGTGTGAATTCCTGTTTCAATTAAATGTGTGGTAGGGTTTTTATGTGTAATAGTTAAAACACTGCCTTGTTGAATTGTATTTATTTTAAAACTTGCCGTCAAATCAGCACCAATTCTAGTAGCGTCCCACCAATTATATTTTCCATCTACCCATCTGACTGGATCCATTTCATTCCAAACATAAGGTCCAGTAGTTTCACTATAACCCGTTAAATTAACAGGATCTGTATCTACATATCTTTCAACCGTACTAAAAACTTTACCTTGACTTTCATTGTGTACATAATTAGCCCTATCCATTGTTAAGTATAAAGACTGGAAACTATCTTCAACCTTTTGTAAATTTTCAGTTGGCAATTCCCAATAACCTCCTGTTTTATTCCAATCAGTTTTCCAATCTTTCCATCTATTATCTTCTTTCCATTGATAAATTCCATATATTTCAAGTGGCTTTACCTTAACGTTAAAGAAGTCTGACTCTTTTCTAAAACTCATAATTCCTTGAAGGTCATACATTCTTAGCTCTACGCTGTAGTCTCCTTCAAAGGGTACAATTATTGGAAACCTTAAATATCCAGGATGAAACGTGCCATCTGTTTCATAATAACCAATACTGCCTCTAAAACTTTGCGAATAATTATTAGGTCCAGTAACTACCCATTCTAATTCATAAACATGCTGCTTCCACCAGTTATCCCAAGTAACTGTTGAATCTAACGCATCAAACCATGTAAAGTTTGCAAATTCCCATTCTTGTGGAAGTGAAGTACATTCTAAAATTATTGGACAGCCTACAGGAATTGAGTGCTCTCCATCTGTGTCATTGTTAAAAGTTTCCTTTTTATTTATATAGTAGTTATTGTAAAATGTTTCAAAATCTGATAATAAAGTTTCATATTCAGTTTCGTTAAGATTTCCAAAACCATCTAGTGAAATAGGTTCAAAATTTACATTGTCTATTAAAATATCATTATTTGAAACAAGTGCATAATCTTCAACGTAAAGTTGTTTATCTTCTGGATAAACCTTAAATTCAACATCTTTACCTTCATTGAATGAAACAATAGGTTGTTGATTATTCCAAACGTTTAAATTCTTTTGATCAAAATAACTTCCTTCTCCTACAATATCTACAATCTTTGCTTGAAGTGGAAGGTATTCTTTTTGTAGTTTATTCTTAAGACCGTATAATTTTATTAAAATCTCTTCCGGTGTAAAATCAAATACCTCATCGACATTAGGAATGTCCCAATAATCAAATGATCCATTAGGCTCGTTTAATTTATAAACCAATGAAAATCTGCTTGTTTTTTTCATTGTAGTAGAAGGCAAATTAAATTGCTTTCTTTTCTTATAACTAAATCCAGCATTTTTATCTGGAACTGAAACTGCTTTTAGTTTTCCAAAGCTATCGCTATCTTGATTTATATTTAGCCAATATTCTTTAAGTGTAATATTATTATAACCGAAAAAATCAATTGCATTTAATACAGCTTTATAAGTTCCAATAAATGGTTTAATATTGTGTAATTCTAAAAGTAGCTCTCTTCTTTTTTGATTCATGAGTCTCCAGTCGATTCCCATTTCATTAATATCATGCTCTTTAAAAATTATAAAATCACCATCATCAAGAGTAGCACCCATGTTTTGTAATAGGTCCTGCATTCTTTCATCCTCTCCAACAGTTTCACCATATATTATTATTTCAGCAACTTCATGTCCATCACTATCATCTGTAATTAATAAAGTTCTTTGATGTCTTTGTTCAGCCTTAGATGAAAGTGCAATGTTAGCCTGTATTGCATCATTTGTAAAATTATTTACAGTTTTTAAACCTGCAATTACTGAAACAACATCCGTATGATCTAATACTTGAATATTTAGTCCATCTAGGTTTTGTATTTTTACAGCATTGTTTTCTAAACTTGTACCATATATAAAAATATCTTTACTAATATACCTATCGTCTTTCCAACTAAATTTAAAATTACTACCATTACTATCTACAGAAACAGGTCTACCATATACTATTTGGCCATTAGCATCTACAAGCTCTTCTAATATAAATAAGTTTAAAGTTTCATAAAGGCCTACTGAAACCTCAGGTAAATATACAACACCACTCCACTTTTCATTTGTAGAATCATAGTCAAGGTTTAATTCATTCTCAACTCCATTAAAAAATCTTAAATATGAATACTTTGACATTATCTTATATTTTTATCATCTTTGTTTGCTGTGTAATTTTTCCAATTTTTCATTACACGAATTTGTTTAATAGTATTGTAATAATAGTCAGTACAGAATTGTAAAAAATCAAGAATGGTTTGATTTCTAACAATGTGCCTAGAAACTCTATTAGTTATTAAGTCATTTTTATAATCATAGCCTAAATACTTTTTATTATCTTTGGCAGACTTTTTAATGTCATAAATCTTTTCTCTTTTATATCTGTATAAATCGTCGTATAGTCCCATTATAATGCGCTTCTATTTCCAGCCTGTACTCTACTATAAATAGTTCTTGGCACAGGTGGGTTATCAAAGTATAAAGACATTGAAGCCATTTCTCCAATTGATGGCTCATCTTTTACTAGTTCTCCATCTCTATCTTCCCAGCCTCCTCTAAATATTGCAACTTCTTGCTTGTCTAAAATAATATCACCATATCTGTCAAGTCCTATTTTATTATACCAGTCTTCTATTTGCTTATCTCCAGTAACTGGTATTAATAAGTCAGGATTTTCTAATACTATCTTCTTAATTTCTTCAGTTCTCTTAAAAAATACAAGTCTTTTTTGATCTCCATCTGCTCCTTCTAATTCAGGAGTTGATGGCGTTACAGTAACTTCAGTATAATTATAAAATCCATCCTTTCTTGCTTGCTCCTCAATACTTGATACAAATTGTACATTTACCGCATCTACACCTTCGATACCTTCTATGATTGCAATAATATCACTCTTAGGTAGTTTATCTCTTCGTACAATTTTTATTAGATAATTTGAGATAGCCGCTCTAATGTCATTGAAAATATCTTGTTGCTTAAATCCTTCAAACCATCTAATAGAAATATCCATTCTATATTTAACAGCTTCCGGCTCTACAAATATTGCTTCACTTGTAACCATTTGCTGCCCACTATCTTCAATTACACCAAGCATTCTATCGGTTTCGTCTTTTCCAAAGAAAAACTCGCTTTCGTCAACTGAAAAATAATCTGTCCCTTTTAATAATCTTTTCTCTAAATCTGGAATTGCAAAAATATAAATAACATTGTCATCATCTAAATAACCATCGTTCGTAGTATTATATGCATCTAAATAACTAAACTGCGCATATCTACTTAAGAAATATTCATATGCATCTGGATTTGCAAGTACAAAACTCTTGCTTGCAAGTGGTGCCATTAACTTCGTAAATTCAGTACTTTCAGGATCTGCTCCCATAAAAGGAGAAGTTGAAGTCTCCATTTCTAATAATTCGTTTAGGTCATGTGTATCTCCAGTTGAGTCCTTACCTTCACCTAACCATTTAAATGTAAGATCTCCTGCTTGGTTAAGATTTCCAGCTGCACCATCACATTTAATATATTCTATTTCGATAGTAGCTCCACTTGGTGGAATTATACCAAAGTTACCAGTTCCGAAATAAACATCCATTCCTCCACTAATTCCAGTCTTTACTAAACAACCTTTATCAGTGGCTAACATTTCGTATAATGAATTAAACTTTGTCCATTGTTCTCCATTAACACTTACCTTTACTAAAGCATGGTCAGTCGTTCCTTTAGATTGAATATTAAAGCTTTGCATACTTTCACCTGTACTTGTTAAGGTTTGAGACTCTAATTTACCTTGTATAATATTTGCTCTAACCCAATCGTTACTACTCTTTGGTAATAAGAACTCATCTTTATCAGTTCTTAAAAAATAAATTAAACCATTGTTATCATATTGAATTTCAGTATTTGGCTCAATTATTAAATTACTTCCAGCAACATCTTCTGTTACACCAGGCTTCCATCTAAATCTTATTTCTCCAGTTGCCGCGAAACCTCTAGTAGCATCATGCCCTGCAAGTCTTGCAAGTCCGTGAATAGATTCAGGCTGTTGAGCTGTATAAATATTCTGCTCTACAGTAGAGTCCTCTATATAGAACATAAGCATCTCATTCATTTCAGCCATTACCTCAAGTATTTGAGAAAACGGTGAAGCTGTTGTAAAATAATTACCAGCCTTTTTATAGACTCTACTTAAATATGATCTAGAGTCTTCTACTATGTTTCCAGCAGTTACTCTAGCCTTATCTAAAAATTTAAAATCTGCCATTCTTTAATCTTTTAATTTACATAAACTCCAATCAAATACTTAGAGTCTACTGTTATATTTATTTGAGCAATATCTCTTACTTCACCTCTTGTAAAATTAATATCTACCTTAGTCTTATATTTACCAGAATTTGGACAATACTCCTCTATCTGATCTTCTATTACTCTTTTTATTTCAAATTCATTAAATTGAAAATCATATATCATTTGTTCTAAATCAACACCGAATCTAGTATTTCCTAATACATCTCCACTACTTGTAAAAAGAAGTGTTTCGATTTGAATTAAAAGTTGACTTAATTCATTCTCTACATCTACTCTTTTTGGATCATAGTTAGGGTCGCCTAATGTTTTGATATACAGTTCCATTAATTATTTATCCGTTTTTTTATGAGTGAAACATCCAGTCAACACCTTCATCTCCTTTAATTTCCTCAAGCACTCTATCCATTTCTTCGTCACCCATGCCTTTAATGCCATCATAATCAATTTCAACACCACCTGGTAAAGAGAATTTAAAGACTCCTAATTTAGCACCAACGGCTTGTTTTACTTTAGCTGCAACATATCTAAAAAATATTTCATCATTATATAATGCACAGTTTTCAATACTTTCATAACACTCAATTATTACATCACCTTTAGGAGTATCTCCCATAAATTTAAGCTGACCTGTTAGTTGTGAATAGTGAAAACTCAAAGGGTTTTCTAGGATTTGACGAGCCATATCAAAATAACTTTGGTTAATTACATAATATTGAAGTTCTTCTGCAGATTCAGCTGCTCCTGTTCCTGCAAATGAATTACTAAAAAACATTTTTTCAATATTAAAATCAGCACCGCCTGCAAATCTTAAATCTAATCCACTTCCACCTGTATTCCAACCAGATGCAAGGTCATACACTCCATATATTGAAAAGACTTCACCAGCACCTGATGTTGCATTTTCCTTTGGAAAGTTTAAAGTTCTAGTTGTCTTAAAACTTTGACTACTAAAAACTCCATTAGGTACATGAAAATAGTTTTCTCTAAGACTATATTCATAATTTTTCCGGAACCATTTTACTGCTCTTTTTATAATGTTTATTATTTCAGCTTGTGGCAAATTAAGAGGTACCATACATGCTCCTGTTATTTCTGAACCAATTTCATTTAAGAATTCAGTTAAACAATCAGTCCCATAATCTCTACCTTGACTTAAATCTATATTATCGCCGCTTCTAATATCACTCATTTTTAATTAATTTTTTTACTAGTTATTATTTCAGTACCGTCAAATTCAGCTTCTTTACCTATTTGACCGTGTCTAAATATTCCACCAATCATTTTACCTTTAAATACAGAATCCCACTGAAACACATAACTATTTTTAACTTCACATGTTTGATTAACATAACATGATTCTACTTTACTACCTTCAACAGACGTGCCTTGGTATAAATTACATCTTAATAGAGTAGCATTACTAATTTGACTTCTAAAAATATCACAAAAACTTATAGAACCCGCGATTTCACAGTCTACAAAATCATAATTACTTAAATCAAAACAAAATGGCAATTTACCTCCACTTACTTGCACTCTACTAATATCACTATCATAATTAATATCTCCTTTTTCTAATCCGCCATGGCTAATTAATTGTACAACTTCCATCAATATCTTAGGCCAATACATGTCAATTATTTTTTCATTATCTTTTAAATCTACGTATAAATTAATATCAGGATAATAATCTTTTAACTTTCTCCAATCTTTTAATATCTCAGTAAATTTATAGTTTTTATTAAGAATTTTTTTAAGTTCAATATAATTTAAATCAGTATATTTAGTTTGATTAGCAATTGACCAAAGTTGCAGTAAAAACCGGTCTAATAGGTATAAAATATTAGTAGTTTTATTTTCATAATCTTTACCACCGATGTATCTAAATTCTAAATAACCTTGTTGTAATTTTTCAAAATTAACTCCATAATATTTTTCAGTTGCAAAATGAAAAACATGTGAATTAATGTTTTGTCCTTCAAAGTAATTATAATCAATTTTAGGAGTTATCCATTTCACAGACTTAGCATATACACTATCTTTTCTATTTGGAAATAATTTGTAAACTTCATTTTCATTAAATCCTAAAATAAATTTAAGAGTGTCCATTTTAGATATTAAACTAGGTTTATTAGTTTTTTTAGGATCAAAGCTTAAATTTAGGTGAATTGAACTTTTTTCAGTAGTGTAGCCGTTTTCTTGAATCCAGCCAAGTGTTTTAAGTATTATATTTCTTGCAACAGAATATGGGGTTGGACCTGTAACAAGTTCCATTAGACCTTTACCTCCACTCATATCTGGCTCAATTTTAAATTCTTTATCAGTTGGTACAAAGTCACTATGTGCTTTATCCTCTAGTCTAATCTTTTTACCTAATAATTGAGCAAGCTCCTTTTGAGTATTTTCAAGACTCTTATCGGAATAAAATTCAAACTCTATTCCGACAAGAGAATCTTGTAAAATATATTCTTTACTTTTATGTTTTGTAATTTGATACGTTAGCATGCAATATAAAATAAATTATTTATTTATATATCACATTTATTTATTACCTAAATTATTCCTTAGGTAATTTTAAGAATATCTTCTTAGTATCTTCTTCTATTTTAGTAATTAAAACGTTGATAGTTTGTTTTGGCCGGTATTTTTTAATATTGTCTTCTCCAATTTCACTAACATGTAATAGTCCAACAATGCCTTCTTCTAACTCCACGAATAAACCATAATCTTTACAAGTTTTTACAGTAGCCTCAACCTCAGAAGGTACTTTAAATTTCTTATTAATTTCTAACCATGGATTTAATTCGACATCGTCTCTTTGAGTCAAGGTTATTTTAGTATCAGATACAATATCTTTTACTTTAAACTTAATCTCTTCACCCGGTTCTATTTCTCTATTTTTATGTCTAGCCAATGTATCTCCATCTAAATCATTAACATGAATCATACCAGTTAAACATTGTGAGAATTCACAGAAAACTCCATATTTAGCAGAACCTGTAACACTTCCAGTAATATATTCACCTGCCGTTTCTTTTAATTTTTCAATAGCATCTGGAATTAATGTTTTAAGATATGCTCTATGAGATACAACCATTATTTTTCTTTCTTTAGAAAAACTAACAGGTACAACATAGATTTCTTGTCCTACTATGCTTTCAAAATCATGTAATTTATTAATGCCTGCAAGACTACCTGGCATAAAACACTCTATACCCTTAACATTAACCATATAACCAGCAGCAGATAGCATTCTAGTAACTGTACCGACCCATGCAGTATCTTGTTCTTCAATAGCACCTAACATTTCTTGGAAAGTAGCCTGTTTAGTTCCTTCACTAACACTGCCCATTATAGGTTGTCTATCATCTTCCATCAATGATGTAATAATAACACTAACCTCATCTCCAGTTTGCATGCCTTTGAATTCATCATCCTCTTTTTCTAAATTAACATAAACAAGCTGTCTGTAGCCAATGTCAATACTTGCAGTCATGTCTGTAACTGCAAAAACTTTACCATTATAAGCAGATCCATATTTAATATGAGTAATAATGTCATTTTCTTCAATGTGACCTATAAGCTTATTATACATTTCTTGAGCATATGGCTCTCTACTATATACTTTATGCTTATCGTTTACTACTTTTATGTGTGGGTTTGGGGTTCTTAAAATTTTTGGACACGTTGATTCATATCCATCCCAGTCGAAATTGCCATCTTTATCAAAAAAGTCAGCATTCTGTTTTTCTATCATTTTTATTTTTTTAAAGTGTTAGTAAATTATATATCATAATATTATTATAATATATCGTAAATTAAATTATTTCAGTTTTAATCTCCAATGTAGTAGTCAAAGGATCAGAAGTTTGGACTCCACTTAAGGTGATAGGTGTTGTATTATTTTGAGCAGCTGCGGTGCCTACAACATTTATTTCTCCTATAGGAATAGTCAAATCAAACTCTAAATCTAAAATTTGATTATTAATAGTAACAGCTAAATTAGGAATTACATCTTTGTTTAACCAATCTACTATATTTTTTGAAATTTCTTTAGACATTTCTTTTGAAAACTGTCTCCACATTTTCTTTTTAATTTTATCTTGGTCTTCTCCGGGCGCAGGTCTATTTGCATTCATCCACTCTTCTAATTCCTTTTGAGCATTATAAATTCCACCTGGAGGAGTTACTAATTCCTCACCTTTATAATCAGATGTTAAAAAATCATCAAGTCTTACATTATTTAAATCACCTCCTTCTAACCTTAGTTTTAGGTTTTCTTCTTGTTCTTTTACATCTGCTCTTAATAAACCTTCAAATATTAAAGTATCTTTACTTGCCATTTTTATTCCGTTTTAGTTATTTTACTTAATTCTGTTCCTGTTAATGGTACCATAGGAGGAGTTGTAGGTAGTCCTAAATTTCCAGTGTGAGTATGTGTGTTAAATAAAGCTTGAAAAGTATTTCCTTTAATTACTTGTTCAAGTGCAAGTTCACCAAGCTCAACTGCTGGGCTATTAACATGTACCTTTTTACCTTTGACCTCAACGTCTCCATCTGTAAACACTTCAACCTTACCTTCTTGATCAGTATGAATGTGTATTTCACCCGTTTGTTTTACATTTATAAAAGGCTCTGTTTTAATTCCATCACCCATTGAAACTATTAAACCTTCATTTGGTTCATAATAGATTCTAAATTTATTATCAACATCATATACAATTGATTGTGCTTTAACAGCTTCCTCAGCTCCTAGCGCTTCTAATATTTCTGTTTTAAATGTATTTCTATCTTTGCTGTTAATTGTATAAGTATATTCAGGATGGTAAATATCTCCATTATCAAAGTTAACAGAAACAATATCTCCTAATTTTGGAGTAGAATAACTACCTATCATATTACTATTAGAAGATGTTGCCCATGGAATTGATTCAGTTGGTATTTTATCAAACTTACCATATACCATCACTCGACATCTACCTTCAATTAAAGGATCAGCTGTATCAACAACCTTTCCCAACCAATGAGTATCCCTTAAATTATCTTTATATAATTCTTCAGCCTTCATATATTATATATTCTGTTAATCTTCTGACCAATTTCTTAGAGTTTCTTCGATTTCTACTCTATAGTTTAAATAAAATTGAATATCTTCTGGTGAATCCATTACCTTTCCACACACTATGTTTCTTGCAAATTCTAAAATTCTTAATTGAGTTTTATTACCACGTTTACTCATAAACATTGCTATTTTCTAATGGACTTTCAGGTGGAGCATCATCATAAATTCTAGTACTATTCAATGTGCCTTCTTCCGGAGCATCATCATAAATTCTAGTAGATTCTAATGGCACTTCCGGGCTTGCGATTGGCATTGTATTAGTACTTGTTAATGGCTGTTCTTCTGGAGTATCTTCGTAAATTTTAGTAGATTCTAATGCAACTTCGTCAGCTGGAAGTACAGGGTGAACATTGTCACCTATAGGTCTTCCAACGTTTTCGGGCTCTCCTTTTGGATCTTCTCCTTTTACTAAAGGTACTATAGCATTTATAGAACCTGAATTAAAAACATCTTGTATTTTAGAAAGAGCATTAGCACCGTATACGTTTCCTAATAATAGTTTATTTTTAAAGTCTTCAAGTTTTCCTTTAGCAAATGCAGTTCCTTTAGTAACTAATTGATTTACAGCATCATTTGCTAAATCATTTAATATGTCATTATTAAATGGACTAAGAGGATCAGGATCTACATGATTAAAACCTGTTAAATATTCAAATTCATGAACTTTACTTGTATGAAATTTAAATTTTAATTTGTGTTGCACAGGGCTTCCTAATTCAGCATTACTTATCTCACTAAACATATCCATTCCATTATTATAACTAAACTTACATTTTCCTAATTTAGTTATAAATCTAGGTCCTAATCCCTTTGACTTCCAATCAAGTTGGTCAGAATTAAGTCTGTCTTGTATTTTGCCTAAAACACCATCCTTGTTATCTTCTATTAATTTTTTTCTGTCTGCTGCGTCTCCAGCTTTAAACGCTGCTAAGGAACTTGCAGCTCCTTTTGCCTTTTCAATACCTGCCATTGCTCTTTCTACAGCACTTCCACTTCCAATAAATGGCACAAAATTTCTTATTTCTTGCACATGTACGTAAACATTAAAATAACATAAATTATCTGGTAAAACTTGTACATACCTTTCAGTGTCTAATACAATTGATTGATACATATTAAAAATACCAGCCATTGTAAAGTCTAAAGTTTCTAAACAACCTATTTCAATTTCTGCGCCTTCTTTAAATACTAGAGCGTCATCCATTTTACCATAGTCATATGCTGCATTTAAACCAGTAATTGATTGCCAAAACCATGGCATTTCTTGATTTATTCTCTTTAAATACTTTTTAAATTTTTCAAGTTGATCTGCTCTATTGTTATCTCCTATAACATTTCTTAAAAAATTAGTTGCATCACCATTAAACAAAGGTGATTTTGGGCTATACCAATCGAACATTAAAAAGAAACTAAGAAATGTAGGATCACCATAAGGATGAGCACTTCTACCTTTAGCTTTTGCAAATTTGTTTTTATTTCCTAATAGACCCATTTCTTATAAATTATTTGCTCTTGTTGGCCATTCCCTCCTTAAAAGAGTTAATCGCTGAGTTAAGGCTTGATCGCCGTCTGAGTATATATATTCTATTCCGCCGATAACATAATGACCAGATGTAAAATCATCTTGTCTTACTGGAGCTTCTGTAGCCTCAACTTCTTCAGTTTTACTAGGAAAAGCTTTATCATCTGTTTTTACACCTTTATCTTTTAAACCTGTTTGGGTTTTGGTAGCAGCTGCAGATTGTATCTCATCATAAGTGTACATCATTACTGGTATTTTTTGACATACATATAAGCTTGGGTTAAAAGAATCTAATTCTACGACTAGTTTTATTTTTTCAAGTTCCTGTAAATTTTGCCAATTATTTAATATAGAATACTTATGATTAAGGTGTACATTTCCTTCTAAAGAATAATCTTGCATTCTACCTACCCATTTATATTTAGAATGATTATCATATTCTGTCTCACCTCTCCTACCTTTTAAAGGTTCTTCAACGTCTCTAATATTTTTACTAGTATACGCCTCAACATCAAACTCAACTAAACGCTCAGTATCCCATGCAGTAGGTTCACTATCTTCTAATTCATCCCACATTTGAAGTACTCTTCTATAACCATTCAATAATGATATTTTACTTGAATTATTTTTTAATGCAAATTGAGATATTTTAACATTGCTTTTATCAAATTGCGTGTTATTAGTTAACATTAATTTATTCTCTATATTGTCTGTATTATCTTCTACTCCTGCCTCTTGACTAAAACTTTTTGCTAAAGAAGCAAAATTACTTTGCATGCTCTCAAGACTTACATTTTCAGAATTAAAAATTCTATTCATCTCTACAAAGTTTAAATTGTAGTATTGATCAATGTAAAATGTTTGAAAACTTTCTTCATCTATATAAGAGGAATTAACAGTTTCTTTAATATAATCTAATGTAGTTGTATAAGCCTGTAGCCTATTTTGAGTATCATCTGTAGAGTCAATGTTTGATGCTAAACCTAGTTCTAAATTAGTAGCAATTTCTTCTAAGTGACCTAAACTTGTGTTTTCAGTATATGCAACACAATCTTCACTAAATAAACCTGGTACTTTACATGTGCCCTGAAAACTATATTGTTTAAGACTATTTGGTAAACCTTTAGGAGGTGAAGATATTGATGTAATATTAAAATCCATGTGAATACTTTTAAAAGTATCTGTGTTTTTAGAATTAATATAAACTGTAATTACATCTCCGTCTCTAGGAAATTGATCAATGTCAAATGTTCCACCTGTATCAATAACAGTAACATTAACGGTTGGATATTTTTTAGTAATTCCAGTATTAAGTTTAAAAGATATTAAATCTCCTTCTTCAAATAAGTAATTATTAATTGTTATTCTAGGTAAATCTGTACCAAATGACTTAGAAGTTTTATCACCTTCGCCGGATTCAGTTCCTCCCTTTAACTCAACATCAGTTGGTCTAATTTTAGGCTCTATTAGTGATAGTATATTATTATTTAACTCCATTATATTATTTATCTAAATTATTTAGATTCGTATTTAGAAAAAGTAACAGTTTGAGTAGTTTCAGAAGAGCCATCTGGTTTTACAATAGTTTTTGTGACAGTTTTTGTAACTTTATCACCTTCAATTTGTTCAGATTGAGTTACTGATTGGTTTCCTACCTTGTTACCGTCATCGTCTAATGCATCTGACGTATTGGCTGTGAAATTAGAAGAAGTATTTCCTCGGTTTCCTATTTCTTTTCCATCAAATGTAGTAGCTAACTTAGACGCCTTTTTAGAAATATTAGAAGATTTAATTCCACTATTTTCTAATTTTGCAATTTCAGCATCTGTTAATTCTTCATTAGCACCGCTTTTAATTTTTTTAGAAATTGAATCAGCTTCAGACTCATTAACTGAAACTTTCTTGGCTTTCTTCTTAGGTGCAGAAAATGAAGATTCTGGAGTAGATACACCCATTCCCATCTTAATGACATCTTCACCTTCTTCTTTCCTTAATTCAAAGTTTTTAAATCCAGACTTTAACATATTAGGTGGGAGTACTTCTTTAAGATTATATTTCTTTTTAAGAAAATCAATTCTTCTTTTATCTTTTTTAGTTAATTTCTTACCATCTATAAATTCTTGTCTAACTATATTACTTATTGCAATGCTAGGCCTTTCTAATTTTTTAATAACAGCATCATCTATTGGCATTTTTAAAACATCACCTTCGTTAATTGAAAACGGATCAGATATTCCATTAAATTTTAAAATACTTTCTAAATCAACAGCACTTCCATAATATTCCTCAGCTATTAAATCAATTCTACCAGCATCTGTATTTTTGACAACATATTCACTAAATGGAACCTCATCATCTTTAAATATAAATGTAGGTTGAGCTAAAATAAGTTTTCCACCCTCTATTAATTTATCTAATATTGTTTTAAAATTCATTATCCGTTTGCAGTTTTTGCGGCCTTCTTAATAAATGCCTCTTTACTTCTTCCTTTAAATTCTTTATTACCATAAGCACTAACATCATATGTATCATTACTAGGGTCTAATACTCCTTGTTCTGGTAAATATAATCTACCTTTACCAGCATTAAACATTGATTCAATATCTGCTTTATCTCTTGGCCTATTAGGTTGCAATTCAATTACAACTTTTAGTTTAGTAGGAAAGTCTTCATAACCTAATGGTCCATCAAATTGAAAATCAGCTTTCTTACATCCTAAATTTCCAATTACAGCAATTGGATTTAATGGATTTCCAACCGTTAAATGCCATTGACCTGTAGATTCTCCTGTTAAGAATGCAGCTGCAACTTGTCCACCTTGTGGTCCACCAAATAAATCCATCAATCCTCCACCGATTACGTTATTTAATATTTTACTATCTCCACTGAGTGCACCTTTAAGATCTTCTGCAACATTTTTTATAGTTCCTCCTATATCTTTCATTACACTTCCCATAAAACCTTTAATATCTCCCTTTTTTAATTTTTCAAGATCACCTAATGAATTACCAACAACTCCACCTCCTGTGTATCTAATTGCTCCTCCCCAAAAAGGAGCATTGTTATATGTCAATACTAATAAATTAGCTAAAACATCTAAAAAAGCCATTTTAGGAGAAGTATTTGGAATTCCTTTTAAATCATAATTAAATGTCAAACTAAAACTTTGATCAAAGGTTAAACCACTATCTCTAACTTGCATACTTTTTATAACGTTAAGTGGAGCGAATGTGTGATTAGGATATGTTTGTTTTAAAGGATCCCAGCCACCTCCTTGTTGCTTTCTTCTATGAGTAGTTGCTGCACTCTCTCCTGCTAAACCACCTTGTGCATTTTGAGAATATGGAATACTATCAATCATTCCTCCAACCATGCCTCTATCTCTAGGTTTACTTTCAATAGTTTGAAGCTCAGCTTCGGTTTCTTTCCATTTAAAACCAACTCCAAATTTTAATATCTCATTTAAACTATTTCCAATAGTTGGACTCATCCACGTTACGGCCTGTGCAAGAGCAGGTTGAATATTATCAACAACCTTTTTTTCTTGCATGCTATATTTTTTAGGATCTAATATATTATCTTCAACTGGGAATGGAAACCTTCTTAAAGTTAACATATGATTATTTGTAACTTTACCATAATGTTCACAAAATATAAAGTCTTTTTGAAAATATCTAAAACTAGCAGATCCTTTAGTAAAAGTTCTTTGAATAATGTTATTTGCAGTAGGGTTTATTGCTAAACCAGAATCTCCTGCACCTGATCCAACCATTGCTTTATTATAATCTGGATTTTCTCCTTGCCCTTTATATTTTAATAAAGTCCAATTATTAACTCTACTAGTAGGTGCATCTGACTCTGCGTCTGATTCTACTCCTTTTTTAACAGAATATGTAGTAGGCTGTTTAAAGTTTGATTTAGGATAAAGTCCTTCCTCTTTAACGAGTGCGGGGTCAAAATCTGGATTTGAAGCTTTAAATAATGCCTTTTGTACTTCTTCAGGAGTTGGATTATTTTTAGCACCTTCTATTATACCACTATATGCCTTAGATGTTAAGCCATCTACAAGATTAGTATACATGACTTCCCCAGCATCTGTTATTTCATCGAATACAAAATCTGCAGCGCTTAGGCCTTCTTCCAAAATATGGGTAAATGTGCTCATTAAAAAGTATTATTTTTATTTATATATCACTTAAAGTTTAGACGTGTTTGTCTAAATCTCTAATATCAGTGGATGCAAGAAAATCATTCCACCATTTATCTGATTGAGGTGATCGTTCTCCAAAGAACTTTTTAAGTGCTCTCTTAAACATATCTTTAGTATGATAATAAAATCTACCATATCTGTATTCTTTCCTTCTAGTCATCTCGTATAGCTCTCTCAGATTCTTTTGTATCATAAATGTTTGTATCTTATTAAAGAAGCCAACCTGTTCTTTTCTTGTTCTACAGCAATAAACGCTATCAACTACAATTAAGTAGCCTTCCCAATTATCACCATTAAAAACTTTTTGTACAAACTCATCGGTTGTTTTATAACTTGTTCTTGTAAATTTCCATCTACTATCTTTACCATCAAAGTTTCGGATAGTTCGGCCTTTAAATAAATATCGCTTTAAGAACGCAATATCATCATACATTTTATCTACTTTAATTTGATATTGAGGATTGTACTCATCAAATTTAGTATCGTAAATCATGCCTCTAACTGGAAATAAAATATTTGGATTTGTTGTTGAATGTATTAGAGCATGGATTCTTTCACCTTTTGAAAATATCTTATGTCTTATCATTGTCTACAATTCTAACGTTATCGAATTTACTCAATACTTTAGGATCTAATTTATCTTCTCTATTAATAACTACTAATTCAAACTCTACTCCATCAGCTATTTCATTAATAAAGTTTTTAAAATTTAGTACATTTTCTTGATTTAAGTTTTTAAGAAGATATGTAACCTTTGCAGTTTGATCTTCTTCAACTTCTTCTTCTACTCTCCTATTTTTATTAACAAGATTTCGTATTAATTTTTGTATATGTAAAGCAACTAAAGTTTCAGATGGAGTATTTCCATAAGGATCACTCTTAGAAAGTCTATCTCCAATTTCATTATAAGAAATTATTTGGTTTTTAAACTTGTCATATTCTTCTGACTTTTTAGTTTCTCTTGCAAATCTATTAAAATCAGTTTTAGTTTTACACCATATACATTCTACCTTAAGATTCATATTTTTTAAGTTCTTTTTTATACTTCTCCACAAGTCTACCTGCTGCCATAATACTCGTCTCTAATTCCTTTTTAGTCATTAGTGACATGTCTTTTGACTTCTTGTGAAGATTTATATTAAGTCTTTTCTGAGCATCTTTATTACCTATACTTAACCCAATATCTAAACAAAGATCTTTTAAAAATTTAATTCTATTTTCATAATCAGGATCTCCATCAAAGACATAAAGAGTTTTAGTGACATTAACTTCACCATTTCCATTGTAGTTGTCATCTTCTATAATTTTGACTACACCATTGTCTCCTATGTCTAATACTACTGTAACCATTACTTAGTTCTCTTAGCTTTTAAAGCTTCTGCTTCTTTAGTTAATCTTTTAGCATCTTTTTTATCTTGTTGATAATTCTCTTTATCTTTAACTGCCTTAAGCATCCAAGCCTCTGCTAATTTTTCAATTTCTTTACCTTCCCATCCCGTAACTTCGAGAGTCTTTTTATATTCAGCAAGCTTATGTTCCATATCCTCATGATATTGCCTTTCATTAGCTTCAACCATTGCTCTATGTTTTTCTTTACCTTCTCTACTAAGCTGTTCTGTAATTTGATTTCTTACTGGATCATTAAATTGTCTAGAGCTCTTGTTTTTAAGAATTCCCATAGACTTATATGCATTTCTTCTTTGTTGCCTATTCATAGTATTGATTTTGAATAAAAGTTTCTACTTCTTTGTTTAATTGTTGTTCTAGATTATTTATCTGTTTTTTTACAAGCTCCACTAGGCCTTCTTTTAATTCTTCTTCTTCCATGTCCATTTGTAAAGCTTTAAAAATAGTCTTTCCAGGTATATTAACACCTACACTAATATCAAAATTAGTTTTATTCTTTTTACTAAGTTTTTCTAAAATACCAACTACTATACTATCTTCTGGATCTTTAATATTACTGTCCACCTTTTTAGTTTCTGTAATTATTTCTATTGGTTTTTTAGGTTTATTTTCATGCACCATAACACCCGGTCCTCTTTCTGTACCCGCTTGTGCAACTCCAGCAACTGGACTTAATATTTTTGCAATACCTTCTGCATCTTCCATAGACGTTGTTTGACTTAAAAATTCACCTACTAATTTTGGATTAATTCTACTTCCGTCTGTGAAGTATAACCATCCATCCTTAGTTTCTTTCTCAACTACTATTTTACCTATTCTTTCAGATTTTTGCCATACATAAATATTGGCAGTCTTTTCTTCTGACATATTCTTATTTTTAATATTATACTCCCTTTTACGAAAAAGTTTACGTAACAACGACATGTGTGTTTAAATTTAACGACCTATTGTTTTATAGGTTTCTTTTTATTGTAATGTTTGTATAGTATTTCATTAATGATTTTAGTACTTTCAGCTGAACCCTGTAGAGTGTCATATTTTTTATATCTTTTAAAAATAGTAACTTCTCCTTGTTCTGCTATCATTTTTCTTAATACATCTGGTTCTGGTAGGATTGTTCTTATATACGTCATTTTATTGTCTTAATTCTTTGTTTAAAATTATCTGGAAAGTATTCTAGTTTATTTATCAGATTTCCAAAGCAGGCATCTAAGATATATGTAACTGCCCAATCTTCTTTGTTTCTAATACTTCTACCTGCACCTTGTTGGATTGTTATTCCAGTTTTCCAATCATACCAACCTGGTGATTTCTTTATTTTAGCACTTGTTAATGGATCTCCTAATGAAGGATAGGGTACTTTAAAAAATATTTGAAACCTACAAGTGTCATCTTTAAAATCTAAACCTTCAAGAATTGATGGACCCATAATAACTCCATTCATTGTATTCTTAAATTTAACCAATGCTTCTTTCTTTTCGCTACTCTTATTATACTCAATAATCCTTCTAATGTTCGAGGTGTGTCCTTTAATATATTGACTAAATTCATAACTTCCTGTGTGAATAAGTCCTCTGTGCCCTTTATGTTTCTCTAAAATTTGATCTAACATCTTAATAGCTTCCGGTAAACTTTTATGTTTATGTTGCATTGACATCTTCCATCTATCAACAAATACAATTGGAGACTTCTCATATGTAAATCCATTAGATAGTCTGATAAATTTAGCATTGTCTATTCCCATTACTTTCATATAAGTTTTAGGTTCTCCGATAGTTGCTGACATAAATACTTTAAAGCCTGCTCTTTTGTGTAAATGCTTTTTAATTAGATGTGCCTCACTCAAACACATTAATTTAATTTCACCATCATGTAGGTTTTGATTAAAAACCATAGACTCAATGCCTGTAGTTTCTATAATTTCTAAATAGTCTTCAATTTTACAATGAGTATCTTTAAGCCCGTCAAGCTGTGAAAATGCCCGTTGCCATTTCTTTGGAAGACTTGAATTTACATCAATTCCAAACTTTTGTTTTGCTCGCTGATTTAATTCTGCTCTACCTTTTAAAATGCTCCATAAAAACCCCTTTACTTTTGCTAGTTTAATGAGAAGTTTTTCCTTATTTTCTTCTATTAGAATTTCATCCATTAGATCTCCTATAAAACTTTTAGAAACTGCTGGGACTCTAACTCCTTCAGCCATCATGAAGTCAATCAAAGCGCCCGTTTTAAATAGGGAAAATTTTTTCAAAGAAGGAGAAAAATGTTGTTGAACAATTTCATCTATCTTGTGCGCCTCATCAAAGAAAACAAAGTCCCGTTTCTTAAAAGGAAAAAAATTATCATATGACTCTAGTATTTCATCATATCGTTCCGAGGACATATCATTAATAAGGGTATTATGTCCTTCTTTCTCCATTTGTCTTACAGCCATTCTATAATTAACATAATTTTGTTGTATTAACCAGAAACTATAATTTACAAGGGTAACTGGCGCATCGATCGCCTTTTTACGAGTGTTTAAATAGTCGCACATTCTGGCGCATTGTAGTCTTTCGGCTTGGCCATAAGAGTAGCCTCTCATCTTACATTCACCTAGGCTAAACGGCAGGCCATTCACTTCACAGTTGTAGTTGTCAATGCCTTGAATTGAGGGCCATCCTGTATTATACTGTGAGAAGTCATATTCGTATTGTTCTTGTAGTGTTTTATCCGATGTTACTATGTAGCCTTGATTGCCAAGTTCTTTAAGGATGTATGAGGACCACATTGCAATAATTGATTTACCAGTACCTGTTGGAGCATCTATAACAATTGTAGACTCAGGGTCTTCTATATATTGATTAACGATTGCTGTGATTGTTTCACGTTGATATTGTCTAAACTTAAAGTCTTTACCAAAAGTTTTTTCTTGTAAGGCTTGTTCTATAATCTTATTTACTTGATCCATTCATGTGTATTGGTTCTATTCTTATTACTTCTATATTGGCTTGTTCTAATAGTTCTATACCTGACATATCCCTATATGTTTCTGAATAATATACTCTTGATATACCAGATTGAATAATTATTTTTGAACAACTAAAACAGGGGGCTGTTGTAGTGTAGAGTTCCGCCCCGCCACTCCCCATCGTAGATTGGGCAACTTTAGTAATAGCATTAGATTCTGCATGTAACACTTCAGGTTTAGTAGTGTTATCTAATTCACAAGTGTTATTAAATCCTCTTGGCGTTCCATTATAGCCAAAACTTATTACTTGTTCATTCTTAACGAGAATACATCCAACTTGCCTTCTTTCAGCATAGCTTAATTTAGCAAATTGATAAGCAACTTGCATATATGTATATTCTATTGGTGTCTTTGGCATGTCTGTTTAGTTTGTATTAAAAAAGCCATCTTTATTATTATATAGATGGCTTGATTAAAGTTTTTAAATTGTTAATAAATTTATTAAGAATTAAGTTGTTGAGTCCCGCCTTCAACTTTAAGTCCTAATAAGAATTCTCTAATGGCAATACCGTAAGCAATGCCAGCGTAGAATTTATCTCCTTGGAATAGTAATAGGGTTGCTATTCCTCCTGCAATTGCGGCTTTAAACCAAGACGCATTAACGATTTCTTTTATCTTATTCATTAAGCTTCTGTTTTAGTAATGATTGAATTTTCTGGACCTTGAACTGGTTCGTTCTCAGATTCAGGTCTTTCATTCTCAGAAGTACCATATGCTTCACATGCTTCGTTACATTTTTTAGCATAAGCTTCTTTTATAGAATTACATGCAGCTTCATATTGTTCTTTTGTACAATCTTCTTTTTCATACATTTCTTGAATAACATTACATGCAGTTTCAGCAGCAAGTGTAGCCATTTCAGTCATGTATGTGTCTTTTGTATGTTCTGCATAATCATCAGCTTCATATGCCATTGCTTCATTTTTACAAGCTTCTTTAATATTCTTGTACATTTCAGCAACTGTTGTCGTATGTGTTTCTTCTTCTTCATTTACTTGAACAGATTCAGCAGCTGAGTGAGTGTGTGTGTGAACTGGCTCTTCTTCTGTTTCTTCAGTATCAGTAGTTTCTTCTTCTGTTTCTTCAGAGTCAGTTGTTTCTTCAGAGTCAGTGTCTGTTGTTTCAGTATCTGTAACAGTAGTATCAGTATCTACAGTGGCAGTATCTGTTGTTGGAGCTTCAGCAGTGGCAGTATCTGTACCTCTTGTTGAAAACTCTTCGAATGATAATATTTGATTAGTATTCATTTTAAAGTATTTTTTTGTTATTAGTTATATATCATTATAATATATTAATATTTTTGAAAATAAAAAAGGCAGCCTAGGCCACCTTTTTTGTTTAAATATTTAAATATATCTAGAACATTGTTTGTTTGTACTTCTTTTCAATACTTCTATCATCATATAGATATATTAAAACTTGATTGTTAACCTCATCAGGATTTACAATTTGTCCCATTAAATTATACACTGCAACTAATTTTTTATTAGTATTAGTATAATCTTCAATTCCAGTAGTATTGCCATTTGGATTCCCAGTACTAGGTGGAGTAACTACTGTAGTATTAAATGAAGGTATTTGATTCATATGCCAAGTAATTGGACTATTAGTTCTACTCATTGTAAATGGAATAACACATGTATCTCCATCTCTTAAAAAAGAAAATAAAAATACTCCATATTTTTTTCTATGATTAGTATTATGGTAAAGAAAATGTATAAAAGGCACAGAATCCCCACTCTCCCAGCTCATATTAGTACTATCTAACCATGTTTTAAAATTATAATTAGCAGTATCTAATTGTGCGAATACACTATCAGGAAATGCTTTCCATCTAAATGAAGTAGCCCCCGACATGTTAACACTATCTAGATTTGAATATAATCTAAAAGAGTTTGTCCCAAATTGGGTGTAAGTTATGTTTAGTGCATTACAAATATCCTGTGCAGTTGTTGATAGTGTAAATAATGTAAATATTGTTATTGCTATTTTTTTCATGTTTTTTTAAGTTTTAATTATAATACTAATATAACTATAATCTTTGACCCGTGAAAACTTTTTAACACTTTTTTTCAAAAGTTATTAACAATTTTAATTAAACAACCATGGTTTGACCAGTATTAGTCTCATAAAATTTTTTATGGGCTAAATCTTCTAAGTATTTAATTAATGCAAGTTCTTTAGCCTTAGCTTCTAATTCCACGTCTACATCATAACCAAATGTTGGAATAGTTTCATAAATATAATCAGCATGTGCTCTATTCATAACTGAACTATCTTCATGTATTTGTTTACATGAACTGTAGTGTGTACATTGTTTAGTTCCTACTGGCCATGTTGATCTTGCAAGTTCAAATGCTTCTTTGACTGGCATTGGATCTTCATAACACCAATGATGGTGATAATCAAACATAACTGGACATCCAATCACATCTGAAATTCCTTCTTTCAAATCTTTTACACTGTATTGTGCTTTCTTGTCATCATTTTCTACAACAAGTCTACATCTTACGCTTTCATCTAGTGTTTTAAATATTTTACAGAACCTTTCCATACTTTCTTTCTTGCCACCCATTGTTGTATTGACATGTATATTGATAGGTGCGTTAGGATTTCTTGGGAGACCCATGAGGTCCATGATTTCGCCATGTTGATTTAATTCATGTATCGCAGAAGATACTACCCTAGGAGTCATGCTAGCCAATACACAAAAATGACCAGGATGGAATGTAAGTCTTTGACCACCTTCAATAGCCATGTGACCTGCGCCTTGTAATAATACTTTAATTCTATTATATGTAGGAAGATCTTTTAAATCATATTCAGTGGACCATGGAAACATACTTGAAGACATACGATAAAGTTTAATGCCATTTTCATTATTCCATTTAATAATCTTACACATATCACTTACATTTAAGAGTGCAAGTTGACCTGCATATTCAATACCTCTTTCAGTAAAGGTTTTTTTAATCATTTTTCTGCCGACTTTAATATCTTGTTCGGCAAGTGTTTTGTTGATACAACAATATCCGTAATTTGTCATTTTGTATATTCGTTAAAAATTTGAATTATCACATAAACAATACATATTGGCCATAATAAAGTAACTACTACCTTTGTAAAGTTATCCCATTTTTCATTACTCATGTTAGTGTCTATTAATTTAGTGTCAATGTTACTCCTACCAATCCAATCATACATTAAATCTACTAATAAGTTAATTAAGATTCCGATTAGTAAATATATTGAGATTGCTTGTAACATTTAATTTTATATGAAATTATTGCAAATTGTTTATTTCTTTAAAGAATTCAATACTTTCAAACTCTTTTAATAAATATGGCATCCTTTTAGATTCGATCCATTTTTTACGACTATGTTTCCAGCGATTCATCCAATCAATCGCAATTTCTAATTGGTGCCCTGTTTTACAACTTTGAATTACTCTTCTTACGAACTGTAACTCATTTAAAAGGTCATTAAGAATTACTTTCTCCTTCAATCGTTCTCTCATTACAGAATTTTTCCAGTTTTTCTTTTCTAATATCTAATTGCTTAATAACATGATGTAAAGTAGAATCCATTGATTTGAGTTTTTTCATTTCCAATCCCTTTGGATTTCTATCGAGATGATCTTTTAATCTACGTTGTGCTTCTTCTAAAGAACAGTTTTTTCTAAATCTTACTTCAAGATTCTTTACATATTTCTTTTTATCTTCTTTTAGTTCATTTACTCTAATTTCCATTTCATCAATGTGTCTAGTTTCATGACTAACGTAATTTAAATCTATTGGATGCATATTAATTTATTTTTTTACTGTATTATATTTATTAATTTTATATTTATGTTGCCAAGTATCTATAAATGAACTGCCAACTCCAACCTCATCCATTACATAGCTATTATCTAATAAAGGTTTTCTTTTTTCTTCTAAGACATCATCTACTTTAACGTCTTTAAAAATTGTCATATATCTTTTTGCTGATCTATCGCTTTTTCTCCAAACGACTACGACGTCGGGTTTTGTTTCTCTCATATTTTCCAAAATAATTGTATTAATAATATACAAAGTGCTAACATTAAACAAATTGTTGTCTTTAAATTCATTCCTTCTCCCATGATAAAATATGTAAATATTGAATAAGTTACCATACCTATTGAAAATCCTATAAATCTTCCTGGCCAAATTTGCCCATCGTAATGTGCTGCTATATAACCAGTTCCTTTAATAAACATATATGCAATACCACTTCCTAGTAAGGCAATAAGCCAAGTATTTTTCTTAAAGAATGGCCATATAAATTGACCATTTGATTGAAACCAAACAAGTGACTGTGATAAAGTATAAAGCCCTATGCCTATTAATAAGTTTTTCAAAACAAACTCGAGGTTGAGGTTAGCATGTGACTTATAAAACTCATTCTATGATGTTCAGTTGCTCCATCCTGTTTAATTGCATTTCGATGTGCACTTGTTCCATAACCTTTATTGGAATTCCAACCATATTGTTCATGGCCTTCGTTTAATTTTTTCATAATTAAATCTCTACTTGTTTTTGCAAGTATAGAAGCTGCAGCAATTGATGTGTATTTATTATCACCGCCGACTACTGTTTCGAATGGAAGCCCGTTCCATCCATGAAATTGATCTCCATCTACAAGAATAAAATCAAATTGATCTCCTTTTATTTTAATTCCATCTAAACATTCTTTCATTCCAAATAATGTAGCTTTTAAAATATTTGTTTTTTCAATATAATCTACATCAACTGCTTTAATTGAATATGAAATTGCATTATCTAACACCAATGCCCTTGCCTCTCGTCTTTGACCTTCGTTTAATAATTTAGAATCTTTAATTAATGGATGTGTAAATCCTTTTGGCATTATAACACCTGCAACCACAACTGGTCCAGCCAATGCTCCTCTTCCCGCTTCATCTAATCCTACCTCAACAAGTTCTTTGTTCATGTAAGATTTTAAAATAATGTGTTTTGCTTTATTCATATGTTATTATATGAAGAAAATGAAAAATGTTTATCTGCCTTCGTTATCTCGCCATGCATCATACTTCTTAACAATATCAATAAGAATCTTGGCTCTAACAATATCTTTTTCTGTGAAGACATGTTCATTGACACCTTTAGTAGTTTTAATTATTTCATAAAACTTTGGCATACTAACTTTATTTTTTTGAATGTCATATTGGTTAATATCACCAGCTACAATTGATTTACTAGATTTACCCATTCTTGTTATAAATAGCATTAAGCTTTTCATTTCAGCATTTTGCGCCTCATCAAGAATCATTAATGCATCATCATAGGTATCTCCTCTCATATATGCAAGTGGTTCAAATGTAATAAAATTCTTTTCAAACATAAGTTCAGTCATTTCAGAACCTATGATTTTTTCAATATTAGATTTATAAGATTTTAAATATGGTGAGATCTTTTCTTCTAATACACCTGGTAAGAATCCAAGTTTCTCGCTACTTTCAACCATTGGTCTACAAAGTACAAGTCTCTTAATTTGTTTTTCACTAAACATTTTAAGTCCAATATAACATGCTGTAAAGGTTTTTGAGGTTCCGGCAGGGCCGTGACAAAATATAATTTGATTTTCATTAACTGTTCTTACATATTCTTGTTGTGATTGTCTAAGCTGTACTCGCTTTAGCGACTCTTGAATGTGTTTTTTTAACGAGTTTCCATTTTGTCTTTTTTGCATCTATTGTGGTATTTTTTAGTCACCTGCCATAATAACAAGCTCTTTAAGTTCTTGTAGATTTGTACACTTCTCATATTCCTCTTTTTCTTCAAAGTGTTTAATAAGCAAGTCAATGTATTTAGAACGTTGACCAATACCATGTGGTACCTCAACACTCTGGCTTCCTTCTTTATATACAATGAATCTATTAACTGATTTAGTATGGTTTTTACTTAACAGTTCATATGACTCTTCCATTAATTTGTCGTGATCCTCACTGGATAAATATCCTTCCATCGCCATTTTACTTACTTTTATTTATATATTCCAACCACCTTTTATTGGCAGCCTTGTTTAATAAAAAAAATAGATTATATTATTAGTCATTATTTTTATTCCCATACATTCTTTCAACGTATTGGGCATGTTTGACTTCCTCTCTACGGAGTACTGATTTTTTAGTATGGTGTCTTCTTGCACTAACTTTCTTAGATTGTTTAGTTTTAAACACTTTTCTTTTATATTGCTTTAACGCCTTTTCTATATCTTTCTTTACATTTACTATGAGCATATCTTGTCTTTTATAGTTTTTACTTCTTTACACTTTTCAAATTCTTCAGTTAATTCAAACCAATTAATTAAAGAATCTAAGGCTTTTAATTTTAAATCCTTTGGATAACCTCCATATATTGCATATGAAGTATCTTTTATTAAAGCATCATAAATCATTTCATAGACGTGACCAGGATTAATTGGTTTAGTTACTAACATATTTAGAAACATTTCAAAATCATTAAATTCACCAAGTGGACTTTCGCCTATCATTTTACTTTTATTTTTTTAACATGTTCAAGTTGTTCCTCTGTAAGTTTTGGCCATTTACCATTAATTCTACAAAGCAAACTTCCTCTGTTTGTTGTATTATATATCGGGAAACCTTTGTCAACTATCCTCAGTACCCTGCCAGGATATGTGTTTTCTGGAATTTTAAGTAAGACTTTGCCATCAGGTGTTTCAACTTCTCTTTTACAACCTAACATTATGTCCCACCAGTTGAGAGTTAATTCAGTCCAGATATCACTTCCTTGTAACACAAATCTAGAATCTTGTATAACAGATACATTTATGATAACATCCCCTCTAGGACCATCAGGGTTATAGGGGTTAGTGCCTCCTTTGTCATTAATTCTAAATGTTTGACCAGTAAACATACCAGGTTTAAAATTCATAGCAAGCCTTTGTCCATTTACTGAAAATTCTTTACGACAACCATGAAAGGCTTCATTAAAACTAATAGTCATATTAACTCTAAAGTCTTGGCCTTTAGCCTGTCTTCTATTTCCAAATATGTCATTAAACATATCTGCAAAGTCTCCACTGCCACCAAAGGGATTTCCACCATTACCTCCAAAGGGATTCCTTCCACTAAATGGACTTCCCTTAGGATCTCCAAATTGATCATAGTTTTGCTTCTTAGTTTTATCTCCTAAAACATCATAAGCTTCACTAACTTCCTTAAACTTTTCTGAGTCGCCGTTTTTATCAGGATGATACTCCTTTGCTTTTTTACGATATGCTTTCTTTATTTCAGAATCAGATGCCCCTTTATCTACGCCTAATACGTTGTAGTAGTTCATCTCCTATGATTGATCAAGTTTCTTATTAATAATCTCAGTAACTTGGCCTACTTTTCTTTTTTCTTGAATATCTTTTAATTCTAAAGTTGCCTTCTTTTCTTGCACCTTATTAAACTTTTCAGATTTTTTATTTTGTGCTTCGGTTAATACGTTCCCTTTTTCAAGAGCATCTGCAATTCTCTTTAATTGTTTTAAAAGATCTTGTGTAAGTCTATTATTTTCCATATCTGTTTTTTACTAGGTCTGACTTTCCATTTTGAAAATCTTGGTAAGGCAAACTATTATCCTTTTCTCCTTCATGTGGACTATCTATTTGTGGCCCTTCTACTTTTATATTATCTTTATATGGATTTGTTTCACCCATCTTTGATTTAAAATATGCATCAAAGTCCTTTATAGTACCTCTAAAATTCCTAATGTTATATAAGTTAGAATCTTCACCTGTAGAATCACCAGTTCCTTGATGTTCAAACACGTTATATGTTTTTACATATTTCATTCGTCTTCTTTCTTTTTAGATTTTCTAATAGTATCTAATTTAGATCTAACTTCTAATTCTTTCTTTTTTAAATCAGTCTTTTGCACATCAACCTTCGCGCCCTTAGCCTGTAATTTAAATAACATACTTCTCATTTTATCAGAACTATCTGCTTTACCATCTTTAACGTCGCTGGTTATTTTTTTATCTTTCTTTAAAAACTTCTTAACTTTTTTAACTGCTTTTTTCTGTTTTTTAGTTACAGCTTTTATTTTAGTAGTAGTGTTATTCTTTTTCTTTTCAGAAATAAAACTTTCAAATGTTTTTATTGTTTTCAAAATTCAATTTCTTTTATTTGATCTGAAAATAATTTAACATCATGGCATTTTTCATAATCTTCTCTATCTTCAAAAAACTCAATCATAATATCAAGAGTCTGTTTTAGTCTATTTAAATTATCTTCACCATATTCGGCAATACCTTCAACGTCTACTCCTTGTTTTACAATGTTGTTATAGTTTTCCATAATTAATTGTTCTTCTCTAACCCTTTTTAATTTTTCAATTAAATCTTTAAAATCAGCTTCGTTAAAATCATCTAAACTATTAAATGATTCACTTCCTCTACGATTATTGTTTTCATCATCAAACAAATCATCATAATCCTCGTTGTCAAAATAATCTTTCATAATATTATATTTATCTATTTAATTATGTAGTGATATAGCCAACCAGTATCTTCATCATCATATTCTATTTCTTCAACAACATATCTGTCTCCGATTGCCTTTTGTAAAGAATCTAAAGGAACTCTTCCCCAATATCCAAATCTAAGTGTAATGCTACCAAACATTCCTTCAGTAGATGGGCCTACTTGAAAATCATCAGACCCGTATTCTTTTTCTATCTTTTTTAATATTTTATAATCTATTCTCATATTTTATTTATTATCCTACCATCCATTCTATTTCAGCATCGCATAATGAAACGTTGTCTTTGCCGTGTTTATTTGTTAACTCTCTTTCTATTGCATGGGCTAAATCCCAATTATCTGTATTTAAATAGTCTATAATCTCACCATTTATAAATAAGCGTACTGTATATCTTGTCATCTTATACAAATTTATAACCTAAATTCTCACAACCCATCTCAAATTCAACATGTAATTTATTTAGTTCATAATATTCTCCCCATGTAATTAATGGATTTTTTGAGTTAATTGTGCAACATAATTCCCAATCTAAATCGGATTTGTTTTTCCAGCTTTTTTGTACTTGTTTTTCTATTGTCATTTTTTTAAGTTTTAATTATAATACTAATATAAACAAAAAAAGCGACCCGTGAAAATCCTGGACCGCTTTTTTTCAAAAGTTATTAACAATTTACTTAATTGTAATAGATTTAGATTCAGTTTTGCCGCCAAAGTCGATAATTAATAAACCATTTGTCATTTTTGCAGAAATGTTTTCTACATTAGTATTGGTT